ATATATGATTTTTCATTTGGTCTCATATTGGATTAATTAGATATTAAAGAGTCTGAAATTAAAATCATTTTTACTGGTTTACTTCTTTTTGACAGTGATTTTTCTCAAAAATATTAATATTTTTTTTAATTTTTTCAGCTATTCTCTTATATATTAATTTTTTTTCTTTATTTAGACGAATACAAGACCCTTTAGGGGTCTTGTATTCTCCTAAAAATTATATAGTATTAAATGAAAATCATATAAATTAGATAGAGAATTGTAATAGATTTAAAGGACAACAATGTTGTCCTTTAAAATTACAGGTATTTATCAAAAATATATGATTTTTCATTTGGTCTCATATTGGATTAATTAGATATTAAAGAGTCTGAAATTAAAATCATTTTTACTGGTTTACTTCTTTTTGACAGTGATTTTTCTCAAAAATATTAATATTTTTTTTAATTTTTTCAGCTATTCTCTTATATATTAATTTTTTTTCTTTATTTAGACGAATACAAGACCCTTTAGGGGTCTTGTATTCTCCTAAAAATTATATAGTATTAAATGAAAATCATATAAATTAGATAGAGAATTGTAATAGATTTAAAGGACAACAATGTTGTCCTTTAAAATTACAGGTATTTATCAAAAATATATGATTTTTCATTTGGTCTCATATTGGATTAATTAGATATTAAAGAGTCTGAAATTAAAATCATTTTTACTGGTTTACTTCTTTTTGACAGTGATTTTTCTCAAAAATATTAATATTTTTTTTTTAATTTTTTCAGCTATTCTCTTATATATATTAATTTTTTTTCTTTATTTAATAATTAAAAATTATATAGTATTAAATGAAAATCATATAAATTAGATAGAGAATTGTAATAGATTTAAAGGACAACATTGTTGTCCTTTAAAATTACAGGTATTTATCAAAAATATATGATTTTTTATTTAGTCTCATATTGGATTAATTGGATAGTAAAGAAGTAAAAATTAAAATGATTTTTACTGGTTTACTTCTTTTTGACAGTGAAATTCCTTAAAAATATTAATATTTTTTTAAAATTTTTTCAGCTATTCTCTTATATATATTAATTTTTTTCTTTATTTAATAATTAAAAATTATATAGTATTAAATGAAAACAATATAAAATTCGATAGTAAATTGTAATAGATTTAAAGGACAACATTGTTGTCCTTTAAAATTACAGGTATATATCAAAAATATATGATTTTTCATTTGGTCTCACATTAGATTAATTGGATAGCAAAGAGTCTAAAATTAAAATCATTTTTACTGGTTTACTTCTTTTTGACAGTGAAATTCCTCAAAAATATTAATATTTTTTGAAAATTTTTTCAGCTATTCTCTTATATATATTAATTTTTTTTCTTTATTTAATAATTAAAAATTATATAGTATTAAATGAAAATCATATAAATTAGATAGTAAATTGTAACAGTTTAAAGGACAACATTGTTGTCCTTTAAAATTACAGGTATTTATCAAAAATATATGATTTTTCATTTAGTCTCATATTGGATTAATTAGATGGTAAAGAGTCTGAAATTAAAGTTATTTTTACTGGTTTACTTTTCTTTGTAAGAGAAATTCCTTAAAAAAATATTAATATTTTTAACTTTACAGCTATTTGTTCATATACATAACAAATATAATGATATAGATAAACATGTAATTTAATTAAATATACATAATGTGCTTTTTAAAGTAAAAGAATAATAACCTTGGAACAAACAGACATAAAGTAAATAAAATAATTATAATTATGTTAAAGTTTTAATATTATGTTTGTATTACAAACATAACTTATATAATATGTTCAATTCACATATTCATTCAATTGGAGGAATAAATTATTACATTTACATCCACTACTATGTATATTTCTTTCGAACTGAATATAATCAAAATGATTAAACATGTAATATTGTTTAATTTTTCATTCAAACAACATATTAATTGTATGGGTTAATTGGAGCAAGTACAATATATTCAAATAATTTTGTATTTATATCATAGATGTGCTTAAAGTACAAAATTAAAATTATAATCTTGCTTTTATTTATCATCACATTTACCCGTGTTTACTTATCATAAAAAATATTATATTATTAGATAATAAGGTTTATCCCGTACGCATATGATACTAATTTTTGTGATTATCTGACATCCACTCCAAGTGGTCATAATAATTGTGTTTTCTCTAGGGAATTTCCTGGAATTTTTCTAGAACTCTCTAAAAATGGGATTTTTGGTCATCTGAAGACCGTCCCAACGTGTCTTGCTAGTAACCAATTTATAACTTTCTGTATATCTATACAGAAAAATTTTATAATTTTCCAGATTAAATTTAAATTTCTGGAAATTTTTCTGGAAAAATTCTGGAAATCCAGAAAAATTAAATTGGTAAATTGTGATATTTAACACTCTCTGGAATATTGACGTTAAATGAGATGTCAATGATACACTAAATATAAACATATAAAGATGACACGCGTGATTAAAACATTTTTCTCATACATAGAACAATAATAAGTACTGTAAAAATTATGGAATAAACCATAAAAAATATAGTTATCAACACTTTATGGTAAAACACACCTTATATTCTTTCATTGTAACAATTAATGAAATATATCCTTATATTAAACTTTAACTTTAAACATTATATGTATTAAAAATACTTCCCATTCAAACATATGTTAAATTCTTACCTTTAAAAAGATAAGTTGGAAGATTGGTCAGTATTTATAATATATTTCCTCAAAATAAAAGTATATAATAACAGAGTGAAATACTCATGATAATCATTAAATTAAGATAAACTATCTTGATTGTATTTTACATAAGAATATTGAAAACGATATTCCTATGATCAAACTTCAAAAATTATGTCTTATATGCAATTTTATGATCAAGTTTAATTAATAAAATATTATAAATCGTTCTGATATAGGTTAACTAGTATTTATTTTTGAATATAATTTACAAGGGCGAATATGATTAATGTTAAAATTTTCATCTTTGAATGTTGTAAATTACATCGGATATATAGGATGTTATATTGATTTCTTTTACAAGAAATTAATTTAACATTAATCAGATTCAGTCTTGAAAATTATATTTATAAATGAACATTATTCAGACTATATTAATACAGTATATATAGTTTTATTAAAAATAAATTCTGATTATATTCATTATATATATTAATTTATTTTTTTATATTAATAAATAAAAAAGTATTAAATATATGATAAAATAAATACACTGTATTAACAGAGTCTGTATAACATATATTTCTGAATGTAATTTTCAAGAGTGGATCTGATTAATATTAAAATTTTTATCTTTTAAATGTTGTAAAATACATTAGTTATATAACATATTAAATTAGTTTCTTGTAAAAGAAATTAATTTAACATTAATCAGATCCAGTCTTGAAAATTACATTTATAAATGAATATTATTCAGACTATACCAACACAGTATATTTATTTTATTATATATTTAATACTTTTTTATTTATTAATATAAAAAAATAAATTAATATATATAATAAATATAATCAGAATTTATTCTTAATAAAACTAGATATACTGTATTGATATAGTCTGAATAATATCCATTTAATAATGTAATTTTCAAGACTGTATCTGATTAATGTTAAATTGGTTTCTCTTACAGGAAACCAATTTAACATATTATATATCCAATGTAAATTACAATATTTAAAAGATGAAATTTTTAGTATTAATCAGATCCAGTCTTGAAAATTACACTACAAAATGAACAATATTTAGACTACATCAATATAGTATATCTATTTTATTATATATTTAATACTTTTTTATTTATTAATATATAAAAATAAATTAATATATATAATGAATATAATCGGAATTTATTCTTAATAAAAATAGATAGATTACTCTGGTATAGGCTAACTAGTATTCACTTTAGAGATATAATTTTCAAGACTAAATCTGATTAATGTTGAATTGGTTTCTCGTGAGAGAAACTAATTTAACGTATAACTGAGTCTATCATAATTTATACTATTCAAATGTAATTGTATTACAATTACATTAATACAGTCTATTCTATATCGCTGTATATGAAACAGAAAAGTAAACAATGTGGATATGATTTAATTAGTGTTGGATGGTTTTCTCGTAAGAGAAACTCATTAAGTAATATAAATTATGATATGATTATAATGATAGTGACTCAAACCCTGACTATAATATTTAGAATGAAAACAATTCCATGTTGTTAAAAATTGTTATTTTATGCTAAACCTATAAATCTGGTATTCTTACAAATAGTAATTGACAACAATACGAGTGAGTCAATAAGATCACTAGATTTTTCAAGTTTGGTGATCACATAAACCTAGAATACAAAGTAAGTTTCTACAAAGGATGATTATTACCGACTATAATTGATTTGTAAGAATATTAGGTTTTATATTCCCCCTCTCACGGATCTAGTATTTTAGTGATTATTGAATGCTATATACTCCAAATATATGAAAATATATGAAAATATAGTGTCATTCAGACAAATATTCATATACAATTAATTAATTGTTTAACAATAATACTATATTTTTTTCACTTCCTAGTCTATCCCAAAAAATTTCTCAGATTTTTACAAAAATTTCCAGATTTTTCCAGAATTTTCCCAGATTTTTTCCAGAATTTTCTGGAAATGTTCTAGAAAATTTAAAACTTTTCTGTATATGTATACAGAAAGTGTAAAATTAGTCATTATTAAGACACTTCCACACTGTCTTGAAAGTACTTAAAAATAGCAATTTTTGAATATTCTCAAAAAAATCCAGAAATCCTGGGTGTAAAAAGAATTAAAAACTGTCACATGGAAACCCTTCAAAATGTTACCAAAATCTGGATACTTTATTATGTAGGTAAATTCAGGGGATAATCTACATGTATTAAAAAATATTATTTTATGTCGGTGAAATACGGTACACATAAAATTAAATCAATTGTATAAGAAACATATCGGTTAAAATGGATGTATTGTGGGAAGTTAAAACAAATTAACAGATCATTTATGTAAATGCTAGATCTAATGATTTTCTTGTAAGAGGAGAATTATTAGATCTATTTATCTACATGACGTTTATTGATATTATATATATTTTTTATATTTACATGTTGAAAATATATTAGACTTAAACAACTTAAAATTAAAATGATTTTTACTGGCTTACTTCAAGTGATCATTAGATCATATAATTCTCTTTTTCATACATGAAGATAGATCTGAAAATATCAGACTTAATAAAACTAGATATACTGTATTAACATAGTTTGAATAATATCCATTTAATAATGTAATTTTCAGGATTAAATCTGATTAATGTTAAATTGGTTTCTCTTACGAGAAACCAATTTAACATGGAGTATAGTCAATATAATTTATAGTATTTAGAAAACAAAATTTATAGTATTAATCAGATCCAATCTTGAGAATTATGTTTGTAAATGAATATTATCCAGGGTATATCAATACAATCTATTTATTTTATTATATATTTAATACTTTTTTATTTATTAATATAAAAAATAAATTAATATATATAATAAATATAATCAGAATTTATTCTTAATAAAACTAGATAGACGATATTAACACAGTCTGGATAATATCCATTTGAAAATGTAATTTTCAAGATTGAATCTGATTAATGTTAAATTGGTTTCTCTTACGAGAAACCAATTTTAACATGGAATATAGTCAATATAATTTATAACATCTAGAAAATAAATTTTTAGTATTAATCAGATCTAGTCTTGAAAATTACATTCCAAAATAGATACTAATTAGACTACACTAATACAGTTTATCTATTTTATTATATATTTAATGCTTTTTTATTTATTAATATATAAAATTAAATTAATATATATAATAAAAATAATCAGAATTTATTCTTAATAAAATTAGATAAACTGTACTGACACAGTATGAATAATATCCATTTGAAAATGTAATTTTCATGATTAAATCTGATTAATGTTAAATTGGTTTCTCGTAAGAGAAACCAATTTAACATGAAATATAGTCAATATAATTTATAGCATCTAGAAAACAAAATTTTTAGTATTAATCAGATCTAGTCTTGAAAATTATATTCCAAAATGGATACTATTTAGACTATACTAATACAGTTTAATTATTTTATTGTATATTTAATACTTTTTTATTTATTAATATAAAAAATAAATTAATATATATAATAAATATAATCAGAATTTATTCTCAATAAAACTAGATAGATGATATTAACACAGTCTGAATAATATTCATTTAATAATGTAATTTTCAGGATTAAATCTGATTAATGTTAAATTAGTTTCTCGTAAGAGAAACCAATTTAACATGAAGTGTAGTCAATATAATTTATAACATCTAAAAAATAAATTTTTAGTATTAATCAGATCCAATATTAAATATATAATAAAATGGATACTAATTAGACTACACTAATACAGTTTATCTATTTTATTATATATTTAATACTTTTTTATTTATTAATATATAAAATTAAATTAATATATATAATAAAAATAATCAGAATTTATTCTTAATAAACTAGATAAACTGTACTGACACAGTGTGAATAATATCCATTTGAAAATATAATTTTCATGATTAAATCTGATTAATGTTAAATTGGTTTCTCTTACGATAAACCAATTTAACATGGAATATAGTCAATATAATTTATAGCATCTAGAAAACAAAATTTTTAGTATTAATCAGATCTAGTCTTGAAAATTATATTCCAAAATGGATACTATTTAGACTATACTAATACAGTTTATTTATTTTATTGTATATTTAATGCTTTTTTATTTATTAATATAAAAAAATAAATTAATATATATAATGAATATAATCAGAATTTATTCTCAATAAAACTAGATAGATGATATTAACACAGTCTGAATAATATTCATTTAATAATGTAATTTTCAGGATTAAATCTGATTAATGTTAATTTGGTTTCTCTTACGAGAAACCAATTTAACATGAAGTGTAGTCAATATAATTTATAACATCTAAAAAATAAATTTTTAGTATTAATCAGATCCAGTCTTAAAAATTGCATTCTAAAATGGATACTATTTAAACTACATTAATACAATCTATATATTTTATTATATATTTAATACTTTTATATATATATTAATATATAAAAATAAATTAATATATATAATGAATATAATCAGAATTTATTTTCAATAAAACTAGATAGATGATATTAACACAGTCTGAATAATATTCATTTAATAATGTAATTTTCAATATTGAATCTGATTAATGTCAAATTGATTTCTCTTACGAGAAACCAATTTAACATGCAGTGTAGTCAATATAATTTATAGCATCTAGAAAACAAAATTTTTAGTATTAATCAGATCCAGTCTTAAAAAATTACATTCCAAAATGAATACTATTTAGACTACACTAATACAGTTTATCTATTTTATTGTATATTTAATACTTTTTTATTTATTAATATAAAAAAATAAATTAATATATATAATAAATATAATCAGAATTTATTCTCAATAAAACTAGATAGATTGTATTAACACAGTCTGAATAATATTCATTTAATAATGTAATTTTCAATATTGAATCTGATTAATGTCAAATTGATTTCTCTTACGAGAAACCAATTTAACATTCAGTATGGTCAATATAATTTATAACATCTAGAAAATAAAATTTTTAGTATTAATCAGATTCAGTCCTGAAAATTTCATCCTAAAACGGATACCATTTAGACTATACTAATACAGTTTATCTATTTTATTGTATATTTAATACTTTTTTATTTATTAATATAAAAAAATAAATTAATATATATAATAAATATAATCAGAATTTATTTTTAACAAAAATAGATAGACTGTTCTGGTGTAGGCTAAATAGTATTCATTTTATGGATATAATTTTCAAGACTGGATCTGATTAATGTTAAATTGGTTTCTCATAAGAGAAACCAATTTAACGTATAACTGAGTCAACCATAATTTATACTCTTCAATTGTAATTGTATTACAATTACATTAATACAGTTTATTTCGTATCACAGCATATGAAACTGAAAAGTAAAATATTGTGTATATGTAAATATGAGTTAATCAGTATTCATTGAGGATATAATATTCATAATGAAAAGAATTCTATGTTATCGAAATTGTTATTTTATGCTAATACCAGATCTGAAGATCTAACATTCATGGTAATACTAAACATAAAAATCTGATATTATTACAAAATAGTAATTATTATCTATAATTAGCAACAGTACGAGTGAGTTAATTAGTATTCATTGGAAATCATAACTTCATTGGAAATCATAACTTCATGATTGAATATAATTAATATTGAATGGTTCACTCATGAGAGAAAACTATTTAACATATGATATGATAGCTACGCAGACTCTGTTTATAAGATTTATAATAAAAATTATCACACATCGTTTAAAACTGTTGTCTATACTGGTATTCCTTCAAATGGTAATTATTATTGACAACTGATGGTAATATTTTGCGTGAAATTTACATGTGATGTGAGTTTTCCATGAAGAGTTGTTAATATCATTTACAGTCAACCACTGCAAATCAGTAAAAATCATACGAATATTAGACTCTTACAATTCTAGCATTATATTTTAATATTCGTATCTGAACAATTAATTATTAGGTAGCAATACTAAAAAGATATACATCATACAAGACTTAATATATCAACATTTATATTGTTTCAACATGAACACATTAAATCAACTGTGATATACGTTACATTTTTTACTTTCTCGTCCGTCTTTGATTTTTTTTTCCAGAATTTCCTGAGACAGTTCCAGATTTTCTCCAGAATTTTTCCAGAATTTTTCTGGGATTTTTTTCTGGAAATTTAAAATTTTTTTCTGTATACATATACAGGAAGTATAAAATAAGGTACTTTGAAGACACTCCCACTCCGTCTTGAAAGTGCTCAAAAACACTAATTTTTGAATGTTCTCAAAAAATTCCAGAAATCCTGGAGATAAAAAGAGGTAATAAGTGTCACATAGGAACCCTTTCAAATATTACTAAAATTTTGAAGAACTATCATATAAGGAAAATGTAGTACACACTATATGTAATAAAATACATGACTTTTGTGACGACAATATGTACTGTAAAAAATCAAATAAATATTTTTAACTTATGGTATGACAAAAAGAGGAACATATTACAATGTGTTATATTTCATGGTAATTTACACAGTCTGAATTAATTTTGATTGAGATTATATGGTATAATTATATGTAAATTGTACAAGCGTGAGATAACAATGTCTATATAAAACTTAAATTTTTGAGATATTACCGGTAGAAATTCACGACTTATATGAAAGATATAATTATTTAACGTATGTTGGTATAAACATGATGGTTACCAATATATATTTCAGTTATAATCATACAAGGTGAAAATTGTTTACATATATTTCCAGCAAATAATGATAGACTGTATTGGTGTAGATCAACTAGTGATAATTTAAAAATATAATATTGAGGTTATAATCATATGATGTTGAATTGACTTCCTTTATGAGAAACAAGTTAACATGTAGTGTAGTAAATATAGTCTATAGTATTTAAGAGTGAAATTTCCAAGATTGAGATTAATCGATATCAAATTGGTTTCTCTTAAGAGAAACCAATTTGACATTAATAGGATTCAATCTTGAAAATTACATTAACAAATGAATATCATCTTTGATGTACCAGTATAGTCTATCTAATTTTATTAAGAATAAATTCTGATTATATTCATTATATATATTAATTTATTTTTTTATATTAATAAATAAAAAAGTATTAAATATACAATAAAATAGATAAATTGTATTAGTGTAGTCTGAATAACATATATTTCAATATGTAATTTTCAAGACTGAATCTGATTAATGCTAAACTGGTTTCTCTTAAAAGAAACCAGTTTAACATATAGTATAATCAATATAATTTATAATATTTTAGAATGTAAAATTTAGGAATAGATCTGATTAATGTTAAGTTGATTTCTCCCAAGAGAAATCAATTTAACATATAATGTAGTCAATATAATCTAAAACATTCAAAAATAAAAATTTTAGCATTAATCAGATTTAGTCTTGAAAATTACATTCTTAAAATGAATACAATTTAGACTATATTAATACAGTTTATCTATTTTATTGTATATTTAATACTTTTTTATTTATTAATATATAAAATTAAATTAATATATATAATAAAAATAATGGAAATTTTTCCTCAATAAAATTAAATAGATTGTATTAATACAGTCTGAATAATTTTCATTTAATAATGTAATTTTCAAGATTGAATCTGATTAATGTTAATTTGGTTTCTCGTAAGAGAAACCAAATTAACATATAATGTAGTAAATATAATCTAAAACATTCAAAAAATAAAAATTTTAGCATTAATCAGATTCATTCTTGAAGATTATATTCTAAATTGAATGCTATTTAGACTACATTAATACAGTTTATTTATTTTATTATATATTTAATACTTTTTTATTTATTAATATATAAAAATAAATTAATATATATAATAAAAATAATGGGAATTTTTTCTCAATAAAATTAAATAGATTGTATTAACACAGTCTGAATAATTTTCATTTAATAATGTAATTTTCAAGATTGAATCTGATTAATGTTAATTTGGTTTCTCGTAAGAGAAACCAAATTAACATACAATATAGTTGATATAATATACAATAGATAAAAAATAAAAAATTTAGCATTAATCAGATTCGGTCTTGAAGATTATATTCCAAAATGAATGCTATTTAGATTACACTAATATAGTTTATTTATTTTATTATATATTTAATACTTTTTTATTTATTAATATATAAAAATAAATTAATATATATAATAAAAATAATGGGAATTTTTTCTTAATAAAATTAAATAGATTGTATTAACACAGTCTGAATAATATTCATTTAGTAATGTAATTTTCAGGATTGAATCTGATTAATGTTAATTTGGTTTCTCATAAGAGAAACCAAATTAACATACAATATAGTTGATATAATATACAATAGATAAAAAGTAAAAATTTTAGTATTAATCAGATTCAATCTTGAAAATTATATTCCAAAATGAATGCTATTTAGACTACATTAATACAGTTTATCTATTTTATTATATATATTAATTTATTTATTAATATATAAAAATAAATTAATATATATAATAAAAATAATGGGAATTTTTTCTTAATAAAATTAAATAGATTGTATTAACACAGTCTGAATAATATTCATTTAGTAATGTAATTTTCAGGATTGAATCTGATTAATGTTAATTTGGTTTCTCATAAGAGAAACCAAATTAACATACAATATAGTTGATATAATATACAATAGATAAAAAGTAAAAATTTTAGTATTAATCAGATTCAATCTTGAAAATTATATTCCAAAATGAATGCTATTTAGACTACATTAATACAGTTTATCTATTTTATTATATATTTAATACTTTTTTATTTATTAATATGTAAAAATAAATTAATATATATAATAAAAATAATGGGAATTTTTCCTTAATAAAATTAAATAGACTATATTGTTACAGTCTTAATGACATCCATTTAGTAATATAATTTTCAAGATTGAATCTGATTAATGTTAATTTTGTTTCTCGTAGGAGAAACCAAATTAACATACAATATAGTCAATATAATTTATATTGATTAGAAAACGAAGATTTTTAGTATTAATCAGATTTAGTCTTGAAAATTACATTCATAAAATGAACACTACTTAGACCAATCAAACAGAATCTATTTATTTTATTGTATATTTAATATTTTTTTATTTATTAATATATAAAAATAAATTAATATATATAATGAAAATAATAGGAATTTTTTCTTAGAAAAATTAGATAGACTATACTGACATAGTCCAATTAACACTTATTTTTAAACATAAATTTCAGGACTAAATCTGATTAATGTCAATTTATTTTCTGTTATGAGAAACTAATTCAACATAAGTTACAACCAATATAATATACATTATTTTAAAATTTAATTTAATAACCGCTGATTTTCTCCACTTAAAAAAAATTATTTCTCCCATATCCCAATTGTATTACATCTTCCATCATCTTAAAAAAATGAAAGAGAAAGATAAATTTTTGTATGGTTAAAATAACCATTTTCTGAATTGTTTGAAACGTATTCATCCTTATCTCCAAATGTCTGACCAATCTGGAGTAGCAAACACAAAAAAATCTAAAATTGATTTATCGAAAAAACTTGAAATAATTGCTGAATATCACAAGTATAAAAATTGTTCCCGTGTTGCAAATAAATATGGTGTTTCTAGAAATACTATTATCAACTGGATCGCTAAAGAAAAAAACACTGAAAAGGAAGTAAAATGTGATCTCGGTAACAAACAAAGTCTTAAATTTAACCTCTCGGAAAAACTTGAAATGATTGCAGAATATCATAAATGTAAAAATTATTTATCTATTGCAAATAAATACGGTATCAATGTTAAAACTATTATTAAATGGGTCGGTAAAGAAAAAGACATCAGGAAACAAGTGGAAAAAGGATTTGGTGAAAGACAAGGATTGAAGAAACAGCCAGTTAAAGGACCTAAATATAATCTCTTGAAAAAACTTGAAATAATTACTGAATTTCGTGTATGTAAAAATTATACATCTATATCAAATAAATATGGTGTGGATGTAAAAACTATTGTCAGTTGGATCGCTAATGAAAAGAATATCAGGAAAGAAGTAGAAGAAGGATTTGGTGAAAAATTGAATATGAAGAGACAATCTAAAAATCTTAAAATTAATCCTTTAAGAAAACTTGAAGTAATTTCTCAATACCATGCATGCAAAAATTATACTTCTGTATCAAATAACTGTGGTATTTCCAGAAAAACAATTGAATATTGGGTTTCTAAAGAAAAAGAGATTAGGGAAGAAGCGGAGAGAGAATTTAGTGAAAATAATTTTGAAAAATGTTTATATGATATTGTTCCACCTAAGGAAATAGAAACGATTGAATCAGTTATAGTGGAGGATGGAAATATATTGAAAGATATGACACCATATGTAGAAGAAAATAATTTGGACACTAATGAGACTGATTTATATACAAATGAATTTGATCACGAATATATGATAGAGGATAATTTTAATTTTGTTGAAACAGGCATATACTCAAATGATCACGTAACAGATAATTATAATATTAATGAAACGAATCCATATTTAACCGAATTAAACAATTATGTGAGAGAATTCTAAGTTCTTAAGGGACCTAAAATTATTATAATGATATGGTAACCATATTAATGAATATAATATGGTTATCATATCAGCATCCACTAAATGTGTTAAACAATATTTTATATATGTTTCAAATTGAACCATAATCACTCATGATAGATTTATATATATTATTATATATTATATTATCTCGTCTCCAGTCGTTCCAAAAAAAAATGAAAGAGAAAGATAAATTTTTTTAATCTGGAAAATAATCAATTGTAATCTGTCCAACATATCTGACACATATTCCCAATGGCTGGTCAACTCAAAATAGCAAGTTCAAAAAAGTCCAAAGTTAATCATTTGAAAAAACTTGAAGTTATTGCTGATTATCGTAAATATAAGAATCGTTCCTATATTGCAAATAAATATGGTATTAGTGAAAAGTCTGTTACTAATTGGACCTCTAGGGAAAAAGATATCAAAAAAGAAGTAGAAGAAGGATTTAGTGAAAGATGTAGATTTAAAAGACCGCTAGTTGGATATTCTAAAACTAACCTCTTGAGAAAACTTGAAGCAATTATTGAGTATCGTAAATGTAAAAATTATACTTCTGTTGGAGATAAATATGGTGTTTATAGAAAAACTGTCGCTAATTGGGTTGTTAAAGAAAAAGACATATTGAGAAAAATAGAGATAGGATCTAGTGAAAAACACCTTGAGAAATATTTATATGATTGGATATTATCGATAAGAGATATACATGATATTATAACTTATAACATGATCAAAGTCAAAGCAATTGAACTTACTGACAAAATTGGAATAGAATATACAAATATTTATAAAGATAGTAAGGGTAAAAAATCTTTAAAGTTGTTAAAAATTTCTGATAAATGGTTACGTAATTTTTCTGAAAGGTATAGTAATATTTTATCCAAGAAAGCAGGAGATATTAAAATAATTATAAAAAAGGAAGAAAATGAAGATTTGTTGGGAAATATGACAGTATATGCTGAAGAAGATAATTTTAATGTTGATAAGACTGAATCGTATACAAATGAACTTAATTATGAATATGTAACTGAAGATAATTTTAATATTGATAGCATAGATAGCACTGGTATGTATTCAAAAGAATCTAATTATGAATATATTGTAGAAGATAACTTTAACGCTGACGAAATTAGTTCATATCTGAAGGAGTTAAGTAATTATATGATGTAAATGAACCAATATATAAATTCTATAACATTATCAGTAGTACCATCAGATATGACCAGTCATATTTTATATTATGATTCAAATTGAACCATAATTCATTACAATGAATTCGCATATATATTTTTATGTTTATCATGTATTCTCATTATTTTCACCAAATATTTTGTCAAGTGATTATCAACCATTAACATACAATCGTGTAATTGTTGATTTTACAATATATTGATCCATCATCAACTACAAATGGTATACATCGTATATATTTGAAATTAACCATATTTCACCTCATCTGACAGACCATTATAAAATTACAGTATAATTTTAATTTAAAAATTTCCGAATTGAAATTTTTTTTTCGCCTTAAATTGTAAAATTCTATATAAAATATATACATTAGTAGATATTTTTCTCTCGATCTTTGATCTTCTAAAAAGCGATAAATTAAAAAAATATTATATACAAGCGTTAGATATGAACACCATAAAAAGTGATGAGTATCTTAATAAAGAGTTCATTGATAGTGTATACCAATACACTATCAATAACCTTCAATCCATCTACGATGTAGCTTGGGACAATTACGTTTCAAATAAGTTTGAAACTGTAAAGTCAACCGTCCTCAATAGAGTTAACGGAATGGTTGACGAAAATTATTACCACGAACTCACCACAGTCTACAATATGGAGAAATTGTATGACTACATCAAAAGTGGTGAAATTATTATTGAAGCTTCAGATATTCCTACTGAAGCTATCTCCGGGTTTGAGGAACCCCCAAATCCTCCGTTCATGATTGGTGGCTTCTTGATTCCAGAGACCTTTGGAAAATACAAGATCAAAAGGGGAAGAAAATCAAATGTTGATAAAAACTTCTCCTTTTCAGATGTATATCATGGTCTCGACACATCATGTTTACCACCAACTGACAATCCAACTTCAACCACCAACAACACAACAAATTCAACTACAACCACAACCACAACCAATTCTAATTCCACTCCCACCCCCACTCCCGATCTTAAACCTCAACCACAACCTAAACCCAAAGCTAAACGTAAACCATACAAACCCAGAGCCAAACCAGCTAAAAACAAATCCAAGTCTAAATCCAAAACAACCAGTTCATCACCACCACCACCACCACCACCATCAATAATATTTTCATCCACATCCACATCCAATTCCAATATTGAAAACAAAAACAGTGTTTCTATTCCACCTCCCAAAATAATTTCAACTAGTATATTCACCCCACCCCTTAAGTCAATTCCAATCAATTCTTTCATCCCACCCACATTTAATGCTAATAACACCAGTAAAACCAATGTCATTATCAATTCTATCAATACCAACAGCAACATTTCCACCACACATGTATTAATACCAACTATTTCATCACCATCTGTTTATAGCAACACCAATTCCACCAATTTTATCATTCCACAATCAAATCCAATCCATCTTCCTATTTTTCCACCACGTAAACCCGTTAAAACAACTGCTCGCAATATGTTTGAAAATCCCAAAATTATACACAGACCCCCTGTAAATATATATGCCATCAATCCTCCAAAAGTAGTAGGTCTTGTATCATCTCATGTTTCAATCATTCCAGCACCAGAAATTCCCCAAGTTGTCAAAAGGGGTAGAAAAATTGGTAGCAAGAATAAAACTGAAGAGGAGAAATTGGCGGCAGCAGCTGAGAAGGAAACAAATACTAAACCCCGTGGACGAACTGTCGGTAGTGGTAATAAGGGACCAACAAATAAATCAGATTTGAACGTCATAATTCGTGATAAAGAAGTTGTTTATAGGGAAAATCCAACTGATTATGAAAAACACCTTATTCAGTATACCGTGGGTTGTAAGAAGATATCATATGCTGAATGGTCAGATCATTGTCATAAACATCTTGAAAGGTTGAAGGAAGGTTGGGATGTCGATAGAAAGGAGTATATGGAAGAATGGGAAAGTAGAAACCTTAACATGATCAGATCTTTAAAGAGTAAATGGCTTAATGAGGCAAGAACATTGTATACCTTAAGCAAATCTGTGTATTGTAATCCCAAATCAGTTGATGACCTCTTGAATTCATTCTCATTACAATCCCTTAAGCATAAATTAACATCTAGATATTCAATAATTAATGACAATGTAGTTGATAAAATTAAGGAGATATATAAGAAAACAAATACCCGTACTGAGAAAAACGTCTGTGAATTCTTGTTCTTTGGATCAAAATCAGTCTGTGGTAAATCATTTAAAGATGATATTTCTGATAAATATTCATGTTGTGAACCTGCACCATTGGATGATATTTATGGGTCTGAATTTGAATCTGAATCAGAGGATGTGGTTGAAGTAAATGATGAATTCAATGACAGTGAAACAGGTACGTCGGAAACGGATATGTATGAGGTAGATGTGGTGGAAGTAAATAGTGAGTTAGATGATTGTAAATCGGATATGTCTGGAACTGATATATCTGAATCAAATGTACCTGAATCAGATGTGGTGGAAGAGGGAGATAGTGTTAATAATGTTGGAGATGTGGGTGATAATAGCAGTATTAGCAGTATTAACGATGTTAGTAGTGTCGGAGATGTAACTGATGTTGATGATGTAAATGTATTCAGTGATGTAGTAAGTATAGTTGATGCGGATAATAGTGAAGATTTAATTGATTTTAACCTGGATGTGAATGATGATGATACTGTAATATATTCTAACGTAAATGATAATCATCCAGTAGATGACCAAAGTGTATTTTCAGTTGATGATCTCTATGAATTAAGTTTGTATTATAGGTCAAATAGACGTGTTGTTAATAATTTTTCCTCTGATTCGTCAAGTAATACTGATTCTGAGAATGGTTTAAATGATATACATATGTTCGATATTATGGATAGTGGTAGTAGTGATAGTGATCATAATAGTGATCATAATAGTGATTCTGAAATTGGCGGTGGATCATGTTTATCGGACGATATGAAAATGTTATTTGACGAATATTTTGTAAATTGTAAAAATTATGATGTAAATTATATTGATGAACATTCCTCATCATCAGATAGTATTAATATAAATATTTTGTAAATATTATACGCATATAGACCATCATGTTATTCTAAATTGAAAATATCAAACATGTATATATATTAATATTTTTTTTTACATATTCCTAACATCATGATATATTAATACTTATTGCGATTGATTGAAAAACGATATTAATTGATACACTATATAATGTTATTTTCTTCATTTTTAGTATCTTACATGTTTATTCATAATATAATCAACATATTTAATATTTAATTGATGAACGATGATGATTAATATGTTACATAATACTATTCTATAATTTATATTTATAAATTTACACACCATGCCTTATTTGTTTATTCATAATATATCTAATACCTATTACATTTGGTAGAAAAGATAATAGTTATTATAATGTATAATGTTATTTTTCTTTAATCTTCATGTACATTTATGAATATTTAATGATGTAAATTGAGAGTATGACATAATCTAAACCACTACATAATTCCATATAACTTTATGGATAAATGATAAAGTGATTAATTACGTTGAAACATTTGTGAAAAGTGAAATATATTTTCAATCACACATGGGTTGTATCTGAATATCTAGTTGTTTTTGCATGAATTTTCTAATCAGAAATTAAAAAAAATGTTGAAAAAAATTTTTTTTATATAAATATGATTCTTAGATCTTTAAAAATAAAAAATTTTAGAAACATTAAAATAGAAAAAATAAAATTGGATAAATATAGGACTATTATATATGGTGGTACTATAGATGAAGGAAAAGATATCTTATTATCTCTTGTGATATTTTTTGAATGTTACAACTCAATTTATAATAAAGTAGTAAGCAATAACATCACAATTAATAAACTACTCAATTTGAATATAAACATTCCATATGACGTAAATACATTTTTATCAATAAACAATGATGAAGAATCGACAATTGTTGGAAATTTTTCAATAAATGATGATAAGTACAAGATAGAAATGTCATTAACATGTGCTGGTATGTTGTATATCAATGACGTTGAAGTAAAAAATAATGAAAAAATAAATTATGTACATATGTATAATTTAGATACATATTATGTTAATTTTAATAATGATATAAACAACTTAAGATTGACATACATTGAATTAGAAAATGTATATAAAAATAAAATAAGGGTTTATATGTTAGAAATCTTCGATATCATGAATATAGAAGATGAAAATAAAAATATTTACATATATTATAAAAATAAAAATAAAAGAGAGATAATGATGTTGAGTGTAGATTTTCAAAAAATTTTCGCATCTTTAACATTGTTATATTATCTATTAAGTAAAAAAAGTGGAGAAAAATATTATTTGTTAGAGAGACCTGAAACGTTTCTCTGTGAATACAGAATTAGAAAATATATGGTATTTTTAAGAAGTATATGTGATAACAATGAAATCAATTTGATAATTACATCTAATAATAAATATGTCATGAGGAATATGCTTAATTTAGATAAAAATGATGATAAGGAACACATATTAGTGTTGGAAGGATCTAACGAGGTAAATCTCAATGGTTTCTTCACAAAGCTAAAAAAGTATATCCCATATTAAATAAATTTTATATTACTACTAAAAGTAAAATCAATGATGAAAACGTATTATCTAAAATATCTATATGTTATGAAAAAGTAATATTCTTAACTGATGCTGAATTTAAACCTTCAGAAAGAATAGATAAATATAACAGAAATATTAAGGAAACTAATGATAATATATTTCACATATGTACGAATTTACCATGTTCTGAGTCTTATTTGATACTAGACCATTTCTTGATAAGTAGTAGGGAAAATAATATTATCAAATTAAGAGATTATTTCAATCTCCCCGAAAGTAAAAAGAAATTTTTGAATGGTCTTGAGAATGAAATTCAAAATATTTTAGAATATGTAGAAGAAGGGGAAAGGACATGGAATAGAGCTTTATTGGAAATTACAAAGGAAAATCCAGACTACGAATTTTTAACCACTGTTATACACGGTCACTTATGGGTTAATATGATTGGTAATAATGGAAAATACGAAGATTTGAGTATTAAAAGCTCAAAACACTGGTATGAAATTAAAAATTTTAATAATTTACAACCACGCACAGAATATTTATTGAACATAATGATGATGTAGATTTCAACAGTCTCTTCTAAAAAAATTGCTTATATATTATGTATTATTCACTATACATGGTATATAGGTAATTTTAGTTTAAAATAAAGAGCAAAAATTTTCAAAAAAAATTTTTTATATATAAAATGAAAATTTTATCTTTAGAGATAAATAACTTTTTAAATAATAAAAGAGGAAAAATTAATTTTGTAGGATATCCTCTAGTTGTGAATGATTATGATAATATGAGTAAAAAATACGCAATATTATCAATCATGATCTTCTTAAGAGGATGTAGATTATTATTAGAAAATACATGTAGTAAAGGAATGGAATTATTTACAACGGTTGACGATTTACTAGACATATATTTAAATGAACAATATAATATTTCATCTTTTCTCAGGTATAAAAATAAAAATAACATATCATGTTTTGTAGGTGAAATACTAACAGACGGTCATGTCGATAAAATACATGTCTTCTTAAATAACAATATAATATCGGTAAATTCATATTATGAAAAAATTGAAAATTTTGGATATGTATATATGTATAATATATACCCTTATTATAACGTAATGAATATAAGCGAAAATAATAATAATTTGAGAAGTGTTTTCGTTACATTGGACGAATCGTATAAAAATTGTATAAAGAATCATATGAGGGATATTTTCTGCACAAATAATATAATATATGGTATAAATAAATGTTTATATATAAATATTCAATATGATAGTGAAGAATTGGAAATAATGTACTCTGATTGTCATATACAGAAAGTATTTGCATCATTTACTTTGTTGTATAAAATAATATCTGACAAATATAGTAATAGTTATTACATAATTGATGAACCTGAAGTGTTTTTAGAACATTATAAAATGATAAAATATCATTCAGCATTAAAATATATATGTGATAAAAATAATGTGAATTTAATTATTATAACCAACAACAATTATATACAATTCAACACATATAATATATTTTCAATTAAAAATAATAATGTGAAAACCATAAGTAATAATATAAATATAAACATAAATACAAATATTTTCGAAAATCTGTTACTTGTAGAAGGTTCAACGGAAATATATGAAAATGGATTTTTAACGAAATTAGCAAATGTTTATCCAGTTTTGAAAAAATTTTTTATGATGGAAAAAAACAGGATAAATGAAAAATATGTATCAAAAAATAATATAAACTGTTGTTACAAAAAAACCATATCATTAGTGGATAAAGATTTTCTACCTTATGAATTATCACGTTCTCACAACGAAAAAATGGAAGAAGATGGATTCGGTGTATATAAAATATACACTGATTTACCATGTTCTGAGTCTTATCTTATATTAGATTATATATATATATCTAGCAGAAAAAATGTTCATGAGAAGTTACAAGATTATTTCAGTAATAACAGAAATAAAATAGACTATATAAATGGTTATAATACTGCAACGTCAAAATATCCGGGGTATGAGGGAAAAGGTGAGGAAAACTGGAATAGAGCATTATCTGAAATATCTAAAGATAATCCGGATTATATATTAATAGTTTCAGTAATACGTGGTCACAACTGGGTTGAAATGCTTAAAGGTGGAAAATATCCCGATTCTATTATCAGTAGTTCTAAGAATTGGTATAAGAAAAAAGATTTCACCGATTTTCACCCAATCGTTCAAATTTTTCTTGATAGAACATATGGTCCTTCCGGATATTTTGTAAGAGTATGTCAATAATTATATATAACACAAAATTTTTATTAAAAATTTTATCATAAGGTAATAATATTAAATATGCAATACATTAAGATTATGGAAAATGGCAGACACGTTTGACACAAAATATAATTTTAACCTCACTAAACAGGGAATAACAAGCGCATGATAGATACTCTACAAAATGATGGAATGATGAATTTAAAAGGTGATCTATTAAATTATAAAAATATGATAAATATAAAAAATTTAATATATTTCCATATACAATCTCATATTATATAATGATGTTATAAATAATATGGTCAGATGTAAAAGAAAATATAATATTTATATTAGAAGATATAGACATTGGTGTGATATTACAAATTTTCATAATTTATATCCCTCCATTAAAAAATATTAGATATAATGTTTGATTATATAACAGACATATTTAATATCTAATATATAATTGATATCAAAAAATTTGAACAACCTATACACAGTGATATTTTCCATAATTTTTGTGTTAAAACAGTAGGAAAAGGGAGTTCAAAATGATTAATATTTTACAATATGTAAAATATTTAGTGTATTAACTATATTATTTGTTAATGTATAAAATGAAAAATTTATATTTAGAGATAAATAACTTTTTAAATAATAAAAGTGGAAAAATTAATTTTGCAGGATATCCTTTAGTCGCGAATAATTATGATAATATGGGTAAAAACACATAATAATATTAATCATTATTTTCTTAAGAAGATATAAATTATTATTAGAAAGAACGTACAATATATACCCATATTATAATATTGTAAATACAAAAACAGATGTAAATAAAAAGAATATTAATTTGAGAAATATTTATATTACATTAGATGAACCACATAGGAAATGTATAGAAATGTATATGAAAGATATTTTTGATGTTAAATACATAATATGTGGTATAAATAAATATCAATATATAAATATTCAATATGATGTAAGTGATGAGTTAGAAATAATGTATACCGATGATTATTTACAAAAGTATCCACATCATTTATATTGTTGTATAAACTAATTTCTGATAAACGTGGTAACAATTATTATATTGGTGATATCAGTAATACGTGGCCATAACTGGGATGAAATGCTCAAAAATAGAAAATATCCTGATATTATTGTCAATGACTCTAAGGATTGGTACAAGAAAAAAGATTTCAATGATTTTCACCCAATCGTTCAAATTTTTCTTGATAGGACATATGGTCCTTATGGATACTTTGCTAGAGTATGTCAATAATCATTCATATAGAGTATATAATTTTTAATAAAATTTTTATCATAAGATAAATATCAAAAATGTGTTTTACAATATGATAAATATATATAAAATTAATTGATATACATCAGATATGCTATTGTAGAATGATGTAACAATAATATGCTGTAATATTTTCATAAAACCGGTGTTAAAACAATAATAAAGGGAATCCCAATGATTAATATTTTACTGTATTAACTATACCATTTATCAATGCATAAAATGATAACTTTTTTATTGTATTTTTTAATAAATTTTCCTCAGAAAAATATGTCTGTGCCGGGGTTGTATATTTATAATAATTGTATGGATGAATCCACCCAAAATGCTGTTTTAGCATATATAGATTCAAAACCATGGTTACTTGATTTAAAAAGACGTACACAACATTATGGGGCAAGATATGATTATAAAACCAGAAAATTATATTATGACAATATTTTACCATTCGAAAAAGATTTCCCAATAGATGTCATTAGAAATAGTATATCACAGTATTTTGGTGCTATCCCTAATCAATGCATAGTAAATGAATATACATCTGGACAATCCATATCACAACATATTGATGCAAAATGTTTTGGAGATGTCATAGTTACTATATCTTTGGGAGATTTTACAAATTTTGTCATGAGTAATGACAAGGAAACCATACCAATCAGAGTTAACAAAGGTGATATAATAATTTTAACATCTGATGCTAGACACAAATGGAAACATCATACCACACCTGTAAATGCTCCAGGATACAGACGCATATCGATAACTTTCAGAACAATTAAAGAATAATTGAAGAGTAATATATGTTATATACAATGTATATAATTAAGCTAACATAATATGCAAAAAAAATATTAAATCAACATGAGAGATTATGAGATTAATGATTGTAAAAGCATTAGGAAAATAAATTACTCTCACATGTATAATTTACATTCTTATTATGAAGATATAATGAATGAATACGTATATTTAAAAGATTTTAGATTGATTTACATGAAACTAGAAAAAATATATAAGGATATTATAGAAAAATACATGATGGATTTATACAATATATCTTCCATAGAGAAAGATATTAATAACAAATATATTTATGTTAGCTATGAAAATAAAAATATAGAAATAATGAATATGAGTGAAGACTTTCAAAGTGTCTTTATATCTTTAGTACTGTTATATAATTTAATTTTTAGTAATGAAAGTGATAAATATTACTTAGTAGAAGAACCCGAAAAATTATTACAATTCCATAACATGAGAAAGTATTATTCAATATTAAAAAATATATGTGATGAAAATAATGTAAACTTGATAACACTTACCAATGATAACTATATTAAACACAATACGTTAAATTTATATTCTGTTAAGAATAATAATATAGATGTTAAAAGTGACGAATATGAATATGCATTGATAGTAGAAGGATCTAATGAAGAAGAAACTAATGGTTTTATTACTGAATTAAATGTGTTATATCCAATATTGGACAATTTTTACATAAGAGCATCATGTAGGTTAATTAACAATTTTTTAAAAAGAAGGTGTCTCAAGGATGTAAAAAAGTAATACGATTAAAAGATAGGAACAATAAAAGAGTTGATAAGTACGGTATATATAACTTGTACATAAAATTACCATGTTCTGAGTCACATCTTATTCCGAATTACTTTTTGACAGATAAAAAAGATACACCTGATTATTTTCTGATAGTATCTGTCATTTATGGTCATACATGGGTAAAAATGCTGTCTGAAGATTTCAATATAAAAAGATACAAATTTTGAAGGTTTACATCCTATTGTTAAAAGTCTTTTAGATATAACAATAGAACTCATAATAGACAGATTTAATGAGCAGTAGAAGTAAATAATGCAATAATCTTCTATATATCAAATTTAAGAAAAAAATGTTAAAAATTTACAAAATTTTTAACAATAAACGCACTGATAGTAAAGTATGTAAATGATTTTTATATTTATAAAGATCGTTATAATTAATGATAATACCAATAATATTAAATTCAGATATCAATTTGGTGATAATTGATTGTGAAAATAATTAAATAATAAATAAACATCAATATTTGCACATATTCGTGAAAATTTATAACGATTATATTATTAAAAAATAATATTTTTTAATTCTTCTAATTTTATTTTATATTTTTTTCTTAAAAAAAATTTTATTATATAAAATAAGAATTTTAATGTTAAGAATAATTAATGTCTTAACAGTAAAGAAGAAAGATAAGTATATTGATGTACGAGGTGATGAAAATAATCTATCGTGTCCATATTCATACTATCAATATAGTGTATCAGTATTTTTATTAATTACAAGCTGTTATGTAACACCCAAAAATTATTTTGTGAGTGGGATATATACAATTGTATATAGTAATATGATAATATTGAACGGCTTTGATGAAATTTATAACAATATTTATATATACAATGTATACACAAGCAATGTATATGTGGAAGATTTTAGGAATACATGTATTTTTAGCCATGATGATGGAATAGCTAATCAATTAATATTTAAAGGATTACCAATACCCTTATGTAATTACATTGTGACAAAATATCAATCAAATTTAAATTTTGTAAATGTTATAGATAGCGATAATAATATTAACTTAATATGCGATTCAGTTAATGGAGAATCTCATCTTGATACAATAGAAAATTTATTGATTGTTGAAGGATCAACGGAGATCGGAGAAAATGGTTTCATCACTAAACTCACGAAAGTTTATCCTGTTTTGAAAAAATTTCATATGATTGAAAAAAACAGAATAGATGAAATAAAAGCTTTAAGAAGTGATGCGAGCAAATCTTATAAGAAAACAATATTATTGGTAGATAAAGATTTTAAACCATATGAAAGATCGTGTCAACATAATGATAATATAAAGGAGGATGAGGATGGTATATATAAATTGTATCTTGAATTACCATGTTCAGAGTCACATCTGATCCTTAATTATTTTAAGAAAGCTAACAGAGAAAATATTACCATGAAACTAGAGGACTATTTTAAAAATAATGTAAATAAACAAAAATTCTTAAATGGTTTTAATTATGCTGTTCCAAAAGATCCAAAATACGAAGGTAGAGGGGAAGAAATATGGAACGAAGCATTATTAGAAATTAAAAAAGAAAACCCTGATTATGTTTTAATAGTCTCTGTAATTCATGGTCACAGATGGGTCGGTATGCTAAAAAATAAAAGAAGATATAAAGATATCAATGTTAACAATTCTAGAGATTGGTATAAGAAAGAAGATTTTAGTGATTTTGATCCAGCTGTTTATGGCTTCCTAGATAAAATGATTAAACGAATATGTGATATATGCGGCTATTAATTATCAAATCATGACCTTAAGTTTATTAATGATAAATTTATAAGAATATCAAACATGTCAGGTTGTTTACAATCAATAATGATATTTAAAGCTGTCATTTAGGCGAATATCAGACATCTTAAGATTCTTAATATTCTTATAAATGTGCATATATTGTAGAGCTTATAGTTTAGAAAAGTCACATTTTATAAATCGAATATCATTTAATAATTATAATCATGATCATTATTATGATTTGGAAACGGAAGATGGTTTGAAAGTAATTGATATGATGGATATTGAATATGAAGATACGAGGGGTAACACTATTTTATTTTATGCATGTTGTACTAATAATGTTAAACTATTAAAGAAATTAATAGAAAAAGGAGTAAATATTAATCATAAGAATGACACTGGTGAAACAGCATTAATTTTTATGAGTTACAACGAGTATATAGACATAGAAATAGTGGAAATGTTAATAAAAGCAGGTATAGATATTAACCATGTCAGTGATGATGAAGAAACATCAATAATGGTCATATGTAGATGTGAAGGGTATGACAATAGAGATAACATCTTAAATGTTGTAAAGACTTTGATAAAAGGAAATAGCAACCATTATTATGATTATTATAATTCATATAGAGATTCAGCACTGACCAGTGCTTGTCAAAATAATAATGTAGAATTGGTTGAAGTATTGTTAGAGTCTCAAGAATATATAAATTGTGATATAGCCTTAATATATGCATGTGAAGATAATAATGTAGAAATTGCAAGATTATTAATAAATAAAGGAGCTGATCCTGAATATTTGACTAGATCGAATGACTCACCTTTATTAATAACATGTGTAAATGGATACACTGAAATATTTGAAATGTTGATTAATGCTGGTGCTGATGTCAATTATATAGATTATGATTGTGTATATACTAATAATCTTGATAATTCATTACTAATGTACGTATGTGGTGAATGTTATAAAGCAAATGAAAGAATTGTAAGACTTCTAATAGATAAAGGAGCAGATATAAATTATGAAAACGAAATAGGTGATACAGCATTGATATATACATGCAGAAAAAAATATGTGGAAATAGTAAAAATATTAATAGACGGAGGTGCAGATGTTAATTATATTAATAAAAATAATGATACAGTCCTTACATTTGCATGCGCTAGTGGTAAAATTGAAATAGTTGAAATATTATTAGCGAAAGGTGCGAATATAAATCATAAGATTAATTACAATACATTATTTATTATATCCTATCATAAAAATAATTTAAACATACTAAAATTATTAACCGTCTTTGGATATAATTATCTAGAATTACATAAACATTCGAGAATAAAAAGTAGTTTAGATGTGACATATTATACTGTATATGAACATTTAAATATATATAATCAGTATTCAGATACAGAATCCATAGATGAATATAATAGCATGTAAAAGAGATTTAATGAATTTTTTAAGAGATTATATTAGCAGTGATGAATATCATAGAGACAAAAATCAAAATAAACTTATTAATAAAATTGCATCTGACATATTATGCCAAATAGTATTACTTACAGATGATTATTATATTTTAAAATATTGAATATTTCACACAAGCATATATGAAAAATAATCACAATAAATTAAGTAGTTATCCTGAGAATATCTGAAATGTATACAAAATTTCACTATATACATATCGTTATTTACGAATGAGTTAATATAATTATCAATTATATGGACAATGTTCATTACAGTAAGTATTCATATATAAATATAAACAATATTGTGATTTATATTGACAAATACTTTACAATATGTAAAACATTCCGGGATGTTATTAAAAAAATATTTAGAATAAAAATGTTTTAAAAAATTATTTTTAATTAAAATGGAACTTAAATCTATAAAAATAGAAAATTTCACAATTTTAAAAGATATAGATGTAAATTTAGAAAGATGTCCAGTGGTAATATATGGCGATGATATAGAAATCAAGCATATATTATGGTCAATCATTTTATATATTGAAGGATATAATATTTATTATGAAAAACTTAAAAGTGAATATAATAATTCTACGACATTGAATGTAAAAGAGAATGATATTTTAACTATGTACATTAATGGTGCATATACAGTGAAATCTCTATTATCTATGAGTAATGATGTACCATCTTTTGTTGGAAAATTCAATATTAATGGTAATACTAATGAAATAAATATACGCTTAACACCATATAATATTTTAATTGTAGATGATATGGAGAATAACACTAATGATATTGATAAAATAGATTACATACATATGTATAATTTATGTCCATTTTATGATGGATTGTATAACAATAACAACATCTATAATTGTATCAAAAATATAAGAATGTCGTATATAACATTGGATGATATGTGTAAAGAAGAAATAAATAATTATATGAAAATTATTTTCGACGACATTGTGATAGAAAATGATGTAAACAATATATACATTAAAATAAATAATAAAAAGATGGAAATAATGTTTCAAACAAATGATGTACAAAAAGTATTTACATCATTGATATTGTTGTATAAATTGATATGCAGGGGAAATCAAATTAAATATTATTTGATAGAAGAACCAGAAATGTATTTGTCTTATTATAAGATGAAGAAGTATATATCAATTTTAAAAGATATATGTAATATATATGATGTAAATTTAATTATGGGTACGAATGATAATTATATTATAGGTAATACTGAAACAGTTGAAAATATTTCCAATATTGTATATGTAGTTAACAATATAAAAAAAATAAAAATTAAGTCATCTACTATTGATGATATAAAATATATAGATCGTGAATATTTATTGATAGTGGAAGGATCTGATGAAATAGGTGCTAATGGATTTTTCACTAAATTGAGGAATGTATATCCTATATTGGAGAATTTTTATATGATAGTGTATAACAGAATTAATGAGGATGTTTTGATGGCTAGATTATCAGAAAAATATAAGGTAATAATATATATTACGGATGCTGAGTTCAAACCAAGGAACATTATAAACATGTACAATAGTAAAATAAAGGAAACCATGATTAATGTATATAATATTGTTACTGATCTTCCATCCTCAGAATCTTATTTAATCCTAGACTATTTTAAGAAGAGCAAGAAAGAAGATGTAATGGTAAAATTAAATGACTACTTCAAAAAAGTAGAACATAAGGAAATATACATTGAAGGATTGAAAAAAGTTATTATTAATGTTGATAAATGCTTAGAAGAGGGTGAAAGAATTTGGAATAAAGTCTTATTAGAGATAAAAAAAGAATTTCCAGATTATGATCTTATAATATCAGTTATACACGGACATAGTTGGGTAAAAATGATCCGTGATGGAAGGTATATAGATATACATATAAATAATTCGAAAGACTGGTATAAAAAAACAGATTTTAAAAATTTTGATCCTTCAGTTAAAAGTTTTTTAGATAATATTATCAATAATATATCAATTGTTATAGAATGATGTTATTTACTTTAATAATATTACTAATATTATTAAAAAAAATAATTGAGAATATCACTATGGAATGTAGATGGTGGGATACTGATAAGTTGGAAATGTTAATAAAAGGAGGTGCTGATATAAATTACGTCAACAAAAATGATGACACAGCACTCACATTTGCATGTGCAAGAGGTAAAAACGAAATTGTAGAAATGCTCCTTCTAAATGGGGCTGTTGTGGATCGTAAAGTTAATTATAATACATTATTTATACTAGCTTATCATAAAGGTCATTATGATACAATAAAATTATTGACAATTTCTGGATACAATTATTTGGAACTATATAAATTTTTAAAAATAAAAGATGTTCTAGATGTCGGTTATTATGTTTCATATAATTATATCGATAGATATAAGGATTACTGTGAAGATGAATATTTGACTAAAGATGAATATTTGACTAAAGATGAATGTGCAAGATACCAAAAAGAAATAATAAATTTTGTAAGCGCTTATATAAATAGTGACGAAATACATAATGATAAACACAGTCACAAATTTTTTGGAAGAATTGCATCTGATATTTTCAGCCAAATTGTGTTATTAGCTGACGAATATTATACTTTAAAAGATGAATAAAATATAACATAAAATATCCCATCATAAAGTGATGTGTAAATTAAATAATTTTTTTTTAATTTAAACACGAACAAATAGGAAATACACGATGTTTTTCATAGAGTCATTATTGTACGATTATATGGATAAAATATCATATGACTTTCTGGACTGTGAAAATGACGTTCAAAGAATAGAAAAGTTGTTAGGTATAATTAACATCGATCATGAAAATGCGCAGGGAATTACTCCATTAATTTATGCATGTTATTCCAACAACGACCAACTCGTCAAATTATTAATAAAAGAAGGCGCTAACCCAAATTATGTTAACAAAGAAGGTGTAACAGCTTTATTATATTCATGTCAAACCAATAGTACCGGTATAAACATAATGAAGTTATTATTAGAAGCAGGTGCAAATATTAATTATGAAGATAATAAAGGAAGATCGTGTTTACAAATAGCATGTGATAATTCAAACGCAGAATTGGTTAAATTTCTGGTTAAAAATGGTGCAAACATCAATCCTGTAGATAAATATGGACATTCTTTATTATTAAGCGCGACATTGGCGGAAGATATTAAAATTATCAAAATATTATTGGAATGTGGTACTGATATAAACTATGTAAACTGTATAAATAATAGAAATAATACAATATTAACATATGCATGTATGTCTTACTGTACGAGGGAAGATATATTGATTTTATTATTAGAAAATGGGGCCGACATAAATTATAAAAATTATGATGGTAATACACCATTGATTCTATCATGTATGCATAAGAAAATGAATTTTGTAAAAATATTAATAGAATATGGTGCAGATATCAATCATGAAAACATTTATGGTGATACCGCGTTTATATTCTTATGTAAATATAATCGTATTCATGAAATAAAAATGTTGTTGGAAACAAGATCGATAAAAGAACATGAATATTCTCACGGTTTATTACATGCGTGTAATTGGGGATATGAGAGATTGGCAAAAATATTAATACGTGAAGGAGCTGATGTTAATGTGGAAGATAGAGAAGGCAAGACATGTCTTATGAAAGCGTGTCTTAATGGTGATATTAACATATTGAAAATATTAATAAATTTTGGAGCTGATATTAACTATATCAATATGAATAAAGATACTGCCTTAACTTTTGCATGTGTTAATGGTCATGTAGAAATAGTTAAATTTTTAATTTTAATAGGTACACATATAAATATTAATGTTAATTACAATACAATGTTTATATTGACTTTTTGTAGAGGCTATATGGATATAATAAAAATATTATTATCAACAGGATATGATTATGTTGAGTTAAGCAAATATCACGAAGAAGATAATACAATACATTTTGAAAAATATCTCCTATCCGAAACTACGAACGTCATATTTCATTATATTATGAGCGGAGATATGCATTTAGAATTTAAAAATAATATCATTGAAATAGCGAAAGAATATGTAAAAACTAGTGAGTATCATGAAGTTAAAAATAAAATATATGAACCGCTAGCGTCAGATATATTTTCTCAAATTGTATGTGTTTCAGACAATTATCATTCTGTTATGTGTTAAATTATATAAATTATATAAATTATTAATGTTAATAATACGTTAATAATACGTTGATAATACATTAATAATATATGTTTAATAAACACATATTACGAATATATAAAGAACATACAAAATGAAGATCAAAAAATTTTTGATCTAAAATATAATAAACTGGGAAGTATATAATGCCATTTTTAAGATCAATAATAACTCATTATAAGGATAAACTTTCATATGTTGTACAAAATAATGGTAACGACGTGTATGTAATGGAACAGTTATTAGGTGTAGCCGATTTTAATTTTGAAGACGATAAGGGAATTACTGCATTAATACATGCTAGCCACAGTAAAAACGTATCACTTACCAAATTTTTAATAAAAGAGGGAGCCGATGTAAATCATGTCAATAAAAATGGTGAGACTGTTCTATTATACACATGTTCAAATAAAAATGCCAGTCTAGAAATAATAAAATTATTATTGTCAGCAGGAGCTGATATTAATTTTGAAGGTAAAGATGGTAAAACATGTTTACAAAAAGCGTGTGAAACATCAAATACAAAATTAATAAAATTATTAACAGACTATGGTGATGGTGTTGAATATGTAGATATAGATGAACATTTGGCACTAGCAGCTAGTAATATAAATATAAATAATGTCGTGGAAGTGGTCGATACATCAACAGAAAGCAGTACTAGTGTAAATGATGAAGATGAGGAAAGTAATGCATTATTGAGATTGTGTAAATCAGATAATCATGATGGAGGTGCTTTAGTTAAGCTGCTGATGGAAGGAGCTGATATAAATTGTAAAGACAAAATAGATAATACACCATTGATTATATCATCAAAGAAAGGAAAATCGAATTTTGTTAATATTTTAATGGATTGGGGTGCGGATGTTAGTTGTAGAAATATACATGGTGAAACTATGTTCACAATCATATGCGCTCTCGATCATTCTAATGAAGCAAAATTGGTGATGGAGATGGAAGTGATGAACAAATATAATTATCCTTCTGATACATTAGGAACATATAATAATGATGACACAAAATCAACAAAATCAACAAAATCAACGGTGTGTAAAAACCTCGATATTAATATGTGTAATAAAAGGGGATATACACGTCTTATGATAGCATGTATGAAAGGAGATCTTGACAAGGTAAAATCATTGATAGACTCTGGGGCTGATATAAATTATGTTAATGTATATAATGATACAGCTTTAACTTACGCATGTTCTAACGGTTTTGACATTATAGTTGGACGATTAATATCAAGAGGTCTATGTGTAGATACAAGAGTTAATTACAACAGAATGTTTATGTTAGCTTATTGTCAGGGCTATATAAGAATAATAAAAATGTTAGTATCGTCTGGTCATGATTATGTTAGATTATGTAAATACCACGATAATGACACTATATATGTGAAGGATTACATTACAAGCAAACCTGTCGGTGATAAACCCAGATATAATATTATAGAAGGGAATGTATTTTCAGAATATAAGGATGAAATTATAAAGATAGTCAAAAAGCACAAAGAATCAAATGAAAATATAAAAATGTCGAGAACATATTGTCAGCCATTTGCTTCAGACATATTCTCTCAAATTGTATGTATTTCAGACGGTTATTACCGTATTAAGGAAGACGAGTAAAATGATGAACAAAATAATGTTTTTTTCAATTAAATTTCCAATGGATGTTGGAACGAGTTTATCACATAACATAAATTATGATCAAAGTTACAATAAAATATGTAACATATTGGAGACGGGAGGTGATGGTGTATTTGAAAAAATTGAAGAAATAGTTAGCACTTTAAACATTAACCATGAGGATGAGGATGGTATGACATTGCTAGCACGAGCATGTAATGACGGTAAAGTGGAGTTAGTTAAATTATTGGTAAAGTATGATGTTAATGTCAACTACGCCAATAAATTGGGAAGAACAGCATTATTTTATTCATGTCCAACAGCCAATATAATTGCGAGTACCAAAATTATTAAAATATTATTGGGGGTTGGGAGTAATATAAATCATGTTGATAAAGGTGGTGATACACCGCTAACAATAGCTTGCTACAACTCACATATAAATGGATTTGTAGTAAAATTGTTAATAGAAAGAGGTTCAAATGTAAATCACATCACTAAAAGTGGTGCGACAGCACTATTAATAGCCTGTGGAGATCAAGATATTAGATTAATAAGATTTTTAATAAGTAACGGTGCTAATGTTAATCATAAAGACAATTATGGTGAATCTATTCTTATACATTCATGCGGTATAGGAAATATAGAAATAGTGAAACTTTTAGTGAGTAATGGAGCTGACGTAAATTGTACAGACAGATCTGATAATACTCCTCTAATGATTATATGCTCCAATGAATATACAGATGAAAATATTGGAAACTTTTTAATAGATATGGGTGCTGATGTTAATCATTATAATGCACATTATGAAACAGCTTTAATACTGGCATGTAAACATAGAAGAATATCTACACTTAAATTAATAAAACAGTTGGTGGACAAAACAGTGGATATAAATCATGTAACTGAATATGGAGAATCGGCATTTACAATTTTATGTTATTACGGAAATATTGGCGCTATAAAATTATTAATAGAGAAAGGAGCAGATATTAATTATACAGATGATGAAGGATATAATGGTGCTGTGTACGCATGTATGAATCAACATGAATATTTGGCAAAAATGTTAATAGAGAAAGGTGTGGATATTAATATTGCAACACTTAGAGGATACACTTGTTTAATTTATGCATGTATTGTTGGATGTATTTATTTAACGAAATTGTTAATAAAATATGGTGCTGATATTAATTATGTCAATAATGTTGGTGATTCTGCCCTAACCTTTGCATGTATAAATGGACGTACAGAAATAATAAAATTATTAATTGAGAAGGGTGCTGTAATAAATTATAAAATAAATTACAATACATTGTTTACGGTAGCGTATTCTAAAAGTAGCAGTGATATTATTAAAATATTGACTAATTATGGTTATGATTATGCCGAGTTAAGCAAACATTCTAAATTAGATAAAAGTGTAAATGTTTACCATTACACCAATACTAATATTAGAGTAATATTAATCCCTTATGAAGATTTTTTTAAATATTTAGCCAATTCATGTCTATTTTGCAATTTTCAAAATCAAGTAGATAAGATAATTAATTTTATAAAACAATATGTGCTCACTGACGAGTATAAAAGAGAGAGAAATATTATATATGGTAAAAAAGCATCTGATATGTTTTCTCAAATTGTGTGCGTCTCAGACGATTATTATACATTCAAGTAAAGTTGTTAATTGGAAATATGTTAATAATATGTGTTTAATAAACATATATATATATATATTATAAAAAAAATCAAAACATATTCTAGATAGTAATGACGATAAGATATTGTCAAAAATAAATGATATTTTATGCATAAATGAATTACATATTAATGATTTTACACTAGTAGTCGATAACAACATTATTTCAAATCTCAAGGATATTTATACCATAAATATATGTCTGGAAAATGATAATATTTTGATGATAAACAATACAAAAAATGCAATCGATATTACCGAAGAAGTAGATTATATATACATAGATGGTTTGTTACAATCTTATAAAAGTGTATGCAACAAAAGAAGTTACATAAATATATATATGTCTTTAAAAACAATATATAAAAACGCTATTATTAATCATATGAATGATCTCCAGAAGATATTCATATCGCTGACAATTTTATTTGAACTGATAGATAGAGATAACGGAATCAAATATTGTTTGGTCGAGGAACCGGAGTTACATTTAACATATTATAAATTGAAAAAATACATATCAATTTTAGCGATTATATGTGACGTCTATGATGTAAATTTGATTGTAATGACAGACGATAAATATATCTTAAGCGGCACTGAAGAAGTCAAAAATATTTCATATGTGGATTATGTTATAAGCAATGTTCATAAATCAAAGAGTAAATCATCCAGTGTTGATGATGAAAGGTATATTAATTGTGAATATTTACTTGTAGTAGAAGGAACTAATGAATTAGGTGTGAATGGATTTTTCACAAAATTGAGAGAATTATACCCAGTTCTGCATAATTTTTACATGATGACGAAATCATATATTAGTAATAACATCATATTAGCGAATCTATCGAAACAGTATAAAGAGATTATATACATAACAGATGCATAATAACACTGAATCGCCGATTCAGTGTTATCACAAACCATTAGATATGATTAATGTGGACAGTATTGAGATAAGTGATGTAATTAATGTACATTATTTTAACACAAATCTACCATGTTCTGAATCATTTTTGATACTGGATTATTTCCGTAAAAGTAGTAAAGATAATATAACATCTAAATTAAGGGATTATTTCAAAATCAGTGAACATAAGAAAAAATATTTTGACGGGTTAAACATATATATTAAGGATAAGAAGATATGTCAAGAAAAATGTAATGAAATATGGGATAGTATATTATTGGAAATTGAAAAAGAAACACCTGACTATAGATTTATAATCTCAGCCATACATGGTCATAGTTGGGTGAAGATGATTGGTAGTGCTGGCAAATATGAAGACATAAGGATTAATGATTCAAAAGATTGGTACAAAAGGACAAATTTTATGGAATTTGATCCTTCCGTTAAAGAATTGCTAGACCCTATCAATAATTATATATTGCACATTTTAGAATAAAAATCTATTATTATTAATAATAGAATATGGTTACCAGATGATATAAAAAAATGTGGAAAATATTTTAACATATGTTTTCTCAAACTGTGTACATTTCATATGATTATCATTACATTAAAGGAACAAATGAGTAAAATGATGAAAAAAGATAATATTTTTTTCAGTCAAATTTTTAATAAATATCAGAATGAGTTTGGAGAGAGAATTATATTATTACAAAAGTCATATTAAAATATTGAGTATATTGGAGGTAGGCGCTAATGATGCATATGAAAAAATTAGTGAAATTCTAAATTGTTTAGATATCAACCATGTAAATGATGATGATGAAACATTTTTAACACGTGCTTGTACTAGCAATAATGTAGATTTGGTTAAATTATTAATAAAGCATAAAGCTGATGTCAATTATTCCGATAAAATGGGAAGGACAGCACTATTTTATTCACTTTCTGCAGAATACGTAAACATTAAAATTGTTGAAGCATTATTAGAGGCAGGGTGTGATATAAATCATGTTAGTAAAGATGGTACTACTCCTTTAATAATGGCTTGTTACAATTCACATATCAATATAAATGTGATGAAATTATTAATAAAAAGAGGCTCAAATATAAATTGTGTAACTGTACATGGCGACACAGCACTATCGGTAGCTTGTAGATATCAAAACATTAAGTTAACAAAATTCTTAATTGATAATGGTGCTGATGTTGACCATAAAGATAAACAAGATTATCCTATTCTTATGTATTCCTGCAGTATAGGAAATAAAGAAATAATAAGACTTCTTGTAAACAATGGTGCTGATATAAATTGTACAGATAATCTTGGTAACACTCCTTTAATGATTGTATGTTCCAGAGAATCTTCAGATGAAAAAATGGGAAGATTTTTAATAGATATGGGTGCTGATGTAAATCAATATAACGTGTACCGTGAAACAGCTCTAATAAGAGCGTGTAAATGTGGAAAGCCGTGGATGATAAAATTAATAAATCGTATGATAACTAAAAGTACAGATGTAAACCATGTAAATGTATATAACGAAACAGCCTTCACAATTTCATGTTATTATGGTAATATAGGCTCTGTAAAGTTATTAATAAAGAGAGGAGCCAATATTAATCATGTGGATGATATGGGATATACTGGCATTATTTATGCATGTATGAATAAACATGAAATTTTAGCAGGAATATTAGTGGGAAGTGGAGCGGATCTCAATACTGTGACGCATAGAGGATATACATGTCTAATGTATGCCTGTATGAAAGAAAATATTGATTTAGTAACGTTATTAATAGAATCGTGTGTGGATATTAATTATATCAATGAAGATGGAGACACTGCATTGACATTTGCATGTGTGAACAATTGTGGAGAAATATTAAAATTATTAATTATGAAGGGTGCTGTAATAAATCATAAAATCAATTATAATGTGATGTTTACGATGGCGTACTTTAATGCTAGTAATGATATTATTAAAACATTAACAAATCATGGTTATGATTTTACAGAGTTGAGCAAATATTCCCAATTGAAAAGTAATATAAATATATACCATTACACTTATGACAATTATTATAGAAGATCACTTGATTATGACGATTTTTATGCATACTTAACCAAATCATGTTTGTTCCATAATTTTCAATTTTATGTAGATAAAGTGATAAATTTTGTAAAACAATATATGTTAACTGATGAGTATACAAGAGAGAGAAATATCATATATGGGCAAAAAGCATCTGATATGTTTTCCCAAATTGTGTGTGTCTCTGACGATTATTACACTTTTAAATAAATGATTGGTAGACAATATATGTTAATAATATTAACATATATAAATAATTATATAGATTCCTAATTACCATCAAAGGTAACAACTTCGACATAAGTTTTATCCTTAATGTGAGCGTCCACATATTCAGTCAATTGTTTTTTGCTAAATGATTTTATTTTTGGATTAGATTTATTCGGTGGTTCAATGAAAAATCCAGTTTTACCATCTAGGATCTTATTTACAACCTCTAATGATATTGGAGTATCTGGTGTGATAGCATGAGATGGTCTTTTATTCGTAATAAAATCACCCATAATTATCATGTTGTTACTTTCCAATTTGATTATATCGTCCCAGTCGTCATAGTTAGGCTCCCAGATGTTTAGCTTATCACATTTTGGGCAAAAGCCACTCCGACACTCATCAACATTACTTTCCATGGAACCATAGTGATATTTATTTAATGGAACTCTTTTATAATCACATTCATAACAGGTTTTTAATGTCATAAAAAATCCACCATAGTAAATTTTTGACCTTAGGCTAGTTTTCTTTAAATTTGGATAAGTGTTTTCTAAATATTGGTGCAATAAAAGTCTATTTTCTGACTGTTCACATGGTAGAGCAAAAATCAAATGCTTATCATTGTTAAGCTTTTCAACTATAACATCCATCTTTTTTGTATTATTTTTTGTTTATAATATATCATTTTAGAGTTACTAGATCACCGTACAGTTATGAAAATTTTCTATTTTTTTAATAATTTAGTATTAAATGTAGAAGTGGGTAAAATTTTAATATCTTTCTTAATGACAAATTGAAAACATAAGATGTGTTTACAATCAAATTTTTAAAGAATTTTATTTTAGATTGTGTGGTAGGTGTTGTTTATTATGAATAATATTCATAATGTTTGTAATATTTATTGGAAAAAAAATGTATCGAAAAAATTTTTTCATATAAAATGAAAACTAAATCATTGCAAATAAAAAATTTTTTAAATTTAGATAACATAGATATAAAATTTAATGAATGTCATACATTGATACATGGTGACGAAATGAGGAGAAGATCAATACTATGGTCTATTATAATATATATCGAAGGATTCAATATATATTGTAAGAGATTAGAATATAATCTTAATAATGATATTTCGTTGGACATAAACGATGATTTATGTAAATGTATAAAAGAATTGTACATCGATAATTATGTAACGATGAATAATAACAATACTATCTCAACCATCAAGGGAGTCCTTAATACTAGTTATGACGTCAATGAAATAAATATATTCTTGGAATGTGATATTATCTTGATAAACAATGATACGAAAAATCCAACCAATATAATTGAAGGAATAGAATATTCATATATGAATAATTTATTACCATTTTATAGGAATTCATATAATGGAAAAAATTTTAGAAACATGTACACATCTCTAGGAGATGTATATAAAAAAGAAATATACAATCATATGATAGATATGTACGGTAATATTAAAATAAAACATATTAAAAATAGTATTTACATCAATGTAGGTGGTAATAAAGAAGTGGAATTGATGTTCCAAAAGAAAGATTTCCAAATAATATTTACATCATTAATAATGCTATTCGATTTAATAAATAAAGAAAACAAAGTGAAATATTATCTAGTGGAAGATCCAGAAGTGCACTTATATCATCATATATTGAAAAAATACATATCTATTTTGAAACGTGTTTGTGAAACATATAATGTATATATGATTATATCATCTGGTAATAAACATATATTAAACAGTACCAAAGAAGTTAAGAATAATTCATATATAAACTATATCATAGACAATATTAAAAAATTTAAAAATCAATCATCAAACGTTGATGACGAAAAATATATTGATAGTGATTATTTGCTAATAGTGGAGGGTTCTGACGAACTAGGTACAAACGGATTTTTTACAAAATTAAGGGAGCTATATCCTGTACTCCACAAATTTTATATGATTACAAAATGTAGTATCAGCAATAATGCTATATTAGCACAATTATCTATGAGATATAAAGAAATTGTATATGTTGTGGATGCTGAATTCAGACCTCCTAATATTATAGATGAATATAATAATGAAATTAGACAAAACAAAATTAATATTTATTATTTAATTACAAATTTACCTTGTTCTGAATCCCATTTAATATTAGATTATTTCCATAAGAGTGACATAAATGTTGTTAGAATTAAATTGAACGATTATTTCTCAAATAAGGAACATAAGGAGAGTTATTTTAAAGGGTTAAAGGATTTCATCCCAGATGATCATGAACGTCGTCGAAAATGTGATGAAATATGGAATAGTGTACTACTGGAGATCAAAAAAGATATACCTGATTTTAGATTTATAACTTCGGTTATACATGGTCATAGTTGGGTGAAGATGATTGGTAGTTCTGGTAAATATAATGATATAAGAATTAAAAATTCTAAGGATTGGTATAGAATGACAAATTTTATGGAATTTGATCCTTCTGTTAGAGAATTGTTAGACACAATTAATAATTATATATTGGAAATTTTGGGATGAATTCTATTATTATTAATAATAGAGTATAGTTAACGAATAATTGAAAAAAAAATGTCCCTAATATTAATGATATAACAAATTATGAATATATGTCCATTTTACGGAGATATAAATGAAGATGAAAATTCGTATGACTATATTAAAAATTTAAGAACATCATATATATATTGTTGGGAGAATCATACAAAAAGAAAGTATGTAATCATATGGTAAGTATATTTGGTAATATGACGATTGAAGAAATGGAAAATATATATACATCATCGAAGAGAATAAAGATAAAATCGAGATTATGAACATAAATAATAATTTCCAGAAAATATTCGCATCTTTTTCGATATTATATGAATTATTGAGCACAGGTAGTAATGCAAAATATTATTTAATGGTGAAACCAAAAATGCATTTATGTTATTACAAAATGAAGAAATATATGATTATTTTAGAACATTATTCTATTATTAGCGGCAGATTATATGTGAATAATGACACAATTTAAAATTTTTTAAATAAAAAAAATCAATTATCAAATATAAAAATCATGCTTTTTATAGAACAGTTAAAGTACGACTATCGCGATCATTTAACACCAGACATTCTAAAAGATAAAGACGATATTGAAATATTAGAAAATCTAATAGATATAATTGACCTCAACTATGAAGATGTTGATGGAAATACTTTATTAATGTATGCTTATTACACAAATAATATAAATCTTGTAAAATTTTTGTTAAACAAAGACATCAATATAAATTATGTTAATAAAAACGAAACTTCAGTATTATTATATTCATGTTCGGATGTAGATGTTCATTTAAACATAATAGAATTATTTTTAGAAAAGGGTGCTGACATTAACCATAAAGATAAAAGTGGACATACATGTCTTCTTAAAGCGTGTAGAAAAAAGAATATAGAATTAGTGAAACTTTTGATAGAAAAAGGTTCAGATGTTAATCATAATGATATATATGGTTATTCTATCATTTCCAATTCATTGGCCGTTGGGAATAATGAAATTAGTAAATTATTAATAGAAAATGGTGTCGACGTGAATTATGCAAACAAAAGAGGTGATACAGCATTAACTTATTCATGCATATCACCGAATGTGAATGTAAGCGTTTTAAATTTATTACTAGACAAAGGTGCAAACATAAATCATAAAGATAAATACGGTGATACACCCTTATTATTAGCATGTGCCCAGAAAAAAGATGATTTTATTAGAACATTAATAGAGAGAGGAGCAGATATTAATTGTATAAATAAACGTGGAGAAACTATATTCACTCGCACCAGTCATGCTTGTTGTAAAGATGAAATATTATCATTGATAGAGATAATAGCTGGCTCAAATTCACCAAGTTTGCGCGATAACATGAATATTGGTTTGATAAGATCGTTGGTGAATGAAGCAGGTATAAATGGACGCACATGTCTAATGAAAGCATGTGTTGATGGAAATATTGCTTTGGTGAAAACATTAATAAGCGTTGGTGCGGACGTAAATTATGTTAATAGTAGCGGTGATACAGCGTTAACATTCGCATGTGCTAACGGATATGAGGATATAGTTAAGTTTTTGATTTTAAACAATATGATTATTAGCGATAGAATTGATTATGACACTATGTTTATTTTAGCATACTATAAAGGACATATAAATATAATAAAGATTTTGATATCAGCAGGTTACAACTATCTTGAATTATCAAAATATTCAGAATATGATGTTATTTATGTTAACAGTTATATTAAATTAAAAGGCGATGATGTTCAATATTTCACTACTATAGAAGAAGATGTATATCTAAACTATAGGAACAATATTTTTGAAATAATAAAAGAATATGTAAAAAGCAGTGAATATAACAGAGTGAAAAATAGATTGTATTCACCGTTAGCATCTGATTTATTTGCACAGATTGTCTGTGTATCAGATAATTATAGTGTTGTACGAATTAAATGAGAGAATTATTGATTAATGTGTTTAATAAACATATTATGTGGAAGATTTAAGGTAAAATAAATGTGGATTATGGAATCATATATTTTGAAGAGAATGATAATTTGAAGGTTGTTGAGGAGGCCGCGAAAATTATTCAAAAAGAATTATGGATATGTGTTAAATTAAAATCTGAAAATTATGATATTCAAACACTTGAGGTTATAATTAGTCAATTATATTGTATTTCAACAAAAATATGTTATTCTTTAAACAAACCATTAATGGTGATAAATGTTTTATTAGAAAATATTTGTAAACATCAGCCACATATCACATTTAAAGAATGTCAAGTTTTGATTGGTCCTGGAAAAGACAGATCTAATTTATCACAAATTAATGAGAACAGGATAAACAAAGGATTACAACAGCTATTATTCTATGAAATTTTTGTATCTGAAACACAATATATAGATTTTAAGAATATATCAGAAAAATTAATAATTGAAAAATATTCAGAAGTTGTGGTAGGTGGTACTTTTGATAAACTTCATGCTGGACATAAAATCCTGATATCAATATCATGTTTATTAACCAATAAGAAAATAATATGTGGTGTAGCTGATAAAGCTCTCTTAAAACATAAAAAATACGATAAATTAATTGATGATAATTACCATCGCTGTCAGGAGGTAACAAAATTCATAAATTTGTTTAAAAGTGGGCTGGAAGTACATGTTACTCCAATTTCTGACATTTATGGACCGTCTGTTGCTGAGCCAGGGTTACAAGCAATAATTGTCTCACATGAAACTAAGAGAGGGTGCGATTTGATAAATAAAAAAAGAATAGAAAATAAATTAAATCCTTTAGATATTTATATAATTGAGACATTCTCAATAATAGATGAATCTCTGCAGAATGGAGATTTGTCATCTAAACTTAGCTCAACTAAAATTAGAGAAACAATATCTGCATCCAGCATCAATAAAATGATATAAAATATGTTTTATAAACGTAAAAATATTACAACGAGGGATAATCAAAATGGATACAAACAAGACTGAATTCACTAGTAACAATGAATCAATAATGGAACTAATAAAGATGAATGGTATTGATTATGAAGATGATAATGGTAATACTCTTATATTATATGCATGTTATACTGATAATATACAACTTTTGAGATTATTGATAAAAGCAGGTGCGAACGTAAATCATATTAATAAATATGGTTATACTCCATTATTATATACATGTGATCGCGAGAAGTTAGAAATAGTAAAAATTTTAATAAAAGCGGGGGCTGATGCCAATTACGATGGTGATGGATTACCACCGCTATTACATGCATGTTCTACCAATAATATAAAATTAGTTAAAATTTTGCTGGAAGGAGATGTATATATCAATATTACTGACGAAAAAGGAAAAACTGCTTTATTTTATGCATGTGATAACAAAAATGTAGAAATGATAAATTTATTAATGAGCAAAGGGGCTGATATTGACCACACTGATGAAAAGGGAAATACACCTCTATTACATACATGTTACAATATAGATGATATAGTTAGTGTAGATATAATAGAAACATTGTTAGATGCTGGTGCAGATGTAAATCATATCAATGATTATGGAGATACTGCCTTACTTCATATATGTTACGGTAGGCATATGGATATAGAAATAATAAATATTTTAATAGAAGCAGGTGTGGATGTTAATCAGATAAATGACGAAAATGAATCAGCACTTATGTTTGTATGTGGTCGTGGAGATAAAAATACTGTTGTAATTAGAGCATTAGTTGAAGCTGGAGCTGATGCAAGTTCTTTTATGCATGATTATGAATCTGCTCTTACTAATTTTCTCGATAATGAATGTGAAGATTTATATGTAGTAGAAATATTATTAGATGCTGGTGCAGATAAATGTATTGATTATGAGGATCATAATGGTAAAGTTCCTTTAATATGTGCCTGTAAATACGACGATGTAGATTTGGTAAAATTATTGGTAAGCAGAGGTGCTAATGTAAATGTAGTAAATAAATATTATAAATCTGCAGTTTTCTATGCATGCGATAATGATAATTCTGAAATTTTGGAAATTTTAATAGATAATGGTTTAAAAATTGAGGGCAAAGGCGAATATGATAAATCTGTATTACTACTCTCATGTGAATGTGGAAGTATTGAAACTACAGATCTTTTGATAAAGAGGGGAGCTAATGTAAATTGTATAGATCGATATGATAAAATGTCACCGTTAACAGCTGTATGTGAAAATAATAATTTAAAATTGGCTAAATTATTATTAGATAACGGAGCATATATAAATCATACATGCAAAAATGGTAACACAGCTTTAATAATATCGTGTATTCACGGATATAGCAATATAGTTAAATTATTAATAGATTATGGAGCAGATCCAAACATTGCAAATAATAAAGGATGTACTGGATTATTGTATGCATGCAATTTAAATATGAATAGTTATGAAGGGTATGCAATGAAAGCATATTATGAAGGATATATGATGAAAACAAATTATGATTTAATAAATTTATTAATAAATGGTGGCGCCGATGTAAATTATGTATATCCATATAATAGAATGTCACTGTTGATGATAGCGTCTCGGGAAAATGATTTAAAATTAGTCGAACTTTTATTAAATAACGGAGCTTATGTTGATTATATAGGTGATCGTGGATGTACAGCTTTAATAATATCTTGTATTCATAAGTATAGTAATATAGTCAAATTACTAATATCTTATAAAGCGAATATTAATATTGTGGATAATAGTGGAAATAATGGGATAATGTATGCATGTATGTTGGACATTGGAAATAACGAAAGATGCAAACCTAATATGAATTATGATTTAATAAATTTGTTGATAGACAGTGGTGCCAATATTAATATAGAAAATAATGATGGTTACACATGTTTAATATATTCATGCATGTACGGAGATATTGAAATAACGAAATATTTAATAAATAAAGGAGCGGACGTCAACTATGTCAATAAAAACAATGACACCGCATTCACATATGCATGTACAAGAGGTCATATGGAAATAATTAAATTATTATTGTTAAATGGAAATTTCATAAATGAAAAAATTAATTATAATAAATTGTTTATAATAGTTTATTCACAGGGAAGAATAGATGTGATAAAATTGTTAACTTCTGCAGGGTATGATTACTCTAAACTATATATACATTATTTAATAGACTATATACTTAACTTAACAGGTTATATTGATATTAAATATGGTTATTACACATCAAGATATCTGTCAGAGTATAACAGTTCGAAATTTCAAAAAGAAATATTAAAGTTTGTGGATGAATATGTTAGAACAGATGAATATAAAGAGAGAAGAAAATTTATTCATAAAGAGATCGCCTCAGATATTTTCAGCCAAATGGTATTGGTGTCTGACAACTATTTTTCTATTAAGGTCACACAACAATGATTTATAATTTTTTGAATAAATAATTGTTTAATGTGTTTATTAAATGCATTATGTAAAAAAATCAAGATAAAATAACAGCATATACATTTTCTAAATGTAAAAATATTATAAGTAAGAAATTGTTAAAATGGATGCAGATAGAACTGGGTTTATTATTGACAATAAGACAATAAATAAATTGATTGAATTAGATTATATCAATTATGAAGATAATAATGATAACACTCCATTATTACATGCATGTTACACTAACAACATACAACTTTTAGAATTATTAATAAGAAAAGGAGCTGATATTAATTATGTCAATAAATTTGGTTATACTCCATTATTATATGCATGTGATCATGAAAAACTAGAAATAGCAAAAAATCTAATAAAAGCTAATGCTGATGTCAATTATAAAGATAATGGATTACCTTCGCTATTACGAGCATGTTTGACCAATAATATACAATTAGTGAAAATTTTATTAGAAGGAAATGCAGACACTGATATTGAAGATAAAGAAGGGAAAACTGCTTTGTTTTATGCATGTGATAACAATAATGTAGAGATGATAAATTTATTGGTAAATAGTGGTGCGAATGTTAATCATCTTGATAAATGTGGAGATAATGCTTTATTTCACATATGCCACAGTAAGTACGTAGACGTAGAAATAATAAATGTATTAATAAAAGCAGGTGCGGATGTTAATCATATAAATAATGAATGGGAATCAATACTTATGATCTTGTGTCGCTGTAAAGATATAAATGCTGACATAATTAAAGCATTAATTGAAGCTGGTGCTGAGGCAGATTATAATTTATTAGATTATGAAATTATTATCACGAATGCATGTGAAAATAAATGTATGGATCTGAATACGATAGAAATATTATTAGATGCTGGAGCATATAAAGATATTAATTCTATAGATGCATATGGTAAAACTCCCCTTTCATGTGCATGTGAAAACAATAATATAGATTTAATAAAATTATTGATTAGCAGAGGGGCAGATATGAATATGACATATATGGATTATGAAGCTGTTATTTTTCAAGCATACAAAAATAAAAATTTCGAAATATTTAAAACATTAATAGATGCAGGTGCAGATGTTGATCAAAAAAACAAACATGGTGAGTCCATTCTGTTACATTTATGTAATGATGAAAATATTGAAATGATTGAATTTTTAATAGAGAAGGGTGCTAACATAAATTGTATACATCCGTATGATAATGCATCACCATTAATAACTGCATGTAAACGTAATAATTTAAACTTAGTCAAACTTTTATTAGATAACGGTGCTCATATAAACCACATAATGAAATATGGTAGTACAGCTTTAATAATATCATGTTTGTATAGGTATAATGATATTGTTAAATTATTAATAACATACGGGGCAGATTGTGATATTATAAATATTATGGGATATACTGGACTAATGTCAGCATGTAATCTTAATATTCAATTCAGGGATAAGTATGAATCTGATATAAATTATGATTTGATAAATATATTGATAGATGGTGGTGCTAATATCGATGTCGAAAATGATAAGGGACATACATGTTTAACATATTTATGCTTGCATGGAGATATTGAAAAAATTAAATATTTAATATATAAAGGAGCAAATATTAATTATGTTACTAAAAATGGCAATACTGTCTTCACATATGCATGTATGAAAGGACATGTGGAAATAATTAAAATGTTGTTATTAAAAGGTATCACCATAAATGAGAAAGTTAATTATAATAGGATGTTTATAATAATTTATTCACAGGGTAAGACAGACGTGATTAAGTTGTTAACTTCTGTAGGATATGATTATTCTAAACTACATAGATATCATGCAATAGATTATGTAGTCAATGTGGGTAAATATATTAATATTATACATTATCCTTATAATCAAAAATATCTATCTGAGCATGAGAGTTCAAAATTTCAGAGAAAAATATTAAAGTTAGTAGATGATTATGTGAAAACTGACGAATATAGAGAGAACAGAAATTTCATACATAAAGAATTAGCCTCAGATATTTTCAGTCAAATGATGTTGTTATCTGACAATTATTTTTCCATAATGTGCACACGTACAGTGTAAATAACATTTATTAAATAATTCGATATGTAACTAATAGTTACATATGGAGAAAAATCTTCTCAACAAAATTATAAGATTTACAAATTTATCATTTTCATAATCATCATTGATGATTTAGTAATGACTGTGAAAATATTTTTACCGATAAGAGACCATACCTTATGCAAAAAATATTTTCACCGACAAAACTGTGCACCTGATGTAAATCACCATATTCAAAATGTTTTCACCGACAAAACTGTGCACCTGATGCAAATCACCTTATTCAAAATGTTTTCACTGACAAAGCAATGCACCTGATTCAATTCACCTTATTCAAAAATGTTTTCACTGACAAAACTGTGCATCTGATGCAATTCACCTTATGCAAAAATGTTTTCACTGACAAAACTGTGCATCTGATGCAATTCACATTATTCAAAATGTTTCCACTGACAAAACAATACATCTGATACAATTCACATTATAAAAATTATTTACATTATGTCAGATACAATACATCGTTTAAGTGTAATAAATCCTAACAATAAAAATGCAACATATTTTTATTGGGAAATTCGACTCTAATTTTGTTAGCGGAAAAATAAATATTAAAACTAATGCATTCAGATATACTAAGCCTCAAATAGATCATGAATCCATGAAAAAACATTATGGAATGATCAGAGAATAAAATATTATGCAAGTTCAAAGAAAGATAACGTTATAGTGTATTTCAACAATTATAGTCAAACTCGTATAAAAGGTACAGACTTGTGAATGGAAAAGAGTATAGAAAATTATTCAGAAAGAGAGGATATAAGGCATTTTTATTAGGAGGCTTTGCTATTTACAAATTCTTTTATTAAAAAAAATATTGAAAAATATAAGCAATTTTTACCTGCAAAATAAATGGTCATATTTAATGAATCATTAGAATTTGAATTGAATAATGAAGTTGATTTATTACAATATGCATGTTTGATTAATAATGTAAATTTAGTAAGACTATTGATAGACAAGGGAATTGATGTAAGCTCGTCCTTATTATATGCATGTTCTGTACACGATATAGATATTAATATAATCAAAATGTTAATAGAGAATGGAGCAAATGTCAATTATATAGATGATGAAGGAGTGACACCGTTAATGATTGTATGTAGCTCTAACGATAATATAAATATAGCAAAATTATTAATAGAAAATGGTGCAAATATTAATCATAAAGATAATAATGGAGAATCTATTCTTTTGCATTCATGTCTGTCTGAAAACAGAGAAATAGTGAAAATATTAATAAGTAGTGGAGTTAACATAGAAAATATTGACAAAAATGGTGACACAGCTTTAACGTTCATATGTTCTTATAAACACACATGTGAAGAAATTGGAGAATTATTAATAGACAGCGGAGCAAATATAAATTATGTCAATGGATATGATGAAACGGCATTGATAGCAGCGTGTATAAATAAAAGTGAAAATTTCATTAAATATTTGATTAATAGTGGAGCGGACATCAATTATGTAACCGAGAATGGAGAAACCGCCTTAATGATTCTATGTTATTATGGTTATGTAGACATTGTAAAGTCATTAATAGAGAAGGGTGTTGATATAAATGTAGCTGAAGATAGTGGTTATACTTGTTTAATGTGTGCGTGTATGAATAAACATGAATATTTAGCAGAATTATTAATAGAGAAAGGTGCTAATGTAAATGTTGTCACATATAGAGGACATACATGCCTTATGTATGCATGTATGACTGGAAATATCAAATTGGTAAAATTATTAATAGCTGCTAGAGCAAATATTAATTATATCAATGATAAAAAAGATACGGCTTTAACATATGCTTGTGCTAATGGACATTGTGAAATAGTTAAATTGTTACTATCAAAGAAAATCCGCATAAATCGTGATATTAATTATAATACAATATTCATTTCAACATATCATGGAGGTCATACAAATGTCATCAAAATATTGATGTCATATGGATACAACTATACTGAGCTATCTAAATATTGTAGAATATATAGCATAGATATACATGAATATACCAAGACGGGGAACGATGATAAAATTATTGATTATAGTAAATTTTATAAGCACATTCGGATGTCATATAATTTTATAAAACTTCATGATTATAAGGACAAAATAATAAAATTCATAAATGAATATATTGTAAGTAAAGAATATATAAGTGAAAAGGCATCTGATATATTTTCGCAAATTATATGCATTTCAGACGGATATTATATTCTTAAATAATTATGCATTTAGTAAATTCATAATATGGGAAAATGATAGAAATTGTAATTTTTTAATTTAAAAAATTATATAACACGAGAATTATCAGAATGGAAGAGGGAGACGATGATATAACAATTGTGAACAAACTAGTACAGTATAATAGAATCAACTACGAAGATAGAAACGGTAATACATCTCTACTTTATGCATGTTACAAAAACAATCTGAATTTATTAAACTTATTGATAGAAAAGGGAGCTGATGTAAATCACATAAACAAATATGGTTGTACAGCCTTATTATATTCATGCTCTATGAATAACACCTGGGAAGATGATACAGTGTTTGAAAAGAAAATGTCAATAATTAGAGCATTAATTAAAAATGGATCAAATGTGAATTACTCAAAAAAAGGTGCGCCAATATTACTGATGAGAATACTATACAGTAATATAGAACTAGTGAGAGCACTACAATATAGTACAGGACTTATCAGAACATTAGATGAAAATATATATGATCATTCAAATAATATTCACTCTCTCTTTGATAAAAATTTAAAAATAATAAGACTTTTAATAAATTCGGGAGCAAATGTTAATCGTAAATATGGTTCTGAAACTTATCTTACTAGCACGTGTATAATAAATTTTAGACGCATTGATAATTTCATATATGAGAAAAATATGGAATTAATAAAATTATTAATAAACACTGGTTTAAATGTTAATGATGCTGGTCTCTCTGGCAGAACTGCTTTATCTCATGCATGTGTTAATGGTGATATTGAAATGGTAAAATTATTAGTAAATTCAGGCGCTAATATTGAACATAAGGATTTCGACCACAATAATGTGTTATTAAATATATGTAATAGTGATAACATAAATTTAGAAATAGTGAAATACTTAATAAATTTAGGTGCTAATGTGAGACATACGAACGGACACAATTATACACCATTATTAAGTTTATGTTCTAGAGATAGAGTGGACATTGAAATAGTGAAATTATTCATAGAAAAAGGCGCTAATGTGAATCAGATATGTAATAATAACACTTCATTATTCTCAATATGTAGTAAAGAACACATAGATATAAACATAGTGAAACTTTTAGTTGAATCAGGGGCAAATGTTAACCATAATAAAAATAACAAAACAATTTTATTAGAAGCATGTGATAATAAGAATGTTACTTTAGAGCTTATTGAATTTTTATTAGATTCTGGCGCAGATATATCATATGTAGGGAATAGAGCACTATTACAAGTATGTGAAAATAATAATATAGAATTGGTGAAATTATTGGTAAGAAAGGGTGTGAAAATTAATAAAGCGATTAAAAAGGGTCAAACACCCCTATTTTACACATGTTCTAAGATTATAAGGGATGGATTTCCATTTAGTGAATATATAGATTTATTTAAGACATTAATAAATCTCGGTGCTGATATCAATCAGGAAAACCCAAATGATAACTCCGTTCTTTTATATTCTTGTAAATATGGAAACATAGACATGTTAGAATTCTTAATACATAACAATATAGATTTAGATCATGTGTATAAATGTGGTAATACAGTCTTATTGATTATGTGTAAATTAAAAATAGCAAGGAAAGATTATCATGACGAGAAAAAGAGAATATTAGGTATTATCAAACTCTTATTGGACAAAGGGGTAAATATTAACCACATAAACAATGAGGGTGATACAGCACTCACAATCGCATGTTCTAATAGTTATGTGGATATTGTGGAATTATTATTATCATATAAACCCAATGTTAACATTATAAATAAAAATGGTTATACAAGCTTATTACACGCTTGTATTAGAAAGGATACTCAATCAGTAAAATTATTGTTAGAAGCAGGTGCTGATGTTAATTTTGTGGATAATAAGAGCAACACTGGTTTAATGTATGCTTGTGTAAATGGAAGTGTGGAACTCGTCAAACTATTAATACATTTTGGAGCTGACATCAATCATATTAATAAAAATGGCGACACGGCTCTAACTTACGCTTGTATATGCGGGAATGTGGAAGTGGTAAAAATATTATTATTAAGTGGAGTAAAGCAAAATTATGAAATCAACTATAATACAATATTTATAATATCTTACAAATTAACCAAAATCGACATAATTAAATTATTAACATCATCAAATTATGATTATGTAAAATTATATAGTTTGTCAAATATTAATAACTCTTTATTTAAAAACACCCGTAATATTTTTAAACGCGTTGATCTTCTAGGTGAATGGTCGGTAAAATTACCTTCAATTAATCTTGATATAAATGAATATACAAAAATACAAAATGATGTGCTGGACATGGTATGTGAATATAAAAATAGTGAAGAATATCATATGACACGAAATAAACTATATAAGGAGGTAGCATCTGACATATTTAGTCAAATTGTTTTACTCACAGATGATTACTACAAAATCCATATTTTTTAAAAATTATTATTAATTCAATGAATTGATATATCACCATAAATGAAATTTCATTTTCTTATTATTCAAATTAATAAATTATACAACTTTTTTAACATGGATTTTTTAGGAGACGGCAATTATAAAAATATTAAATTATTAGAATCATGTTATCTTAACGACATACATGAGGTAAAACTTTTGATTAACAAAGGAATAGATGTAAATTACGTACATAAAGGAGAAACTGCTTTATTAAAATCATGTGGTGCAACTATTGATGTGGATGATGAATTTGATGTTGACATTAATATAGAGATAGTAAATCTGCTGATAGAACATGGTACTAATGTTAATTATGAAAATGATGAGGGAGAAACACCTTTAATTGCTGCACGTAGAAATAAAAACCATTCTTTAATAAAATTATTAATTGAAAAGGGTGCTGATATAAATTATGAAAACAAAAAAGGTTTAACAGCATTAATGAGTGCATGTGGTGAAAACGATATAGAGTCTGTTAAAATTTTATTGACGATGGGCGTTGATGTCAATTATATATCTAAAAATGGTAACACTGCATTGTTGTCAGCTTGTGATATGGATATTTATAGTGGTTATGTAAATGATAAAGAATTATGTGTAGATTTAATAAAACTTTTAGTAATTTGTGGTGCTAATATTAACCATAAAAATCATGGTGGGAGAAGTGTTTTTTATTCTATATTTGAGCGACATGATTATGATTTGATCGAATCTCTGATAGATTTCTGTGATGATATTGAATGTGTGGATATACATGGAAATACAATATTAATTTGGTGTTGTTACCGAGGTAATATAGTTTCGGTAGATTATCTCGTGAAAAGGGGTGCAAATGTGAATGTTGTGAATAGTGAAGAATGCACTCCATTAATCTATGCATGTACAAGTGGAGATATTGGTATGGTTAGATATTTGTTGAAAAGTGGTGCCAATCCAGATCATCAAAACAATATCGGCCATACTCCATTAATTTGTGCGTGTATAGATGGTGATATAGATATGGTTAATTTGTTGATAAATTACAATGCTGATATCAATTACGTTAATAAAAATAAGGATTGTGCATTAACATATGCATGTATTAATAATCATGTGGAAATTGTGAAATTATTGTTAAAAAGAGGATCATATATAAAACATGATATTAATTATGATATTATGTTTATAACACCGTCTTACTTTAAAAACTATAATATAATTGAAATATTATTATGTGCAGGTTATAGTTATAAAGAACTGACAAAACCCAGCAATTTTGAGAATAATTTATGTATCAACGATTATCTCAAATATAAACGTATAGCATATATTGGTCTTAATTTGGGTAATTTTCATAGATATGCAGAAAGTATAGACGGGATTATATTTTTAGAAAAATATTGTGAGGAAAATATAAAATACAATGGTTTAAAAAGGGAATTGAGAGAACCAGTTGCATCTGATATATTCTCATACATGGTTCTAGTGTCAGACGGTTATTACACACTTGGAAATAATTTTTAATAAACATATTTTAAACTGCTTTGTTATAAGTTATATACAATTTGTATATAACAATGCCACCACAAATGAGATTTATTTTTTTATAATTTAAGTTAGAAAATCATACAAATTATATCAACATGTCGGATGCGGAAATTTTAGAATTTGATAACTACAAAAACATAAAATTATTGAAATCGTGCTATCTTAACAACATACACGAGGTATATCTTTTGATTGACGACGGAGTTAATGTAACATATGAACACAATGGTGAAACTGCTTTATTAAAATCTTGTGAGGCAATTATAGATGCAAATAATGAAATTGACGTCAGCATTAATATAGAAATAGTAACCCTACTGATAGAATGTGGTGAATATGTGAACTATGAAAATTGTGACGGGAAAACACCTCTATATGTTGCTCTTAAAAGTAAAAAATATGCCTTAGCAAAATTTTTAATTGAAAACGGCGCTGATATAAATTATGAAAATATCGAAGGTTTTACAGTATTGATGTATATGTGTGAGAAAAATGATGTAGAGTCTGCTGAATTTTTATTGGAGATGGGTGCTGACGTCAATTATATATCTAAAAATAATAACACTGCATTACTATTAGCTTTTGGAATGGGTATTAATAGTGACATAGATGATAAAACCTTGAATGACGATCTGGTAAAACTTTTGGTAAACAATGGTGCTGATATCAGTCATAAAGATTGTAATAAAAAATCCGTTTTTTACACTATATTTGAAAAATATGATAGTGTTTTGATTGAATACCTGTTTGATTTATGTGATGATATTGAATGTGTGGATGTATACGGAAATACAATATTAATGTGGTGTTGTTATTACGATAATATAGATTCCGTAAAATTTCTTGCGGAAAAAGGAGCAAATATAGAACATATAACACCTGAAGGCTATACACCATTAATTTGGTGCTGTTGTTATGACTATATGGATTTAGTAGAATTTTTTGTGGAAGGGGGAGCAAATATAAATTATGTATATGATGAATGCTATACTCCATTAATATATGCATGTATACGTGAAAATGTGGAAATGGTTAAATATCTGTTGGAGAACGGTGCTAATCCAAATTATTCAAATAAACATGGATACACACCACTAATTTATGCGTGTATAAATGGTAATATAGAGGTTGTAAAATTGTTGATGAATTACAATGTTGATATCAATTATGTTAATAAAGACAAAGATTGCGCTTTAACATATGCTTGTATTAATGATCGTGATGAAATTGTAAAATTAATATTGAAAAGAAGTGTATGTATAAAACATAATGTTAATTACAATATGATATTTATAACATTGGGTTATTTAAGACGTTTCAATATAATTACAATATTATTATGTGCTGGGTACAGTTATAAAGACCTGAGCAAATCTAATAATTTTAAAATTGTTTTACCTATAAACAATTACCTCGAACATAAACGTGTATCACACACGGGGTTTTATTTAGATAATAATGATGAACATATAACAAACATAGACAAAATTATATCTTTGGAAATTGACTGTGAAAAAAATGTAATATATAACGGGCTAAAAAGAGAGTTGAGGGAACCAATATCGTCTGATATATTTTCATATATGGTTCTGATTTCTGATGGCTATTACAGTTTTTGAAATAATTTTTAATAAACATATTTTGAGTCATGTTTTTTATAATTTATATACAGATTGTATATAATTGCACAGTCACCGCATAATGATATAAATCCATTCCCAAAATGACATAATTTTTATTAAAAGGTCACCAATTAAATATTATTATGGAGGCATTAACACACGATAATGTAGACAATAATATTCAATTAGCGATAGCATGCTATAATGGGGATGTAGATCAAGTAAAACATTTATTAGAAAATGGTGCGAATGTCAATTATTCAAATAAGTGTGGAAAAACTGCTTTATTATCAGCATGTGGGTTACACATGTTAAGAAATTACGAAATAAGTAAACTTATAAAATTTGAAATAAATTTGGATATAGTTAAAATTTTGATAAACAACGGTGCTGATGTTAATCATAAAGATAATAATGATATGACAGCACTTTTCCTATCATGCAATGGGCAAAATTATGAAGTGGTTAAATTTTTAATAACATCAGGTGCTGATGTTAATTGTAGAGATAAATATATGGATCCATTAATATCGTTAATGTGTGAGAAAAATAATATTGAATTGGTTAATATTCTCATAAGTGCTGGAGCTGATGTTAATCTTAAAAATAATCAAAAAGAGACTCCATTAACATTTGCATGTTTTAATGCAAATGTTAATATGATAAAGCTTTTAATTGATAGTGGAGCAGATATTGAAAGTAAAGACATATTTGGTAATACTGCACTTATGTCCTCATGTAGTCATTCATCCATATATGTTGTAAAGACACTTCTCAACCACAACGCTAATATCAATAGTATAAATTATTTCGGACATACTAGTCTGATGTATGCATGTATGGATGAAAAAATTGAATTAGCAGAATTGTTGATAAAATCAGGTGCTGATATTAATCATATTGATTGTGCTAATAATTGTGCATTGACATATGCATGTACCAATAGTCATTTAAAAATGGTAAAATTTTTGTTAAGAAAAGGCGCTGCAATAAATCATAAAATTAATTATAACACAATGTTCATAATATCATACCATCTAAACTTTATAGACATAATTGAAACATTAACATCTGCAGGGTATGATTATGAAATTTTATGTAATTACCATAAATTTGAAAAAGACATATTGGTTGGAGGATATTTTACTGGTATACATGATCAATATTATAAAGATATTATAAGTGTGAATGATTGTTTGAGAATACAAAAAGAAATTATACATTTGATGAAAAAATACACAAAAACTAAAAAGTATGTTGATGTAAAAAGAGAATTATTTGAATCTACAGCATCTGATATATTTTCGTATATGGTTCTGATAACTGATAGTTATTACAAGTGTTAATGATATAGCATGATTTTTATAATTTATATACAATTTGTATATAATAAAATGAATTGCTTTTATTATCTATTTTGATGATTTTACTCTAGGATGAGAGTTAGCTAAAATGAAATATATTTTTATTACATACATTGATTTCGTGGATATTCATTAGAGGGATGCAATTTCTACTTGTCGTTAACATTATCTCTGAGTTCAATATTTTCAAATAACTCTACAATGCTAAGATATCCACACTTTTTAACAATCATAAGTGCAAAATTATTTTGTTTTTTAATATTATCTATTTTCTCTTTGTTTTTAATTTTATCTACATTGTACGCCTTTATTCTTTCCAATCTTTCTTCCAATAATACGCTGATAATATTTTTATATCCGCGATTTGATGCAGCATATAAAGGTATGTACCCTTTATTATCTGCTTTATCTATGTCTATTCTTTTATCGTTAATTAAAAGCTTCACTATATCCAAGTATCCAACAGAACATGCCCTATAAAAAGGAGTAATCCCATTTTCATCTGCTCTATTAAAGTCAGTTTTATTATTGTTTAAGAATAATTTGACAATATTTGTAAATCCGAGTGAACAAACAGAATGGAAAGGAATCCTACCATAATTATTTATTACATTAATGTTTACTTCCTCATCTTCCAATAATTTTTTTACAATCTCATAATTATTGATCAAACAAGCACTAAAAAAATATAATGTTTTAATATCATTATATATGATAGGCTCTGCAGATATAGTATTTGGTAAATTATTCATGTTTGATTAAAATATTTTAAAAATATATAAGTGTAAGTGTTTTTTTTTCAAAAAAATAAAAAATCCTTATATTCATTATTATAATAAACTTATTTACAAATTAGTTGATACACCTTCTCTTATTTACAAAATTATTTGACCTGGCTCCAGACACTAATTACTCTTATTAAAAAATCAATTATTTAGAGAAAATAAAGTTACACTCTCACTATTTTACAAAATCAATTATTTACAGATAATAAAGTTACACTCTTATTATTTTACAAAATCAATTATTTACAGAAATTAAAATTACATACTCACTATTTTACAAAATCAATTATTTACAGAAATTAAAATTACATACTCACTGTTTTACAAAATCAATTATTTACAAAAATTAAAATTACATACTCACTATTTTACAAAATAAATTATTTACAGAAATTAAAATTACACTCTATTTTACAAATTAAAATTTATAATTCACATCGTAGTTTTACCACAGATTTGAGCCTATCCTTATTTTCTTGCATTTCAACTTCCTTTTCCTATTTATAGTACTAAGGAAGTATCTATTTCTATTTTTCTCCATAATAACACTATTCCCATTCACATTCCCATTTCTATTCTTTACATATTTTTCACAATAATTTACCAATTCATCACGTGCTATATTTATACGTCTGTATATATTTGTAATTAATTCATGAATTATTTCAATGTATGGTACATTTACTTGATAAACATTATTTACACCACTGTTAATATTATTATTTACAAAATTATTATTTACAAAATTATTAAAACTATCAATAACTCTATCATGATCATCATCTTTCTTTATTAAACCATTAATTATCTCTGTTTCGTTGATGCTCGTATAAATATTATCACTGGTCATGTTTTCTGTGTTAAATAAAGTAATGTTTTCCACATCCGCTGAATTATTGTCATAATGTACATATGTGTCTATTATGTCTGAAATAATATCCATATCATCTTGGTATGTTGAATCACTATCACTTGAATAATTCAAATTATGTTTCATGACGTTATGGAATTCATCAACACCACTGCTACTATCACTTGTATAATTCTCACAATTATTATTTTCATTAACATCCTCTTCAATTTCATCGATTTCACTTACCCCACTAACATCATAGTCTACCTCGCTCAATATATCAATCTCGCTAATTTCACTATCCATCTCACACGTTACACTACTCACATCATCTATTTCACTTACATCACTTACCTCATTTACTGGAATAACCACATCATCTGTATCCAACATCACATCCAATTTTGACTCATCTAATGCATTCATTTGTGTTAAAGCATTTCTTAAAATATCACTGATCATTTTATCATTCTTAAAGCTTCTCAAGAGCATATGCATTTCATCCACAGCTGTCTTAACATTGTCTGATTCAGTATCAATATATCTACCGTTCTTTAAATTATGGATTTCGTCAAAATTTTGTCCACCAGATCCCATTCGCATATATTTGTTCTTAATTCTCTCTCTACGTGATTCAGATTCTTCAGGCTTCTTTAATTTTGAACATATCTCCTCAATTGCGCTAAAAACAGTCCTTTCCCATTCCTTTACACATGTTTCAGATATTTTCTTGTTCTTCTCATTTAAACAGTTAATAATTTCATGAGCGTGTCCAATCCATTGAGCATATGATTTCTCAGCGTTATCAATAGTGTATTTAATCATATGTACTTCAAATAAATTTGGGTTCACGCGTAACATAATCTCATCATCTCTCATGATCACCTCTATGTCCTTCTTTGCTGTAGCACCAATATTCTCACTACCACGTTGTCTACCTCTAGGAAGTTTATTATTCTCAATTTCTTGTTTTTCTTCTGCAATTTTATTTTTACTTCCCTCGCGTCTACCTGGTCCTACTTGTACTTTAACTGGTTCTCTACATGGTGAATTATATAATGGTATATTATAGAGTGGTATTGATGATTTAATTCCCACTGATGTATTAACTGATGCTGATGACAATGGTGATGGCTTCTTAAAATTACTGAAACTAAACTTTGCGGGTTCAAATACACATCTGTTCATCTCAATTTTTTTAGTCGTGTACACATTGATATTGGGTGTATAGACAATAGTTGATGTTAATGTGATTGGTAATACAGGTTTGAGTCTAGGTTTAGTATTAACAGTTGATTCATTTATTGGTTTTTTCCTCAGGATATCAACATGATATCCTAAGTTACAACATTTATCATTACCGAGAATTGTTCCACCGGCATATTTTCTAATTTTATTGATTGATTCATTTTTGGACGAATCAACATTAATAACAATATTATCCGAACTATGATCAGATCCTACAGTAGTATTATCTGATTCTGGTTCGGGTTTATCAATAACTTCACTATCTAGTTCTAAGTCAGATTTGTCAACAACAGCATCTGACTTTAAACCAGGTTCATCAACAACATTATCTGATTTAATATCAGATTTAGCAACATTATTACTTTCAGTTGGACCCATTGGATCCAACTTACTCGCGTTATAACTTACAATGAAGGAATAATTATTGAGAGCAGATGGGTTTCTGCCTCTTTTTACTCCTTTAAAAGTGATAGAATCAGGGATTTTATATCCGCCAATAGTAAAATCAGGTGTGGGAGCCGGCTCCCCAAAAGCAAAGATGTCCGGACATCTTTGCTTTTCACCTTCTATAATATTATTGATTGAACACTTGAGAGTGTCCAATACTTCAACATCAATAGGAGAGACTTTTGGTTTTCTCCCCTTTTTAACAACATAGTATTTGTGGAGGATATCCCACAATTTTTCTAGGTTAAAAACCGTAGTCAAATTGTGGAAATGTAACTCCTCCACATTCATATTAACATCGTAAATGATCCTTTCTCTCTCCTTAACATACTCATCATTGATGAAATCTATTGTCTTGGAGGAGAGAAAAGATTGCCCGTCGGCTTCAACATATTTTCTGATCTTTTCGATCAACTCACTAGAGGACTTTTTAAAATCACTCATTCTCGACTATTTTATGTAAAATTTTTTAATTAAGGTAATTCAATTTTTTAAAAAAATTTTTTTTTATTTTTTTTTAATGAAATTTTATAATAGATGGATTCTGTCTTGGTAAAAAGTATTAAAAGATTAATATATTGTGAATTGACTGTCTGTGGGAGTCAATAATGTAAATATTAGAAAAACATGTTATTGATGTATCAGAGCTTATACGGTTATTTACAAAAATATTAACATATATGATATAAATTAATTTAAATGATTGTCATGTTAAATTGAGAAAATAATAAATATATGATGTAGTAGCAGGTATAGTTAATTTATTAATGATAAATTAATGGAGATGGGATTGATGTATGGTAAATAACATGTGATTGAAAATAATGTTCAAATTATATCATCGATATAAGGTAAATTGATATTTACCATAGAATCGGTTATTGAGATAGAATTTATTAATAATAACATGTTTACTTTCCAAATGAAAATTTTTAGTATTAATCCTAACCTATCCTGATTTTATTCAAATGATTCTGTTTTAATTACAATTGAGACAAATAGATCTATTATGTTTATTGTATATTTAATAGTTTTTTATTTATTAATATAAAAAATTAAATTAATATATAAAACAAATATAATAGAAATTTTTAAGGATAAAATCAAATAGACTATAATAATATAATCAGGATAGTATTCATTCTGAAATGTAAATTTCGAGATAGGTTAGGATTAATACTGAAAATTTTACGATGGAATAATTTTATTAACATATAAATGAGCTTCTTATGGTTTATATAAGATATATAATTTTTTGGTTGTAACTGGATTAAATGCATATGTTTCTAATCATTCGAAATATAAATTCCTATGATTAAGTTACATTAATGGTAAAAAGTTTTCTCGTAAGAGAAAATTTTCAGTATTAATCCTAACCTATCTTCATTAATCTCAATTTAATTTGTTTCAATTACAGTCAGATCAAATAGACATATTGTATTTATTACATATTTAATAGTTTTTTATTTATTAATATAAAAAATTAAATTAATATATATAATAAATATACTGGGAATTTTTTAAGGATAAAATCAGATAGACTGTATTAATATAGATTAAATAACACTTGTTTGAAATTATAATTTTTGAGATAGGTTAGGATTAATACTAAAAATTTTCTCTTATGAGGAGTCTTTCCATTATTAATATAACCTAGTCTTAAAATTTTTCATAGAAAATAATTTTACCAATATATAGTTTAGATAGTTATAGATTATATTAACTAAATATGTTTCAATTATAACTAGATTAGATGAATATACTTATAATCATTTAGAATATAAAATTTTAGGATTGGGTTATATTAATAATGGAAAGTCTCTTCTTACGAGGAGACTTTCAGTATTAATCCTAACCTATTTTGATTTTTAATATTTTAATTTAACTCAGTTGTAGCTAAACCAAATAGACCTATTACATTCATTGTATATTTAATTAATTTTTTATTTATTAATATAAAAAAATAAATTAATATATAATACAAATATAATAGAATTTATTGAGGATAAATTAAAATAGACTATATTGATGCAGATTAAACGATACTCATTTGGGGTTATAATTTTTATTATAGGTTAGGATTAATACTGAAAAAATTTCTTAGAAAGAAGAACTAACAATATAGAGTTAAATTGATTGTAATTTAAATCAGATAAATAAATCTCAATTATAACAGTGTTAAATAGATATACTTATACATATTTAAAATATGAACTTTTAACATTGGGATATATTAGTATTGAAAAGTTTACTCTCATAAGAAATTTTTTCTGTATTAATCCTAACCTATCCTGATTTTATTCAAATAATTTTGATTCAATTACAATTGAGTCAAATAGACCTATTACATTCATTGTATATTTAATTAATTTTTATTTATTAATATAAAAAAATAAATTAATATATATATAAAATATAGTGGGAATTTATTGTGGCTAAATTAAAATGGATTATATAGATATAGGCTAAACGATATTCATTTTGAAATGTAAATTTTGAGATAGGTTAGGATTAATACTGATAAAATTTCTTAGAAAGAAGAACTAACAATATAGTGTTAAAATAGTTATAATTTAAATCAGATAAATAAATCTCAATTATAACAGTGTTAAATAGATATACTTATATACATTTAAGATATGAACTTTTAACATTGGAATATATCAATACTAAAAAGTTTACTTTCATAAGAAATTTTTTGTATTAATCCTAACCTATCCTGATTTTATTCAAATGATTTTGACTCAATTACAATTGAGTCAAATAGACTATTATATTTATTTGTATATTTAATAATTTTTTATTTATTAATATAAAAAAATTAATTAGTATATAAAACAAATATAATGAAAAATTATTGAGAATAAATTTAGATAGACTGTACTGATATAGGCTGAACAACATTAATTTGGAAATATAATTTTCAAGATAGGTTAGGATTAAATTGGAAGATTTTCTCTCTTGAGAAAATCTTCCAACATATAATTGAGCTAATCATGATATAAACCACATGAATATATTTCGGTTTTATTCACACAAATAAATATATTTAACATATTATAAAATGTTATTGTATCCCACACAGCGTGGTACAATTATAAAATGTTTACATCCTATATATTATAGTGATGACGACAATACACTTACAATATTTACAAGTGAGAATTAACATCGGTAATAAGCAATATGAGTAAATATCTTGTGAATATCTTGTACTAAATACAAGAATCTATGAGGTGTGATTATTACTAATATTAGTTATCATTTGTAAATTAGAGGAAGGTATTATTTCATTTCTCTGCACAGAAATGATTATCAAATATTTAGTGTGTGTATTTAATTCTAAATATCATAGTTATTATGTCGTATGAAATATACTGATAATATCACGTTAATCTTTACCATGATATTATTTTATGTTTATTGTCTGTATCATTCCGTTGTATTTTTCCGGTATTTTCCGGTATTTTCCAGGTTTTTTTCTGGAAATTTTCCAGAAATTTTTTAAGTTAAAAAAATTTTTATGTATAGAGATACAGAAAGTGTAAAATAAGGTACTTCCAAGACGCGTCCATTCCGTCTTGAAAGTGTACAAAATAGTGCTTTTTGAATGTTCTCAAAAAATTCCAGAAATCCTGGGAGTAAAAGGAGCTAAAAATTGCCATCTGGGGGAGCTAACAAACATTATCGATTTTTGTGTAATCTATTATAACGGTAAAATCTAGGAATAATCTGCATGTGTTTAAAATACACCATTTTTTAACGACAACATACAGCTTCAAAAATAAAACAATATGTTTTTATTTTTTTAATTGCAGAAAATAAAATGTAGTTTAGTATATGCAGTTCTCTGTCTGTTATTTCCATTGTTTCTAACATTAAAAACTAATGAAATGATAATTTGTAAAAATACCATATAAAGACTTTTATGATATCAATGGATGTCTTACAATATACTTTATACATGATGTTTAACAATTGACTAACATTAAAGTGAAATTTCTTTATTGTAAATTATATAATACATCCATAAAATGAAATGATTTTGTCTAAAATTTAAATTAATAAACCATATCAAAGAGTTCAGCATGAAACATTTAAAAGACAGTAATAACAAAAACATTAAATTATTAAATTCATGTTATCTTAACGACGTAGGTGAAGTAAGAGCTTTGATTTTTGAAGGAGTGAATGTAAATTATAAAAGCAATGGTGAAACATCTTTATTAAAATCTTGTAAGGCAAATGTATACATGAAAGATAAACATAATGTTAATATCAATATTGAAATAGTGAATTTATTGATAAAAAACGGTGCAGATGTAAATTATGAAAATGAAAAAGGAGAAACACCATTATTCATTGCTTATAAATATAAAAAGTATGAATTATTGAAATTATTGGTAGAGAGTGGTGCTGATATAAATCACGAGAATAAAAGAGGTTTTACGGTATTAATTGACGCATGTGAAGAGAACGATATAAAGTCTACAAAAATCTTATTGGAGATGGGCGCGAATGTCAATTATATAACTAAAAATGGTGATACTGCATTATTATCAGCTTGTGAAATGAGTACTGTTGGTATTAGCGTGGAATGTGTTAATCTGGATACAGAATTGATAAAACTTTTGATAAATCATGGTGCTGATATCAACCATAAAACTAGTATGGGTCGAACTATTTTTTATTCTATATTTGAATCATATAATAGTGATTTAATTAAATATATGATAGATTTATGTGATGATATTGAATGTATAGATAATCATGGTGAAACAATATTAAATCGGTGTTGTTATTATGTTAATGAAATTTCAGTAAAATTACTTGTAGATAAAGGTGCAAATGTAAATCATATAGATGATGATGGATATAGTCCATTAATTTATGCATGTCTACATGATAATGTAGATATGATTAAATGTTTATTGGAGAATGGTGCTATCCCAAATCATTCAAATAATACAGGATATACACCATTAATTTATGCATGTATGAATGGTAATGTGGAAGTTGTTAAATTATTAATAGATTACAAAGTAGACATTTACTATGTTAACAAAAACAATGATTGTGCTCTAACATATGCTTGTATTAATGATAATACAGAAATTGTGAAATTAATATTAAAAAGAGGTATTTGTGTAAAACATAATATTAATTACAATAGAATGTTCGTAATACCATCTTATTTGGGTCATTATAATATAATTGCTATGTTATTATGTGCTGGTTATAGTTATAAGCAGCTGAGTAAGCTTAACGACTTTAAAGATAAATTAATAGTGAACAGTTACCTCAGACGTAGACATGTATCACATATTGGTTATAATTTAGACGAAATTCTTAAAAATGTGGAATACGTGAATAAAATTATGTTTTTAGAATATGATTGTGAAAGAGATGTAAAATATAATATTTTAAGAAGGGAATTAAGAGAGCCAATAGCATCTGATATATTCTCGTATATTGTTCTAATTTCGGACGGTTATTTAAATTTTGGAAATGGTCTCCAATAGACATATTTTTATTTGCGATAGCGCATATAAATTATATGAGATGTATATGATATATTCTTAAAGTGAGATATTTTTAGTTAAAAATTTTAACTAAATATGGAAATACCAGGACACGATATTATAGAAGGTACAAAATTAGCAATCGCATGTTATAATGGAGATGTAGAACAAGTAAAGCTAATACTGAGAAATGGAGCAAATGTTAATTATTCAAATAATAATGGAAAAACTGCATTATTGTCAGCATGTGGGTTACACGTATTTAAAAGTTATGAATTTGACACGCTTACAAAATTTGATATAAATCTGGATATAGTTAAAATCTTAATAGATAACGGTGCGGACATCAATCATAAAGACAATAATGGAATGACAGCACTTATAGCATCATGTGGTAGAAAAAATTATGATGTAATGAGATTTTTAATAAAATCGGGAGCCGATGTCAATTGTAAAGATAAATATATGGATCCACTATTGTCATTAGCGTGTGAAAAAAATGATATTGAATCAGTTAAAATTCTCATAGAAGCTGGTGCCGATATTAATCTTAAAAATATTCAAGGTGAGACTCCTTTATCTTTCGCATGTTTCAATGATAACGTAGATTTAATAAAGCTTTTAATTGGGAATGGTGCTGATATAAATAGCAAAGATATAATTGGCAATACTCCATTTATGTCATCATGTAGTCATTCATCCATACATGTTGTAGAGGTACTTTTATCTTATGGAGCTGATATTAATACAGCGAATTATTATGGACATACCGGTCTAATGTATGCATGTATGGATGAAAAAATTGAATTGGTAGAATTTCTGATAGCATCAGGTGCGAATATTAATCATGTCGATTGTAACAATAATTCCGCATTAACATATGCATGTACAAATGGTTATTTAAAAACGGTAAAATTTTTGTTAAGAAAAGGTGCTGTAATAAATCGTAAAATTAATTATAACATAATGTTTATAATAGCATATCATAGAAAATTTATAAACATAATTGAAACATTAACATCTGCAGGATATGATTACGAAGAGTTATGTACTTACCATAAATTTGAAAAAAGCATAAATGTTGGAAATTATTTGAATGGTATAGAATTTCAACACTTTAGAGAACCAATAAACGAAGATGATTACTTAAGAAAACAAAAAGAAATCATACATTTAATGAAGTCATATGTTAAAAGTAAAAGGTATATGGATATAAAAAGAGAGTTATTTGAATCTACAGCGTCAGATATATTCTCATACATGGTTTTAATAACCGATAATTATTATGATTGTTAGACTAGATATTAATGACTGTCATGTTTTCGAATATTAATTATGTACAAATTGTATATAAAAAAACGAATTTATTATATACATATCTGACCATAATTTATTGATTTATTAAACAAGCAGATACTCATGTAGAATAATTATTTTTCCTATGCATTCAACGCTAGTTACTCTTATTTACAAAATAAATGTTACATTAAATAGGTAGATACCCTTTCTCTTATTTACAAAATAAATATTACATGAAATCAGAAGATACTCTACCTCTTATTTACAAAATAAATATCACATGAAATCAGCGGATACTCTACCTCTTATTTACAAAATACATATTACATTAAATAGGCAAATACTCTACCTCTTATTTGCAAAATAAATATTACATGAAATCAGAAGATACTCTATCTCTTATTTACAAAATAAATATTACATGAAATCAGTGGATACTCTACCTCTTATTTACAAAATAAATATTACATGAAATCAGTAGATACCCTACCTCATATTTACAAAATAAATATTACATGAAATCAGCAGATACCCTACCTCTTATTTACAAAATCAATTATTTACAAAAAATAAAGTTATATATATTCTATTTTACACGTTATAATTTTACCACAAGTCTGAACCAGTCCTCATCTTCTTTCCTTTCAACTTCCTTTTCCTATTTAGAGTACTACGGAAGTATCTATCTTTGTTTCTCTTCACAATATCACTGTTTTTATTCTTACTTCTATTACCCACATAATTTTCACGATAACTAACCAATTCACTCCTCACTGTGCGTATACGCTCATACATATTTATAATTAAATCATGGACTATTTCAATATATAATGTATTTATCTGATAAGAATTATTTGCATTACTAACATCACTACCAACATCACCACGATCATTACTATCGTCCTTCTCTATTAGACTATTAATTATCTCCGTTTCATGTATGTACGTATAAATATTGTCAACAATCATGTTTTCTGTGTTAAATGCATTAATATCCTCTACATCTGCTGAATTATCATCATATTGTGCATATATGTCTACTATATCTGAAATTTCATCAGTATCATTATTGCTATTACAGCTTGTATTATATTCATAATTATTATATGCATCAGTTTTAACGTTCATACTTTCCTCTACTGTATCTATAACCTCATCACTTACTCCATCGTCTATTTTTTCACACAACTCACTAACATCACTTAATTCATCAACCTCACTCATCTCGTCAATTTCACCCAAATCGCTAACTTCACACACATCACTCAACATATCAATTTCATCCATATCACTAATATCACTAATCTCACCAAACTCGCTCACTTCGTATATGACACTATTCTCATCAACTTTACTTGACTCACACAACTCACTCAACTCGTTCAATCTATCTATTTCACTAACTCCATCACTTGTCTCACTATCAACAACTTTTATCTCACTGACTTCTCTCACCTCATCAATTTCAACTTCACTAACAGGAACAACCACATCATCTGTATTCAATTTTGATTCATCTAAAGCATTCATCTGTACTAGTGCATTTCTTAAGATATCACTGATAATCTTATCATCTTTAAAGTTTTTCAAAAGCATATGCATTTCATCCACAGCATTTTTAACATTATCTGATTCAGTGTCAATATATCTACTGTTCTTTAAATTGGAGATCTCGTCAAAATTATCACTATTTTTAGCATTAGAATTCATTCGCTTATATTTATTCATGATCCTTTCCCTACGCGATACTGATTCACTTGGTTTAGTTAATTTTGAACATATCTCATCAATCCCGCTCAAAACAGTCTTTTCCCAGTTTTTCATGAGTATCTCGGATATTTTCTTATTTTCATCATTTAAATGATTAATTATTTTGTGAGCATGTCCAATCCATTGAACATATGATTTATCAGAATTATCAATAGTGTATTTGATCATATGTACTTCGAATAGATTTGGATTCACACGTAACATAATTTCATTATCCCACATGATTACCTCATTATCCTTTTTTGCTGTTGCTCCAATGTTTTCACTACCAAGCTGTCTACCTCTAGGAAGTTTATTATCTTCAATTTCTTGCTTCTCCTCAGCGGTCTTGTTCTTACTTCCTTCACGTCTACCTGGTTTAGATGATTTAATTGGTTTAACTGGTACTTTGTATGGTGATGGATTTACTAATGGTGTATTATAAAGTGGTACAGACGATTTAATTATTACTGGTGTTTTAGTTGATCCTGATAATGATGATGGCTTGTTAAACTTACTGAAACTGAATTTTGCTGGTTCAAATATACATCTATTCATCTCAACTTTTTTACTCGTATACACATTGATACTGGGTGTATAGACAATAGTTGAGGTCAATGTTATTGGTAATTCAGATTTGGGTTTAACATTAACAGCTGATTTAACTACTGGCTTTTTCTTCAGGATATCAATATGATATCCTAAATTACAGCATTCATTATTCCCGAGAATTGGTCCATCGGAATATTTATTAATTTCATTGATTGATTTGTTTTCAGACAAATCAATCTTAACAACATTATTATCTGGTTTTGAGCCAGATTTATTAACAACATTAATACTTTCAGTTGGACCCATTGGATCCGACTTACTCGCGTGATAGCTAACAATAAAGGAGTAATTAGAAAGAGCAGATGGTTTTCTGCCTCTTTTTACCCCTTCAAAGGTAATAGTATCAGGGATTTTATACCCTCCAATCATAAAGTCAGGTGTGGGAGCTGGCTCCCCAAAAGCAAAGATGTCTGGACATCTTTGCTTTTCACCTTCAATAATTTTATTTATTGAACACTTCAAAGTGTCCAATACATCAGTATCAATAGGGGAAACTTTTAGTTTTCTCCCCTTTCTAACAACATTTACTTTGTGGAGGATATCCCACAATTTTTCCAGGTTGAAAACCGTGGTTAAATTATGGAAATGTAATTCCTCCACATTTCTAACAACATAATATTTGATCTTTTCCCTTTCCTTGACATACTCATCATTGATGAAATCTATTGTCTTGGAGGAGAGAATAGATTGCCCGTCGGCATCAACATACTTTTTGATCTTTTCGATCAATTCTCTAGAGGATGTATTAATATCACTCATCGCACAACTATTTAATATCAAATTTTTTATTTAAGATATTTCAATTTTTTAAAAAATTTTTTAAATTAATTAAATATGAAAATTTGCTATTATTGAGTTTAATGTGAATTGAAAATGTGGATGTAAACAATATTATGAGATAATCAATTGTATTGATAAATAATATAAACATTAAGAAAAAAATATTTTGATAACACAGTAGAATTTACATAATAATTATTATTAATGTCTATTTGTTTATACATACGTGGAATAATAAATTGATGTTTTAAACTTATGAAGGTATTGAATATATGATGTGGATCAGACATGATTAATTTATTACTGATAAATTAATAAAGATATAGATGGTGTTGAACGTATAAAATTAATTTTTAAATTAGATTTAGATTGTGATATTGATACTTGACAATTCATATTTATTTATGAGTATCATTTTTATATAAGGATAGATTTGGGTTAATATGTTAATTCTAACAATGAAAATTTTCAGTATTAATCCTAACCTATCCAGATTTTATTCAATTTATTTTGATCCGATTGTAATTGATCCAAATAGACCTATTATATTTATTACATATTTAATGCTTTTTTATTTATTAATATAAAAAAATAAATTAATATATAAAATAAATATAACAGGATTTTTTTAGAAATATATTCAGATACACTATATTAATATAGAATAAATAATGTCAATTTTACAATGTAATTTTCAAGATAGGTTAGGATTAACACTGAAAAATTTCTTGAAAGAAAATCTTATTAACATACAAATGGATTAATCATAATTTATATCAGTTAAACAAATTCATATTTGGAAGCGAATTAAATTTATATGTTTATAATCACTTAAAATGTATGTTTTTAAGATAATGTTACATGATACTGAAAAATATTCTTATTGTAAGGAAATTTTCAGTATTAATCCTAACCTATCTTGATTTAGCTTAAATTTTTTGTTACAATTCTAATTGAGTCAAATAGACTTATTGTTTTTATTGTATATTTAATAGTTTTTTATTTATTAATATAAAAAATTAAATTAATATATAATATAAATATACAAAGATTTTATTTGGAATAAATTCAATTAGACTATATTAGTGTAATCTGAACAGTATCAATTTATCAATACAACTTTTGAAATAGGTTAGGATTAATACTGAAAATTTACTTGAAAGATATAAGTTATTAATATATAGGTGGATCGTTTATAATTAATATCTATTAAATGAATTTTTAATTATAACTGAATCGAATACATATGTTTTTAATCATTTAAAATGTAAGTTTTTAAGATAATGTTATATTAATATCGAAAAAATTTTTATTATAGGGTAATTTTCAATATTAATCATAGCCTATCTTGATTTAGCTTAAATTATTTTGTTACAATTCTAGTTGAGTCAAATAGACATATTGTTTTAATTATATATTTAATAGTTTTTTATTTATTAATATAAAAAAATTAATTAGTATATAATATAAATATATAAGGAATTTTTTAAGAATAAATCTGTATATATTATATTAGTATAGTCTAAATAATGTCAATTTTAAAGTGTAATTTTCAAGATAGGTTAAGATTAACACTGAAAATTTTTCTTCGAGAAGAAACTTTTAGAATTGATAAAATACAGTTTTAAAAATTTACAATCTTAATGTTTATAAATATATTTATTTAATCCAGTTATAATTGAATTTTATATAACTACTACAAATTATAACTAATTCATCTATATAATAATATATTTCATTCCTTAGATAAATTTTCAGTATTAATCCCAACCTATCTTGATTTAATTCAAACAGTTTTGATACAATTCTAATTGAGTCAAATAGGCTTATTATTTTATTGTATATTTAATAGTTTTTTTTATTTATTAATATAAAAAAATAATTAATATATATATAATAAATATAATAAGAATTTTTTTTAAGAATAAATCAAGATATACTGTATTAATGTATGAAAAATAATATTAATTTATTAATGTAGTTTTTGAAATAGGTTAGGATTAATACTGAAAGTTTCCTTGATGAAAGAAATTTATCAATATATAAATAAACTGGTTATAATTTAAATTGATAAAACTAGTTTAAATTACAATTGAATAGGACGGATATATTAATAATCATTTAAAAAATAAATTTTTGACATTATTTTACATTGATAATAAAAAGTTTCTTTTTCATGGAAAATTTTCAGTATTAATCCTAACCTATCTCGATCCAATTCAAATTATTTTGATATAATTCTAGTTAAGTCAAATAAATATATTGTATTTATTACATATTTAATAGTTTTTTATTTATTAATATAAAAAAATAAATTAATATATATAACAAATATACAGGAAAATTATTGATTATAAATTCAGACAAACAGTACTGATGCAGCACAAACAATATCAATTTGATACTGTAATTTTTGAGATAGGTTAGGATTAACACTGAAAATTTTACTTGAAAAATGGAATTATCAACATGTAGTTAAACCATCATAATATAAAAAATCCGAACATATTTCACTTATAATCCTTCTAAATAGGTATATTTAACATGATGTAAAATGTTGCTATTATATTATTGTATAATGCTGTTACAAAATGTTTATACTTCACATGTTATGATGATGTCGATAATACTCATCCAATGTTTACAAATAATATCTAATATTGGTAATATGTAAAATATGTGGGGGTCTCAACAAAATTTTATGTATGATGCAGGATTTTGTGGGTGTTGGAACCATGTTAGTATATTTAATTTTGTTGCAGATTTAGTACCTCAAAGAGTGGTTATTACCAATGACAATTATTTCCCTTCAAATTGGAGGAAAATATTGTTCTAATTTTCCATACAAGAATGATTACTAATACATCACACATATATTTAATCCACACTTATATGATTTTTATATCTTACGGAATACAGAACAAATATCCATGTTAACAACAATCTTGGAATTACCTCATATCCTGCTCATCACAACATTTTGTTATATTTCTCAGAATTTTTCCCAGAAATTTTCCAGAAAACTTTTTAAATTAAAATATTTTTTCTGTATATGTATACAGAAAGTATAAAATAAGGAATATTTGAGACACGTCCAACCCGTCTTGAAAGTGCTTAAATTAGTGCTTTTTTGAATGTTCTCAAAAAATTCCAGAAATCCTGTGAGTGAAAAAGTGTAAAAAATGACATATGGGATGCTTACTAATAACATCAAAAATTGAACAATCTGTTATAACGGTATGATGTGATAATAATATACATATGTTAAAAATATACTGTTACCATGACAATAACACACCGTGTCAGAAATAAAAACAATATATTTTTATTTTTAATATCTCAGAATGGAATGGAATGTTATCGTGCGTTAAAAATAACATACATATATGTATATCATACAATCTTTAATTTTTATATCATCTAATTTTAAGACATCAAGAATGCTGGATGTAAAATTATATAGAATTACTGTCGATAATTAACAAAGATATTACACAATATTTCCTTATAATGTCAATAATATAATCTATAACGTACTTTATAAAATATCTATATATGATATTATAAAATATCATTAGTATAATACATAATATAGTTTATAAAATACAATTGTCTTAAAAATCTAATATTTTTAAGACTGTATTAGTACATCCTAAATATTATCAATTTGGAAGTATAATTTTCAGCATAGGTTAGAATTAACACTAAAATCTTTTTGCAAGATAATTTTATAATCATGTAAATGAACCAACTATAATTTATACCATTCATATGAATTATTAATTATAATTCAACTAAATTTATATATCTGTAACCATTTAAAATATAAAATTTTAAGATTATATTACGTTGATATTAAAAAATTTTCTTATAAGAGGAAACTTTCAGTGTTAATCCTAACCTATCTTGATTTTATCCAATCTATTTTGACTCAATTATTGTTAATTCAAGTAAATATATTTTATTTACTATATATTTAATGTTTTTTATTTATTAATATAAAAAAATTAATTAATATATATAATAAATATAATAGGAATTTATTATAAATAAATTCAGATAGACTATATTAATATAGTATAAATGACACCCTTTTAAAAGTATAATTTTTAAGATAGGTTAGGATTAATATTGATAGTTCTCCTCTTATAAGAAGAACTATCAACTTATAATTGAATTAATTTTAAGTTAAATCTCTTAGAATGAAATTTTTTAGTGTTGATCCTAACCTATCTTGATTTAATACAAATTAATTTGAAACAATTTTCATTGAGTCAAATAGACATGTTTTATTTATTATATATTTAATAGTTTTTTTATTTATTAATATAAAAAATTAAATTAATATATATAATAAATATAATAGGAATTTATTATAAATAAATTCAGATAGACTATATTAATATAGTATAAATGACACTCATTTAAAAGTATAATTTTCAGGATAGGTTAGGATTAATATTGATAGTTCTCCTCTTATAAGAAGAATTATCAACATATAATTGAATTAGTTTTAAGTTAAATCTCTTAGAATGAAATTTTTTAGTGTTGATCCTAACATATCTTGATTTAAGACAAATTAATTTGTAACAATTTTCATTGAGTCAAATAGATATATTTTATTTATTGTATATTTAATATTTTTTATTTATTAATATAAAAAAATTAAATTAATATATATATAATAAATATAATAGAAATTTATTATCAGTTAATTCAGATAGACTATATTAATATAGTAAAAATAACACTCATTTAAAAGTATAATTTTCAGGATAGGTTAGGATTAACATTGATAATTGTCTTCTCACGAAGAAAACTATTTACATATAATAGAACCAATTTTAAATTAAATTACTAAAATGAAAAATTTCAGTGTTAATCCTAACCTATTTCGATTTAATACAATTTACCTTGTAACAATTTTCATTGAGTCAAATAGATATATTTTATTTATTATATATTTAATGTTTTTTATTTATTAATATAAAAAATTAAATTAATATATATAATGAATATAATAGAAATTTATATTCAATGATTTTGGATAGATTATATTGGTGTAGTATAAACAGTAATCATTTGAAAATACAATTTTCAGGATAGATCAGGATTAATATTGATAAATCTCTTAACAAAAGAGATTTATCAACATACAACTGGATCAATAATAACCTACATTATAAAAATATGTATTATTCATATATGGATAGAATAAATTTATTTTAACACTCTATCATTTATAATTATTATCTGTATGTATTCTAATGTAATTTCTGTATATGATAAATTCATTTCTACAATAACATGTTTATATCTCTAATATCAATTCATTAATTTGCTATGGACAGATTTTCGTTAATTTTCACATTATTAATGTGAAACTTGTAAATCATTATTTTCTACCATGTATAAAATTCCTCTTCCCATAATTTTGGAAGATTACCATTAACATTGTGTCTGAGTTCCATATTTTGAAATAATTATACAACGTGATAATATCCATATTTTTTAATAATCATAAGTGCTATATCATTTTGCTTTTTCATATTATCAATTTTCTCTTTATTATTGGCTCTATCTACATTATATGCTCTTATTCTCTCCAATCTATCATCTAATAATAATTTTATAGTTTCTTTATATCCACGATATGATGCAGCATATAAAGGTATATGTCCTCTATTATCTTCTTTTTCTGTATCTATTCTTTTATCATTTATTAAAAGCTTCATTATATCCACGCGTCCAAAAGTACAAACAAAGTAAAATGGGGTTATACCAAACTCATCTGTTTTATTAAAATCAGTTTTATTATTGTTTAAGAATAATTTAACAATCTCTGTGTACCCTAGAGAACAGACAGAGTGGAATGGTGTTCTACCATTTTTACCTGTTACGTTAATGTCAACTTCTTCATCTTCCATTAAAATTTTCACAGTCTTATAATTGTTGATTAAACAAGCTATATGGAAATCAAATGTTTTAATATTATTGTATATAATAGGCTTTGCAAATGTAGCACTTGACAAAATATCCATGTCTGTTAAAACTGCGTTTAAAATGAATAAGGGTTAATATGTTGATTTTTTTTTAATAAAAAAATGAATAATTTACATATTTATTACTGTATTAAATTTATTTATGGATAGTTTGTCAAGGAAAAAATATCGAAAGTGGAAATTTACATGTATTTAAGTTATAAAAAATAAAAATTAGAACTTATAACTTAAATGGAAGAAACGAATAATAACCAAGAAGTCACCGATGACATTAAAACAATTAAAGAATTGATCATATCAGGAGATGTTGATTATGAAGACGATAATGGTAACACTCCTATTATGTATGCATGTTATACCAATAATATACAACTGTTAGAATTATTGATAAATAATGAGGCGAATGTAAATTATATCAATAAGTATGGTTATACTCCATTATTGTATGCATGTGACAATAACAATTTGGAAATAGTAAAAATTTTGATAAAAGCGGAAGCTGATGTCAATTATAATGGTAATAATAAATTATCATTATTGATACGCGCATGTAAGATTAACAACTTACAATTAGTTAAAATATTATTAAAAGGAGGTGCTGATATCGATAGTGTGGATGAAAATGGAAGAACTGTGTTATTTTATGCATGTGATAATAAAAACCTAGAGTTGATAAATTTGTTATTGAATAAAGGTGCTGACATTAATCATGCAGATGAAAAAGGAAATACACCATTGTTAAGTATATGTTATAACGCACATGAATACACTGATGAAGAAATGATAAAATTATTATTAAGAAGAGGTGCTGATGTTAAACATCTTAATAAATATGAAGAAACAGCATTATCTCGTTTATGTTGTAGCGAATATATAGATTATGAAATGGTGGAAATTTTAATAATAGCAGGTGTAGACGTGAACAATAGAGATTGTGAAAATAATACAGCACTTTTAATAGTATCTCAAAGGGAAGATGGCTATATGGATGTAATTAAAATGTTGGTTGAAGCAGGTGCGAAAGCAAAAAGTGATAACCCTGAGTATGAATGTATTCTTACCAATGTATGTAATGATGTATGTTCTGATGCTGACACTATTAAAATATTATTGGATGCTGGAGCTGATAAAAATATCGATTATGAGGACAGAAACGGTAAAATTCCTCTACTATGTGCAGCTAATAATAATGATATGGATATAGTAAGATTATTGATCAAAAGGGGAGCATATGTAAATAATACAAACAAAATATGGGAATCGGCAATCTTACATGCTGTGATTAATAATAATTTGGACATGGTGAAATTTTTGGTAGATAATGGGGCTAATATTGAAGAAGAAGATAGAAGTGGAGATACAATGTTATTGTGTTCAACTTCACCTTGTAGAATAGAAATAGCAAAATATTTAATAAACAAAGGAGCTGATATTAATCGTGTGAGTTTTTATGAAAAATCATCATTGTTGATGAGAGCATGTGTGGATAATAATTTGGAATTAATCAAACTTTTATTGGATATGGGTGCATATATTAATTATAAGAATGAAAATGGAGATACAGCATTAATATTATCATGTTATCACAAACATATTGATGTTGTGAAAATACTCTTAAAATACAAACCTGATATGAATATCATGAATAATAAAGGATATTCAGCATTAATGTATACATTAATTATATTTCGTAGAGTTTACGAAAATAGTGAAGAGAATATAAATTTTGATTTGGTAAATTTATTAATAAACGAGGGGGCTGATATCAATATCGAAAATGATAAAGGACAAACATGTTTAATATATTTATGTACATATAATAAGATTGAGTTGGCTGATTTTTTGATAAATAAAGGGGCTGACATAAACTATGTCAACAAGGAAAATGACACAGCTTTAACATTTGCCAGTACAAAAGGACATGTTAAAATAGTAAAATTGTTATTATTGAAAGGTAACTCTTTAAATTTTAAAGTTAACTATAACACGTTATTTATAGTGGCTTATTCGCAGGATGAAATAGAAATAATTAAAATACTAACATCAGCAGGTTATGATTACACAGAATTATGCAAATATCATGGAACAAATAATATATCTAGTATAGGTAGTTATATAAAGAATATATCTGTAAATATTAGTTATCCCAATTCAAATACACAAGGATTACCTAGATTGAAATTTATGGGTTATATGGATGAAAATGAAAAGTTGAAATATCAAAAAGACGTAATTAAATTAGTAAGTGATTACAAGAAAACTGAAGAATATATTCAAAACAAGAATTATGTTTATAAAGAAATAGCTTCCGATATTTTTAGTCAAATGGTGATGATATCCGACAATTATTTTTCTTTGCGCTCGCGCAAAGACACATTTTGAATCAATTTAACGAACATACAAGTTTGATAAACTTGTGTAAAATAATATACTTTCATGTATGATGTAAAACGGGTAAACTGTATAAAATGAAAAATGAAATTTAAAAAAAATCAAAAAATAATAAATTTACGAGACGAACATGGAATTATATGAAGGAGACAGAGATTACGAAGGTATGGCATTGGTGGAGTTATGTTATCTCAACATGTTAAACGAAGCTATATCATTAATTGGGAGAGGAGCTAATGCAAATTACGACTACGACGGTGAAACACCATTATCAAAAACATGTGAATCTGTTTTAGATGAGGAGGATCAGTCAGACATTGATAAAAATACAGAGTTAGCAAAAATACTGATAGAAAATGGAGCGGATGTTAATTTTGTGAATTATAAAAAAAGAACACCATTGTTATTAGCATGTATAAATAAAAGACATAATTTGATAAAACTCCTAGTGGAAAACGAGGCTGATCTTTATCATGAAAATTCTAATGGTCTGAACGTATTATTACATACATGTTGTGAGGATGATATTGAAACTATCAAAATTTTGTTAGAGATGGGTATGGACATTAATTATAAAAATAAACATGGAGTTACGCCACTACTTTCTGCTCTTGGGTTGAGTTGTGATACTAAAGAAATAAATGAAAAAGAAATAGATATGGATATGATAAAATTTTTGATAGCTCACGGTGCTGATGTCAACTACAGATGTAACAAAGATATAACTGTTCTATCCACTTCATTTGAACAAGACAGTGAAGAGCTGGTAGAATTTATGGTAAATATATGTGATGATATTGAGTGTATTACTAGTAAAGGAAACACAATGTTGATAACCCAGTGTAAATATGGTAATATTGAATCTGTAGAAAAACTTATTAAGAAAGGGGCAAATATAAATCATGTGAACAATGAAGGATTAACACCATTCATGTATGCATGTATAAGTAGAAATATAGACTTGGTTAAATTGTTAATTGACAATGGAGCAGATATTAACTACGTCAACAGGGATAATAATAGTGCTCTAACATATTTATGTTCCAATTGTAAAAATGGGATTATGGAATTGTTATTAAGAGTGGGTGTAAATATGAACAATAGAATAAACTGTAATAGAACGTTTTTAGCTGCCATTTATATGAAAAATGTCCTCGGTATCATATCACTATTTTGTGCTGGTTATAGTTATAACGATTTAGGCAAATACAATACATTTGAGAAAAATGCAATCTTGTATGAGAATCATGAACATGTGAGTGTTAATCTTTTTGGTAAATATATGGAGAAAAAAAGAATATAATGTAAATAGAGAAAAAATATTACGTTTGGAAGAAGATTTTTGTAAAAATGACAAATATTCTGAATTAAGAAAAAAATTGTGCGAACGTATAGCATCCAGCATATTTTCATGTATGGTGTTAATTTCTGACGATTATTATAATTTTTAAGGTTGATTTATAATCATACATAACCATAATAAATATTATTCTAATTATATACGAATCGTATGTAATATATTTAAAGGTCCTATTCAAAATAATTAAATTAAAACTTAAACAAAAATTAAATTAATTTTTGCTTAAACATGGAGCCATTAAAATCGTCTACGTCACAATTAATGTATTTATGTGAAATAAACGATATACAATCTGTGAAAAATATATTAGAGACAAATAAGGAGGATATAAACAGTGTGGACAGAGATTATCATACATGTTTATTTGCAGCATGTATAAATATAAACATTGAGTTGGTAGAATTGTTATTGGCCAACGGTGCTGATATTAATCATCGAAATATTGATTGTGAATCTGTTATTATGATTACATGCAGATTGTATGAAGATATTAAAGACGATTATAAATGTAGTCAATTAAAAAAATTGATTAAACTTTTGATAGCAAAAGGTGCGGATGTCAATCAGGATGATATATTTGAAAAAACTACATTGTTACACATGATTGATCTAAATGATCATATTGACATAATAAAAATATTATTAGATTCAGGAGCAGATGTCAATCATTATGGTGGTGATGGTGAAACTGCATTAATAAAGGTATGTTGTGGTCTCAATGTTAACATAGAACTGGTCAAACTTTTATTGGAATATGGAGCTAATGTAAATCATATATGTTTTCGTCATGGAACACCTTTATCAATAGCACGTAAAAAATCAAATTTGAAATTAATAAATCTTTTGGTAGCATATGGGGCTAATACATCTGAGTAATCCATTTATACAAAACATTTTATGTATTTTTTTACCAATTGTAACTAATACAGTTTAAAGTGAGATATAATATTCGAAAAAATAAATAAAAAAAATTTTTTTATTTATTCAACAGTTGGAGAATGAGTAAGAGGACCGATATTTTCAAGGTTACAGATGGTGAGACTCAACTGATAAACATGTGCCGTAGTAATAATATACAATATGTGATGAAATTATTGAATCTATGTCCCAATATCCCAAAATCATATATTAACCATGCTAATAACAAAGGTAATACAGCATTATTTTATGTTTTATCCAATAAAAATTTGGAATTAGTAAAATTGTTGCTAGACAAAGGGGCGGATGTTAATCACGTTAATAATAATGGAATGACGGTTCTATTCTACACAATATTTAATAAAAAATTAAAGTTGACAAAATTATTGCTGGACGAAGGTGCTGATGTTAATCATGTAAGTGATACAGGAAAAACACCTATATTTTACGCAGGATACAAAGAAGATTTAAAAATGGTTCAATTATTGATAGATAGAGGGGCGAATATCAATCACACAAATAGATATAATCAAACGTGTCTGTTTCATTGTTATAATAATACAGAAATTGTAAAATTATTAATATGTAAGGGAATAGATGTGAATCATAAGGATCATTTAAAATATAGTCCACTGTCATATATTTCTAATGAAGAGACTGGTTTGAATATGGCAAAATTATTGGTGGAAGCAGGTGCGGACGTAAATAGTCTTAATGAATATGATAGTACAGCATTATCACTTGCTTGTGATAGTTGTAATTTAAAAATGATAGAATTTTTAATTAAAAGTGGAGCTGACATCAACTTTAAAGACAATGAAGGGGATACACCTCTGTTAATTGTAGTTAGAAAGAAATATATCAATGTGATAAAAATTTTAGTAGAGAATGGTGTAAATGCTAACCATGAAAACAATCGCGGTCTTACTCCGTTACATGGAGCATTTTATAATAAAAATTTAAAAATTATTAAATATTTGCTGGACAACGGTGCCGACCCAAATTATGAAAATAAAGAGGGTACAACCATATTATCCCTAGCTTGTAGAGATTATAATATTGATATGGTGAAAATTTTAATAGAAAAAGGAGCCAATATTAATCATGTTAATAAACGTAAGAATACTGTTTTAACAGAAATATGTGTTTCGCACACAAGATCTAATTGTAATGACTATGAATTTGTAAAATTTTTGTTGGATATCGGTGCTGATATTAACTTTCAAGATATTAATGGTGATACTCCATTGATATTATCGTACAAATCGCGTAGACAATACAACAAGTATTGTATTGTCGGGGCATTATTAGAATATAATCTTGATGTTAATATAAAGAGCAATGATGGTCAAACAGCATTAATATATGCATGTGAGAAAGCGGATATAGAAATAATTGAACTACTTGCTTCAAGAGGAGCTGATTTCAATTGTGAGAACGATTCTGGGGAAACTCCACTCATGTATTCGTGTCGACATAAGCATGTTGATATATACAAAGAGTTGGTGAATTATGGAGCTGATATTAATTATGTTAATAAATATGGTCATACTGCATTGTTTGAGGCTTGTACTTATGAAAACATTAATTTGGTAAAATTCTTCATAGAGGAAGGAGCTGATATAAATCAGTTGAGTAAGATAAATGTCAACGCATTTATAGAAACATGCAGTTATGGATATATTAATATAATACATCAGTTGCTATCTAACAATGTTCATATACTTGTCAAACATTTATTAGATAACGGCACAAAGATAAACCGTATAGACAAATCTGGAAATACTGAACTTTTGTTCACATGTAAGATGGATACAAAAAATAGTCTCGATTGTAATGTAAAAATGAGCATAATAAAACTGTTAGTACAAAAAGGTGCATATATTGATCATAAGAATCTTTCAGGTGAATCTTCTATTTACATAATATGTCTAATGTTTTCAAAATATCCTGAATTATGTTATGAATATTATAATATACTAAATTTTTTGATAGAGTCAGGTGCTGATGTTAATCCTAAAGATTTATTTGGTCTTACTCCTTTAATGCATGCATGTAGTGAAGGTGATATGAAATTGGTTATAGCATTGATATCAGCGGGTGCTGATGCAAATCAATGTGATAATAGAGGAAATACTCCATTATCATATGCGTGTTGCCGTCGTGATCTTGGTATGGCAAAATTATTAATAAATACGATCTTCAAATCCGGACAATCAATAATGAATTTTGAGGCTTTATTTTTGAGTATATGCTGCACTTGTGATGATAAGATAAATTTTGTGGAACTTTTTATAGAAAATGGAGTTGATATCAATCATACTGATTTTATGGGAAATACAGCTCTGGGTCTATCATGTCACTCAAAAAGTACTGAAATTTCAAAATTATTGTTAAAACACAATGTAAATGTTAATACTGTGAATAAAAAAGATTTAACACCACTAATTTCAGCATGCAAAAATGGAAATTTAGAAATTGTAACTTTGTTGGTAGAAAAAGGAGCAGATATTAATTATGTTAACGATAACAATGACTCAGATCTGACATATGCTTGTCTGAATAATCGGGTAAATGTTGTTAAATATCTCATTTTGAAAGGGGCTGTCATAAGCAATAAAATTAATTATAATACAATTTTTATTTTATGTTATTATTCAAATCATTTTGATATTATTAATATTTTAACATCGGCGGGTTATGATTATTCAAAACTATGTAAAAATTTTAACTATGTTAAATTCTTAGACATAAGTCGTTATAAAAGCATGTATTTGATAAATTTAAAAAATGATACATCCATAAACGATGATGATTATATTTATTATAGAAATATGATTATTAATATGATAAATAGGTATAGAAAAAGCAAAGAATATATTCATCTTAAAAGAGAGTTTTGTGAACCAGTAGCTTCTGACATATTTTCGTGTATAGTTTTAATCTCTGATGATTATCATAGGATAAAATTATGATTATGAAAAATTTACAGTGTAAATTTTCCAAAAATACAATAAACATAATTTAATAGAAGGTGTGAAATGAATAATAAAAAACTTGATAATTTAGATTTAGACAGTACAAATGAATTAGGAGAAACTACTCTTATGAATGCCTGCCAGAATGGAGATTATGAATTTGTTAAACATTTGTTAGATATTGGTGTTAATGTAAACCGTGTAGTTAAATCTGGAAACACTGCACTTTTATCAATATGCAGGATGGATACAAAAAATAGTAATGAATGTGATATAAAAATGAACATAATAAAATTGTTAATACATAAGGGAGCACATATTAATCATAAAAATTATTTTGGGGAATCTTCTATTTTTATAACATGTTTAATGTTTTCAAAGTACCCTGAATTATGGTGTGAATATTACGAAATATTAAAATTTTTGGTAAAGTCAGGTGCTGATGTTAACTCCAAAGATGTATTTGGTTCCACTCCTTTACTATATGCATGTAGTAAAGGTGACATGAAATTAATTATAATATTGATATCTGTAAGAGCTAACGCAAATCATTGTGATGATAAGGGAAATACTCCAATATCATATGCATATTACCGTCATGATCTTGATATGGCAAAATTATTAATAAATACAATCTCTAAAACTGGTCAATCAATAATTAAACTGGGGAATTTATTTTTAAAGGCATGCTCCACTTGTGGTGATGAATTAAATTTTGTGAAACTTTTCATAGAGGGGGGAGCAAACATTAATCATGTTGATGAATTGGGAAATACTGGTTTAAGCATAGCATGTTACTTTGAGAATATCGAAATTTCAAAATTATTATTGAAACAGAAAGTAAATGTTAACACTGTGAATATAAAAGATTTAACACCACTAATGACTGTGTGTAGATGTGGAGATTTAGAAATAGTAAGTTTATTGGTAGAATCGGGAGCAGATATTAATTATATTAATAGAAATAATGATTCGGCTCTAACATATGCATGTTTAAACAATCGGATAGATGTGGTTAAATTTCTCATTTCAAAAGGAGCTGTCATAAGCAATAAGATTAATTACAACACGATTTTCATTTTATGTTACCATTTACAATATTTTGATAATATTAAGATTTTAACCTCAGCAGGCTATAATTATTTAGAACTGTGCAAATATTTTTACGACGATAGGTTGCTAGATTTGACATATTACATAAGAATGTGTTTGATTGATTTTGACATTAGCACGTCTATAAGTGATCGTGAATATGAGAACTATGAAAAAGGTGTAATAAAGATGATAAATGAGTATAAGGAAAGTAAAGAGTATATACATCTTAAAAGAAAGTTTTCCGAACCTGTAGCATCCGACATATTTTCATGTATTGTTTTTATTTCCGATAATTATTACAATACTAAGACTAAATTGTAAATTGTAAATTGTGAATTGGTCTAACCATGTTATGCACAAATTGTGTGTAATCGTTGATATGGACATTAAAATGAACTAATTTTATTGAAAATTTCATTTAAATTATAAGTATAAACAAGATGGATTATTTATATATATGTGGTGATAGGATGATGTTACATAGACATGTTGATGATGCTGAAAAGAACATTGATACTTTAGATATACATCATGTTGACGAAAATGGTGACACTATATTAACACTAGCATGTAACTGTAATAGAATAAAATTTGTGAAATTTTTGGTAGATGCTGGCTCTAACGTAAATCATGTGAATAATAAAGGACTATCACCGTTATACTATGCAGTTACCAACGAAAATATTGAGTTGATAAATTTTCTAATAGAGAAAAGAGCAAATATAAATTTGATATTTAATAAAGACGACAATTTTTTAACATTCCTCAATGTTAATAACAATAATATTAAAAAAATATTAATATCAGCTGGTATTAATATTAATCATGTGAACAAAAATGGGAGGTCTCCTCTTTTAAGAGAATGTGGAGTGAAAACAAGTAAAAAATGGGGCATAACTTATGGTGATAATATTGATATAATTAAATTGTTAATTGAAAGTGGTGCAGATGTTAATCATGCGAATAGGAAGGGAGAAACTTCACTTTTAAAAGAATGTGGTCTAGCAACAGGTGTAGAGGGAGGTACAACTTATAATAAAAATATGGAAATTATAAAATTATTGGTGGAGAGCGGTGCTGATGTTAATTATGAAAATATTAAAGGGGAAACTGTGCTCTCAAGAGCATATAAATCAGATAAAGTTCGTAATGAAAAAGTTTTGACTAGAGAAGAGGTTGATATGATAAAATTTTTAATAAAGAATGGTACTGACATCAATCATGTATATGATAAGAGTAATACTATCCTTTTGTATGCATGTAAAGACGGTAATCTAAAATTGGCAAAATTTTTAATAGAATTTGGTGTTGATGTAAATCATGTTAATAGTAATGGTAATACAGCATTATTATACATATGTAGGTTAAGCAACAAATTTTATACTAAACATGCTGATGTTGAAAATGTAGAGATAATCAAGTTACTAATATCTAAAGGAGCAAATGTAAATCATGTAAACAAAAAAGGCAATTCGGCTCTATTACATTTGTCTGATTTCGAGAATATTGAATCTATTAAAGTTTTAATTGAACATGGTGCTGATATAAATTATAGAGATAAATATGATAATACTTTATTCATTAAAGCATGTAGATATGATAACATTCCCTTAGTAAAATATTTATTGGATCACTCTATAGATATTAATGCTGAAAATGGTTATGGCCACACCGGCCTGATATATGCTTGTATGCAAGACAATGTAGATTTAACAAATTTATTAATAGAATCTGGTGCAAATATTAGACATGTTAATAAATTCAAGGATTCAGCCCTAACATATGCATGTTCTAATGGATTTATGGAAATTATCAAAATATTATTGCTTAAAGACAGGGAAATAAATCTTAATGTTAATTACAATACTTTGTTTACTCTAACATATTATTATGATCATAAAGATGTGATAAAATTATTGACATCAGCAGGTTATGATTATGAATCATTATGTAATAATTTTGAGATTAATTTTGAGAGTGATGAATTCATATGTTTATCTTTGTATTATTATGACGATTTTGATATGGATTCATCAGTTCATAACTGTGAAGAAATATTGACAGATTCACAATGTGGATATATTGAGAGTAATGGAATGAAAGATGAAATTTTAAAAATGATAAGAGAGTTTAAAGATAGTGAGGAATATGTTAAGTTGAAAAATAGCTTATATAAAACAGGCGCCTCTGATATATTTTCATGTATTGTGTCTATCTCCGACGAATATATGAAAATTAAGTAATTATACATTATAATTAAATTTTTATTGTATACAAATTGTATATAGTTTACAAAAACTATGCCATTTATTTTTAGAATTTTTTGAAATAAATCGCAAAAAAGATTAATAAAACAATTGTTAAGGCATGGACTTTGTAGATATTGTTTTTAATATTCATAATATAGAAGTGGAAACACTAATAAATGGACTTGACATCAATCATGAAGATGAAAATGGTGACACGCATCTAATCACAGCATGTTAAAACAATATGTTAGAATTTGTGAAAGGCTTGGTAGAAAAGGGGTTAAATATAAATCATCAAAATAAGGGAGATAGAACGCCTCTATATTATGCAATTTCGAATGAAAATGTTGATATTGTAAATTTCTTAATCGAAAACGGTGCAGATGTCAATATTATATTTGATGGGGGTAATACGATCCTTACAGCCTATCATAGATTAACAGTTAACCTAATGAATATTATAATAGCTGCCGGAACTGATGTCAATCATAAAAATGATAGAGGTATTACTGCTCTTATGCAGATATCCATGTTAATTTCACAATGTCAAAACGAATGTGAATATGAAAACATGATTAATATGATCAAATTATTGATTGAAAACGGTGCAGACATTAACCTTAAGGATAATGAAGGGGAACAGCCTTAACATATTCATATGAAAATGTGTTTTATCGGGGTAATCGTTATCTTGAGATGAACATTAAAATAATGAAATTCTTGACTGACGGCGGTGCTGATGTCAATGTTGGAGTTAAATATCATAATAATAATACAATATTAACGTTTGTTTGTAAACTTGAACAAAATGAATTAGTTAAAATATTGGTAGAAGCTAGTAGTGACATTAATCATGAAAATAAATATGGGTGTACCCACTAGTGTATGCATGTGATATTGGAAATGTTGAATTAGTAAAATATCTAGTAGAGAAAGGAGCTAATGTTAATCATATAATTAAAGCAGGACATTCATTATTAATATTGTCCAGCAAAGATGAGAATATAGAAATTATAAATATATTATTATCTTCGGGAGCAGATATTAATTACAAAAATAAAACTGGCGACACTTTTTTTACATATGTATGCAAGCATAATTATATGATTTTATTTAACTGTTCGTTAGTCAAGGATATGGATATTAATGCTGAAAACGGTTATGGCCACACCGGGTTAATATATATGTGTATGGTAGGAAATATCGAAAATGTAAAATTATTAATAAAGATAGGTGTAAATGTTAACCATATAAATAAACATGGTGATACAGCTTTAACCTTTGCATGTGTAGCTGGACACATTGATATAGTTAAGTTGTTATTGGCAAATGGTGCAATAATAAGCGATAAAATAGATTACAATACGATGTTCATATTGACATATCATAATAAATATAAAGATATAATTAAATATTTAACAGCTGCTGGATATGATTACAGTAAATTATGCAACACTTCAAAATTTACAAAAAGAATAACATTGTGTTTATATGATTATAATGAATTTATGCATGAATGTTCAAATTTTGAGGAAGTCGTGATCTTTTCTGAAGATAGATTTATGAATGATATTGAATATACAGCATGTAGAAATAATATTATATCTGAAATAAATGCGTATATGAAAAGTGATGAATATAATTTTTTAAGAAAAGAATTTTTTGAACCAATCTCTTCACATATATTTTCATATATTGTTTTAGTTTCAGATAATTATTATTCTATTAGTGAGAAATAATCATATACTATAATTAAGTTTCACTATATACAAATTTTATGTAGTTTCACAAAAATTTTTGGAAATAAATTGCAAAAAAGACTAATAAACAATTGTTAAGGTATTGTCTTTACATACATCGTTTTTTTAATATCCATAATATAGGAGTGTAAAAAATAATGAACGGATTTGACATCAATCATGAAGATGAAAATAATAACATAAACACGATAAGCTGGACAAATTTACAATGTAAATTTTTTGAGATACAATTAAGAATAATTTGGAAAGGGGTGGAAAAAATAAATGTTCAGTGTTTGCCAGTACTATTTAAAATGAAATATGATATTTTTTATATTTTTTGTTTGACAGCTAAAGGTTGTATACATAAGATGACAAATACTTTTGAGGTACCATTTTGACATATTCACAGTTTTATAGTTATTTTTCAACTTATTCTTATATTCCTGAATATACTCGACACCGTTTTATCGTATTATATAATCTCCATATGATCAAGAAGTAGTAGGTGATTATGAAAAACATTTTTTACATATTTAGAAAATTATGTAAAATTGATAAAAATTTTAAAAAATTTTTTTAACAAAAATTGATTGATGGGAAAAAATTTTTGACGGAAAAAAGATGTTGAAGAAGAAAGAAAGAAGGAAAGAGAGGACAAAAGAGAAACGGAAAGAGAGAAGAAAAGAGAAAAGGAAGAGGAAAAGGGAAGAGAGGAGAAATGGGAGAGAAAATGAGAAGGAAAGTAAAATACTTCCAAATAATATTACATCTCTATACAACAAACCTCCAACAACAACCGTTAAAACATCTTTAAAAAATATATTAAAACCAACCAAATATGTGGGAGGCTTTGACATCAATAGAATTATACAAAACCATGTAAGATATATAAATAATATAACAACTCACACATATTTCTTTCTGAAGTTAATGTTGATATATTACATAGAAATGAACTTGGAATTCCCTAAAATTGATGATGATTTTATAGTATGTATAATGAAGAGCATAACAGAAAAAGTTAAGGGAGGAGGTGTTAGGCCGAGCATAGAAACTATTAATACAAATAATAAAATAATTGATTTTTATGATAAATGTTATAGACAACTCATACCAGATGGTGAAATTAGGATAGAGTCAACTAATTTATCTCAATTTTTCAAATATGAATCTACAACAATCACAACATGTATCAAAAACAACATTATTTCTCAGTTTTCTAATAGATTAAGTCAATACATAAATTTAAAACTTGATATTGAGAACAAATTAAATAACATAAAAAATAATAAAGAGTATAATCAAGAACATAAAGATGTATTGAAAAAATCAATTATAAAAACTTGCAGAGATGTCAAAAATGATATTTTTAATAAAGATAAATTAATGGTATGTGATGAAGAATATCGTGATTTTGTTTTTGATATTAGGAGCACTCTTTTACCAACAAGAGTATATACCAAAAATTTACAATATGATGTAACTTCCCACCCTATGGATTACTTAAGAAGTTTAATAATTTTAAATAAAAAATTAGAGGAATACGGTAAATCTTTTCACGCTGTTCCAACTAGAAAGTCATATTATCCTAAATATGTAAGATTCGATACATGTTCCATTATATATTTAATGATATCCTCTGAAAATAGGAAAAAGATGCTGGGAAATGTAAAACTTTGTAAAGATGAAGTGTGGAATCAAATATTTAACATGGAGAATAAATCCATCAAAAGCAAGTTAAAACATTATAGAATATCAGGATCATTAGTAACAGATGGTGTAGGTGCTTCTATCACCTTTATACGTCGCGATTTAGAAGATATTGTAGATACTGATAATGTTTTATCAATTGACAATCCAAATGAATATTTAAACATAAAATCATCACAATGGGGAGAGTATGAGTGTCAAAGGAATATGTACAAAGAAAATCTTAGAGCCAATGATATAAAAGTGAAAAGTTCCGTTGATCAAGTTGATAAAGAAAAAGTTATGTATTACAATGGTCTTAAGGAAGATAAGTACATATCTGAATGCAAAAATATTCCCGGAGACACGAAAGTAATAGCTATAGATCCCAATAAAGGTAACTTAATCTATGCCATTGATGAGAATAATAAAGTTTTCAAGTATACTAATGCTAGAAGAAGAGTGGAGTCTAAAACCGTAAAATATACAAATCTGAGACTACAATTCAAGAGAGAGAATGCTCAATTCGGAGTGTCTATAGAGGGATGGGAAACATTACTTTCAGCACTTGATAGTAAATCATGTAACTTCGAAAAATGTCGACAGTATGTAAATGCTAAATTGTACAGTTTCCTTCACCTAAGAGACTTATACTCAAAACTTCCTAATGGTTCAAGTTCAAATATTTCCGATCTGAGCATAAGAAAACTTAACTTGAATAGATATATGAACGTTAAAAGGTCAGAAGATCTGATGTTGAATAAGTTTCAAGAATTTTATAGTGACGGTGACAACATGTTAAATCCTAAAAATACCATCATAGCTATAGGAGATTATAGTCCCGGAAATTACCACATAAAATATAAGAATCCTGCTATGAGCGTCAGGACCAGGAAGTTGTTTAAAAATAGAGGGTATAACGTTTTTCTCGTGGACGAATATAAGACGTCAAAAACGTGTAGCAAATGTGGAGAATGTTTACATAAGTTTGTGAGAAGACCCGTTCGCAAAAAGAAAAGGAGATTAAAGAAAAATGAAAATATTATCAAGATAAATAATATTCAACTAAATGAAGTTAAAAAAGATATAAAACTGGTTGAAATTAATGAAAATGTAAAACTAAATGAAGTTGAAAAAGATATAAAATTAAATGAAGTTAAAAAAGATGTAAAACTTGTTTTGGCCCATGGTGTACTATCATGTAATGATATAAACGGTTGTCGTACAATATGGAATAGAGACATGAATGCTTCTTTGAACATCCTTAAAATTGTCAAAAGTGAAATTTTAGGATGTGGTAGACCCGAAGCATTTAAGCGTAGTAAATCTGGCAGTAATGAAAACATGCCTACCCATATTATATCGACTTAATATCGAATTGATATTGAATACGTATATATAGTTTATGGCGTAATTGACAAAAATGATTTCATTTATTTTTATATTTTTTTAGAAATAAACAACCAAAAAATTAACCAAACGATCGTTAAGAAATGGACTTTATTGATATTTTTAGTCAGAACTATCTTAAAAAAGCAGAGGAACTGATAGATGAAATTGATATCAATCACGAAGATGGTAATGGTAATACATGCTTGATGCTCGCATGTTATGGTAATGAATTACAATTCGTGAAAAAGTTAGTGGAAAAGGGGTCAAACATAAACCATAGAAATATGAGAGGTAAGACACCACTATCTTATGCGATTCTCTGTGAAAATGTTGATATTACAAATTTCCTAATAGAGAACGGTGCAGATGTTAATATTACATTTGATGACGGAAACACAGTTCTTACATCTTACGAAAGCTTGACAGTTAATTTAGTGGAAATTTTAATAGCTGCCGGGGCTGATGTTAATCATAAAAACAATAGAGGTGTCACTGCCCTTATGCAGATATGCATGATGATCTCACAATGTCAGTATAAATCTGATTTCGACAATATGTTTGTTATAATCAAATTATTGATTGAAAATGGTGCTGATATTAATTGTGTGGACAATGATGGAAATACAGCTTTATTACATTCATATAACAATATAGAGTGTTACAGTGAAAATAATATTAAAATAAACACAGAGATAACAAAATTTTTGATAAATAACGGTGCTGATGTTAATGTTAAATACTATGGAGATAATACAATTTTATTATATGCTTGTAAAAGTGATAATATTGAGATTGTCAAAATATTGATAGAGGCAGGTAGTGATATTAATCATATGAATGAGTATGGATGTACTCCGCTTTTGTATGCATGTGATAATGAAAATATTGAACTAATAAATTATTTAATAGACAATGGTGCTGATGTTAACCATTTAAATAAAGATGGGAAATCAATATTGATGTTGCTTAACAGAAATGAAAACATGAAAATAGTAGACATATTATTATCTTCAGGTGCAAATATTAATCATAAAAATAAAAATGGTGATACTTTATTTACATATTCTTGTAAACATAATGATATAATCTTAATTAATCATTTGCTAACCAAAAATGTAAATGTCAATGTAGAGAACAACTATGGACATACTGGATTAATATACATGTGTATGGTAGGAAACATCAAAAATGTAAAATTATTAATAGAAAGAGGAGCAAACATTAATCATGTAAATAAGGATGGTGATTGTGCTTTAACATATGCTTGTGTAGCCGGATATATTGAAATAGTTAAATTGTTATTAGTAAATGGTGTAGTGATAAGCAATAAAATCGATTACAATACAATGTTCATATTAACATACTATAATAAACATAAACATATAATTAGATTTTTAACATCAGCAGGATATGATTACAATAAATTATGGAATATTTCAAAATTTACAAAAAGAATATTATTATGTTTGTATAAGTATAATGAATTTATGTATGAAAGTTTAAGTTTTGATGAGGTGGAAATTGTACAATATTCACAAAAAGGTTTTATGAATGATATGGACTATGTAATATGTAAAAATAATATTATATCTGAGGTTAATGTATATATGCAAAGTGAAGAATATAATTTATTGAGAAAAGAATTTTTTGAGCCAATATCATCCCATATATTTTCATACATTGTTTTAGTTTCAGATAATTATTATTCTATCACTTGTAAATGATTATATATATTAATATTCACGATAAAAATAGTACGTAATCATGTGATATTAAATTTACAATGTAAATTTATTTTTGGACACACTGACAAAGAAAAATTTTCTTTATTTTTAATGAGTGGATTTAATATCTCTTCGATTTGCTAAAGTGATGGTATCGATTATACTATATACAAATTGTACATAGTTTGTGCCATGATAGACATAAATGACATCGTTCAAAATTTTATTTTTTTTAAAATTTCTTACAAAAGAATTAATTAAATAGTTAATGGACGTGGATTACATAGATGTCTTTTTTCGATATCAACTTAAAAAGGCAGAGAAATTAATAGATGAAATAGATGTCAACTATGAAGATAATATAGGTAATACATATTTAGCGAACGCATGTTATAGTAATAAATTACAATTAGTTAAAAATTTGGTGGAGAAGGGGTCAAACATAAATCATAGAAATAAGAGAGGTATGACACCTTTATTCTATGCATTTGATAGTGAAAATGTTGAAATGATAAAATTTTTAATTGAAAATGGTGCTGACATTAATATTACAAATATTTACGGTGACACAGTTCTTACAGCTTATGATAGATTAACTGTTAATCTTGTGGATATTGTATTAGCAGCTGGAGCTGACATCAATCATAAAAATAATAAAGGTGACAACGCCCTTATGCAAATATGTATGTTGGTCTCACAGTGTCAAGATAAATGTGAATTTGAGAATATGTTCAATATAATCAAATTATTGATTGAAAATGGATCTGATATTGATCATATGGACAATCATAAAAAAACAGCTTTATTATACTCATATAACAATGCAAATTATCAAAGTAAACGCTCTCTTGAAATGAATTTAAAAATAATAAAATTATTGATAGACAGCGGAGCAGATATCGATCATAAATATTGTAATAAAAATACAATTTTAATATTTGCTTGTAAAGATAGCAATGTTGAAATTGTTAGGATGTTCGTAAATTCTGGTTGTAACATTAATCATGAAAATGATTTTGGTATTACACCACTTTTACATGCTTGTGGTAATGAAAATATTGAATTAATAGATTATTTGGTTCAAAACGGTGCTGATGTTAATTATTCAAATAGTAACGGAGATTCTATTCTAACTATGCTTAGCAAAAATAAAAATATGAAAATAATAGATATGCTACTATCTTATGGTGCGGATATTAACCATAAAAATAAAGTAGGAGATACCCTATTTACATGTGCTTGTAAATATGATAACAAAATTTTATTCAATTATATGCTAACCAAGGATATAGATATTAATGTTGAAAACAATTATGGACACACTGGACTGATGTATATGTGTATGATAGGAAATATTGAGAATGTAAAATCGTTAATAAAGAGGGGAGTAAATATTAATCATATAAATAAACACAGAGATACTGCTCTAACATTTGCATGTGCTGCTGGACACATTGAAATAGTTAAATTACTATTGGCAAACGGTGTGGTCATAAACAACAAAATTGATTACGATACAATGTTTATATTGACATATCATAATAATCACAAGAATATAATTAAATTTTTAACATCAGCTGGATACGACATTAATAAATTATGTGATATATTTACAGATTCAAAAAGGATATTGTTGTGTTTATATGATTATGATAAATTTATACATAATAGTTTACGTTTCAACGAGGTAGAAATTGTAAAATTTTCTTCAAATGGATGTATAGACTATATGGATTACACAATATGTAAAAAAAATATCATGTCTGTGGTTAATATATATATGCAAAGTGATGAATATAATATATTAAGGAAAGAAATTTTCGAACCAATCTCCTCCCATATATTTTCATATATTGTTTTGGTTTCAGATAACTATTACTCTATTACTTGTAAATAATAATATTCTTTAATTTTCATGTTATAAATGGTATGTAATACTGTGCATTAAATTTACAATGTAAATTTATTTTTTTGGATATATTGGTAATGTGCACACATCTTGAAAAATATTTTCATATTAATAAATTTTTCCGTTAAAACTTTTACCATGGATTTAATACAACGATTTATTAGAATTCTTAATAGGATGCCAAACGAGTTAGTATTTAACATCTTTTTAATGTTGCCAAGGAACAAAATTCCTGAAAATATTATGAATGATCCATATTTTTGCAGCATGTGGTCACATATTCACATTAAAGAAAAAATATTCTGTGATTCTGAAGTATTAATATCTGTACATAAACACATTTTTTGCCATTATACTGGGGATAATTGTTTAAACGAAATTTTACACATGGACGAAATGATAAAAGTGAACAACAGTATCATTGTAAATGGTAAACAATTAATTGGTGGCATAAATATTGTAAATGAAATGTGCTCTGGATATGAAATTGATTATATTATACATAATAGTCTGTACAAACATACTGTGGAGACTTATGAAGATGGAAATGTAAAATTTATGACACATATTATATACGATGATAATTCATATACAGAAATAAAAATCTTCGATAATTATAATAGATTAAACATTATCAAGAAAAATATATTAAATAATAACATAATTTCCGAAATGAATTTTATATTTTTTGAAAACAAAAATTCTGTCGAAGTGAGAAATACCGATTTTGGAATTTATGAATTATTTCACAATGTGTGGTTATCAGACGGAGAACATAAAGAATATTTTATGGACGGAAATCTCAAGTTTGTGATTAATTATAAATGTGGTAATGTTTGCAGTATAGCCAATAAAAATGATTTATTCAAACATATTATGATTGCGACGTAAATGCCGTTTATCCAACAAATTATTTATATTTGTCTAACAATCATAAATTTGCAATGCAAATTTATTTAGTCATCCTTATATGCTTCTAATAAACAAGAATATATAAAAATGGGAATTTTTTCTAACACAATAGTATGTGGGACAGTAATTAAAAATACTTCATTATCAGAACATAACTTCTTCTTGATTGAATCTCTATATTGTTGTTCATATAAACAATTTATATCTTTTTGAAATCTTGGTGTAAATTCATAATGTTGTATACCATTATATTCAACCGCTATCTGTAACTCTTCATTATATACATCCAATTGTAACTTTCTACCACTTTTTGGATTTCTACACCATGTTGGGAAAATACTTATGAATTTTTTAGAAAATATATATTCCATAAAATCTCTACAATATTCTTCGTGCAACCATTTACCATTATCTTTCAATGATTGATAATATTCTCTATCTTTATTTGGTGAAAGCCAATATCTGGGGAAAACTGGAAAATCCTCATCTTTTTCATTTATCTTCTTTCCTTCTTTAATAAAATATTCATGTGCTTCGTTTATACTAAAATTTTTTGTCTTATTTATCCATAATTTACATTTACTTTCATCATTTAACGGAGTTATTAATTTATTATCTGTGGGTACATCCCCATATTCATTTATACATTCCTTTGATATATTATCTTCTGCGTATGAACAAGTCTGTGTATTTTTTATCGGCTCTACATCCACATCAGACTTTTCACTCGCTTTTTCAACATCATTTTTAACAGCTCTATTTTTCCTCTTATGTATTACAATTAACGTCGATAAGAATGCTATGATAAATAACAAACATAATATTAATAAAATATAAAGTGCATTAGATACGTGTTTATAAATTTGGTCCATGTATGTCATCGTGTTTTAATGATCAAAAAATTTTTTCACATTTTGTGAATAGCTGACGTACAAAAAATAATCATCGATTATTTTATGATTTACTGCTTACAATTCATTGTATAAATCTTGAATCGCTTTTCTTTGTAACATCACAAGTCTATTTGTTTCACTTATTTTTTCCCACAATTCATCAGATATCTTGTATGACATTTCTAATTCAATAGGTCCCTTAATTTCATCCACATTTTCCATGTTTCTGTCAGCACCCCCGAATTTTTCCAATTCTTTAATTTGATAATCAGTGTAGTAAGTAACAAAATTCTTTACTTTTCTACTTTTCAAATCTTTAATATTTGGAAAGACTCTAAATTCGTTCAGCTTCCATTTTTCAAAATAACCATCTGGATACTTTCTTACAACATACTTGGGTAATCTTCCTTGTAAAAATTCTTCAATAGCCAGATTCACAACATTTGTGATACCAATTTTAGCGATCTCATAATCTGATAAATTGGGTCTGATACCATTGTAAAAATCAAATGCTCTTAACGATATAACCCTGGCTACTTCGAATATAGTTATCTTTTTTAATTCACTGCCTCTTCTCTCATCACCAAGAAGCTCTTTACCATCTATACCATGTTGATTGATTTCATTCTCATCCACAATGTCTATATCAACATTATCATTATTTATTTCCTCTTCTTCTTCAATTAGTTCTTCATCATCTGACTCATATTCATAACTGCCAAGTTCCATTTTCTAGAAAAAATATGTGATGATTTATTTATTTTTTTTTACAAAAAATATTAAATATTTTATTATTTTTGGGCTTATTTACAACTAATAAAAACACAAATGAACAGCAATTTTTATCGATTTTTCGAAGAGGCTATAAACAAAAAATATAGCCAAAATAACCACAATCAACCAGAACCTGATAAAGAAGATATAAATGTCGTTAATCTTAACTCTAACTTTTTGAATAGTAACAATACAAATTATGTTGATCATGATTTAAAAGGAAAAGGTAAAGGAAAAGAGAAAGTTCTCTATGCATAATATGTAAAAAAAATATATAATTTCATTGAAATCATAATTATTATCCATGATAATGTGTTATAAATTGTTTACTATATGTCACAACTTCTTTTATTGATGTGATAACGTCATTTAAAGGGACATTATCAACAATCTTCTTATGCAGCTCTTTTATCATATTCATAGTGTGATTGAAAATTAATATAACATTTGCGAAATCAAATGTAAATGTTGTCTCTTTTAAAAAATCATTTAACAAATTCATTCTGCAGCGTGTGATTAAAGTTACAATAAATCTTTGAATTGCACCAACATTGTCAAATTGTATATCTATCATTTCAGATATAATTTTTACATCTCCTTCTAAATAATCTGCTATTGATTTCATTCTTTTTTCTAAATCATCAATGGTCAAAATATGTTCAAAATATGAGATTATACCCTTATGTAACAATGCAAATTTACTAATGTTTGTATCATAATTATTAAGAGCATCTATTACATCTGTGGGTAATATCATATCAGTTTTCACTGATAGTGTACACATATTTTCGATAACGTCAGTTATATCCTTCGATTTTATATATAATTTATCGTTAGACATATTAATTTGGGTGAATATTAGAATCCTCAAGAGTCTAATATATTTTATATATAATGCAATATTTATAAGAATATTATATCCTTAAAGATATAATATTCGTCTGAATTAATTACGCGGTTGTAAGAGGAATTGGAAGAGGAGATGGTGGTGGAATGAACATACCTGGTGGAGGCATAGGATATCCAGGTGGTGGAGGTGGAAACATTCCGGGTGGAGGCATACCGGGAGGTGGCATACCATAAGGTGGTGGTACTTGACCGCTCAACAATGCATTTGACGCACCCTGAACAAATGCATTAGTATTCGGATTACCCGTCAGACCTTTTGTCAGTCCAGTCGCCGCTCCCATAAGTTTGGATTTAGCTTGCTTTTTAAACACTGCTACTAATAATAACCCAGCACCCAAAATAAATAATACATATGATGTTAAAATAATACCCATCGCTCTCCATTTCTTTCCACTGTCATCTATTCCAAAATCAGCAAAACCATAATATATACCCAGTCCGCCTAAAATAATTGCAGCCACTGAAGATAAAGCTCCTCCTATAAGGTACAAAGCCATTTATTATATTTAGAATCAAATAATTTTGTTTCTAAATTATTTGTATGTAAATCATAAAAATGATCAAAAAATTTTTCATTTTTTTATAAAAAAAATATTTCGACTCTTTATTATAAATATTTTATTTATAAAATAAAATAAGATAAATGGGTGTACCGGGATTTTACAAGTACCTTAGAAACAATGAATTATTCGCGTCATGCACGGGTAATACAATCAAGGATAAAAGTAATATCACACACTTTTGTTTAGACCTAAACGGGATTATACACCAAGCTGCCCAAAAAATATTTCAATATGGTGGAAATTACACGAGAACCGAATATACTGAATTTAGAGGTGAAATATTTTATTCAGCTGAACAATTAGCAATTAAATATTCTGAAGTTTATCATGAAGTGATAAATATAGTATTGGAACTTACAACAAAAATTGATCCTAAAGAAGTTTTGATGATCGCAGTCGATGGTGTTGCACCACAAGCTAAAATATTACAACAAAGATACAGAAGATACAAAAGCTCAGCTGAAAGAGATCCATATCAAGTATTCGACAGTAATTGTATTTCACCCGGGACAGATTTTATGATAGGATTGGACACATACATAAAGAGAGAGATTGATTTAATTTCAGATAAAAACAACATGAAATATTCGAATCTTAGACTTCCCCCTACTATTGTTTATTCATCACATTTGGTTCCAGGGGAAGGTGAGCATAAAATAGCAGATTATTTGAGAAATGTTGTTTTTTCAAATACAACAGTTGGTAGAGTAAACAAAAAGACAATAGTTATTCATGGTATGGATGCTGATCTTATCATGATATATTCAATGATGATTAAACCAGAGAATGATTCGATTTTAAACAATATATATTTATTCAGAACACATACAAAAAAATATGATATAGAATCAGTGGTTAATGTCAGGTTGTTAACAGAAATATTATATGATTTATATCCAAATGCTGAAAATCCAATAGATGATTTTGTTTTGTTATTGTTTTTCATTGGAAATGATTTTTTGCCAAAATTCCAAACATTTGAAGTGATCGACAATACATTAACAGCGTTAATATATGGATATTGTGAATTTTGTAAAAAGTATCATAATAAAAATTTTAAGGGATTGGTTACAAACAATGAAATAAACTGGGAAAATCTTTCATATTTTGTTGATTTTATTGGAAAGGGATATGATGAAATTTTATTTGAGGAATGGGCTAGGAGTGACAAAATAGAACATCCATCCCCATTACTTCCATATTCAGTTAAAGATGGAAGATATTCTTATGACATATTTAAAGATAAATGGTATATATTTGTTTTTAGCCCAAAAAAGAATCCGAGAAGTGCGGTTGATAAAGCTGATGTGGATAGTCTTATAATGTCATATTTGGAGGGAGTTTCATGGGTTTTCAAATATTATAAGGAAGGAATTGCTAATGTTAATCAAGGGTGGTACTATCCATTTCATTATGCACCAATATTTTCAGATCTGGCTGATTTTATGTTTGAAAATTTACCAATTAGAGGACCCATATGGGATAATTCATGGCGTGGTTATGTAGATAGCATACCAGTATTGGAACAGCTGCTACAAATTTTACCACCAAGAAGTATAAATATTTTACCAGACTGTCTTAAGCTATTGTACACAGATTCATCACCAATTTTTGATTTATTTCCTGAAACATTTTTAATTGATGAAAATGGAAAATTAGTTAAACATGAAGCAGTTGCTCTTGTTCCAATTCCAAATCCATTGAGAATAAGCAGAGCACTTGAGTATATAAATATTCCTGTTCATGTACAAAATAAATATGTTGCAAGGGATACTATAACAGTGACAAGAGAATATAGGGGAATAGGTCCGCAAGAATATGACAGAGGGGGAAGAAGAGGTGGATACAGAGGTTCTAATTATAATCCAGAGTACTCAAGAGGTGGCTATAAAGGTTCTAATTATAATCCAGATTATGCAAGAGGCGGTTATAGAGGGTCTCGTGATAAATCATTAAGTCCAAAGGATAGACATCAAGGGACAAGTAGAGGTGATTATAGGGGCGATGGAAGAAATTATGGATATGAAAGGAGAGATGAGTATAAAACTGAAAGAGTAAGAGATTACGAATATAGTAAAAGAGATAATTATCAATCTGGTAGTGACAGAGACGATCGTGGAAGTTATAGCAGAGGAAGAGGCGGTGGTAGTAGAATATGGGGTTGATAAATACAGTGAAATTAATAAAATATATAAACATTGTAAAAGTAAACAAATATACAAATCATGCACTTCCGTTAGACTCACGATTAATATCTTTTTAATAAAAAGATAACCATTGTAGTTAGTAATTTATTTTTCCAACAACAACGTTTGCCATCGGTTCTGTAAACAGATATAGATATTCTTCATTTACATATATTGTTAATGTAAAATTAATGGGCTTGTTATTTAGAACATGTTTTATTGACTCAATTCTACCCTCTATCCCCTTAAATTTATATTTTGTTTTGTTCTTTTTTGTTGTTGGATGTTGAAAATGCCATTCATATGATAAAGCAACATTTCTGCTAGGAAACCCTTCAATTATACAATACATAATATATGGTCTTTTATGTTGTGTTTTTTCAGCACCTCCCACAATATCACCATTATGCTGTCTAAGTCTTCTCCTCGGATCGGAGGTCATACCAACATATGTAAAATTCTTATATTTCGGATTTATAGATTTCAGTATATAGCAGTAAAATGACATATATATTTATACTTTTTGTAACTTTTATAATTATGTTCAATTTTGATAATAAATTTTGTTTAAAAATGAAAAATGGATTTTTCGTGTTTATTGTAAAATATAAGGCATTATTAATGAAATTTTAATAAAAAAATTTTGATTAAAATAATTTTTGGAGATACAGTCATGGAATACATTATGATTAGTGAGAAGAGTAATCTTCCTTTCAAGGAGAAACTGAAGAGACATAGTCATTCAAACACATTTATTAAAGAGGAAGAGTGGGATAAATATGTATATTCTGAATTTGAATCGGAAAGAAATAAATTTAATCCATCTTCATTTGACGAAGAGTATAAGTGGGATTATGAACATTCAAAAATAATTGAAGATGCAAGGAAAGAGTGGAAAATGTTAAAAGGTATGGGTGGTTATCAATGTTCGAAACATTATATTGAAAATAAGAAGGGTGTTAAAATGTACAATTATATCTCCATAAACAAATACAAACAACATATTAATTGTAAATTAGCAATTAATTATAAACATATTAAAAAATCCGTGAATAAATCAACAAATGTAAAAATTTTCCACAAAAATACAAATGAGAAAATAGTGGAAAATTTATTGATGTGTAATCAAGTAGGTGACAAATGTACAGTCTTATATAAATGTGGTATTATTTACGATTTAATAGAAGAAATAATACACATTTATATAAGTAAGGATAATGCTGATTTTAAATACATATTGGAATATGACGTTATGGAAAGCAATTATTTGATATACAAAAATATTGAAGTGGAGAAGTGCAGTAATGGTAATATTATAATAAATATTATATTTAATGATGAAAATCCCAATATTTTTAACAATTATTATGTTGTATATAATAAAGGTACAAACAAGGAAGAGAGGGTCGCGCTTGATAATTCATCATATCCATTTATATACAACAGAAAAGTGTACACAGTTACCAATAAAGAATTACAATATCTTGTGAAGGGTATGTTTTCTTCATATATATTAGTTGATAATTATGATGAAAATATTAAGGACGGTATAAATAATTACAAATATAAAACAATTAATTCTACTCATGATGGTTTGAAACTTGTCGTAGATTTTATTCACATTAAAGATCAATCTATAGGTGATTCTAAAGTATTGATAACACAAAAATGCTCAAATTATAATATAAGACAGATCCTCAGTATTCTGAGAATGTCTGACAAGAAAATAATTTATGATTGTAATATTCTTTATGACAAAAGATATAATACAATAAAAATATATGATATTCGTGGAAGTAGGAGTTATGGATATGAGAAGGTGGTTGTGTATGATATTTTTGAAAATAACCACCTTATGTACAATAATGTATTTATATATAAGAAAGATAATATACATGTAAAAATAACTATTTATGATGACGTTAATGAACATGAAAAGATGAAAAATTACTTTGTGTTTAATTCAGGGGTTAAATTGGAAATGAACAGATATGGTAACAGTCTGTATATATTTAATAAAATTTTGAAAGATGAAGAGTTGGAAATTGTAAATTGTAAAAAGACTTTTGCTGAAAACAATTTTTGTTTACAAGCATCACCGGACGATGGTAAAGGTTTTGAAAAATCTGATTATTTAAATGACGATGAAAATTACGAGAAAAACAAGACTAACATAAAAATTGATGAACAGGAAACTGTGAATACATCTACAGATATATCCGCAAATACACCTGCGGATGTACCAGAGAAAAAGAAACATAAATATACTGGCAATGATAGGCAATTTATCAGAAATATTGTTAATTTAAACAAAATTATCAATTTTTTCAATAATATGGAATTGGAAGCAAATAAATTGTTACATAAATATAATAAAATGTGTTTAAGGATGAAAAATAAGGGTAAATTTATATTAAAAGCACCCTTAAATGCAAATATGTTAAAGTTGGAATATCCCATAAACAAAAATAAATTTAAGTTAAAACCATTACTATATAACAAGTATTTGTGTTAAATGTATTTTTATTATCTTTTGATAACAATATGTCATTGACATATTGATTCAAGAAATATACATGTTAGACTAAAAAGTGTAGATCTTATCAAATCTTATATGAGAACCATTTTTGAACGATATTTTCTTGGTAGTAAAATTTATTTCTTTTACGAGCTGATGTACATGATTAGACATTAGTATTTCTTCATATATTTCTAGTTTCTTTTTAAATGGTATGGGTGCTGTGTAATTTACCGTACTATCTGAATCATACGAGTTATCTATATCTGTCATATCTTCAGTATCACCTACATAATTATCATTTTTAATTTCTTCTAAACATAAAATACCCACAGTATTAGATCCGTCATCATAATTTGTTATATTAATAAATTTATATGTTCCAATGTTTAAATATTCTAAATTATTAAGATCAATCTTAAAAGACTCCTTTATGTTCGATATCTTTAACTTTTCATCTACCAATTTATAATTTTCCTTAAATAATTTATAAAATTTTTCTCTAAGAACATTTATATCTATATCTTCTTCAAAATTCAATTGACTATTATTAACCATCTCATCAATGAAAATCACATTATATGGAGGTTCAAATAATTCTTTATATGAATTTTTATGAATACCTGAATTCATTTTAAACTCTATTTCACATTGATCTAAAAATTCATATGGTAAATACGGTATGACACCAGTACATACATATACAAAATATTTATTGTCTGTTTTAATTTTAATCTTTCCATCTTCTTTATACATTCTAAAATTAAAATTATTCTCGTAATCTTGGGAATCAAACATTACTAAACATGTCTTTTTATCGTTGAAAATATAGTGTACATCACATCTTGTGAAATGTCCATTCATATTTGTTATTGTAACAATTGTTTCAGTACACAATTTATTCAACACTTTTTCCATATTCTCTACATCAACATAATACTCTGTTGAATTTAAGTCGTTTTGAAGTAATACTTTTTCTACATATGAACTATGATGTATAATTCCACCATAGTCCAATATTTTCATGACGATAGGATTTATTCTTTGTATAAATGACGTCATTGTAATTTTGTTTAAAATCAAATTTGCATTGTATTCTCTTATAATATCGTCATCATATGGATAACATGTTTGGTCTGAGAATGATGTTGCAACTTCTAAAATTTCTTCGTCAACTTCCATTTTCATTTCACATGTTAGATATAATAATTTTTTAATGTCTAATTTATCGCTGATGCTATTCCATGCTAATAATGGATTTGTTTTAAAACATCTTGGATGTGTTGGATAGTGGTAAATATACTCATCTGTAATTTTTATATTAGACAATTTATCCATCTTCAACTCGCTTCTATGAAAAATTTGCTCATTCCAAAAATTTGTACTTTCAAAATTTAGGATATTCAACATTATACTTTTTGGAATATTATCAATGATATTTTCCACTTCAATGGGATATGATGTGGGTTTTCTCGATAATAAAATATTCATATATGAAGGAACATTGTACATTTGATAATAATCTGCAGTGTATAATTGCTGCTCAAATGTTATTTCGTTACAAGGTACCAAATTATATGGAGATATGAGTGAATCTGTATTGTTCGTTTCTAAATATAACACATTGTCTTTACATCTTGATTTTAAGAGAGGTGATATAAGATAATCATTTGGAATAAGATATGTTTCATATTTATTTATATTTATGTTTTCTAAATTAAAAAGATTATCTGGAGTTATAACCAATATTATCATTGTCTGTAAAATTTTTTATTAAAAAAATTTATCCCTTTTCGGATCAAAATTTTCAATGAAATTTTGATAAATGTAATGAGATTTGTATCATAATATTAATAGTATATCTGCGGATACTTATTTTCTAATGGAAAAATTTCCTGCACTGTTTCGAAACTGTTTTCTAATAATTTTGACAGTTTTTGATCATATGAACCACGTAGCACGTTTTTAATTTTGATTGGGACAGGAATGGGAATAGAGTTGGGTATATTCTTATTGTTTATTACTTCATAGCCATTATCTTCTTCGTTTGTTACATCATGTGAATTACATATATCGTTTATCTCTTTCATTTCTTCCATTTTTGTAATTTCACTCTCAAACTCACCACCTATCCTTTTGTAATATTCAAGTTTATCACCTATATTTTCATTCATTGATTGTACCATGTAATCATCATCAAATATATTTAATTGTGAAACAGACTTTAATAAGCTTATGTAATTACCTTTATCTAAATTTGCATCATGTCCGCTTATTGTCAGACATCTCTCCAATGAATTGCTTAAAGATCTTCTTAACTGACCGTTTAATCTACCACTTAAAATGTCGTCTATATATTTTTTTGAAAAATCATTGGCGTGAATATATGATGTATGCGGTACATCTTTTATTGTAAGAATGTTTGTCTTGACAGGAGATTTGATATGAAACATAGATTTTCTATATGCAAGCGAAACTTCATTTATATCAATTGAAAATGCTACTCTATCACATATATCATGTTCCCAGTCTAACACTGGATTCTCTATTGCATATTTACATGAATCAAATGTTTTTGAACATGATATAGTATAACTGATTGGTGATGGTAATATATCATCGTCTATAATCAGATGTAATTTCTGGGAGTCTATTATTTTATGAAACATTTTAAATGTAGTGTCATCTGTAAAAATATCATCATTGTGTAATTCCAATATCCACTCCTCCAATACAATATGATTTTTGTCTAATAAATCATCTTTTGTTATTTTCAGCTCAGTATTGTATTTTTCATTTCTAATAATAAGATGACCTTCCTTAATTCTTGATATGTCTATATATATTGTTAAATATAATCGTTCTATTTTATCATCAGTTAATGATGATATATTGAATTTGTTTATATTTATATTTGTATTTGTATTTGGACCATATTCTTTAATTCTTGATTCAAGAATAATATTGACATATTGTATATAAACATTATTCATGTCCATTGAAGGAAATTAAAATATTGTTTACAGTTGAAAAATTTTTTATTTTCAATTTCAATTGTATATTAGTGAAATTGGCTCATATATGGAGATTATTATTATTAAATATTTTTGATAAAATTTTTACCAAAAATATATGGTGTTCTTTTCACTTATAAAGGACATCTATGTAAAGATAGTTTTGTTAAATTTACATATGATAAGAATCACAATATTAACTCTATAACTATTTTACATGGAATATGTAATATTAGATTAAAATATGATCACACAAATGTATTGATAGAATTCGTCAACTTTTTAAATATACCAGACGAAAAATATTACATGTTCAATGATATAATACCTGATGCTGAAATTATAATATCCATAGATATTTTTTATGAACATAAAAATTATTTAATGTGTGTGGAAATGAATATCATAAATATTTCAAAAAAGATATACACAGAAATATATGATATTCTTCTCACTTATAAGGGAAACTTATTTGAGAATAATTTAACTAACTAGATATCTGACAAAAACAACATTATCAGATCTATGATTAATTCCTATTGTGTAAGCATTATTAAAATGAAATATAATTATACAAACATATTGATAGAATTCAGTGAATTTCTAGATATACCTGACAATAAATATTATAATATATTCAAATACTTTTACAAATATGGAAAATAAATGTGACAAAAAATTCAGTTATGTTATTGGTGAAATTGATTAATTTATTGTAGTTATTGTCAAACATTTTGATAAAATTTTTATCAAAAATATATATGTAAATTTCTTCCCATATGGAAGAGATTAAAATGGAAAATACAATAGTAATTTTAAAAACAGAAATATATGGTATCTTCCTCGCCTACAGAGGTCATTTAAGTAAAGATAACATCACTAAGTGTATGTATAACAAACATAACAACGAATATAATATAATGTTCATAATTATTTTATATTGTGAAGAAAATTTCATGATATAACATACACACGGTTGTGTTAGTAAAATTTTTAGAAATACCTAACGATGTATATTATATGTTCAATAATATAAAACAAAATATTGAAATTATAGTGTCATCAAATACTTTTAATGATTATGAATATTATTTTGTGAATGTGAATATAAAAAATATTAAAATTCTAAATATATTGCTTGTGGGAAGAAACATGAAAACACTGCATAGATATACTTATATTTTATTAGAATTTAATATTATGTTCAAAACATCTAACGAAAATTATTTTAACTATGATGGAGTAAATCCTTATATAAGGGTTATTAAACTTATAAAACACTTTAATAAGTTTAAGAAATATTTAAATTAGAAGAGTCTTGTTAACCTACAAGGTTCACCTTAATAAAGATGAGTATATGAACTTGTTACTCACTATGACCGATGAAACATATATAGTTGTATTTATAAATGTTACACACGATATGAATAATATTGAAGTATAATATATACATACAAACGTATTAGTAGAATTTAAAGATATAGTAAAGTAAGAATTTCACAATATTCTGATTTATGAAATATTAGACTCATTAAAGAGTATAGTATTTTATGTGTTAACGCGTGAAAATCAGATCCTAATGAGATCTTTATAGTTTTTAAATTAATCACTTACATTACTACAATTTACATTAAATATTTGATATGATAAGAAAATATATGGACATCATATTTGTATATAATATATATGTTTAGATAAAAATATCCATATTTAAGATCCTCATTTTTTTATATTATGAAGGAAAAGAAAAATGTTAAAAGTAAAAAATATTAAACATATGGAAATTAAAAGAGTCTTCCTCGTATATAGGGGACACTTGAATAAAAAATATTATGGAGAATGGTTGGTAGGGAAAGTAAAATTTACACATATTATAAAGGGGAGAAAAATGCTTAAAATAAAAAATAATGAAATAAGAAGAATCTTGTTAACTTACAAGAAACACCTTAATATGGGTGAATATATAAATTTGTTCCTCATTATGACCAATGAAAAATATATACATACAAACGTATTAATAGAAAAAAGAAAATAAGATTGTAAAACTCATTTAAAACAATAAGTTTAACACTGAAAGAGTCCTTTTTATATACAAAGGATACATTATCACTAATACTTATATATATTGGCTACGTAATAAAATTATATATACTCACAATGTTAATTTTATTAATGTATTGCATGTTGGTGAAAATACGAAAACACCTCGGAAATATACATATATCTTAATAGAATTTGATAAAATATTGAAAATATCCAATGATGACTATTTTAATTATAACGGTGTAAAACCTTATGTAAGAATCATTAAATTCATAAAACATTTTAATAAGTTTATGATGTTATAATGACAATCAAATATATACAAGAGATGTATATGTAAAATGGGTGAATTTTAAAATACTAACACTCAGCGAATTCTTTTTATATATAAAAGATACTTTAACAAAGTGAAAATTTTATACGCGTACGAAAGTATATAAATATTATTAATTTGTAAATAAAATATATTAATTTCAGATAATTGATTAAAATAATTTCAAAAGAATTAAAAATTTGACATTAGCGGGTAATCTATCACTGGATTATTTTCATGTTCTTAAAACGGTCGAACGCTTAATGATAAAAAGGATTTTTAATGAACTCATAGATATACCACCTTCTGTTAAGTATTTGACTTTAAATAATGAATGTAAACATTTCATTGATAATTCATTTATTCTAAATATTGTTACACATATGGTAGTTGATTATTGGAAACATCCATAGATAATCATGAAAATATTATAAAATTATTATCCGACAATAATATTATTAGTGTCTGCATCTTGGAGTGATCATATAAATATTGTAAAATCATTGGTTGATAACGGAACAGATATAAATAAAAACATTAATATTATTCATATCCATTAGGACAATAATATACTTATTGAATCTGTATTTTCGATAAAATTTTTATCAAAAAAAATTTTTTATATTATAAAAGGAGAAAAAAATGTTGGATATTAAAAATTCAGAAGTTTTTGAAAATTTTGAAAATTTGGAAATTAAAAGGGTCCTCCTTAAATACGAGGGACACTTGAATGTAAAAAAGTATACAGAATGGTTACTGGAGAAAATAAATCATATATATAAAATAGTTTTTATATCTATTTTGCATGAAATGGATAACAGTGAGATACAGTATATCCATACAAGTATTTTGATCGAATTCAATATAATTATGATTATCAATGATGGGAGTTACTTTAATTTTAATGGAATATCACCAAATATTAAAGTAATCATATCATTGAATAAATTTAATAAGTATAAAAATTATATGATAAGTAAAAACCAAAACATTGTAAATAAAAATCAAAATATCATAAAAAATTCAAATATAGGGCCATCAGAAATAGAATATATTTTGAAGTTGAAACACGAAATATCCAATTTGTTTATTGAATGTCTATTGATGGTATCAGAAGAAGAAGTATGGGAGATAAGAATTTCCCCAAATTTTAAATTGGATCTAGGTAATTTAATATTTTGTTATGGGAAATTATTACACTTCTCCACACACAAAACAAATTTAGATGTTATCCAAATACCTCAATTTGTTGTGGATGACTTCTGGTGGCAAGTATTACAATCATGTTCTTTTATCTTTATCATAGCCTTTGCACCGGTAAAAAACATATAGATTATTTATAATATACACAAGTATTTATTTTCCCAGAAAATAAGTTTCTCTTATCATATTCAGAGTTAATCACTTATACTACAATGATTTATGTTAAATATTTGGTAGATAAAATCTATGTGAACATTATATTAATATATGGTATGTATATCTAAATAAAAGAATATCATTTTATTCATATCCTCTAAATTTTTATTTATGAAAAATATAAACAATATACATAAACATTAATCATATCCGTTGAAAAATCATACGGTTTCATGATCTGTATTTTTTTTACATTATAAAAGGATGAAAATCATTAAAAATAAAATATTCGGAAATTAGAATGATTCTCACGTATATTATAACAACAATTTTAGAAAAGTATTTAAAATATTATCATGTGGTCATGTTAATAAAGGAAATATACAAACTATCTATTTATTCGTGTAAAGAAAATATATTAATTTTTGTATTTTTTATCAACAATTCCAAATAATAACATTTTTAATTGTCACAATTAAAATATATTATATAAATACAATGAATATAATAGACTTACCAGAAGATATAATATTAAATATTTGTGGATATCTAAATGACGTAGGTAAAATTAACTTGTTAAGCTCACATCCATTTTTGACATACATTAAACATTTAATTTATTATGAAGATGAAACGCATTATGATAAAATTAAACATTTGGACTATAAATGTAATTTTAAATCATTAATTGTCTGTGACAATAGAGATTTAAGTGATTTCAAAAGAATTAAAAATTTGACATTGGTGGGCGATCCATATAAATATTTTCCATATAAATATGATCTATCATTAGATTATTTTCATGTTCCCGATACGGTTGAATGCTTAATGTTAGACAGAAGTTTCGGTAAACTTGTCAATATACCACCTTCTGTTAAGTATTTAACTTTAAATAATGAATGTAAACATTTCACCGATAACGTAATTATTCCAAATACTGTCACTCATATGGTAGTCGGTTATAGATGCACTTCTGTAGAGAAAAAATTTATACCAGATTCAGTTACACATTTAACAATTGTATCTGTTTATAACATTGATAATGAATACTTGCCATCATTTTTGACATATCTGGATTTGTCAATCATATTTATATCTTCAGATTTTGTAGTCCCAAATACAGTTACACATTTGATTTTTAACGATTTATTTGATGGTCCAATTAATTGCTGTAAAGATAACAAATCTGTTAAATATCTTGAATTTGGATATTCATTCAATAAACCTGTGAATGGTTATATACCATCCACGGTAACACATCTGGTATTTGGTGACAAATTCAATCAAATTTTGGATTATTGCATACCTGATTCAGTTACGCATTTGATTTTGGGTAAATATTATAACAAATGTATCAGGAACATTATACCAAAAAATCTCAAATACTTAAAAGTACATAGACGATACGAAGATTATGTAAAACATAACTTGTTTGATATTCAAGTTGAATACATACCGTAATGATTGTAATAGATGTAAATTGATCAAAAATGTCATGATTTTTAATCAAAATCATTAATTTATTATGGACAATCTTGGATTATTCACAAAATCATGTGAAATTGGAGATATTGAAAAAGTTAAGACTTTACTTTCTACCTTATACATTAATGGTATATATAATGGATTAACTGGATTATTGGAAATATCTATAAATAACCATGAAAATATTGTAAAATTATTATTGGATAACGGTGCCGATGTGGATATTGTTAGTTGTAATTATAAGACTTCATTAATGCTTGCGTCTTGGAATGGTCATATAAATATTGTAAAATTATTAGTTGAAAGAGGAGCAGATATAAATAAAAAAGATTCAGATAATAATACACCCATCACATTAGCTTTACAACGTCATAATTCAGAAGTGGTAGAATATCTAATATTAAAAGGTGCTCAATTTGATTGTATGTCTACACATGGTTATGAAAATATTTTAGATAATTTTTTCTACAAACGTTTTAATATGAATATACTATTATCACTTATGTACATGAAGAATATTGATAAAAATACACTATTTATGTTGGCTTGCAGATATTTAGCTGATGATCTAATAATATCTTTCATAAATAAAATAGATGTAAACATGAGTGACATTAAGGGTAACACACCTCTTATTATGTTATGTATATATGATCCTTCTAACACAGCTAACTATATTCCACCTGAAAAATTAGACAAATTAGATAAAGTGGCATTTTTGTTAAGACATGGTGCAAATGTGAACAGTTATAGCAAATATAAAATTACTCCTTTGATGGCGGCTTGTCGCAGTGGAAATATTAAAAATGCGAAAACGTTAATACGGTCAGGTGTTGATGTAAATCATAAATGTTCTAGGGGCGATACAGCTTATACTTACACAATATGTTACAGAGAAAAGAAAATTTCTAGACTATTATTATCTGCGGGTTATGATAATTTATACGGGTTGTCAGAGAAAAAAATAAAGTTTATAACAGAGTACAAGAATTCACGTGAATATTATGATGTCAAAAATGATTTATTTTATTCAGATGCCTCCGATTTATTTTCCATTGTTGTATTGTTATCTGATGATTACTATAAACTTTGATGATTACAAAAACATTGTTTTTATGATCAATATGTTATCTCATTCCTCTAGTTACATATCCGATTTTGGATAAACATATATCGTAACAGTTGTAATCGATGTGAAATGATTAAAAATGTTATTTTTTAAAATCAAAATCATAAAACAATAGATGGATCCACCGCTTTCGATTACTCAATGTTTTACAGAAAGTCGTGCGAATATTACGATACTAAAAATAATTTATTCCATCCATAAGCATCAGATGTATTTTTCATTTTTGTATTGTTGTCTGATAACTATTATAAAATTTTATGATCACAAAAACATTGTTTTTATAATTGATATAAATTGATCAAAAATGTCATTATTTTTTTTTACCAAAATCATTAATTTATCATGGACAATCTTAGATTATTTACAAAATCATGTGATATTGGCGATATTGAAAAAGTCAAAATTTTACTTCCCACTATAAATATTAATGGCTTATATGGTGGATGTACTGGATTAATGAATGCATCTCGTAATAATCATGGAAATATTATAAAATTATTATTAGACAATGGAGCAGATGTGAATATTATTGGTTCAAATTGTAAAACTGCGCTAATGTATGCACTCTGGAACGGTCGTATAAATATTGTAAAATTATTGATTGATAACGGCGCAGATATGAACAAAAAGGATATAGACAATAATATATACATTACGTTAGCTTTACAAAATTGTAGTTCGGAGGTGGTAATGTATTTAGTGTCAAAGGGTGCTCAGTTTAATTATATATCTACACGTGGGTATAGAAATATTTTAGATGAACATCTTTTTAAGTGTGCTGATATGAATGCGATATTATCACGTATGTACGAGGTAAATATTGATAAGAATACGTTGTTCATGTTAGCTTGTCAGTATTTGGCATATGATTTAATTGTGTCATTTATAAATAATGTCGATGTAAATATGTGTGACAATGATGGATACACACCCCTTATAATATCATGTTTAAATGACATTTCTACTATGGTCAATTATATCCCGTCTAAAAAATTAGAAAAATTAAAAAAAGAGGACAGGGTAGAACTTTTACTGAGGTATGGTGCCGATGTCAATTGTTGTAACAATGATGGGCTTACACCCTTAATGATGTCCTGTCGCATGGGTAATTTTAAAAATGTAAGGATGTTAGTACGATTAGGTGCAAATATACATCATAAATCTAATGATAGTTCAACAGCTTACACTTACTCAACACGCCATAAAAATAAAAATATTTCTAAATTATTATTATCTCTAGGTTACAATAATTTTGAAGGTTTATCTAAAAAAGAAGTAAAATTTATGACAGAATATAAAAAATCCCGTGAATGTCGCGATTATAGAGAAAAACTATTTTATACAGACGCTTCAGAAATATTTTCCATTGTTGTACTGTTGTCTGATGATTATTACAAATTTTAATGATTATAAAAACATTGTTTTTATGATCGATATAAAAAGTGTAAAATGATTGGAAATATCATATTTACCAATTAAAATCATTAATTTATTATGGACAACCTTGAATTATTTATAAAATCATGTGAACTTGGTGATATTGAAAAGGTTAAAATATTACTTCCCACCGTAGATATTAATGGAATATATCGTGGATATACTGGCCTAATGAAAGCATCTATTAATAATCATGAAAGTGTTGTAAAATTATTATTGGATAACGGTGCTGATGTGGATATTGTTAGTTGTAATTGTAAGACTTCATTAATGCTTGCGTCTTTGAATGATCATATAAATATTGTAAAATTATTAGTTGATAGAGGCGCCGATATAAATAAAAAAGATTCAGATAATAATACACCCATCACATTAACTTTACAACGTCATGATTCAGAAGTGGTAGAATATTTGATATTAAAAGGTGCTCAATTTGATTGTATGTCTACACGTGAGTATGAAAAAATTCTGAATAACATTCTCTTTAAGTGTACTGATATGAATATTTTATTATCACACATGTATATGAAAAATATCGACAAAGATACTTTATTTATGTTAGCATGCAATTATTTAGCTCATGATCTAATAATATCGTTCGTAAATAAAATAAATGTAAATATGCGTGATATTAACGGCAACACACCCCTTATATTAGCATGTATGAGTGACTCTTGTATTATGTACAATTATATTGTATCTGAAAAATTAGAAAAATTAGATAAAGTGGCGTTTTTGTTGAAACATGGTGCAGATGTAAACAGTTATAATAATCATAAAATTACTCCCTTAATGATGGCCTGTAAAGCAGGAAATATTAAAAATGTGAAAACATTAATACGTTCAGGTGCGAATATACATCATAAATCTACCAATGGATCAACCGCATATACTTATTCAATATTGTACAGAGTAAAAAGTATTTCTAAATTATTATTATCTGCAGGTTACGATAATTTAGAAGGTTTATCTAATAGAGAAGTAAATTTTATGACAGAATACAGAAACTCTCGAGAATATTATGATGTTAGAGACGATTTGCTACAACCGGATGGTTCGGATATATTTTCTATTATTGTATTGTTATCAGATGATTATTATAAATTTTAATAATTATAAAAACGATGTTTTTGTAATTTATAAATTACAAAATATCATTATTTTTAATATTATTATAAATGGACAATAATCTTGTGAATGTATCTAATAATCACATGTATAACGAGAATAATTTACAGTTATTATCCACGTCGTTTAAATTTGGTTATGTACATAATTTTCTGTGTCACAGTAAACGAAAGTGGTTGAAAATTAAAATTAAATGCAATTTATACTCATATTGTGTGATCACTAATAATATTACTTTTTTAAGATATATAAGAATTAATTCAAATGATGATATTATTAATGAAATATTGTCACAAACTGTAACTCTTCCTGATGGCGATGAAATAAGTCCAATATATTTTACCTTTAACAGAGAGGTCATGAATGAATTAATATTACTAGGATTTGATTTTACAAACATCAATGCTGCTAGAATATGTTATTATAATGTTAATCAATGTAATAATATAATTGATTTGCTATTGGATAAAAATGTGGATTTTTATAGTACATACAAAAATATATCCATGTTAAACTATACATTAATAAATGATTGTGATGGATTCTTTTACAAGAATGGATACAATCATGATGAAAATTTTGATAATATTAGCAAGATGATAAAATTGTCAGATATTGAATTTGTAGATTCTCACGGTTATAACACTTTGGATACTTTACTTGTATGTGATTCGTATTATTCTATAAAACATATTATAAATATTTTGGAAGGAGAATGTAATTTTTTAAATTATGGTAAAAATTCATTTATTCACGGTAGTAAATATTGTAATATAAGTGAATACTCTAAAAAATTTAAAGGTATGAAACCACTGTCTAAATTGACATATATTATATTTTATTATCTTGTAATTAAATGTGACGAATTCAAACTTATTGACACTTCAATATATAATGAAAGTTTACATGAAAATAACCATAATTTTGTTGTTAACAAAGAATTGTGTTTTAATTATTCTAAAAACAGATATAAAATAAATATATTCTCCAATCTGTATGCAAAATGTACTGATGAGGACAATTTTAGTATATTATGTAAAAAATATTTCTATAAAAGAAGGTACTTTGTTAATGACATAAAATATTTATATAGTACATTTGTTCTTTTAGGAATTTTAAAGGATTATCATATTAAAATTTTGTATTTGTACACTGTGTGTTTGACAGACAATTATTTTAAAATGAAAAATAAAAACGGTGCTGTAACAAAATATCTTAACATTGTGAGTAAATTACCGATGGAAATGCAAATGAAAATATCTAATAATGTTTATAATGTCAACAGTGATTATATCAATAATGATAATTTTAATGTAATTTTAAAACACATTCTGAAAAAAGATAGTCTGTTCAAAAAAATTGCAAATTTCTTTAACATATGATTTTATGTCCATTAAGTGGTCATAATTGATCATGTACAATCTGTAAATATTTATATCACTAATATAAATATACTAAAAACATGTTTTCATAAAAAAATAATGTGGTTATCAATAGTTGAAAAAAATAACATTAAAATTCTCAATTTTTGAGATATGACGATATTTTTAGATTTAACTAAATATCCCCTAATTATATACGATATTGATGGATTTGAAAGATCTATGATTTTATCATTCATCGTATTGTTCTTTGATATTTTTTAATAATATTTAAAGGGTGAGAATAGTATCATATTAGAAAGTAAAATATCATGTGAAAACATTATAAATACTAATTATAATTATTCATGTTTAAAAATCTTTTATTTTATTTTAAATTGATTTACAATTAATTTATTCTCATTTTTAAATGAATAAAATCCCGTTGATTAATGATCTTTCCAAACAATATCCAAACGATGATGTTATTGAAATCTTCATCAATAAATATCCTGACGGTAAGGGTAGAAATGTTATAAACATTTATAATCAATTACATTCCAAATATATGTCCGTTGACGATATTTGTGATTATATCAAATTTGTAAATTATACATCATTGCCAGCAAGTGAATATGAGTATATTGCACCATATATAAATAAAGATAATTTCTTGAAAATTATTCAAAAAGTTGATATTCCTGATGTTTATGATGAGCTTTTTGCATATTTACATCACGATATTGTTAGTTTATACGATAAATTTAATGAATATGAAGAGACGTGGTTATCAAGAAAAGAAAATTTTGAATGGGCTGCTGCTAACGATCATGAGATACTTTCATCATATATTTTAGAAAAACATGGATGTAATTATTATAAAATTAATGGTGTTATCTGTGATGATACATTTAAACATGTTGATGTTATTTTCTGTCGTCTATCTTTATTATTCAAAAGTATAAATGGAGATATAAACATTGATGTTTTCAAGTATGTTATTGGTGATTTACGCGAGCATATTTATGCTAATAAAACTGTAAATAGTGATTCTAGAAAATATTTCGAAAAAGTATTTGACACTATTATCAGTATTATATATTCAAAAACTACAGATGATAATATTAAACAATATATGAAAGAAGCTTTTGGTTGTAAAGAAGTAAATATTGGCGCTATCCTGATGAGTCTGATGGGTATGGCCGGTGGTTTTAATATTCCCACGTAAACAATTATTTTCACTGAAAATAATTTCAATTCCTTAAGAATAAAATAAATATAACTTTGTTAATGTATCACATATAAATTTTTTCTATTTGCGTTATATCTTTCCTACATATAGAGCAACGTTGATTTGATTTCTTTAATAATAAAGCACATTCATAACAACAAAAGACGTGTTTACAATTCATCATAATGCAATTTCTTTCTCTGTCAAGACATATTGCACATAATGTTTTTTCTACATCTGCTGTCATTTCTAACACTTTTTTTCCACTTTTTAGTAATATTTCATTTTTCTCTATTAATGAATCAATAATTTTTTGTTTTTCTTTTTCTAACTCTATCTCTTGTTGTTTTCTCTCAAATAAAATTTTATTTTTCTGTTCTTCTAATAACATTTTTCTTTCCTCTTCCTCCAATAATAATCTTTTTTTACGATCTTTGTTAGTTTCTGTAACATTCGATGAATTTTTTGAATTTTCCACATTAATAAGGAAATCATTTATGTTTATGTGTGTTGGATCAACATCATGTGTTTTGACATGATCAACCCATTTGTCTGATGTCTTATATTTTTTATTACAATTTGTACACTTGTAAAAGGCGCTCATAGTATTGTTATATTTGTGATTGTGATCTTTTTTATAAAAATGCTAATAATTGTTTCCTCAATTATACATATGCTTACACATAAACATCTCGTATGACATACATTTATTTTTATGCGCTCGCGCAACAATGACACATACTAATAAACATATTCTAATTTTGTTTTTCAATAAAACAGATAGGACATTGGAATTTTTTAATATCATATGTATATATAAAAATTAACGTACAGGTATGGTATGTTACTTTATTTATTCACAAATTGCCAAATGTGTAAATCATTGAAATATTTCTATAATCGATATCATATACAATTGCACACTATATATTACATTTTCTATATTTTTAAGGATGTTCACGAATATGTGAAACATTGAAAGGTTTTATACAATGTTGTGTTGTTTTTATAAAACTTCATTTTAAATTTTGCTTCGCAAAATTTAAACGCGGGGCCCCCCCTTGGCCCCCCCGCACGTCCAAATCACATCTATGATGTGATCTGGATGGCCATCAATAATACTATAAACCATTACACGGTTTGTATGGTATTTTCAATGTTTCACTATAATTAACGACAATGTGATTTGGTACAATAGGGGTGCCCTGATACCCCGGCACCAGTACATCTAATATTCGCTATATATCAATAACAATAAATTGTTGTCTGAAATTTTAAATTAATGATCAAAATATTCGAAAATATCATGAATATTTACGATCAGTTACACTCTAAACATATGTCTGTTAAAGACATTTGCGATTACATAAATTTCGTGGAAGATAAATCGTTACCAGCTGATGAATACGAATACATTGTTCCATATGTAAACAAAGATAACTTTCTGGAAATTATTCAAAAAATTAATATTCCTGATGTGTACGGCAAGCTTTTTATGTATTTACATTACGAAATTGTCAGTCTCTACGACAAATTCAATGAATATGAGGAAGCGTGGTTATCAAGAAAAGAGAATTTTGAATGGGCTTCATCCAATGATCATGAAATTCTTACAAAATATATTTTGGATAAACATTACTGTAATTATTACAGAATTAATAGTGTTATATGTGATGATTCGTTTAAATATAGCAATGGTAGATCCCGTCATATTTCTTTATTATTCATGAACATAAATAATAATGAAAAAGTTAATATTAATCTTGATGTTTTTAAATATGTCCTCGATAAATTACCAGAATATATTGATAATATCTATATAGGAAGTAATAAATCCAAAGAATATTTAGATATTATGTATCAAGTCATTCTTAACAGCATATATTCGAAAACTAACAACGAAGATATTATGCATTGTATGAGGGAATCTTACAAATGTAAGTATATTACACTAACTGATGCACTCGTAAGTTTAAAGATTTTACCTGATACTACTAAACTCGAAGAAATTAGTCTTAGCGAATAAATACGATGTTGCAAGAATTTCGCGCAAAGAAAAATAATTTTATTTTCATTGAAAATAGGATGTCGTAAGAAAAATAAATTTAACATTATATATTTTTTTCTAATATAAAATGAAATTGATAGATGACATAATAGATATATTTAATACTCCTCATAAAAATGTGAGTGAAATAAATTCCAAGTTGAATTACATATACAGTTATCATAATGACGTGAATAATATATACAAAATTTTATCACATATATGTCATGTTTATGATAAATATTTAATATATATCAAAACATTCAAAAAATGTACAATATTTAAAGATATTGAAATATATGCCTTTTACGGAAATTATTTTAAACCATGTACAAAAATTATATATGATAGCTTTAAACATAAACATAAGTGGAAGAGCGACATGGAATTGTATGATTTATATAATTCAAAGAAATACTTGGAATTGATGAATATATTGATTAACAGAAAAAGTTATAAACATTCTTTAATATTTAACGAAGTTATCAAGAGAACAATTGTAAATAAATTATGGGATATGCTGATACATATTTTTGAAATTTCTAGAAAAGTTTATTTTATGGAATTTATTACTATCATCAGATTCTATTTATTTTTGTTACCAAAAAATATTTTGTATACTGTTCTATCAGTTCATAAGTTTGAACTGTATGTTAGAGAATCTTATTACATATTTTATTTGTTGAATGGTGAAGATGAAAAATATTATATACCATTTGACAATTTTCCAGTGGGATTGAATGTATGTCTGTATACAAGTAAACTATTGACTAATGAGGGATATTTACGTACATCTAATGAAAAAATAAACAAATTCAATTATATTTTGGGTAAATTACCAATTGAACTGAACGTGAAAATATGTGATATTCTTGAAGGTGGTCGTATAATTGATAGAAAAAATATTTTACCATGTATTTCTTATTTGTTGGAAAAATAATTTTTTTTATAGAACATGAAAATATTATTGTTAAAATACAGTTTTAACAATGTTACATGATATTCGTGCAGATCAATTATAATCAAGATACCCTTCCTCTTATTTAGTTTAATATATTTACAAATAATTTATTTACAAGATACCCTACCTATTATTTAGTTTAATATATATACAAATGGTTTATTTACAAGTTACCCGTGCAAATCAATTATGGGTATATAGACCCATAATTGATTGCCCTAGCGTTTAACGCCAGTATCTCTTGTTTTATTTACAATATAAATTTACAATATAACTTTATTACGGGATACCCTACCTCTTGTTTTATTTACAATATAACTTTATTACGGGATACCCTACCTCTTGTTTTATTTACAATATAACTTTATTACAAGATACCCTACCTCTTGTTTTATTTACAATATAACTTTATTACAAGATATCCTACCTCTTGTTTTATTTACAATATGACTTTATTACAAGATACCCTACCTCTTGTTTTATTTACAATATGATTTTATTACAAGATACCCTACCTTTTTTTATTTACAATATAACTTTATTACAAGATACTCTACCTATTGTTTTATTTATATTATGACTTCATTACGGGATACCCTACCTCTTGTTTTATTTACAATATAACTTTATTACAAGATACCCTACCTCTTGTTTTATTTACAATATGATTTTATTACAAGATACTCTACCTCTTGTTTTATTTACAATATGATTTTATTACAAGATACTCTACCTCTTGTTTTATTTACAATATAACTTTATTACAAGATACCCTACCTCTTGTTTTATTTACAATATGATTTTATTACAAGATACTCTACCTCTTGTTTTATTTACAATATGATTTTATTACAAGATACTCTACCTCTTGTTTTATTTACAATATGATTTTATTACAAGATACTCTACCTCTTGTTTTATTTACAATATAACTTTAAATGGTTGTTTGCATAATATTTTGTCTTCATTTAACTTTAATATATTTATAAATTATTCTATTTACACTAATGTACGTCTTTAAACGGCTGTTTATTTACATAGTACTTTGTCTTCATTTAACCTTAATATATTTACACTAATATACATCTTTAAATTGTTACTTTAATCTAACTCCAAATACTCTTCTTGAAAACATTCAAGTTGTTCATCTTCACAATACATTATTTTACATATGACACACAAACATATATTAAGTATATTATATAAATCGGTAACATTCTGCTTTAAATTGATTACTGTGTCCATGTACAAAATTTCAAAATTTTCTATATATTGGTTAGCCGAGTCGGTAGATTCTACATCTGTAATATTTAGATCTGATATTAATGTGTTGTTACCATAAACTCGTGATGTGTACATATCTTCATCTGACATGGACATTATGTTATCATACAAATTGGCATCTCTATATAATTCAGGTATATCATCATAATTATTAACCATATTATTTATATTATCATGTGTTACTAATTCTTCATCGAAATTTATTAAATCTATATCGTCTACCTCTATTTTATGTTCATTGTACTCATCAATTATATCAGATTCATCAGCTGCATCAAATAATTCAGATACATCGGGGGAATAGGGAATATCAGATTCATCAGCTACATCAAATAATTCAGATACATCGGGAGAATAGGGAATGTCAGATTCATCAGCTACATCAAATAATTCAGACACATCGGGGGAATAAGAAATATCAGATAAATTAGCAATATTAGATAAATCGGATACATCAGATAAATTATCCATATCATCTACATCGATTACATTATGTAAACTTGATAAATCAAGTCCTGTTAAATCACTATACACAGATTCTGTTTTTGGTACATCAATTGATTCATCACATTCGAATATTATTAAATCCTCAACTGTATCATCAGATGACTCCAATTCTGGTTCTAACTCTAATTCCAACCTTAACTCTGATCTTGATTCTGAACTTGATCCTGATTCTGATTTTGGTTTGCATGATATTAAAACATCATTTTCATGAAGATATTCGCATGTTGGTTGTAATATTTGCGAATATTCACTTACATCGGATATTGTTGGTACATCTGTGCATAAATAATCGTGTTGTAAATTAACACTGAAATTATCGTTAAAATTATTATTCTGTAATAGTCTCACAGTAGATTTTTTGGATCTATCTCTAGTACTATAAACATCCGAACCTAAAAGATTATCATAATTATTAATTTCTCCATGTGCATAATTTACTTCATCTTCCAAAGGTATATACAAAGATGATTTTTCCTTAGTGACAATTGTTGGTACGTAATTTGGATCATCAATCCATGGAATACCAGTCTTATATTCAACATCTTTAACAATTTCATTAAATTTGGTAATTATCACACCATCTACTGTGGTAAATATTATACTATCAGATGTTTCAATTGTTTTAAATTCAGTGTATGAGTCAAATTTACCCTTATTGGTGGGAATACCATAAATCGGTTCATCAATTACAATTTCTGATTTTACTTCTGATAATGGTTTTGCATCAAGTTTTAACACTACTGGTACAATTACTGGTACTGATTGATCGTCATCTGATGGTGATAATAATGGTTTTACTATTGGCGCTGGTTGTTCGGTAATTGATGATTTGGTTGGTACTGGTTGATTAACAATTGATAATGATTTAATTGGTACTGATTGATCAACAATTGATAATGGTTTAATTATTGCTGTTGGTTTAACTGTCATTAATGGTTGGTTAATAATTGTTGTTGATTTAACAATTGGTACTGATTTGACAGATAATATTGGTTTAGCAATTGGTAATGGTAATGGTAATGGTAATGGTAATTGTTTAACATCTGATTTAATCATGGGGGGATTATACACAACTTCTGGTAAACGTGTAATATTGTTGGATTTTACAATATTACTACTTATGATTGGTTTGATTGGTTGTGTATTATATGATGATTTTTTATTATATTGTCCAATTATATTATCATGGTGTTTAATAATTCTACCATTGTTATTGTTGTTTGTACCGACTGTACTGATCATAACATTTTTAATTGGGGCTTGGACGGGGTTGGAATAGGAATTAAAATTAGAGTTGGAATTAAATTTGGAAATTGGAACTGAATTACATACAATTTTTGCAGATGATGAATTTTTACTTGGCTTTCCAATAATATTATCATGATATCCAATAACTCTAGTTTCATTGTTGCTGCTGGCAATTACAGGCTTATGCACATTTACTGGTGGAACATATTTTGCGGATTTACGTGGAACTTCAATTATGTCATCGTGTATTATCCTGTTATTATTTATAACAGGTTTTGATTCAACTATTCTATTCACATTACTACTAATATTTTTACAGAGCTTGCGAATAGCATATTGATCAAGATTTACACTTAAGTTAAACATATTAGAACCAATACCGTTTATTCTTATGTATCTCACATTTTCATCATTCTCCTCTTCCTCCCCCTGGTGACTCACTTCATGTCTTATTTTATTCCCATTATTTTTATCCCTTTTATCACCTTTAACTGACTTACGAGCTTTTGTTCTTGGTGCTTTAACAACTTTATCTGGAATTACTGGCACATCACAGTAAACGCTGACACCATTAACATCAGTTAAATTTACAAATAATCCACTATCTTCAGGTGATATATGTTTAGGTTCTAGATAGCTTTTGATAGGGATTCCGTTAACACTTTGGACTATAGCAGCTTTAGATAGATCGCCTGCATGTTTATGATATGTAGATGTTATATTAGTGTTAACAGGTACTTCATTCTCATCTACTTCATAGCCATCGAATTCCAATCCATTACATTTCTCTACATATAGGGGGTCATATATGTTTTTGATTGGAATACCGTTTATAGACTCAATTACCCCACTCTTTAATGATTCTACTACACCTTCGAATCTACAATATTTAGTTCCCTCATGATCAAAGTCAAATGCTGATCTCTTTGCCTTTTTATTGGGTAACTTTATTGATCTAGGCTCATTTATAGTAGCATAAAGAGTTTCATTAATCGATGATTCACACAAAAGATTTCTAATAAACACATCGACAGATTTATTAGAGGAATAGTATGCCATGTAATTCATGTAGGTTTCTTGGCAATGAGCATCTATTCCATTGGCATTGGTGGCAGATTCTGGATATTTCACAGTCTCAAAAGTCCTTGGTAATTGACCAGTTTTAATTTTAAACTCAAGGTACTTTCTGAGACTCACTATTTCATCAGAATTGATCTCCATCCAATCCTTAACATATTCACCTACAGACTCCCTTAATGAACACATCATATTTTTCAGTTCTTTAGCAGCATTCATTTCCCATTGTGCTGAAGAAATGTTCCTGTTCTTTCTGCTATATTGGAATAAGAACTGTTCAAAATATGTTGGGAGTTTTCTAGCCACAATCTCCTTATCGCGAATGACGACCTCTCTATCTGATCGGGCTGTGGCTTTAACATTTGTGCTCCCGAGAGGTCTTCCGGATCCTTTTTTACGCTCTGCTTTTTCACCGGTATTCAAAGCAGGGTCGACAGCATTTTCGCCCATAACACTTACAACACTGGAACTTTCAGTGTTATTGGACTCGCGGATGATTCCCTCTAATATACATGGAATTGACTTTCCGCTAACAGGGGGATTTTTACATTCAGGCTTTCCCCTACCTTCACTCACGGCTTTCTTCTTTCCTTTTCCGCTTCCCTTCTTTCTTCCTCCTCTCTTCTTCAGCTTCTTCTTTTCCACCTCTCTTGCTTCGTCGGCTTCTCTTTCTGCTCTCATTTCAGAAGTCTCAACATAGTCCTTGGTGTAATAATAATCAAGAAGGGCAGATGGCTTAACATAACCATTCTTGTGTCTTCCCCTGTTGTCCTTTTTCTTTTCACCCATGTGTTTAGGAATTTCAACGCCGCCCAATGAAAACGGGGGGTATTCAACAGGTTCGTACCCGGGAATGATACTGTTATCGAGTTGGCCAAATGTTTCATCCAACTCATCTTCCATCTCAACAGTTGCAGGGATATCGTCACCGTATCTTTCTTTGATTTTGAATTGTTTTTTAAGCAATTCAAAATACTTCTGTGCATGGTGTACGGTGCACTCTTCCCTGTGTTCAACTTCGTTGATGAGTTTGTTCAACTCATCAACTACCTTCTTCTTCTCAGCTTCATACAATGATTCCACTGTAATGTCCCATTCGAAAGAGTAGATCTTCTCATGGTTCAGGACGGTATACTCATAAATGAGAATCAACAATCTTTCACTGATCAATGGGTGGTAAAGAGCTCTTCCCATATCTACAGATGTTGATTCCATCTTATCAGTCACCTTCCTCTCCTCTGTCTCTCTTTCGCTGGTCATCTTCACATCATTGTCATCCACTGACCCTAGCTGAATGTCGCCGTCTGTCGCTGCCTCATGCTGTCTGTCGCAGTCCGTCACTCGCTCTCTCTCACTCATCGCTTCTCGCTGGTTCTCGTTGGTTCTCGCTGGTTCTAGCTGGTTCTCGCTGTTAGCTGGTTCTCGCTGTTCGCTCATTTTAACTGTTTTTTATCGTTTAAGGCGAATTTAAAAATTAAAAAAAAATTTTCACAGCTAAAATATTTTAAAAATTAACAAAATTTTTTGCAAATCAATTTTAAAAATATTTTAAAAATTAACCAGTCCTGATCATGTAACGAATTGATAGTGTTCATCCACCTCCAAAAAAACTGACATTGATATTACACTATTATATAGTGTACTTGTTTTGTCTAGTATACAAAAATATATACCATGAAAAACATGGTGAATATGAGAATATAAAATAGATTGGATAAATCACATGTAAAAGTGATGATGTATACACTTACATTGTATCTGTATTAGATGGTAAGCAGCTATTGTAATGATAATCATATGTAATGGTAAATATATGATTTGTATATGCTCTGCACAACGTGTTACATGTTTTAAAAATATCAATACTAATGTGTTGGTTCTATATCATATATTATTTGTATTGACGTGGAGAAAATATGGCAGTAAGGATGTACTAAATATGAAAGGATAAATAGGTGAAATAAATTATATGGGTGTACGATAGCATATATACAGTTACATTGTAATTGTATTACATAATAATCTTTTCAATGAGGTTTATCAGTTATAATATCAAAAATTTCAATGTATATTTCGTGTTATACGGGTTTAATGTTTCAAAGAAATATTATTACTAATATGGCTCCAGTAATAATAAAACTACAAAATTTAATATATGATAACATTTGTACTGGATATAATAGGAAATAAAAATATCAGTGTATTGATTGTAAAATATGCTATCGGTCGATATACATAATTATAATATAACTATGTTGAATATTTATTCCTATTTGTGGTACCTGTTAATAACCATAATAAAATTGTGACATATACATCATTTAACCTAAGGTATATTATGATATTCAAAAATATTTTGTTTGAATTTTCATTGAGTCATATAATCCATTTATAATTTTTGTATTATTTAAATTTCATGATTGAAAGTTTCATTGTAACTGTTGTAATTTTGAAAATTGACCAAATTCATACAGCTAAATCAATACCATTATTGTTTTTAATATATTAATTTTTAAATTATTCTTCTAATATAAAAAAATTAATATATAAACAAATATATAAAATTAAATTGCTAATTTTGTGATTGATTCATTTTTGAAGGATAAATCTGTATATTTGTAAATATTTACAAAATTAATTGTAACACTAAATATTCAAACGTAAAATAACAGTTTATATTTTCAGGAGTATATGACTCAATGTTAAAAGTTTAATGTTGTTTATTTTAACTGTATTACATCATATATTAGAATTGAAATTTTATATTAATTTTTTTGATTGTTTTAATACTGTGTCATATAATCATGTTTACAATAAATGTAATTTTAACATTATTCATTCGATCTGATAGTCTATCATAAAAATAAAATTTTTAATGAAACATATAATGATTCATCAACTTCATATGTTTAATTTAAAATCATAATATTTTTTCTATACTGGAAATTACACACATTTTGTTCATATATAATATTATCATACAAACATGTGTTTATACATTCTTCTAAGGATGTTAATATTTTAAGTAATGTCAACATTAGGAAAATGATCTGAAACTTCATCAATTCAATCTTTGAAATTTAGATGTGTTTGTATCATATTCTACTGTTAACAAAAGTTATATTGATGATTTGTCTGCTGTTAAATAGTCAAGTTATCATTATTTTTTGGAAGATTTTCTGGAAAATTTTTCCAGAAATTGTCTGAAATTCCAGATTTTTCTAGAATTTTTTTCAGAGTTTTTTCTGTATATAAATACATAATTTTCAGAATAAAAAATTTCCATAACTCTAGAATTTTTTTAGAGTTTTTTCTGTGTGTAGATACATAATTTTCAGAATAAAAAATTTCCGGAACTCTGAAATTTCTGGAAATTAACAAAATTTTTCTGTATGGACATACAAAATTTACAGGTAAAAATTTCAACAGAATTCTCCCAGAAAATTATGAAAATTTACTGTATAGAGATACAGAAAGTGTAAAATTGAGCACTTTTAAGACACGTTGGATTTGGTGCAAGTAATCAAAAGGCGCCATAAGGCGCCTTTGATTATTTCCGGGGTGCCAAAGCACCTCTCTTCAAATGATTAAAATTCAGTAATTTTGGCTGATCTCAGAAAAAATCCCAGAATTCTGGAGATTTAAAGTAGTAAAACATATCGCATGGATGAGGGTTAAACAGAACCAGTTTGGATATAAAGCTTTACAGTCGGTAATTTTTCCAGTTTGCATGTGTACATAAATATTAATAAATAACTAAACTACTCTATCGGGAGATAATTTCATTAAAATTATCTCGAATAAAATATTAAAATAAATATTGGATAATATTGTATTTGATTTTAACTTATTTAATAATTGAAGATAGATTAAAGATATGTAATTCTTAAGCATTCAATGTTTAAATATTATAAGGAATTTTCAGCAAACGTATTAAATATTAATTTTTTTATAATATATGCTTATCCCGCAGTATGTAAAATAAAATTACTTATTTATGTTTTTAAGACTGTATGACTACGTTAAATTGATATACATATATTTTTGATTTATGTCATATAAGTGTTATACCATATTTAAATAATCATTAGATTGTTTTAATATATGAATTCTGAGTCAAACAGTATATTTTTAATTTTTATATCTTTTAACAATGATTATTTAACTATACAATGAATTTTTGAATATTTACTAAATATTCACTTTTAATATTATTAAATGAATACCATTGTATTTTTAACATATTATTTTTTTTAATTATTTATATAATAAAAAAAAATTAATATATATAAGAAATATACAAAATAATTGTTGATTTTAACAATGGTTTTGATTTTGTGACACAAATATGATAGTTTGATGTTCTTTATAAAATTAACTATTTGGTTAAAGAATTAAATCTAAATCAACGATTTAGATTTTTATGACTATATGACTCAATATTAAGAATATAAAATTATTTTAGATATAAATTATCTTCGAGTGTAATAGAATTAAAAATATCAATAATTTTATGTTTGTATGATAATTGAGTCATACAGCACGGTTTTAACATTTATATTTTTCAACAATGTTAACTGTATTCAATCGATTGTATTTGAATTTTAGTTTGCTGGTTTAACAATGTGTTAATTTTGTAGATATAAGCTGAACGTTTGGAAATTTTATAAAAATATATCACCTGACCGAAAATTAAAATATAAAATAACTTTTTATATTTTAAAGACTGTATGACTCAATGTTAAGAATACAATATTATTTTGAATGTAATTTAAATTTAGACGTATCAATGTTAAATATACTATTTAATTTTTTTGATAGTATAAACATTGAGTCATACAGTATATTTTTGTTATTTGTATCATTTGATAATAGTCATTTAATTATATGGTCTATTTTTGGATTTTTTATAAAATTTCACTGTGTATATTACTTAATGGATACCATTGTATTTTTACTATATTAATTTTTTATTTATTTATATAAGAAAAAATAATTAATATATATAAGAAATATACAAAAATAATTGTTGATTTTATAATGGGTTTGATTTTGTGTCACAAAAATGAACATTTGGAATTTTTCATAAAATTTACTGTTTGGCTAAAGAACTAAATCTAAATCATCGATTTAGATTTTCATGAGTATATGACTCAATATTAAGGACATAAAATTATTTAAGATGTAGGTTATTTCCAAATGTAACAGAATTAAAAATATCGTTAATTTTATATTTAAGTGAATGTTGAGTCATACAATACATTCAATTATTTATGTTTACCATTAATGAGCAGTTAAATCTAATTTGTTATATATGTATTTCAATTTAATGATTTTAACAATAATTTATGTTCTAGACATTTAAATTAAACATTTACAAATTTTGTAGAACACATTCTCTGGTTAAAGATTTAAATATAAAATAACCATTTGTACTTTGAAGACTGTATGACTCAATAATAAAAACATTAAAATATTTTATATATGATTTAAATTCAAATATATCAATGATAAGAATATCATTTGATTCTTTAATATTATAAACATTGAGTCATATACTATATTTTTATTTTTTATATCATTCAATGATAATCATTTGACTATACAATTTATTTTTGAATATTTTGTAAATATTCACTTTTAATGTTACTAAATTGATACCATTGTATTTTTAACTATATAATTTTTTATTATTAATATAAGAAAAAAAATTAATATATATAACAAATAATTAAAAAAATTTTTGCTAATTTTGACAATGGGTTTGTTTTTGAGGGGATAATGTGGACATTTGAAAAATTTCATTCTAATCACTGGTTCATTAGGAAGATTAAATATAAACTAATAGTTTACATTTTCGAGTGTATATGACTCAATGTTTATTATACACAAATATTTTAATCATTATCACTATCATATGTATTATGGTTGAAAATAAAAATTATTTGTTCACTCATACGAATATTGAGTCATACAATGTATATACTATATATACGTAATAAAACAATATTCGTTTGGTCTATTGTACATCGTAAAATTTATCTTACCATTAATAATCTATTCCGCGTATAGCTGTCATATATGTATGTGTAAAATTATTAATTTTACACGCGCGGAGTTTTTGTGATATTTTATTATATTTATGTTTAACATCTTAAAATGTAACAATATGATAGACTGAAGCATATATTTGTATATTACGATCTGAATATTCTTCCATCTATTATCATTAATTAATATTAATAATCGGTGATAATATCACACATTTACATGTAGTTCTGTGTTATCAGCATAAACATTTAAAGTATTTGGACTTTCGCCTATTAAATTTGAACAATTTTTAATTTTTAAAATCATTTCGCGATTGTGTTGATTGAATATTATCAGATATTTAAGTATATTTGTAATGTAAGTAATATACCGTGTTGACAGTGTTATATTTAAATTGGTTCTATTTGACCTTCACCTATGTGACATGTTTTGTTGTCCTTAATCCCAGGAATTCTGGGATTTTTTCCGAGACCAGTTAAAATTACCTATTTTTAGTCATCTGAAGACGAGCCCAACGTGTGATGAAAACGGTCAATTTTTAACTTTCTGTATATCTATACAGGAAATTTTAAATACTTTCCAGAAAAAATCTGGAGTTCTGGAAAAATTCTGGAAAATAATTTCTCCCGGAAAATTCTGGACGAAATTTTTAAAATAACCTGCACTCATGTCAGTGTGTCATGCTTGAAGGCCCCTCTCTTATGAGGAAAACTGTGAAATAGAGAACTGAAAGTTAACATACTAGATTCTCTAAGAGTGAAACAAATGCTAATATATTAGACTTTTTGAGAATAAAGCAGATGTTAACATACTAGACTCTTTAAGAGTAAATCAAATATTAGAGTATTAAACTCCTTAAAATAGATCAAATATTAACATATTGGTTCCTTTAAAAGTGGTTCAAATATTACCATATCCAATCCTCTTAAATAATCAGATATATTAACATAATGGACTCTTTAAGAGTGAATCAAATAATGACATATTTGTTCATTTAAGAATGAGACAAATGTTACCATATTGGATTTTCTAAGAATAAGTCATATATTAACACATTAGACTCTTTAAGAATATGACAGATGTTATCATATTTGATTCTCAAAAGACGGGTCAAATAAATATCATTTAAAACGGAAAATATTATAAGTCTACTGTATGAATCAATGTTTATATGAACATTATTTTAAACATTATTTTAAATATTATTTTAAATATTATTTTAAACCAATGTTCTTCCAAATTCGATATAAATCAAAGATGTTTATTCATTAATTGAATTGAGTCATATAATCCTGAATGTATAAATTACTGATTTACACATAACCTCTTAATAAATCAATGATTTCATTACCAATTTTCAAATATTCGTTTTTGACCCACAAAAAGTAACCCATTGTAAAATGGCAATAATTTTTTATACATTTATTATATATATTAATTTTTTTTTCTTATATAAATAAATAAAAAATTAATATATTAAAAATACAATGGTATAAATTTAGTAGTATTGAAATTGAACATTTGATAAATATTTGAAAATATACCATATGGCTAAGTGATTATCATTAGTAGATATAAATAACAAAACAACACTGTATGACTTAGTATTTATACAATTGAAAATTTAAATAATATTTTTAACTCTGTTATATTTGATAATGATACATATCAAAAATATCAGATTATCATTATAGTGAAGTCATATAGTCTTAAAACTTATAAACATATATTTAATATTTATTTACCTAATAGATTGGTTATTTAATTAAATTATACATAAAATTTAATCATTCATTGTAACATTCACAGAATTAATATTATTTAATTGTTACATATACAACTGATATATAGATAGGATTAAAATATAAATTAATAATTTATATACTTTTAAGACTGTATGACTCAACTGTAATGACAATCTGATATTTTTGATTTATATCATATTTACACTGTTTTATGTTGAAACAGTTATTAAAATATAAAATATTATGAATACTGAGTCATATAGTATATTTTGGATATTTATATTATTTTACAATGATTATTTGATTAAACAGTGTATCATTAAATATTTTGCAAATATTCATTTCCAATACTACTAAATTTATACCATTGTATTTTTAATATATTAATTTTTTATTTATTTATATAAGAAAAAAAAATTAATATATATAATAAATGTATAAAAATATTACCAATTTTACAATGGGTTATTTTTTGTGGGTCAAAAATGAACATTTGAAAATTGGCAATGAAATCATTGATTTACTGAGAGATTAATTATGAAACAATGAATTATATTTTTGAGGTTATATGACTCAGTGTATATATAAATAAAGTTTATATTATATTTTTAATTCTAACATATGTAAAGATGATATATATCAAAAGTATTAACTTATCATTCTAATGGAGTCATATAATCTTAAAATGTATAAATAAATATTTTTATTTATACATCCAGTGGATTAACTATTAAATAAATGTTACACCAAATACTTTTTAAACATCTATTATAATAATCATGAAATAAATATTACTAAATTATTATATGTATATTGATCTATCAAAAAAAAATAAATGTAAATTATTAATTTATATATTTTAAGACTGTATGACTCAATATTGAAGACACATAAATATTTTGACTATATGTCTATGTTCCAATATAATAAAATTAAAATGTTTTTCAATTTTTTTTGAAAACATCAATATTGAATCATATAGTCTATTTTTATTAATTGTATCTTTTTATGTTAATCATTTTAATATGCTGTATGTTTCTGGATAATTACCAAATGTTTATTTTTATTATTACTAAATCTATACCATTGTATTTTTAATATATTAATTTTTTAATTATTTATATAAGAAAAAAAAATTAATATATATAATAAATGTATAAAAAAATTATTGCCAATTAACAATGGGTTACTTTTTGTGGGAAAGAAACACTCTTTTGGGAAACCTCAATAAATTCATTGGTTTATTAATAAGTTAAACATAAATTATTAATTTATGTTTTCGGAACTGTATGGCTCAATATTTAGGATATATCAATAGTTTAAAAATAAACTACGCTTACATATGTTATTAACAATAATATAATCATTTATTTATATACGTGGAAAACCAAGTCATATAATGTATTTTTGATAATTGTATTTGTCAATAACATTCTTCTCTATATCATATTATGAAATATGTTCTATAATATTTATAAACATACTGGTTTATCACATTTTAAGGATTTTAAATTTCTCAAAAGTATAAATTTTACCCGTGTTGTCCAGTTCATAAGGATTTTAATTTAACGTGAATAACCAGGTTGTATATGTTTATCATTTAAGATTGTTTTAAATTAATTTAATATAGTTATCTCACGATGACATTGATTGGATGATTATGAATATTTTTGTACATGTGTAATACGGGGAAATGCTGACTATATTGTATTATATTCAAAATGATTCTGTTTTATACTCTCCCATATGGCATATTTTACTGCTTTTAATTCCTGGAAATCCTGGAGATTTTTTGAGAACAGTCAAAATTAATGAATTTTGATCATCTGAAGGCGAATCCAACGCGTCTCGAAAGTGGTCAATTTTTAACTTTCTGTATATGTACACAGGATTTTTTTATTAATTTCCAGAAAATTCTGGAAAAAATTCTGGAAATTTACAATAGTAAAATATATTATTAGGTGGGGGTTAAACAAAAACATTTTGAACGTAATACTTTCTGATCGATAATTTTTCCATATTATATATGTATAAAAATTTTTATGATTATTTTACCAATACTATTGTGAGATGATTGTGTTAATTTGATATTAATATATAGGATAATAGATGAAAAATATTAATATTTTTGAGAAAAATCACTGTCAAAAGAAGTAAATCAATGTAAATAATTTTAATTTCAGACTCTTTGCTTCCCAATTAATCCAATGTGAAATTAAATGAAAAATCATATGATTTTGATAAATACCTGTAATTTTAAAGGACAACATCGTTGTCCTCTAAAATCTGTTACAATCACTATCAGATTTCATATGATTTTTATTTATACTACATAATTTTTAGGAGAATACAAGACCCCTAAAGGGTCTTGTATTCGTCTAAATAAAGAAAAAAATTAATATATATAAGAGAATAGCTGAAAAAAATTTTAAAAAATATTAATTTTTTTAAGGAATTTCACTATCAATAAGAAGTAAACCAGTAAAAATAATTTTAATTTTAAACTCTTTGCTTCCCAATTAATCCAATGTGAGATTAAATGAAAAATCATATGATTTTGATAAATACCTGTAATTTTAAAGGACAACGATGTTGTCCTCTAAAATCTGTTACAATCACTATCAGATTTCATATGATTTTTATTTATACTACATAATTTTTAATTATTAAATAAAGAAAAAAAATTAATATATATAAGAGAATAGCTGAAAAAAATTTTAAAAAATATTAATTTTTTTTTAAGGAATTTCACTATCAATAAGAAGTAAACCAGTAAAAATAATTTTAATTTCAGACTCTTTGCTATCCAATTAATCCAATGTGAGATTAAATGAAAAATCATATGATTTTGATAAATACCTTTAAATCTGTTACAATGTTGTTATCATTTTATATGATTTTTATTTATACTACATAATTTTTAATTATTAAATAAAGAAAAAAAATTAATATATATAAACAAATAACTGAAAAAATTAAAAAAAAAATATTAATATTTTTAAAGAATTTCACTGTTAAAAAGAAGTAAACCAGTAAAAATAATTTTAATTTTAGACTCTTTGCTATCCAATTAATCCAATGTGAGATTAAATGAAAAATCATATGATTTTGATAAATACCTGTAATTTTAAAGGACAACGATGTTGTCCTTTAAATCTGTTACAATATTGTTATCATTTTATATGATTTTTATTTATACTACATAATTTTTAATTATTAAATAAAGAAAAAAAAAATAATATATAAGCAAATAATTGAAAAAAATTCTTAAAAAAAATATTAATATTTTTAAGGAATTTCACTGTCAATAAGAAGTAAACCAGTAAAAATAATTTTAATTTCAGACTCTTTGCTATCCAATTAATCCAATGTGAGATTAAATGAAAAATCATATGATTTTGATAAATACCTGTAATTTCAAAGGACAACATCGTTGTCCTTTAAATCTGTTACAATATTGTTATCATTTTATATGATTTTTATTTATACTACATAATTTTTAATTATTAAATAAAGAAAAAAAAATAATATATAAGCAAATAATTGAAAAAAAAATCTTAAAAAAATATTAATATTTTTAAGGAATTTCACTGTCAATAAGAAGTAAACCAGTAAAAATAATTTTAATTTCAGACTCTTTGCTATCCAATTAATTCAGTGTGAAACTAAATGAAAATCATATGATTTTTGATAAATACCTGTAATTTTAAAGGACAACATCGTTGTCCTTTAAATCTGTTACAATTCAAAAGGTATATGAACAAGTGTAAAGTTATCAACTTTACATGTTTATTTTATGATATTTTTGTATAGACAACATGGATTGTATCATGTATATATCTACGATATGTTATACACATTCATGATAGATTTATCAACATAAATATTTGAATTGTGTATGTATTCGTACTCGAATGTTATTTGAAATCAATTTAATAAAATCGTATCACGATGGTATTGATTGGATGATTATAAATATTTTTATATACATGTTATATCGGTAAAATACTGACTAGAATTTATCACATTAAGAATTGTTCTGTTTTATCCTCGCTTATGTGACATATCTTACTGTTCCGAATCTCCGGGATTTCTGGAAATTTTTTGAGATCAGTCAAAATTAGGAAATTTTGGTCATCTCGAGACCGACCCAACGTGTCTTAAAAGTGTTCAATTTTATACTTTCTGTATACATATACAAGAAATTTCTATTAATTTTTGGAAATTTTCTGGAGTTCTGAGGAAAAATTTTTTCTGGAAGATATTAAAAATTTTCTGTATACATATACAGAAAGTGTAAAATTGGTTACTTCCAAACCACGTTAGACTTGTCTTCAGATGACTAAATTTCATTAATTTTGACCGTTCTGAAAAAAATTCCCGGAATCCTAGGGATCTAAAGCAATAGAATATGTCACATGGGAAAGGATTAAACTGAACCAGTTTGAACATGATACTTTCAGTACGGTTCTTTCCTTATATTACAAATATATGTGAATATTTATCAATATTCAACCCATATCAACGCGAGATAATATTATCAATTAAAATTTTACCCAAAATTTTATAAATAAACACTTATACAATTCAAATGTTTATATTAATAACACGCTGTTACCTGTAAGTGTATAATATTGTATATATATTACTATAGACATCTGATAGCAATAAATCTTCTAAAATTTTTATAGTATTAAATGAAAATCATATAAAAACTAATAGAGTATTGTAACAGATTTAAAGGACAATATTGTTGTCCTTTTAAATTACAGGTATTTATCAAATTTATATGATTTTTCATTTAGTCTCATATTGGATTAATAAGATAGTATAAAGTCTAAAAACAAAATCATTTTTACTGGTTTACTTCTTTTTGACAGTGATTTTTCTAAAAAATATTAATATTTTTTTTTAGAAATTTTTTCAGCTATTCTTTTATATATATTAATTTTTTTTCTTTATTTAATAATTAAAAATTATGTAGTATAAATAAAAATCATATAAAATCAGATAAAGAATTGTAACTGTTTAAAGGACAACATTGTTGTCCTTTAAAATTACAGGTATTTATCAAAAATATATGATTTTTCATTTAGTCTCATATTGGATTAATTGGATAGTAAAGAGTCTGAAATTAAAATAATTTTTACTGGTTTACTTCTTTTTGACAGTGAAATTCCTTAAAAATATTAATATTTTTTTAGAAATTTTTTCAGCTATTCTTTTATATATATTAATTTTTTTTCTTTATTTAATAATTAAAAATTATGTAGTATAAATAAAAATCATATAAAATCAGATAAAGAATTGTAACTGTTTAAAGGACAACATTGTTGTCCTTTAAAATTACAGGTATTTATCAAAAATATATGATTTTTCATTTAGTCTCACATTGGATTAATTGGATAGCAAAGAGTCTAAAATTAAAATCATTTTTATTGGTTTACTTCTTATTGACAGTGATTTTTCTTAAGAATATTAATATTAAAAAAAATTTTCCAGCTATTCTCTTATATATTAATTTTTTTTCTTTATTTAATAATTAAAAAATTATATAGTATTAAATAAAAATCATATAAAATGATAACAATATTGTAACAGATTTAAAGGACAACGATGTTGTCCTTTAAAATTACAGGTGTTTATCAAAAATCATATGATTTTTATTTAATCTCACATTGGATTAATTGGATAGTAAAGAGTCTGAAATTAAAATCATTTTTACTGATTTACTTCTTATTGACAGTGAAATTCCTTAAAAATATTAATATTTTTTAGAAATTTTTTCAGCTATCCTTTTATATATATTAATTTTTTTTCTTTATTTAATAATTAAAAATTATATAGTATAAATGAAAATCATATAAAATCAGATAGAGAATTGTAACTGTTTAAAGGACAACATCATTGTCCTTTAAAATTACAGGTATTTATCAAAAATATATGATTTTTCATTTAGTCTCATATTGGATTAATAAGATAGTAAAGAGTCTGAAATTAAAATCATTTTTACTGGTTTACTTCTTATTGACAGTGATTTTTCTTAAAATATTAATATTTTTTTAAAAAAAATTTCCAGCTATTCCCTTATATATTAATTTTTTTTCTTTATTTAATAATTAAAAATTATATAGTATAAATGAAAATCATATAAAATCAGATAGAGAATTGTAACTGTTTAAAGGACAACAATGTTGTCTTTTAAAATTACAGGTATTTATCAAAAATATATGATTTTTCATTTGGTCTCACATTGGATTAATTGGATAGCAAAGAGTCTGAAATTAAAATTATTTTTACTGGTTTATTTCTTTTTGACAGTGATTTTTCTTAAAAATATTAATATTTTTTTTAAATTTTTTTCAGTTATTCTCTCATATATATTAATTTTTTTTCTTTATTTAATAATTAAAAATTATATAGTATTAAATGAAAATCATATAAAATCTGATAAAGTATTGTAACAAATTTGAAAGACAGCAATGCTGTCTTTCAAAATTACAGGTGCTTATCAAAAATATATGATTTTCATTTAGTCTCATATTGGATTAATAAGATAGTAAAGAGTCTGAAATTAAAATCATTTTTACTGGTTTACTTCTTTTTAACAATGAAATTTTTAAAAACACTAATATTTTTTTAATTATGACAAAATCTCAACTAATAAAATCATCTCGTGATGGTATCGATTGAATATTTATAATTAATTCTATACATATGTAAAATAAGAAAATTGCCGATCAGAAAGTATTACATTCAAACTGCTTTAGTTTAACCCTCCTAACGATATACTTATTAATATAATTTCCTGTATCTCTATACAGAAAGTGTAAAATTGGACACTTTTAAGACACGTTGGATTCGTCTTCAGATAACCAAAATTCAGTATTTTTGACCATTCTCGAAAAAATGTCCCAGAATTCTAGAGATTCAAAGCTGTGAAACATATCACATGGTTGAGGGTTGAACAGAACCAGTTTGAATATAAAGCTTTACAGTCGGTAATTTTCCCAGATTGTATATTTACATAAATATTCATAAACAATTAGACTATTACATCGGGAAATAATTTCATTAAAATTATTTCGGATAAAATATTAAATTAAATATAAAATATCAGATACATAAAATACGAATGGATTGGATGATATTGTATTTAGCTTCAACTTGTTTAATAATTAAAAACGGCTTAAATATGTAATTTTACAAGTTCAATATTTCTGATATCATAAGGATTTTTTTGAAACATAAATAAACATTAATTTTTTTATAAATTATGTATATTTCGCAATATGTAAAATTAAAAATTACTTATATATGTTTTAAGATTGTATGACTTCATTATATTGATACATTAATATTTTTTATTTATATCATATGAGTGTTACTCCATATTTAAATAATCATTAGATTATTTAATTATATGAACCTTGAGCCATACAGTACAGTTTTAATATTTATACGTTTTAACAGTGATTATTCTATTACACAATTAATTTTTAAATATTTTGTAAACATTTACTTTTAACGTTATTAAATGAATACCATTGTATTTTTAATATAATATTTTTTTATTTATTTATATAAGAAAAAAAATTAATATATATAAGAAATATACAAAAATAATTGTCAATTAAAACAATGGTTTTGATTTTGTGACATAAATGTGAATATTTGGAGTTTTTTATAAAGATTGTAGTTTGGCTGAAGAATTAAATCTAAATCAAGGATTTAGATTTTCGTGAGTATATGATTCAACATTAAGAATATAAAAATATTTTAGATATAAATTGTCTTCAAACATAATAGAATTAAAATATCATTGATTTTATATTTGTATGTTTATTGAGTCATACAGTACAGTTTTAACATTTATATTTTTCGATAATAACAATTGGATTTAATTGGTTATATTTGAACATCATACTAATAATTTAACAATGGGTTAATTTACGTAGATTTAAAATGAACATTTTAAATTTTTATATGATACATCGTTTGGTTAAAATTTTAAATATAAAATATCTTTTGTATTTTTTGAGACTGTATGACTCAATGTTAAGAATACAACATTATTTTAGATGTAGTTTAAAATTAGATATATCAATGTTAAATATACTATTTAATTTTTTTGATAATATAAATATTGAGTCATATAGTGTATTTTTGTTATTTGTACCATTTGACAATAGTAATATAATCATACCGTTTATCTTTGAATACTTAATAAATATTCACTTTTGATGTTATTAAATGAATACCATTATATTTTTAATATATTAATTTTTAATTATTTATATAAGAAAAAAAAATTAATATATATAAGAAATATACAAAAATAATTATTGATTTTAACAATGGGTTTGTTTTCGTGACGCAAATTAGAACATTTGGAGTTTTTCATAAAAAATCACTGATTAGGTAAAGGATTAAATGTAAATTGATAATTTACATTTTCAAGAGTATATGATTCAATATGAAGATAGTAAAATTATTCAAAATATAGATTATCTTCAGATGTAATAGAATTAAAAATACTACTAATTTTATATTTGTATGATTGTTGAACCATATAATATATTTAGTTATTCATGTCTATTAATAATGTACAATTAAATCTAATCTGTTATGTTTGAATTTCAATTTAATAATTTACCATTTGGATGGACCATAAGAATCTAAAAATAAACATTTATAATTTTTTTTTGCAGAATATATCATTCAGTTAAAAGTTTAAATATAAAATAATCGTTTGTATTTTGAAGACTGTATGACTCAATATTAAGAACATTAAAATGTTTTGGATCTAATTTTAATTTAAATATATCAATGTTGAGAATATCATTTGGTTCTTTAATACCATAAGTATTGAGTCATATAGTATATTTTTATTATTTATATCATTCAATGATTATCATTTGATCAAGCAATCTATTTTTGAATATTTTATGAATGTTCATTTTATATGTTATTAAAACAATACCATTGTATTTTTAACTATATAATTTTTTATTATTAATATAAGAAAAAAAAATTAATATATATAAGAAATAATCAAAAATTTATGGTTAATTTTGACAATGGGCTTGTTTTTGAGGGGGTCGGAATGAACATTTTGGAGAATTTCATTTTGATCACTGTTTTATTAGGGGATTAAATATATACTAATAGTTTATATTTCAGGAGTATATGACTCAATGTTTATCGTACACAAATATTTTAATTTTTATTACTATCATATGCATTAAGGTTGAAAATAAAATTTATTTATCCACTCATATGAATGTTGAGTCATACAATGTATATATTATAAATATATAATGGAATAATGTTCGTCTGATCTATTGTACATCGTAAATTTTATTTTATATTTAGTAATCTACCCCGCGTATGGCTATTATATATGTATATGTAAAATTAATAATTTTACACATGTGAAGTTTTTACGGCATTTTATGATATTTATATTTAACATCTTAAGATGTAGCAAATAGTGGACTAAAATACATATATTTGTATATCATAATATGATTATTCTTCCATCTATTACCACTGATTGTTATTAATAATAAATGTACAATGTTGCTCATCCACGTGTGATTCCATGTTGTCATCATAAACATTTAAAATATTTAGGCGCTCATTTATAAAATATTAACATTTTTTAATTAACAAAATCATTTCGCAATCACGTTGATTAAATATTACCAAATATTTATGTATACTTATAATGTAAGGAAAATACCGTGTTGATAGTATTATGTTTAAATTGGTTCCATCTAACCCTCACCAAAGTGACATGTTTTATTATTTTCAATCCTAGGTCTCTGGAATTTTTTTCTGAGACCGGTCAAAATTACCTATTTTTGGTCATCTGAAGACCAGTCCAACGTGTGATGAAAGTAATCAATTTTTAACTTTCTGTATACATATACAGGAAATTTAAAATATTTTCCAGAAAAAATCTGGAGTTCTGGAAAAATTCTGGAAAATTCTGGAAAAAAATTCCTAGAAATAACTTGCACCCCGTGTCTGTGTGTTATACTCGATGGTCCTTCTCTTATGAGGAGAACTATTGAAGGAGAATCAAATGATAACATACTAGATTCTCTAAGAGTGAAACAGATATTAACATATTGGATTCGCTAGGAGTGGAATAAATATTAACATATTGGATTCTCTAAGAATGAAACAGATATTAACATATTGAATTCATTGGGAGTGGAATAAATATTAACATATTGAATTCATTGGGAGTGGAATAAATATTAACATATTGAATTCATTGGGAGTGGAATAAATATTAACATATTGGATTCGCTAGAAATGAGATAGATAATAACATATTAGATTCATTAGAAGTGAGACAGATGTTAACATTTGATACGCTCTTAGAGAACACGCTAAATAACAACCAATTTGACTCTCAAGGAATCAAATTAGATATTAATACGACTGACTCTTAAAGAATAAATCAGACATTAATATATTTGATTCTCAAAGGATGGATCAAATGAACATCATCGAAACAGAAAATATTAAAAGTTCATTATATGAGTCAATATTTACACGTACATAATTTTAGATAATATTTTAAACCAACATTTATTCGAATATGATATAAATCAAAGATGTTTATCCATTAATCGAGTTGAGTCATATAATCCCAATAGTATAAATCACTAATTTACACATAACCCCTCAATGTATTAATGATCTTATTACCAATTTTCAAATGTTTGTTTTTGTCCCACAAAAAGTAACCCATTGTAAAATGGCAATAATTTTTTTATACATTTATTATATATATTAATTTTTTTTTCTTATATAAATAAATAAAAATTAATATATTAAAAATACAATGGTATAGATTTAGTAATATTGGAAATGAATATTTGACAAATATTTGAAAATATACAATATGACTAAATGATTGTCATCAATAGATATAAATAATAAAACAATACTGTATGACTCAATGTTTATATAATAAAAAATAAGTAATATTTTTAATTCTGTTACATCTGCTGATGATATAAATCAAAAATATCAGATTATCATTATAATTGAGTCATACAGTCTTAAAATTTATAAATAAACATTTAATATTTAATTACCCGATAGAATAGTATTTAATAATATTATACATTTTTTAGTTATTTATTATAACATTTGTGAAAATTAATATTATTATGTTATTACATATACTAATAATACATTGAAAAAGATTAAAATATAAATTAATAATTTATATATTTTTAAGACTGTATGACTCAACTATAGTGACTATCTGATATTTTTGATTTATATCATATTTATACTGTTTCATGTCGAAATAGCTATTAAAATATAAAATAGTGTGAACTTTGAGTCATATAATATATTTTGGATATTTAAATCTTTTGATAATAATTGTTTGATTAAACAGTGTATTATTAAATATTTTGTAAATATTCATTTCCAATATTACTAAATTTATACCATTGTATTTTTAATATATTAATTTTTTATTTATTTATATAAGAAAAAAAAATTAATATATATAATAAATGTATAAAAAATTATCACTATTTTTACAATGGGTTACTTTTTGTGGGACAAAAAGTAACATTTGAAAATTGGCAGTAAATTTATTGATTCACTGAAAGATTAAATGTAAAATAATGAATTATATTTTTGAGGTTATATGATTCAGTATTTATACAAATAAAAGTTTATATTACATTTTTAATTCTAATGTATATAAAGATGATATATATCATAAATATTGACTTATTAATATAATGGAGTCATACAATCTAGAAATGTACAAATAGATATTTTATTTAATCATTTGGTGGAGTAACTGTTAAATGAATGTTATATCAAATATTAAAAAAAAAGCATTTGATATATCACTCATGAAATTAATATCTCTAAGTTATTACATATATGTTAACTTAACGAAAATAAATGTAAACTAATAATTTGTATATTTTTAAGACTGTATGACTCAATATTGAAAATATATAAATATTTTGATTATACTCCAATGTTTCATTATAATAGAATTAAAATATAAAAAAAATTTTTCAAACGTATTAATATTGAGTCATACAGTCTATTTTTATTATTTGTATCTTTTCAAGTTAGTTATTTTAATATGCTGTCTATTTCTGGATAATTACCAAATATTCACTTTTAATGTTATTAAATCTATACCATTGTATTTTTAATATATTAATTTTTTATTTATTTATATAAGAAAAAAAAATTAATATATATAATAAATGTATAAAAAAATTATTGCCATTTTACAATGGATTTATTTTTGTGGGACAGAAATACACTTTTAGAAATTTCATCAAATTCATTGGTTTACTAATAAGTTAAATATAAATCAATAATTTATATTTTTGAGACTATATGACTTAACATATATGATATATCAATAATTTAAAAATAAACTATGTAGATATGTATTATGATCATTAATATAATTATTTGCTTGTGTATATGGAAAACTAAGTCATATAATGTATTTTTAATATTTTTATTATTCAATAATATTCATCTCTATGTCATATTATGACATAATTTTCATAATATTTGCAACCACGCCAGTCTACCACATTTTTAAGAAATTCTAAATTCCTTAAAAGTCTAAATTTTGCCTATATTATTCAGTTAACAAGATTTTATAACTCTTTCTTAAGAATATCATTATTTTCTACATAATGTTATAAAGTTTGTATCTTAAGATGTATATGAATGAATATAAAATTATTAGCTATATAAATGTAATTTTATGATGTTTTATAAAGCCTGGTAATTCGATGGTGTTTAATATTTTTATATGGATAATGATATGGATTAACCACATGTGTTTATATATTTAGATTTGAATTTTTTTCAATATGCAATATGCCCGTACGTTAAAATTTATCAACATGAACAATCAAATCGCGTATGTTTTTCATTAAATGTTATTTAAAATTGATTTAATACAGTCATCTCGTGATGACATTGATTGGATGATCATTAATATTTTTGTATATATGTTATATCGGTAAAATGCCAACTATGATGTATTACATTCAAAATGATTCTGTTTTATGCTCTCCCACGCGACATATTTTACAGCTTCAAATCTCCAGGAATCCTGGAGATTTTTTAAGAACAGTCAAAATTCATGAATTTTGATCATCTGAAGACGAATCCAACGTGTCTTAAAAGTGACCAATTTTTAACTTTCTGTATATGTATACAGAAAAAATTTATTAATTTCAAAAAATTCCTGGAAATTTTCTGGAAAAATTCTAGAATTCTGGAAACTTACGATTGTAAAATATATCGTTGGGAGTGGGTTAAACTAAAATATTTTGAACGTAATACTTTCTGGTCGATAATTTTCCATATTACATATGTATAAGAATATTTATGAATATTCAATCAATACCATCGTGAGATGATTATGATAGTTGAAAATTAAATATAATTTACAAAAATATATTTAAGATATGAACTTTTCATTTTGTAGGAAGCTGATTAGTCAAAGTAATTTTAATCCTAATTTTAATCCTAATTTTAATCCTAATTTTAATTTTAGTTTCATTAGATGTTTCCAATTAATCCAATATGGGATAAAATAAAAATCATATATTTTTGATAAATACCTGTAATTTTAAAGGACAATAATGTTGTCCTTTAAATCAGTTACAATATTGTTATCATTTTATATGATTTTCATTTAGACGAATACTAGACCCCTAAAGGGTCTAGTATTCTCCTATATAATTTTTTTGATTATTAAATAAAGAAAAAAATATTAATATTTTTAAGAAAAATCACTGTTAAAAAGAAGTAAACCAGTAAAAATGATTTTAATTTCAGACTCTTTACTATCTAATTAATCCAATATGAGACTAAATGAAAAATCATATATTTTTGATAAATACTTGTAATTTTAAAGGACAACAATGTTGCCCTTTAAATCTGTTACAATGTTGTTATCATTCTATATAATTTTTCATTTATACTATATAATTTTTAATTATTAAATAAAGAAAAAAAAATTAATATATAAGAGAATAGCTGAAAAAATTTTAAAAAAAATATTAATATTTTTAAGAAAAATCACTGTTAAAAAGAAGTAAACCAGTAAAAATGATTTTAATTTTGGACTCTTTGTTATCCAATTAATCCAATATGAGATTAAATGAAAAATCATATATTTTTGATAAATACTTGTAATTTTAAAGGACAACAATGTTGCCCTTTAAATCTGTTACAATATTGTTATCATTCTATATAATTTTTCATTTATACTATATAATTTTTAATTATTAAATAAAGAAAAAAAAATTAATATATAAGAGAATAGCTGAAAAAATTTTTAAAAAAATATTAATATTTTTAAGAAAAATCACTGTTAAAAAGAAGTAAACCAGTAAAAATGATTTTAATTTTGGACTCTTTGTTATCCAATTAATCCAATATGAGATTAAATGAAAAATCATATATTTTCGATAAATACCTGTAATTTTGAAAGACAGCGGTGCTGTCTTTCAAACTGTTACAATATTGTTATCATTTTATATGATTTTTCATTTATACTATATAATTTTTAATTATTAAATAAAGAAAAAAAAATTAATATATATATATAAGAAAATAGCTGGAAAAAATTAAAAAAAAATATTAATATTTTTAAGAAAAATTACTGTCAAAAAGAAGTAAACCAGTGTAAATAATTTTAATTTCAGCTTTATACTATCTTATTAATCCAATATGAGACTAAATGAAAAATCATATATTTTTGATAAATACCTGTAATTTTAAAGGACAACAATGTTGTCCTTTAAATCTGTTACAATATTGTTATCATTCTATATGATTTTCATTTAATACTATATAATTTTTAATTATTAAATAGAGAAAAAAAATTAATATATAAGAGAATAGCTGGAAAAATTTTTAAAAAAATATTAATATTTTTAAGAAAAATCACTGTCAAAAAGAAGTAAACCAGTAAAAATGATTTTAATTTTGGACTCTTTGCTATCCAATTAATCCAATATGATACTAAATGAAAAATCATATATTTTTGATAAATACCTGTAATTTTAAAGGACAACATTGTTGTCCTTTAAATCTGTTACAATATTGTTATCATTTTATATGATTTTTCATTTATACTATATAATTTTTAATTATTAAATAAAGAAAAAAAAATTAATATATAAGAGAATAGCTGGAAAAATTTTTAAAAAAATATTAATATTTTTAAGAAAAATCACTGTCAAAAAGAAGTAAACCAGTGTAAATAATTTTAATTTCAGGCTTTATACTATCTTATTAATCCAATATGAGACTAAATGAAAAATCATATATTTTTGATAAATACATGTAATTTTAAAGGACAACAATGTTGTCCTTTAAATCTGTTACAATATTATTATCATTCTATATGATTTTCATTTAATACTATATAATTTTTAATTATTAAATAAAGAAAAAAAATTAATATATATAAGAAAATAGCTGAGAAAAATTAAAAAAAATATTAATATTTTTAAGAAAAATTACTGTCAAAAAGAAGTAAACCAGTAAAAATGATTTTAATTTTGGACTCTTTACTATCCAAATAATCCAATATGAGACTAAATGAAAAATCATATATTTTTGATAAATACCTGTAATTTTAAAGGACAACAATGTTGTCCTTTAAATCTGTTACAATATTGTTATCATTCTATATGATTTTCATTTAATACTATATAATTTTTAATTATTAAATAAAGAAAAAAAAATTAATATATAAGAGAATAGCTGGAAAAATTAAAAAAAAATATTAATATTTTTAAGAAAAATCACTGTTAAAAAGAAGTAAACCAGTAAAAATGATTTTAATTTCAGACTCTTTACTATCCAATTAATCCAATATGAGATTAAATGAAAAATCATATATTTTCGATAAACACCTGTAATTTTAAAGGACAACAATGTTGTCCTTTAAATCTGTTACAATATTGTTATCATTCTATATGATTTTCATTTAGACGAATACTAGACCCTTTAGGGGTCTAGTATTCTCCTATATAATTTTTAATTATTAAATAAAGAAAAAAAATTAACATATATAAAAGAATAGCTGGAAAAATTTTAAAAAAATATTAATATTTTTTAGAAATTTCACTGTCAAAAAGAAGTAAACCAGTGTAAATAACTTTAATTTCAGGCTCTTTGCTATCCAATTAATCCAATATGATACTAAATGAAAAATTATATATTTTTGATAAATACCTGTAATTTTAAAGGACAACAATGTTGTCCTTTAAATCTGTTACAATACTCTATCAGATTTTATATGATTTTCATTTAATACTATATAATTTTTTAATTATTAAATAAAGAAAAAAAAATAATATATATAAAAGAATAGCTGGAAAAATTTTAAAAAAAATATTAATATTTTTTTAGAAATTTCACTGTCAAAAAGAAGTAAACCAGTGAAAATCATTTTAAATTTAAATGTTTTGCTATCTTACTAATCTAATGAGAGACTAAAACGTAAATTATATAATTTTTGATAAATGTTTATAAATTTGAATAATAACAATATAGTCATTAAATATGTCATCAATATCAAATTCTTAAGTTTTTTGATATTTCTGGAGGGATCTTAAATATGAATTATATATTTATACTTTCAAGACAACACGATTCAATCAGAATATACATAATTTATTATATCTTACTTCTCCACAGGATGTGTATTATCAATATAAATATTTAAACTGTATATACTAGTGTTTATGATTTTTGTTAATAATCAATTTATGAAATTATCTCCCAATGGGTAGTGGTTGAATGTTTATAAATTTCTTTGTTTATATACAATACGAAAAATTATCGACTAGAAAGTGTCATATTAAACTTGGTTCGGTTTAATCCTCACCTATGTAACATGTCTTATAACTTTAGATCTCCAGGATTCTGGATTTTTTTAAGAACAACTAAAATTCATGAATTTTGACATCATGAAGACTAATCCAGCACATCTTGAAAGTGACTAATTTATAACTTTCTGTATATCTATACAGGAAAATTAAATTATTTTCCAGAAAAAATCTGGAAATTTTCTGGAATTAAAAAAAAATTCTGGACAAAATTCATGGAAATAACTTACATATTATACCATAGTATAATCAGATATAGATACACCTGATTCTTAGGGAGTGGCTAGGTATAAATACATATGATTTTCAAAGATTAGTTAGGTATAAATACATACGATACTTGAATGATGAATTACGTGTAAATAAATACAACCTTCAAGAAACTAATTAGATGTAACACATTTGATTCTCAAACAATAAATAACATGTAAATATATTCTACTCCTAAAGACCTCCTCTTATGAAGAAAGATATAAAGTCTAATATTCACATAAATGAGATTAGCAATCATCAATCAAATAAAATGATAGATAATAAACTATAAACTATAAATAATTTACATATGTAGATAATAGTGAAGCTCAAGTAAGTACTAAGTTTTATAATTTTATTTTATAATACACAGTTAGATTAGATGATTATTATAAAAACAAATGTCAAAAATTCACTGTATGACTCAATGTTAATATGATTGATGAACTAAATAACATTTTCAAATCTTGATGTATTCAGACATGATGTATATCAAAAATATTATTATTAATCAGGTTGAGTCATATAATCCCGAAAATACAAATCATTGATTTATGTTTAACCCTTTGATAAAACAGTGATATTACTGAAAATTTTCAAATGTTCAATTTGATCCTCCAAAAAGTGACACATTGTAAAAATCAGTAAATATTTTTATTATATTTCTATTATATATTAATTTTTTTTTATTATATAAATAAATAAAAAATTAATATGTAAAATAACAATGATATTGTTTTAGTAACATTGAAAATAAATATTTTTAAAATATTTAAAGATAAACTATATGATTAAATGATTATTATTAAAAGGTATATATAACAGAATCATATTGTATGATTCAATGTTAATATAATTAAAGAATTGAATAATATTTTCAACATTATACTACTGCAAGATGATATAAAATAAAAACATCTGTTTGTCATATAATTTGAGTCATATAGTCCTAAAAATATAAAACAATATCTCGTATTTTTAAGATTGTACGATATAACATTAAAAATATTATTTAGTTTTTAATCAAGTGAATATTGAGTCATACAGTATATTTTTGTTATTTACAACATTCAACGATAATCATTTAATTACTTAATTTATCTTTAAATATTTTAATAATATTTATTTTCAATGTTACAAAAACAATACCAATGTTATTTTATATATATTAATTTTTTAATTTATTTATATAATTAAAAAATTAATATATAAAAGAAATATATAGTTCTAATTTACTGATTTTCACAATGGTTTGATTTAGAATGATAAAAATGATTGTTTGGAAATTTTTATCAAAACCATTGATACATAAAAGGGTTAAGCATAAATCAATGATTTATGTTTATAAGATTATATGATTCAACCTGAATAATAAATCAGTATTTTTGATCTATATCAAATATAAACGTGTTAATATTGTAGGTGTCATTTAATTTTATAAACATATAAAGGTTGAGTCATATAATTAGTTTTTATTTTCTGTAATTTTAGCAGTTGTTACTTTATCTGGTGATATAGTATAAATAAAATTTTTATGTTTTACTAACATATAGGTGAATTTTAGATCTCAAGTGTCTGGAATTCTTACAAACGACAAGTATTTAAAATTAATTTATATATAATACCCTATCCAATACATAACTGTTAATTTTACCTCTCAAACTCATATGTATTTATATTCAATTTTATTTGTACATCTTCACATATATAGTAATAATAAGTATGTTTATATTCAAATTAAATTAACAAATTAATACAATTTATTTTTCTGGTTTACAAAAATATAATATTTTTTCCTTTAATATAAAAATACTTGATGGAATTTATATTTATGAACCAAATGTCACTATTGGAACATATATTATGCCTCCAATCGAAGGTTTAAGAGAACATTTGTTGGAGTATGATTTAACATATATGAATGACGCACTTGATCCTGAAGGTAAATATAAAAATGATATTTTTCTTAAAATATTGTTGTTTACATGCAAATGAATACAAAAACAAAAGAAGTTAGAACGATATTGATTTATGATACACAAATATATCATTCAAGTGAAGAAATAATAAGGTTGGCCAAAGAAATTCAAAATAAATTATCTAATCCAGAAGTTTTCAATAAGGAACGTTATACTGATATTTTCGATAGATTTTACGAAGAACAAATTGAAGTTGATAGGAAAGCAGTTGAATATATTGATGGTGGTCTAGAGGAAGATTATATTAGACAAACTGGTAAGAGAATATCTGGTAATAACCTGTTATATTTGGACTATTTATTAGCAAGTTTGCAACGTAAAACCATTGAATTGTATAAAGCATATATGGCAGAAAAAAAGTTAGAAAATGCCATCAAAAAATTTGGATATGATCCAAGTGGGAGAATAAGACAATATATGGATGGTTATATCCGAGAAAATCCTGATATTTATGTTGAAGATTTTAATAATGTTGTTGTCGATATTGAAAATGAACCTATTAACCATCGTGTAAAATTGAATTTTAATACAGATTTCAATTATGATAGAATTACACGTAATATTACGCAATTTTATAGGGAATATATTGATGCGTATGCTGTACTTTTAAATAAATTAAAATCGAAGATGAATATACATGGATTTATACCATATGAAGTTAATGAAATATATTCAGAATCTGTACGTAGATGGTAACCTGGTTGAAGAAACCTGAATATTTAATAAATATTCATATACCATCATATTATTAATTCTGTAAAACATTGGACTTGAATAAAAGTAGATATGTTAATATTTACATCTTTTGGAGTTTAGTGATTTGAGAAGTTAAATAAAAAACGTGTCACGCCTTAACTATTTCCCGAACAAGGAACATAATCATTATTTGTAAAGAATTTTTATGATATATTACAAATAATCCACAATATGCAAATATGTTTCCAGACATACATATGTTAATTAGATGCGATAAGAACCAGGGTTTGGGTGGGTGGGACGCAGAGAAGACATGGTTGATAAACCATGTTTTCTCAAGGGGTATCCATATCGGATGTAATTAATTTTTATGTAAACGTGGAAATATCTTTGCAAAACAGTGGATTATTTGTACTTTAGACATAAATACATCATGATTTTGATTAGTACATAGGACATAATATTATTTTCAAACATTATTATTTACACATCATTTATGCCAATTACTATTATATAATTTAATTGAATATATAAATAAAAATTAAATTTAAAAACATGGACGATTTAGAAAAAGTAAAATTTAAAAGATTGATAAAAGGATTGGAGAACTGTACTGGTGATGGGACCAGCATGATTACTCTTATCATACCCAACAAGAAAGAAATACATCAAGTTAACCAAACACTTGTAGAAGAATATGGTGCAGCCAGCAACATTAAAAGTAGGGTAAATAGACAATCTGTACAATCTGCCATTACCAGCTGTCAGCAAAAATTAAAATTATATAACAAAACCCCGCCTAACGGTTTGTGCATTTTCATTGGAACAATTATTAACGGTAATGACAGAAAACAGATATCTATTGAGATAGAACCTCCCAAACCAGTCACGAGTTATTTATATAAATGTGATTCCAAATTTCATGTTGATTATTTATATGATATGCTTAAAGATGACAAAACATTTGGATATTTAATTATGGATGGTAAGGGTTATCTGCTAGCCACTGTTTCAGGGAACAAAAAATGTATAATTTTCACAGAATCTGTAGATTTACCAAATAAACATGGTAGAGGAGGTCAGTCAGCATTGAGATTCTCCAGATTAAGAGAATCAAAAAGAGCCAATTATATCAGAAAAGTATCAGAATCATTGGTTAATTTTTTCATTACTGATGATAGGCCAAGTATTAGTGGTTTAATATTTGGTGGATCTGCAGATTTGAAAACTGAATTACAAAAAAGTGACTTATTTGATCCCAGGTTGAATAGAATATTGTTAAAAGTAATTGATCTCGCTTATGGTGGGGAGGCAGGTTTGAATGAAGCTATTGTAGAATCATATGAAATCACTTCTACCCTAGGCTTACATAAGGAAATAAGTGCTATAATCAAATATTTTGATTTAATAGCGACAAATGTGAATAGAGTTGTATTTGGTAAAAATGAGACATTAGATAAACTGGAAGACGGTGTAATCGAATTATTATTAATAGATGAAGATTCTGACGATCTGGAAAATATTATTATATGTTGTCAAGAAAAAGGAACAGATATAGTAACAATCTCGCACAGCACTGCTTATGGTGTCCAATTTATAAAGGGATTTGGTGGTTTCGGAGGTGTTTTGCGGTATGATATTGAAAATAATTATGAGATAGATGAGGAGGATGAAAATGAATGGATTGATTAAAATTTCATGTGAACCACATTATTCAATGAATAGTGTGTATGTAGGAGTTTAAAAAAATTTTTTAACTAAGTAAATATCAAAAAAATGTAAAAAAAATTTTCTTTTAATGTAAATGAAAATAATCTCATTAGAAATTAAAAATTTTCTAAAAAAAGGTGAAAATATATTTTTAAATTTGTCAGAATCCCCACTAGTTATTTATGACTGTGATAATTTTGAAAGATCACTTGTTATTTCTTATCTTATATTTTTTCTCAAAATATGTAATTCAAGAGTAACTGATGAGGTTTTAACAAATGATATAAAAATAGATGTAGATGATGATGTAAATGCTGATAATATTTATGGAATAAATACTGATTTAAAACTAAAAGGTAGTATTTTAAATGAAAACAGTAATGTTATGTATGATGTGAATATAAATATGCTATATGGTAAAACATCAAGATCAAAAAATAATACAAATTTTCATAAAGATGGAGAAGACATTAAATATATTCACATGGGTAGTATATTTAATTTTAAAGAAGATAGTACATTATCACAAAAGATAAGAGAAATTTATTTAACATTAAATCACTATCACAAAAATAATATCATTAAACATATGAAAGAAATATTTAAGATAAAGTGTATCACATTAGATAAAAAATTAATATATATTCAAAAAAACGATGATTTAGTATTGGAAATATCATTAATGGGTCTTGGATTTCAAAGAACATTTGCATCATTTGTAACAATATACTGTTTAATAAATGAAAGTATATCAATAAAATATTTATTAATTGAAGATTGCGATATATATCTGTGTAAATCGATGATAATGAAATATTATATGATTATGAAATACTTATGTGATGAAAATGATATAAAGTTAATATTATCAACTAATAATGATTACATTATATGTAATACTAGGAATAAAATATTAACGTTAAACATTGATGATGATCATTTCGATCTTTCCAGATATTTAAATATTAACAATAAATATGAATGTTTGTTGTTGGTAGAAGGTTCTGACGAAGCAGGGACAAATGGCTTTTTCACTGAATTAAGAACTATTTATCCTATTATGAATAAATTCCACGTCGTACCTGGCAAGAAAATAGATGATCATAACATCCTTAATATATTACGTATGTATTATAACATTATAATATATGTAAAAGATGGAGAATTTTTACCACATAAAAAAATAACCATAAAAAATGATGATATGATAAAAAATAAAGATGGTATAGATCTCATATATACCGATTTACTTTCAATAGAGTCGTATCTCATACTAAATTATGTGTTAACAGGTGATAGAGATGATGTTATTGATAAATTATCCAGATACTTCAGATGTGCTAAAAATAAGAAAAAATATTTTTCAGGGTTAGAACAGGTTATGTCCTCTATGAAAGAAGTATTAGAATATGGTAACATGATGTGGAGTAAAGCGTGTGAAGAAATATTAAAATCTGATCCGGATTACAATCTAATAATATCTGTTATAAGAGGACATTCGTGGGTTGAAATGTTCAAAAATGAATGTGATTTCCCATCTAACACAAAAGAATGGATCAAGAACACTGATTTCAGATATTTCCACAGAGAAGTAAAGAATTTATTAAATATACTTATAAATTATATAATGAGGATATATCATAGGTATTAAAAATATAAGTTTATAAATTTATCATTGATAAGTTAATTGTGTCTTTAAGATAATCAAACACCTTTATGGAGCACATTTATGTTTTACTAGTTAATTGGGATAAATTTAAACATATAATCATTATCATTAATATTTTATGGAGGTAAATTAGTATTGTGATACAATTAAAACATTCATATTAATAATAAGAATGGTATATTAGATATCATGAAAAACATGCAAAAGGAATAACAATAAATACGAAACCTTATTACTGGTAGAAGGTTCCGACGAAGCAGGAGTAAATGATTTTTTTTAACGAAATTAAGAATTATATATCTGATTTATATAAATTTTATATATTTTCTGAAAAGAAAACAGATGATAATATTATTAACGTATTACTTATGTATTATAATGTTATAGTATATGTGAAAGATGCAGAATTTTTATCACATGATAAAATCATTACAAAAATTAAAAATAAAGATGGTATAGATTTGATACATACTGATTTACCATCAATTGAATCATGTGTTAAAGTGTGATAGAAGTGATGTTTTAGATAAGTTAACCAGATATTTTAAATGTGGTACGAGCAGGAAGAAATATTTTAAAGGGTTGGAATATGTAATGCCTTACAAGGAAAAAGCATTAAAATATGGTAATATAATGTGGGATAGAGAATGTAAAGAAATATTGAAATCTGACCCAGATTATAGTTTAGTAATATCTGTTATAAGAGGACATTCGTTGGTTGAAATATTCAAAAATGATAGTGACTCACCATCCAGTACAAAAGAGTGAATTAAGAATACTGATTTTAGATATATCCACAGTGAAGTAGGGAAAACTTACTGAACATACTTATAAATTATATAATGAGAATATACTACAAATATTAAAAATATAAATTTGTAAATTTATCATCGATATATTAGTAGTATTTTTAAAGTAATCGAACATCCTTATGAAGAATATTAATATTCAATAATATTTTAAAATTTAAAATCTGGTGATATTATAATTTTCACAGCGTGAATATAAAAATACAATTTTCAATTTACCTATGTTCTAAATCGTGTTATATGTAAATTTATTGATTAAAAGTTTTTTAAAAATTGAATATTAAAAAATTTCTAAATTAAATAAAATAAGATGGAGGATTTAGAAAGATTTTTTCGTAACATGGACCCGAACAGTTCATACTTTAAAATGTTGGAAATGGATGCATATTCAAATGAGAAAGACTTTCACAAGATGAAAATTGTGGAAGATTATTGTAATGAAAATCCAGAAGCTGTATTCTTTTGGGTAGATGACGATGGCAATATGTCATCTATATCATTAAAATATGGTTATAAAACATATGAATCAGATGAAGAAACCGTAAAGAGTTATAAAAAATACAGATATAAACGAACTAATGAAGATCTCATCAGATATAGAGCATACCTCAATGAATTAAAAGAGAATTACAAATCATAATACACGCGTATTAGAACAGGACAATGTCTTATTCATAAAGCGATTATTCTACATCATATAAACATATTTTCTTACAATATAATATACTATTTAATCTATAATATACAATAGCATCATAGTAAACGTAACCCACTTCAATATTTTCTTGTATATAAAAGAATATCTCCAAAATTTCATCATATGTATATACATCTTCATATTTTTTACATATCTCTTCAAGTGTCATATTTTCATCACCATCTTCATTTTCAACGACAAAATTTTTCAACACATTAATTTTTTCTTTCAACATATTGTATAACTCCAAATTAAGGGGTATATATCCCAATTTAACATAATCTGTACTTTTCCCAGATATTTCTTTAATGAGATGTCCAAAAATATCATTTTCCTTTTCTGAATCAATTGTATATACAAAATCTATATGTAAATAATATGCTATTTTATGAGATATTTTCACTAGCTCATCCAATAAATATGTTCCAATCTCACTCTCACTTTCATTTTCATCCAAATTTGTATAATATTGAGATGTGTTCAAAATACAATACCATGAACCATCTTTTAATTTAATATCCTCCAATGAAAATAATACATACTTGACACCATTCACATCAATAAGAAAATCTACAACATATTTTGTTTCCACATCATCTAAAATATTCTTTTTAAACACTCTGTCATTTGAAACAGTTATCTCTTCATTGAAGAAACTGTTTTTAATACTATAGCTGTCGTTAATTAACCTGTTTATGTATTTCACCGATTTCTTCTCCTTTTTCGTAAATCTTAACAATATCACTTGATCACCAAGAGATAACTTAATATCAACACTGCTTTTATATAATGGATCCTTGAAAGATATTAACCACATATAGTTCATAATATCTTTTGGGTTGTTAAACATACATGATATTTTACTCAACGACTTCATATCTCATATTTTATTAAATAAAATGAATCCATTTGATAACAAAAAATTTTAAAAATTTTTAATAAATGGATAACTTTCACACATTTGATTTTAATCTCACGGAATATTCTAGTTTCACATATGAAGAACAGTTAAATATTTTAATATACAACATTTTTTACAATCTCGATGATATTACAATTCAAAACTTTATTGAAGGAATCATATATATCAAATGTATTATATTTAGAAATAAAAATGATGACGTTGTGTCCAGGTCATCTATTGTAAATTTAAATCAACTTGAACTCAAATATTTGAGGACATTGGGTGGACATAATAATTTGGTTGAAATAGATGATTATTTGGTTACAAGCTCAGTCTATTTTTACCAAATAAACAATGTGTTAAGATGTATTGCAAATGCTAAAAAGAAATACACTTACACAATCAGTCAAATTTTATATAATGACAAAGTTATACATAGGGTAAAAATAACAAAAGTTATAAAGAATTACTTCACCAGAAATTTAATTCATGTCAGTAAAATTAAAGAAATATTTTTTATTAAGGCATGTATTAAAGGTGATTGTGAATATATTTGTAAAGAGATTAACAATGTGGATATTAACTACACAGATGAAATTTACGGTAAGACATGTTTACATTATGCATGTGATAATATGCAAATGAATTCTGTAATATTAATAATGACAAACAAACATCTTGATATCAATAAGAAAGACAAAAACGGTAGAACTGCGTATATGTTATCGTGTTATAGAGGTGATGTTAACATTGTGAGTATATTATTACAACACAATGAAATAGACATCAATTTATATGATAATTATTTTTCAACTGGATTTAACTATGCATGCGATTATGGAAACATAGATTTGATTAAATTTTTGATGAGTGTAGATAATGTATATAGTAGCAGAATATTTCACAATTTCAGCAAATTATTTCAAATCACACCTGAATCAACAGAAGATAAAATATTTTACAATATAAATGAAAGTTAATTTACATAGGATTATAGTATACAATGATTATAATTTACTAATGGAATATTTAAACAACAAAGAGGCTATATATGATGTAAATAAGATAGATGACCAAGGTATGACTCCTTTAACACATTGTATCAAAAGAAAATGTTGTAGAGAAATTATATCGGAGTTTATTAACAACAAGGATGTGAATCCAAATATAACCAATGAATATGGATATTCCCCTCTACATTTTTTATGTGACAATTATTACAATATAGATATATCTCTGATAAAGTCACTTGTATTTAGAGGTGACACTAATATAAATTTAAACACGGATATACTGAGGTACACTCCTTTGAATATAGCAATTGATTGTAATTTTGTAGAAGCTGTAGAGTTTCTACTATCTCTGGACGGTATAGACACAACAAAAACATACTGGGATAACAAAACGATATTTCAATTAACATGCTTTTATGGAAATGTAGAAATGATGCAATTATTACTGATGTCAGATAAAGTTGATCCAAACATACCTTTTAAGCACATAACTGATAATTTAAATAGAGAAGATGTTTTAAATTTAATATGGGACAACAGAAACAAACTTGTATTAGAACATGAGTATTATAAACACTATGAAGATAAAGCCTCTCAAATATTTGTGTTGATCATATTATGTATGGAAGATAAATATAACATATAACCTTTACAAATTGTTAGTAACAATTTGACTTTATTGTGAAACATACTATTTTTACATTTCGTATATATTTATGAAGCATCTCTCCATTGGTAAATAACATATACCTGGTCTTCTAGTCAATTTAAATCTGTTTAAGCAATCATATGTTCCTTTACTGCTCAAATCTGGTATAAATATGCCATAATCTGGGGATGTTTCATTTATCATAGATTGATTTCTAATTGGACCAGCTGCTTTACCATGATTTTCCCAATCAGCCGGAAATGATAAAATAGGCCAATTATTAAACTTCCATATTTGATCAAATATAGAATCTACACCTTTTGCGTTTCCGTGAATAAGAGTATGTGGACCGGGTGGTAAATTTTTAATTGATTCACGAATTACATCCTCGGATGCACCATTTCTAGAACCTGATACTAATATCTTCATTTCGTGACAATTAATGTCGTGAGATTAAATTTATTTTTAAATAAAATTACCTTTAAGGTATAAATTTGTGTGAATAGAGAAATATTACTTTAAGATCAACCTTAATGTGCGAAATTTACATAAAATCAAGAGATTTTACTTTAAGATAATATGCCAAATAATACAAACAATACAATTGATTCATTTGAGGATATTCAGAACAGGATTTTGAACGATTTGAATATGGTAAATAAAAATGATCATTATGTTGTCTTAAATAAATACGTAAATATACTTAACCAATTGAATTACTCAACAAAATGAAGCACACGCGTAAAATCTAAAATGACATTCTTTTAATGAAAAAACGTCAGTTTTTAAACAAAAATACACAATGGAAGAAATAGTTGAATCACTTGAGAATGTAGCAATTGATGAAAAATGTACAAATTATAGAGAGTCAGAAGAAGATGAAGGATACTTATTAGACGATAAAATAAGTGAAATGTTCTTAGTGGTAATTAATTTCCCCGACATTACACTTGGAAGTCCGGAATATTTGAGAGAGTTTGTCTTAAATTATCTGAAAAATAATATTTTAGATGAAGTTGAAGTGTATGTTTATGAGAATAGATTCATATATTCAATAATACATTATTTGGAAACATATGAAGCAGATTCCCTTACAAAAACAATATTTGTAAAATTTGAAGAATATATGGGAGATTTAGATTTCAACAAAAACAACATAAAAGATTTGTTGAGTTTATTCAACTACATTCCTTATGATTATTGGTTTACGGAAGATTATGATGTGAAAATTAATGAAATACTTACTGATGCCGAAGAAAGTGCAAAAATAAGCGAGTCCGAATCTGATTCGGATTCATATGTAGGTATGGTAGATGAAGATGAAGATGAATACACAACGGATTTTGCACCATATAACGAAAGTAATTTATCCACATTTATACAATATTGTAATGAATTTCCACATGATGATCGATATTTTTGGATTTTACTGAGACATATTCATTTATGGAATTTGAATGGAGACATAAACAATGAAATTTTTTCTAACATTGTGGACAATCTTAAAATCTGTGAAACTCAGAATGCAATTCTCAGAAGTATCTTCTAATTTATATATTTGATTCAATATATTTGTTTAATAAACAAATATATCATGAATGTTTCACAATTAAGACAAAAATATCTGACGCATGGAATATAGAAATGCTTTTGTTTATTTTGTATATATCTCTCAAAACATCATTGAATAACATTTCGCTCAAGCTCAAATTTTCAAATATTCTAAAATCCAATTTGGGAATATCAAAGACAATATCATGTATATCATTTGCATTAGGAAGAAAGCCAACGGGAGCATATATTCTTCTCGTTTTACCTGCTATAATATATGAGTAAAAATACGAATCATCATCGCATGCTAATTGTATATATTTTCTAAATATACCGCGAATTATTTTAAATACTGTTGCCCTATAAAATCCTAACAAAATTATATGTTTATTTCCACATATGACCTCTTTTAATAAATTTTTAAGAAATATATATTCATCGCTAGTCCTCAACTCGTCCATACCATCCATATAATAAAAATCATGCTTTAAATCGACTCCCAAAGAATAAGTAATATGTTCGTTTGTTCGTTTGACGATATTCCCATTATGTATATTGATGATATATTTATTATTAGTTACTATTTGAAAATTTTCCAAATATACAATCTTAACATCGCCATCATTCTCCATTAGTAATAATTTATTAAAAACATAATATTTTAAAATTTCAATTATATGAATGAAGTACTGACAAAGAAATTTGGGGTTACTTCAGTAAAAGCTACAGGTGTTATACTAGCACTCAGAGGTGAATTTGAAACAGATGTTCCATATACTCTTAAAGATGTATTATTATTGGAGTATACAGAATTACTACTAACAGTCATTATTGACACATTTGACAAAATAGTTGGATTATCAATTAAATTAGTATCAATGAATATGGTGGGGACATTATCAGTATAATAATTTCCTTGAATTATGTATTTGTTGAATATACTAGGTGGACTGTATCCAGCACTATCATATTTTATTCTAATAGCATATTGCGATGGTGGTGAACACCAACAATTTCCAACATTTACATTTATAATAGAATCAGATGTGTTATCAATGTTTAAGAATCCCATATTAGAATGTAAACTCTTAATATTAATGTATGCTGAGTTAACTGTTGATATATTAAAAATATTTGATGTATCACTGCTGACAGTAACAGCTACACTCTCTGAATTGAAATAAATGTTTGCTCCATTTGTGAAGTTAAATAAAATACTATCTGGGTTAATATTAATTGATTCCACTACAATACTTAAAATACTGAGATAAATGTTTCCAATTTCACCATATACAAGTGTTCCTGCAGTCCCATTTGTATCATATGATACTGACATTTTATCAACTTTTATAAATGTGTCATCACTAGCAATTACAAAGCATTTTTCGATATTTTTACAAACTATTACTCCTGTATTAACAGAACATGAACTATTAATGTGATAACACACACAGTCAATTGCGACAGTTGAAAATGATTCAAAAAGTGTATTATTTACATTAATATTACAATTATTTTGTATGGAAAAAAGTAAAACGGATGACAGAACTGCTGGACCAATATTTACAGTTAATCTACCAATGTTTATGTCACAATATTCAGCAATAAGAAAGATAATGACATTATTGTCAGTCAAATCATTTAATACATATTGGAATTTGTTAATATTTATTTGACAATTGTCATATACTGCAAAATATGTTAGATCAGAATTGCTTAAATCTGATTGATTTGTTGATATGTCATTAATATTCAATAAGCAGCTGCCTAATTCAAAAAGAGTATTACTTCCTATTCCATTTGATGCAAAATTATATAAGTAATTTATATTTACATAAGATTGTGTATTAGTGTAGAGGAACAACATCGTTCCCAAATTAATGAAATTAATATCAATGAGATTGAGAAATACGGAACTCCATGAACCGTCAAAATTAGCCAAACTAAAAATACCTGAATTCGTATCAAAATGTATAAACATTTCTTCAACAGATAACATAAGTTGTACTCTTTCCATGTATATGATGTTTATACTTCCATAATTGATTAGCTGACAATCAAAATTTATCTTACTTATGTTAATATCACAAATAGATTCTTCGATATAAATCATATTCGTAATACCGGTGGTCATCACAACATTACTTTCATAATCTGTATATACCAGATACATGGAGTTAATATTTGTTAAAAGAATAACATTTGATGCGGATAACGTGCTAATAATATGAAATCTTCTGTTTACAGTAACATCATTAGGTGTAACATCGTTCGTATGTAATGTTATTAAATTACTGCTTAAAGTAATAATATCAATATGAGCATCCATTAATACGGTTGTCAGGAAACTAGTTGCATATGGGAATATGGAACTCTCAGTGTTACTTTCATCTGCACTATACTTGCCAACTATCAATTTTATGATATTTGAGCATATCTGAATAGAATTTAATTTATACTGTTGAAATAATCCCAGTCTTACATTTAAAGATGAGTATTTACCGGTAGTAACAATTGCATTTGGAAGATCAATATATATTTCAGACACGTTTATAACCGCATTATTTGTCATTATCTTAATAGCATTGTATTCTTTATTGTATGAGATGGTAATAGCTGAAAGATTTGATATAAATACTTTATCGAATTTAACAGTACATAAATTGGGATTTTCATTCACAGTGATAACACTAGTATCAATATCATGTAAAGATGTAATTGATGCGGATTTACCCTCTATGCTAAAATATGAGTTAAAAACGTTATTTCCAATTCTGAATATTCCGGGAGCCGAATCACTTGTAAATTCACCATAACCTCTCACATCAAAGCCCGTTTCCATTCCAACTGAATCGAATAAAATTTGACCACTTATAGCATTCACAACAGTACCTTCCTCAAAATACCAATTAACATTATTTCTGGCTAGATTAGATGATGACATATAAGTACCTGGTCTGACAAAAACTGTTATCCTTTTATTTGTACCCAGTGCCAGTGTTTCGGCTGCATCAGCAGCTGTGTCAATATTCAGATATGGTTGTGTAAAATTTTCAACATCACCAATTTGTCCAAATACTGAATCAACAAACACAGAATTACCTACTGGAACTATGGGTATCTCAGTTATTCCTCCACCTCCGCCTCCACCATCATCTCCACCATTATCAATTATGTTCAATCCACCATATGGCGATCCACATTTAGAATAATTCCCAATGTACCAGTGCGATTTTCTGTACAAATCCATTATATTTTGGATATAAAATGATATTTATGGGAAACTTAAATTAATTACATTTTAAAAGCATTGCTTTTAAATTATCTGATAACATGTTTTTTTTGCTAATCAAAAATTTATTAAACTTCAGCATCTTTTGTAGAGTAATCATCATAAGGAATTGAAATACTTTTCATATGTTTACAAACATCTATGTTATAATATTTAAATTTGCAGAAATTGCTTATTTTGTGAGCATACAATGGTGAAAATTTCTTATAAGGTATATTTTTATGATTGAGAAGAATAAACAGTAATGTACTTCTTTCATTGTTTTTCATTAAATAGTTTAAGATATTTCTATATTCCCTATTTTTGTATCTTAAATTTAAAAGTAAAAACTCAAATAAATCTGTTTTTCCATACGCATGTGATAAAATTAATGAATTACCAATTTTTCTACCACACCTGTTCAAAAGTTTATCGAATCTATCATTTTCATCAAGTGAATGTGCTGATGTTTCTCTGTCATCTAATTTTGGAAATCTTTTAACTAAAAATTTAACTGTGCTTGAACTACCATTCATGACACTCACTTTAAGTGCTGTCAATCCCACATCAACATAAGTGAAGTTTTTATAAGTGTATCTTGAATTAATATCAGCACCGAGTTCAACAAAGTAAACAATCAAATTTAAATGATTGTGTGCAGAGCTAACTACTAATAAATTATTATAAAGTTCCATATCGTTAATATTGTATGTTAATGTCAAAATTGATAAGATATACCTGATAATTTGAAGATATCCTTTAATTGTGGCTACAATTAGAGCATGTTTATAAATTTCAAAATCTGTACATATATGTGCGAAATATTCAATCATATCAATGTTTTTATCTTCAATGGACATTATGAAAAAACATTCATCAATAGAGGAATGCATTTTGTTTAAAATCCGTGTTTCTGACACATCTGTTTCTACCATAATGATATTCTTGTTAATTTTATAATAGCATCTCCTCTTTCTGTAGTAATAAGAAATACCCTCAAATATTACATACTTTTTTAACAAATCTTTCTTAAATTCATGAATCCATTCAATGTTGTTAATGAACCATTTACATTCCCAAGTCTCGAACTTATTTTCAATGAGAATATTATCAATGTTAAAACATATGTACTCGGATATAACATCATGTGGTAAATTTGGTAATATACTGTTCCTAATTCCATCATATTCAAGTAAGTCCCTAAACAAATTGATATTATTTTTGGTTATAAATCTTGAGATATATTCAAATTCTTCATTTTTGTCTGAAATACATGATCCATGAGTATATATAATGTAGTTATAAACGTCATCAAATGATTCGATATGTCTTTGAGTGAACGATCTGTTATATATGTCGTTCATTTTTCTTGATAAGACATCACTATCCACATAAAAATCTGTTATTTTCATCTTGAAAGAAAAAATTTATCAAAAAAATTTTATTAATGGTATGTCAAATTGCTGAAAATATAACTGATTGTCGCTATAATATTTTGACAATTTTACACTTATTTAGAAAATAAATAGTAGAAGACCAGTACATCTGCTTAAAATGTTCTTTTCGAATAAAAATGTTAATTTTCAAGATAAATACATGTGAAAATATTAAAATTATAATATATAGATGAGTATTAATTGTGAACATGGGATAAAGTGATAATTTTGAATATATGTGTAATGGAAAGGTGGTATACATGTGTAAAATATGTAAATGACATATAAGAAAAATTATTTTTCAAAAAAATTTTTTCCAATAACGGAAGACAAACGATGAATCGTGAAGAATTAATAACATTTATAATGTTACTCAAAGAAAATCAAGATTCATCAGAAATATACAGGATAAAAGCATATACAAATGCTATTAGAACATTGTCAGCATTTCCAGAACATATTGATATAGATGAATTTAAAAATACAAAATATAAAAATATTGGAGATAGAATAAAACAGAGAATTTTATTTTATGCTGGAGTGAGTGATCCTGTAGATGAGACAGATGTTAAAATCAAAAATTTAACAATTGAATCTATTTCAAAGAAAGAGTCAATGAGTGAATTTAAAAAGATATCAGGAGTTGGAGATGTAACTGCGAGAAAATGGTACGAAAATGGATATAGAGATATTGAAAGTGTCCCCACATCATTGATGAATAGAACTCAGCTTATATATTTAAAATACTATAAGGAATTGGAAACAAGAATTCCAAGGGCAGATATAACATATTTAGAGAGGGAGTTAACGAGACATTTATTCAGTGTAAGGATGAGATTTTTAATATGTGGATCATATCGTAGAGGAAAAGAGACATCAGGAGATATAGATTTACTTGTTGTGGAAAATAAATATGTAAATGTAATTGAAAAAATCACATCTCTTCCTGGCTTTTTCAAGGAACAAGTGTTATCTGGTCCAAAAAAATATAGATATATAATCAACATAAGGGGAATTCATAGACAAATTGACATAGAATTATGCAAAGAAGAAGAATTTCCATATGCTGTCTTATATTTTACGGGATCAGGTGAATTTAATAAAAAATGTAGAACAGCTGCAATAAGATCAAATTTTCATTTAAATGAAAAGTGGATGTCATATCATGGACCTCCAAGAAATGATTTAAAATTAGAAAGGGCGGAAGTACATATTAATAAAGATATTTTAACTGTTGATAAAGTAATATGTACATCTGAGGAGGATATACTTAAGAAAATTGGTATTCCATATATGAAACCATGTGATCGTGATTAGATATGTTAAGTAAATAAATATTAACACTAATTTATTCTGTGAATAAATTTACAACTTTAAATGATTATTTTTTGATAAAATTTTTTTGGTAAATACTACAAAATGGATAAACAAATTCCCTTGTTAGATGACATATCAAAAACATATTCAGATGTAGATGTTACAAATATTGTTGAAGTAAAGATGCTGGAGATACATAAAAATTTAACTGAAAATATAAATTCTAACTTTTCTAATGAGGATATTTACAACTATATAAAATTTATAAATTTCACATGTATGGATAAAATTCATTACAAACATGTTTCTAAATATATAAATAAGGATAATATCAAATATTTTACAAGCTTATTTAAAAATGAAGATATAACTTTGGAACTGATACCACATCTGGAATATAAAACAGTTTCCAAATATTTGAATTTTGAAACACCCGGGTATTTGCAAGAAATATGGATATATTCTAATATAATGTGGGTGATAAAATATTATACAAAATTTTTAAATTTATATATTATATATAATAGTAAATATGGTGAATATTATTCCATCAATAATGAAGTATATGGAGCACACAAGAAGATTAATTGGAGGAAATTTGATTCAAATCATATAATACACGATCTTACATATGTGTCTGAGCAAGGATTTTTTAAAGTTGTTAAATATATCATTGACATGACTAATTTGGAAAAAATAGTAGAAGATAAAGATAAAGATTTGTTTGTTTATATATGCTCTGAGAGTATATGTAAAGCATCTAAAAATGGTTATTTGGAAATTGTAATGTTCTTAACTGAAACATTAAAGAAAAATAATATGTTAAAGCTAACAGAGAAAACATTTGAATTGGGAAGATATAAATCATTTTTCTGGGGAAGATTTGCTGGTGATAATGAAAAAATTTTGAAATATTTCATAGAAGAGGTGGATATAAACCCATGTTTTTCATTGCTTAATATGATGAAATTTAGTAATGACGTGGAACCAATGAATAAATTTATTCAAAAAATATGCACCGATAGTAGAGACACATACAATTTCAAACTTACAAATTTTATATATTGGATATGTAATGGTGGTTATACTGATGGGTTTAAATATATAATGAATTGTGGAGTACACATTGATATTGTTGAACATGGCTATAATATATTGGATGTAGCATCAGAAAATTATCATTGGGACATTGTAAAATATGCAATAGAATGTGGTGTAAGCATTGATAAATGTTGGAGTAAAATAATAGATAGAGCTATATATGATGAAAATAAAGATATGATTGAGTACATACTAGAAAAATTGAAAGATTTGGAAAATGTAGACAGTGATATTTTAGTAAAACTTGCCGCAGGATCTGGTAACACAGAAATCATTAATTTGATAATAGACGACAAAATCTATCTCAACAAAATAAAAAATATAAAAGGTGTATTATCTGCAGCTTTTCGTGGTGGATGTATTGATTTTATAAAACGCATTATCCATAGAGGATACCATATTAGCATTATGGATATGATTTTATTGCTCAATAAATCTGAAGAGGGAGAATATATAGACTTCATTAAATATATGTGCAATAATGAGATATACATCAACGATATAGAAGTAATAGCATCATATGCTGTAGAAAAATGTTATTATGACTTAACAGTATTTATATGTGATAAAAAATATTCTAGTACAATCGCTCGTATATGTGAAAAGTTGAACCCTTTTAATTTTGAAAATGTATATGAAATAAGTTTAAAGTACATTGGAACATGTATAAAATATTCTGAGAATGAAGATGAGTGTTCAAAAATTATTAAATATTTACATGGTAAGAAAATGATAAAAATTCATGATATAGAGGAAATAGTATACTTAGCCACACTTAAAGGATATTTAGAATTGGTAAAATATTTTGAATCACATATTAAAAATGTTAATGTCGTTCTAATAAGAGCTTGTTTAGCAGGGCATTTAGAAATTATAAAATACGCTGTTAGCTTAAATGCAGATCTTAATTATATGCATAGAGAAGAACATGATATTGTATTTAAACATAATTATTCAAAGAGACATGGAATAATTGAATATATCATGTTAAATACATCTGAGTTCCATGGACAATATAAAGACAAAAATAACTATGATGAAATTATTACACATCTGGTAACAACTGGCTTAAACAAAAACAAGGCTATGAAATATGTGCATATATATAGAGAAGAGATAAATACTAATACATACGTAAAATTGATTAAACGCTTGTATGATGATAATACTGAGAAGAATATAATAAAAAATATCATAATAAAATCATGCGTTGAAAATGATTTAGAACTCATTAAATTTTTCTTAGAATTGGGTATATACTATCACATAAACGAAATGTTAGAAATTTCTTCTAAGTATAACAATGTGGACATTGTCAAATTTATTGTAGATAATTCTGAGTATAGTAAACATATAAAAAAATATAGTAATAAATCAATAATTAATGCAGCTGAAAATGATAATTTAAACATCATCAAAATATTGGTAAATTATGTTTCTGTGAATAATTGTAGAGGTTTGGCATTGATGAAATCATGTATATACAATTATTTAGAGACGATTGAGTATTTTTTAGAAAATGATGTGGATATAAGAATTTGTAATTATAAAGCATTAAATATATGTGCTAGAAGAGGCAGTATAGAAATAGTTAAACTTTTTATAGAGAAGGGAGCACCATTAAATTTGTTAAGAAAATATTCTAATATTGTAGAGGTACATGATTATTTGGTTGACATAAATAGATGTGATCTGATTAAAGATAATGATTATGATGGTTCAGATTCGGATAGTTATTCAAGTGATTTTGATTCTGATAGTAATTTTGATTATAGCGATATATATGATGAAAATCATTATGGTAGTGATGATAGTTATATGAGTGATGATGAAAATTAAATTATATATTCAATATTGTCTAGCATATTATCAATTTTTTAGCTGTTCGTCATTCATAAATTATATTTTAAAAATAAGTTATAAATAAAATGAAAATAAATTATTTTCATAACAGAATAAATGTTATATAATGAAAAAATTCCATTAGTTGAAGATGTGACAAAAATATATAGTACTTCTGATGTAGTCAACTTCATAGATCCTAGAATGATTGAAATTCATAAGGACATGATAGAGTATAAAAATATTGAATATACAAACGAGGATATTTACAATTATATAAAATTTATTAATTTCACATGCATAGATCCATCATGTTATAGACATGTCGTTAAACATATAAATGTAAACAATATTTCATATTTCAATAATTTATTTGATAACAATGATATATCGGAAGAGTTGATACCTTTCTTACCTTACAACATAGCATCTTTATATTTAAACTTTGGAGTTATCGACAATATAACAATAAAAGGTAAAATAAAAGAAAAATGGATTGAGAAGAACATGGAGTGGGTATTAAGACATGATACAAGTTTATTAGATCCATATTTAGCATACAAAGGTAAATATGGTAAATATTTTATTATTGATGATAAAACATATGGTATACACAAGAAAGTTAATATTAGAGAGGGTAAATTTGATATAATATATGACATATATGATGCGTCTACAATTGGTGTTTTGCCAGTTGTTAAATATATAGTTGAAAAAATAAATATAAATGAAATTATAAGAGAATACGAATATGTATTGGTGGAAGTGTTAAGTGAATCAATAGGTGAAGCAGCTATGAATGGACATCTAGACATAGTAATATTTTCGACAAAATGTATAATTGATAATAATTTGATGAATAAAGCATGGAATATTTATATGGTAACAGAATATTCAGTATGCAATTGGGGAATGTTCTCAATTAGACATAAAGAAGTTTTTAAATATTTAGTAAATAATGTGGATATAGATCATCATCATACGTTAGGATGTCTGATATCGGAAAAGGATGATGTGGAAATGGTAGAAATGTTAATGCCAAAAATTATACAACAAGTATATGTGAGTCACATTAGGGATACATTCAAAAAAGTGTGTAAATATGGTAGAATTAACACACTTAAATATTTATTAGAATATAACAAAGATTATAACATAGGTGTCAACGATTATGGTGAAGACGTGATGAATGCACCAGCAGGAAATGGTCATATGGATGTAATAATATATATGTTTGAGAATGGTATGGATATTAACAGATATGGTTATAGTATAATACGACATTCTACCAATGTTTCCAAAGGTAATAGAATGGGAAAGTCGGAATTAACTGAATTTAACATATTTATGCATGATATTGAGGATGAGGATGAAGATGAAGATGAATTGTGTAAATTCACACTAATCAATGATAATAAGATGAATATAGTAAAATTTGTCTTAAATAAATTTGAAATTATAGATTATGATAAATTACTTGAATCGGCAGCTATGACAGGTGATAGTGATATAATTGATTATGTCATGGATAATTATATGAAACTAGAAAAAATTAAAGATGTTCATAGGATTATTTCAGCTGGATTCCATGGTGGTAATATTGAATTTATTAAAAAAGTAATTTATAAATGTTTACATATCAATAATACAAATGTAATTGATTTAATGAAAAAAGTATCTGAGGAAGAATGTATTAATTTTTTCAAATATTTGAATATAAATAATGTACATATTGATGGAGTGGATGAAATTATCATATATGCTATAAATAATAGACTTTATAATATTATTATATACTTTCATGAATATTTTAAATCTGTAACAGATGAAACTGTAAAAATTGATGACATACAAAAATGTATGCTACACTTTGCTGATAGAGATAAGACTATTGAGTTTATAAAATATTTACATGTTAATGAATTAATAAAACCGTGTCATATAGAAGAAATATTATTATTTTCTGCGAACATAGGTTATTTGGAACTGATAAAATATTTTGAAACATATATAAAGAGTATTGATGATATTTTATTAGAAGCATGTATAGGTGGTTCCTTGGATATTATAAGATATTCAATTGAGTTGGGAGCTGATATAAATTATATTCACAAAATTGATAAATTTAACACGATTTTGGACGGTTCTGAACATTCTAATAAAAATTATATGTTAAAATATGCTGTGATATATCCTAGTTTACATATGGATAAATTAGAGAAACATGTAGATATAGTTGAATGTTTGATATCTGTAGGAGTAAATAAAAATATAGCGATGAATTTTATATATCTATATAGAAAGGATATAAGAGTGAAATCATATATACATATAATAAAACACCTTTATGATGATGAATCAGATACTAATACAATTAAAAATATATTAATGGACTCGTGTGAAAGAAATATTTTGGAATTGGTTATATTTTTTAAAGATTACATAGGTTATTATGTAAATGAAATATTGGAAATTTCATCAAACAATTCCCATGTAGATATTGTGAAATTTCTTGTAGATAATGATTATGGTAAATATGCAGATAGAACATACAATAAATCAATAATTTATGCATCAAAACATGGGAGATTAGACATAATTAAATTATTAATAATATACATTGATATAAACAATTTTGATGGCTTAGCACTAATTGAATCGTGTGAAAATGAACAATTAGAAACTGTTGTATATCTTATTGAGAATGGCGCCAATATTACATCTCAAGATAATAAACCATTGAAAATCAGTGCAAAAAATTGTTATATTGATATAGTCAGATATTTAATTGAAGTGGGAGCACCATTAGAAATATTGAAATTATATTCTGATGTAGTTGAGATAAAAGAATATTTAGAAGAAATTAATTCTTAAGTTATAAAATAATGTAAAATTACATATTAATTTAATTAATTTAATTAAATTGATACTATATAAGTAATAGGAAAGACACCTTTAGTTGTAAATATATCAAGAATATATTCAGATTATAATGTATCTCATATCATAAATCACAAGATGGGAAGGGATGTACAAAATTTAGGAAAAGAAAGTATAACAACATAATACATATTAACAGTGATAATATAATTAATTTATTGAATAAAGTATCAGAAGTAGAATATATAAATTTTGCATATATTTCATACATTTAGTGTTTTTCATATCCCATATATAATTCAAATATGAGAGAATGTAAAGACAAAGTAAATCATATAATCCTCTAAAGTTTGAATTGAATCTCCACTAACAGTATTAGTGGATATTAAAAATATCTTGAAAATGGTGACGGTGAGGCTCGAACTCACGATTTCCAGCTTATAAGACTGGTGCCTTAACCGACTTGGCCACGCCACCCACTAACAGTATTAGTGGGTGATTGTTATTATTACTAATTCGAGAAACTCAATTACTTTTTAATGGAAAAAAAGTATTTAAGGAGATTTTTATTTAAAATTAAAAATTTTTAATTTTTTTTTAAATTTTGAAACATAAAATTCATTGTTTGAGTTCTATAAAAACATACAAAAACTAAAATTTATGTTTATTAAACACAGACTATATATCATATTATCAGTTATCCGACATAACCATGTGATCCAACTGGACCTACTGGATTTGTATACAAAGATGAAAAAAATTTAATTTCAGTAATATATCCACATGATGTATGAGTTAACCAATCTAAAATAAAATAATTTGAAATCCATCTTGAATATTCATTATTCATGCAATTATCTGTAATTATATGGGTATTTACAGATAATTGTATATTTTTAAAATCAAAACTTATTTTGACATCCATTGATTTAATATGTGATTTTAAAAAATTATGTATATTGTTATGTTTATGTATATGACTTATAAATAAAGATTTATATCCGTCTGCAGAACAATCAGCTCCATGTTCAACTAAATATTTAACAACATCTATCCACCCGTTAGCAGTACTCAGTACTAATGCTTTATTATTACAGTGAGAAATATCTGCACCTTCCTTAACTAGATATTCAACAATTGATAAACATCCTTTACAAGCTGCAAAAACAAGTAAATTATTTTTATTTTTTTCAACAACATATCCATTTTCAATTAATAACATGAATATTTTATTTGATCTGTTTAAAATGCTTAACACTAGCATTTCTTCATCTATAATTGCGCCTTTTTCAATTAAAAATTTAGAAGTATTTAAATATTCATAGTAAAGACATATTTTTAGAGGTGTACTACTTCTAGCATTTATGTCAGCACCATTCTCGATGAATAATTTTATTAATTCTATATTGTCATTTTTACATGCAGTCATCAAAGGAGAATTATTATTATTGGTGACACAAGTACCATTTTCTATTAAAAACTTTACAATATCGATACTATGTTTCTTTTTGTACAAATGGCTTAAATTACAATAAATATTGTTGTTAACACTAGCACCATTTTTGACTAAGAATTTTACAACATCGATATGATCATTTACACACGCTATTCTAAGAGGTCTACCATTATTATATTCAATATTGGCTCCATTATTCAACAAATATTTAGCAATAGATATATAGTTATTTTCACATGCAAGTTCAAAATTATTGGATATACAATTACGTATATATTCATATTCACCAGATGACTTTTTATTTTTTGGTATATTCATACCAATTTCATATAAGTATTGAACAACATCCAAATGTCCATCACGTACCGCGAGTGTTAAATCTTGTATTAATTTATTGTTATGATTTTTCTTTTTTGTGCTATTTGTATGAATTTTCACTAATTTGTAATAAACATATTTATTCTTAAACACAATATATTTTTTCAATAATAATGGTCTTTTTTCGAGAACGACGCTAAAATTATGTTCAAGATATTGTACTTCAAATGACTTAAATTGAGGACAACGAGTTGCTAAATCAATATCAAGTAATGGAAATAAATTGTTTTTAATATTATCATTGTTAAAAAGTTCAAAAAGTGATGTAATATTAGATCTATTTATATACTTACATATTAGTTTGTATTGATTATCATCAATAGCTGTAAAATCAATAAAATTAATATAGTCATACACTTCCTTGTCTGTTATTTTAAAATTATCAGAATTTTGAATTTCGCCACTGTTTAAAATTGTGTAGATGTCCAATATTCTTTTATCAAAATGTTCTGAAAGATTGACATTATTAAAGCTATTTAACAAATCATTTACCAGGGGGATATTCTTCAATACATCTGTGTTAGACACCTCCATAATTTTTGAAATTTTTATTTATGAAAATTTAAAATTATTGGAGATAAATTTTTATCATATTCACCAAGATACAATTGACACTTTGAAAATATAAAATAGTGGTAAAAAATAAAAAATTCTTTATTGAAATGATATCAGAAACAAAAGATGATAGAATTCACTTGGAGAATGGTGATGTGGAAATTCTTGCAGATGAATTGGAAGATACAATGGGAATAGTCTTGGATGATGATAATTGTGTCGATAAAAATATAATTACAATTGATGATTTACATAATATGATGATAAAATATTTCAGTGCTGAACATTGGTACCCATTAATTGAAAATAAAGGCATTACAATGAAAAGTGTGTTAATTCCTCTATCAGATGAACAAGTTAGAAAAATAATTGAAAATGAAAATTGTCCAGAGTTTAATGCTTACATAAAGGAATTTACTACTGATAAAGTTTTTGTAAAACTATCATCAGTATCACCAAAAGATGTAGAAGTACCATATGCATCCACATCTGAGAAAATAGTGTCATTATTGTCAAATTCACCAAGAACACTATCTGCTCTAAAGAACAACCATTGGAAACAATATTTATTTTTGAGGGAGTGTTGGGATTTTATACCCGATATGCCAGAATTTCGAGTTTTTGTAACATCAAGATTATGTGTTGCAATAAGCCAGAACAATCTGGTTGGATGTAAACGTAATAAAAATTACATGAAGAAAATAATAGTTGAATTTACAAAAAGTGTAATAAATTTGTTATGGTACCAAGATTGTACTATAGACGTATGTTACGATGAAATTACTGATGCTGTTTTCCTGATAGAGATAAATACACCATATTATTTGGTAGCAAGTACTGTATTATACAATGTTGAAAGTTTAACAGATGAATTTATTTTGAAAGGTAAATTTTATGATGGGTATGGGACTGATATACGATTTGCAAATTCTACTATTTAAACTAGATATTCAGTATTACCAATGGTAATATAATTTATTTATTTGTTATCCCCTCATGGATTGTTTGAAAAAAATTAAATATCTTACAAAAATATACATTAAACAAGATTTAATAAATAAGATATAACCGTATTGTTTTAGAATTATCATTTGAATTAACTATACTCAACGTATCATTGAAATATTGTAATAATTTTATTTTATAATTTTGTTTTAACATTGATGATAATATTTTTGGGTTATAATAAAAATTAATTTGTTGAAATTTTTTACAATTTAAAATGTCAGATAATCCTCCAGAATATAAAAATATTGAAAAATATAGAGTATACATAATTATAGAAAAATATATATTTATGAAGAATAAAATATTCATTCACTTTGATGATAATCAAGCAAAATCTTATTATGAAATATTTTGCAAAAATAAACAAGATGCTTATAATATCTATAAATATATAGTTAATAAACATGGTATAATAAAATATAACATTGGTAGAACCAACGAATTATTTATTAATGAGGAAGATTTACTCAAGTTATTCACAAAAATAAATATCGATTATTTTACAATTAATTATATACCAAAAATAATAAAATCTAATAAAATAGTTAGTTTAATTGTATTATACAATGGGACAAATTTATTTGGACGTAAAATATCAATAATTATATCGGAAAATAAAGAAATATATAAAAATTATTTATTATTTTTGACTTATTATGAAAACGTAATTATAGAATTATATGATTATATAATTCAAAATTATTCAAAATATAATCATCGTAATGATATGATAACTTTATCAGATAGTGAATATATTAATTTTACTAATACTATTAATAATTTATATCAACTATATTAATATATAAATATAATTTATTAATATATAAATATAATTTATTTATTTGTTATCATTTACTTATAGGATTGCTTGAAAAAAATTAAATACTTTATAAAAAATTTTTTTATAAATTTGTTTATCAACAATGGGAGAGAAATTTGAAAAGTATAAGGAAGATATACTTGAAATTCCACTATTTAATGATTTATTTACGACATTTGGTGATTCTGACAGTGTGAATGAGTTAAACAGGATGATATTACAATATAAAGATGAATTGGATTTATATTTACATTTTAAGTATGATAAACATTTAAATGTAGTGTCGGATGAGTCACTCATAAAATATTTAAAATTTGTTGGATTTGCAGATATTCCTGAGGAGTGTGATGGAAAAAGCGTATATGAAGATGTCGTGAAATATATCAATGAAACTAACATTAGTAAATTTATTGAATTGTTTGAAGACAATGTAAATATACAAAATGATGTGGTTCCCCTTCTGAAATTTAATTTGGTAGAAACATACATAAACACGGAAGGAAAAGAAAATATAAAAGAAAGATATATAAAACACAATATAAGAGAATTAGTATTCAACTCAACATATATTATTCGAGATTATGTGATTGCGGCAAGACGAATAGTATATTATGAAGTAGATGGATTAATATATATACCAGATGTTAAATTTACTCAAATACTTATAATGGATGTATGTGAATTTATAAAAGAGAAAAATGAACACAGCTTAAAATTAATTAAGTGGTTATATGATAGCAAAAAATTGGTTGAAAATAATTTTTTTATATTCTTACCAGATGTGTATAGTACCAATAATGTAGAAATATTTAAATATTTAATTAGTATAGGATGTGATACAAGCGCTTCTCATATTGTAGGTGTGGAAATATCAATATCACGTAGATATCTGGATATGTTAAAAATATTAATTGAAAATGGTGCTAATTTAGATTATTTAAACAACAGTCGTGCTAATTATTATATATTATTAGATCATATACATGAGATATTCGAAGAGTGTTTGAATACAAATGATATGGTGTTATGTAATTTCTTTGTGAGACTTACATCATCTTATGTAATATCGGAAAAATTAATAAAACATGTGGAGAGAGGGAATGAACAAATTGTGAAATTTTTATTGGAAAATGGTGCTGATCCACATAGTGATCATAATAATGCTTTAAGAACAAGTACTGAAAAGGGATATTATACAATAACAAAAATGTTATTAGAATATGGAGCAGATGTACATGTTTTTAATGATGAACCACTTACAAATGCATGTAATTTTAAACATTACGAAATTGTAAAGTTATTATTGGAACATGATGCAGATCTTCATATAAATAATAACGAACCCTTAAGGAATAGCTTTTTCAATAAAGATAAAATACTTTTTGATATATTAGTGGAAAAAGGTGCAGATGTAACTGCAAAAAATAATTATATTAAACGGTGGGAAGAAAAGGATAATAGATCAAAATTATCAAAATTTATTAATAATATTTTTAGGTAAATATCAAAAATAATAAATATATAATTCAATGAATTATATTTATGTTTGTTAACCTGAAGATGATATAATATTATTTTAGAAATGAAATATTGTATCCGAATGTTAACAATGTTAATTGTTAATAATTTTAATTTGGAAACAATTATACCCACTGATAAATTTACAAAATCAAATATAATGTTGTGTTTATGCTAAGATGGATACAAAAAGTAAACATATAATTTATATGATAAGTGTTTACTACAAACGGGAAGCTATTTAGAACTAAAAATGTTAAAGTTTTTATAAAAAAAAGTAAAAAAAAAAGTTGATAAACATGTTAACATTCAGATTTGACCTTGAATCATGGGAAGAAGACAAAGAAACCTTGTTTGAAAACAGAAATGAACCACAAAATTATCCATCTCCATCCATTTGTTTTTCATACAAAACAGATAGAACATCCTTTGATGTAGAATTTCATGATAATATACATCCAATATCAACATGGAGAGAATTTGCAAATAAAGTCAAAAATGGTGAAGAAACAAATATTGTCTTCAGAGAAAGTAATGGATATACTGGAATTGATGTTAGTGGAAATGAGACCAGGTTTACAGTAGCTTTTTATGGTGTAGGTGGAAGTTCATCCTTGTATTTCACTGTTCCAACTGCAGATTGTATTGATTGTTTCAATGTTATTCCTGGAGAGATGGAAAAATTAATAGGAGAAACACTCAACTCTTTTTAAGAATGTGAGATGTATATAAATATTAAAAAATAATAAAAAATTATATTTACTAGCAATGCTAATAAATATTTTTTCATAGTAAGAATGATAATACACCTGAATTATTTTACACTACTATCTTGCAAAAATAAAATGGTTGTTGTATATTACAATTACTGTGATGAAAAATTTGTCATATCAAATTATATTATCAAATGTTAGACATTTATCATTCTATATAATTATGTTTATATATTTGTTTGCAATACAAATTAATAACATTTATTTCTGTGATAAAATGTCGCAAATAAATGTTAAAAGTTTAATTTAAAAAATTTAGTAATTGTCGAATAAAATTGACCAGACATGGATATAGATAAAAATTTTCTCTATATGTGTGAAAAGGGACATTTCAAAGAAATTGTCGAGACATTCGAGAGAGAAGAAATTATTAGAAATACAAATTTAGTATTATTAATTTCTTGTGAGAATGATAACATAGAAATGGTAAAGAAAATGTTGGAAATTGGTGCAGATGTTAATACACAGAGTCCTATATTTAAATATTATAATCAACCTATAACAATATCATGCTGGTATCGATATTGTTAAATTATTAATAGATAATGGAGCTGATATCAATGTAACAACACCTAGTGGTTATTTTTATTATGATGATATATTAAAAATTTCATGTATGAGAGGAAATATTGAGATTGTTAAATTATTAATATCATATAATATCAATGATACAAAGGATAAATATGGTGTGACAGGATTTATGATAGCGTGTAAATATGGACACATTGAAATTGTAAAATTACTGCTAAGTAATGATAATATTAATGATACAAAGGATATATATATGGTATGACAGGATTTATGATAGCGTGTAAATATGGACATATTGAAATTGTAAAATTACTGCTAAGTAATGATAAGATTAATGATATAAACATAAATAAACACTCTGCACTTATGTATGCCTGTAAATATGGAAACATACATGTTGTAAAATTTTTATTGGAAAAAGGTGCGAACATAAATCATATAAACAATCAAGGTGAAAACTGTCTTATTGTTTCCCGTGACGCACCGAACAATAATATTGATTTAGTACAATTCTTAATAAATAAAGGTTCTGATATAAATCAGAGAGATACACGGGGAAGAACAGCTTTTATGAGGGAGTGTATTTGTCTTAAATATGAAACTGTTAAAATATTAGCAGTTAATAAAGCAGATATAAGTCATAGATGTCATGGTGGAAACTCATTACTAAAAGTAATGTTTAAACTTGTTAGTGAACTTATCCCTAGAAGAATTGAATTAAAAGATTGTTATATGAATATTATTAAACTAATTGTATCATCATATGACGATTATAAAAAATATACGGATGATGTAAGTCAGGATGATATAAGTTATATAGAGAAATATATTAAAAATGATTAACATAAAATATTAAAAAGATATATACGTGATACGATGTGTTTGAAGAACACTTCAATGATATTTTCTAGTGTTGTTTTGTTGTCAGATAATTATCTAAATCTGTATTTATAAAACTACCAGAAACGTAAATGTCTCATATATTTTATCATCATATGTTGTTTTTTTCCATATGATTATATTTACTTATTTGTTTGTATTACAAACAAATATCACCTTTGCTAAAATTTTACAATTATTGAGTAGATTATTAATAAAAATTAAAAAGATAAATCGATTAGACATAAACATATGTATGTTCAAAAAAATTGTATAATGAAGAGTGTTTCAAAAGAATTGAGAATATATTATTAAAAATGAAAAAATGTGACTGTTAATTTCTTGCAAAAAAAAAGGTAATATTGTGGTAGTGAAGAGGTTGTTGGAAATTAACCTATCGTGCGACATTATTGAAAATTATTTAGAATTCAGAGGTTGTGTGCGTTTATCTTCCTTAGATAATGAAAAATCTAGAGCTGTATCTACAGTAATATCAGAAATAAAAGCGTCTCATATATTTTGTTGTACTGTATTGCTGTCGGACAATTATTTTTCTATATGTAATGTTCCTCAAAATACTAGACTAACGTCTAGCATTTCCCAGGTACCACCCAATACCAATTTTTCTGAAGAATGGCTTATTGGAATAGTCCTGAAATTTTTTTTCGATACCATTCGAATCCAGATTCAGAACCTTAAGTATAATCGATCATAATTTAAAATTATTGTCATATCTGATTCTTTTTCAGCGGAATAATTTTTACAGTAATTAAAATAATCTAATTTTTTTTTATAATTTCCGTTTCACAACGTATGTCTTTAAAATTAAAATGGTTGTTATATGTTATTTCAAAAAAATCGTTGAAATTTATTAATACAGCCATATGTTTGTATAAAATCTTTTTACTCCTCATGAGAAATTATCAAAATATTTATTTTACATATATCGTATATTTTATCAAAAAAATGAGAGTAAGATCACTCATGTCTAAATAACCTATGTAAATGTAAAATGTTGTCTCATTTGTTGATATTAAATTTTTTTCACTTTGAAGTTAAAGTAATTATTAATAATAATTATTTATGTATAAAGCTTCAGATATATTCGCTTACACAGTTCAGCTACCGGATGAATATTTTAAATATACGTAACCTACATAATCATCATAAAATGATTATATTGTCAAAAGTTTTGATAATTAAAATTTATGGAGCATCATGGATACATTAAAGTGTAACGACACGACAAAGATTGAAAATGCCATTATTTAGAGGTATATATAATATGAGTAATTCGTATGAAGATCGCAAATACTTTCTCATTGTGATAGGTGGATATGCAAATAGTTTGGATTGTTATCTTCATTTTGAGCATGATATTCCATTAAGTATTAATTTATCATGTGATGTTATTGAAAGATATTTAGATTTTAGAAATTATATAGGTTTACACGACTTAGATGTTGTAAAATCCAAACTTGTGCTCACGAAACTATCAGAAATAAAAGCATCACACATATTTTGTTGTACAGTGGTACTTTCAGGTGATTATTTTTCCATATGATTATATTTACATATCTGTTTGTAATACAAATGGATATTATTTACATTTTATATTGACATGAATATTACAAACACATGAAGGAAAGCCATAAATAAAATAAAATTTTATCAATACTTATTAGAAATTGCTAAATAAATTTTTTGAAAAATAGTAAAAAAATTAATCAGATATGAGTATGTATATGAATATGTATATGAATATGTATATGAATATGGATCAAAAATTTCTCGATTTGTGTGAGAAGGGACATTTCAAAGAAATAGAAGAGACGTTTGAAATAAAAGAAATTATTAGAAATGCAAATTTGGTATTATTGTGTGCATGTGGTCATAATAATATTGAAATGGTAAAGAGAATGTTGGAACTTGGTGCTGATATTAATGTACAACCTCGCCCATTTGAAAGTAGAGGAAATCCTATATCAATAGCATGTACGCTCGGATATATAGATATTGTTAAGTTATTAATAGATATTGTTAAGTTATTAATAGATATTGTTAAGTTATTAATAGATAATGGTGCTGATATCAATGCATCAGCTGGTTTTAATTACGACATATTTAAAATTTCATGTATGAATGGGAACATCGAGGTGATCAAATTTTTAATTTCATATAATATCAATGATTCTAAAAATAGGTATGGTGAAACAGGATTTATGGTAGCATGCAAGTATGGACACATTGAAATTGTGAAATTATTGCTAACCAATGATAATATTAATGATATAAATGTGAATGGTCATTCACCACTTATTTATGCTTGTGGACATGGATATATAGATATAGTGAAACTATTATTGGAAAATGGTGCGAACATAAATCATGTAAACAATTGTGGGGTAAGTGGTCTTATTGAATCATGTGATACTAAAGAGTATCCCTATAACATTCATAATGATAATAGTGATTTAGTAAAGTTCTTAATAGATAATGGCGCAGATCTATATCAAAGAGATATATGGGGACATACAGCTTTCATGAAAGCGTGTGTCTGTCGTAAATATAAAGAAGCTGAAATATTGGCTATTAATAAAGTGGACATAAGTCATAAGGATCTCGAAGAAAACTCAATATTGAAAACAATGTTTAAGCTATACAATAATCCTAGACACATAAGTATACCAAAAGATAGTTATATGGACATTATTAAATTGATTATATCATATGACGACTATAAAAAACATACAGATGTTGTGGATTCAGAAGATATAAATCATATAGAACAATATATGAAGACTGACGAGTATAAAATATTGAAAGTACATATACGTGACATGATGGCTTTGAAAGCGGCTTCAATCATATTTTCCAACATCGTTTTGTTATCAGATAATTATCTAAATTTGTATATATAAAATTATCAAAAATGAAATGTTTTACATATTTTTTGTTCTGTGTTAATTTCCGACTATTATTTCTTCATATGGTTATATTCACACATTTGTTTGTATTACAAACAAATATTACCTATGCCTAAATTATTATTATTATCACACCATGTCATGTTTACTATTTATTTACAATTGTTGAGTAAATTAGAAAAAAAATAAAAAGATAAATCGATTAGACATGGACAAAATATATTCACGAATTTGTGCGAAGAGGGATATTCAAAAGAATTGTGGAAGTGTTCGAAAGAGAGTATATTATTAGTAATGCTAATTTGGGACTATTAATTTCTTGCAAAAGAGGTAATATCGAAATGGTGAAGAAAATATTGGAAATAGACACTGATATTAATGCACGTAACCATGAGTTTGAATATGGAAAATATCCTATAATATTACCATGTTAGTGTGGACATATAAATGTTGTTAAACTGTTATTAGATAATTGAGTTGATATCAATGTAACCATGCCCGTTCCTTTTTATTATGATATATTTAAGATTTCATGTATGAGAGGCAATGTTGAAATTGCCAAATTATTAATATCATATAATATTATCGATAAAAAGGATAAATATGGTGCGACAGGTTTTATGGTAGCGTGCAGACATGGTCAAATCGAAGTTGTAAAATTATTGTTAAATAATGATAATATTAATTATATAGATATGAATGGAAATTCGCCAATTATTTGTGCATGTGAATATGGAAATGTGGATGTTATGAGGTTATTACTAGATAATGGTGCAAATATAAATCATATAAATAATAGGGGATATAACAGTCTTATTAAATCCTGCAACTGGTGTAATAATAATAGCGATTTAGTGCGGTTGCTAATAAATGAGGGGTCAGATTTATATCATAGAACACCGTGGGGACATACAGCTTTTATGACAGCATGTATCTGTACCAAGTATGAAATAGCTAAAATATTGTTGATTAATGATATAGACATAAGTCACAGGGATTGTGGTGGGAATTCAATATTAAGAATAATATTTGATCATATTAAAGATCTTCCATTTATGAGAATTGAGTCAAAAAATGATTACATGAATATCATTAAACTAATTGTATCGTCTTATGACAATTATAGAAAACATATAGATGATATAAACTAAGCTGATGTAAGCTATATAGAATAATATGTAAAGACAGAAGAGCATAAGAAATCGAAAGCATATATACATGATATAAAATATCTGACAAAAGCTTCTACGATATTTTCCTGCTTTGTTTTACTGTCAGACGGTTATTATCTTTTAAAATAATTGTCGAAACATGTATGATTATAGACATTGTTTATAAATGATTTATAATTTCAAATAATTTTAATTAATAAATAATACATGACAGCTACTCATGAGTCTGTGTCCATTTGAATGGTCATGTAAGGATGGAAATATTAGAGCATTTAAGAGATTACTTAAAGGAGTAAATGTAAAGAGGGAGGGACAGTCGGGTTTGATAATAGCATGCCGGAGAGGTAATATCAAAATAGTAAAATTATTATTGGATCATGGTGTTGATGTTAATTGTACTGATAAAAATGGATACACACCTCTCTTAGCATCATGTGAATGTAAAAATAAAGATATTGTTAAATTATTATTGGCCAGGGGTGCAGATATTAACATTAAAGGTCCTTGGAGATTCCAAGGATCATTTGCAACGGCATGTCTCAATAATGATGTTGAAATGATAAAATTACTTATTAATCATAACGTTGATATGAATCAAAAAGGCCTCAATGGTCTCACTGGTTTTATGGTTGCATGCTATAAAAGTAGATTGAAAGTAATATATTTTTTGATAGACAAAATTGATTTAGAGGATATTGATAATACAAGTAATACAGCACTAATATTGTCATGTCAATGGCGTGCTACTAAATCTATAAAGATATTGTTGCAAAATAAAGCTAACGTCAATCATAAAAATAAATATGGTCACAATTGTTTCTTAATAGCGTGTATGCATAATTACAAAGATATAGTACTGATATTAATTAACTATAAAGCTGACCTGTACCAGAGGTGTATAAAAGAATATTCATGGGGTGAATATGATGGATATACTGGGTTCATGATTGCATGTTTTAATAAACATTATAATATAGTTAAATTGCTAATGATTAATGGTGTAAATATAAAACATAGAGACAACTGTGGTAGGTCCATACTGAAAATTATGTTTGAAAAATATAATGAATTAATACACGAAGGTCAAGTGGACATTAAAAATAAAACCATGGATATAATAAAATTAATAGTTTCATACTGTATTGATTATAAGAGAGATATGAACGACATTGATGAAAAAGATATGGAAGTAGTGAAACAGTATATGAAAACCGAGGAGCATAAAATTTTGAGAGACTCATTTTATGGAAAAATGGCTTCCGAAATTTTTTCCGCAATTGTTTTACTATCAGATAATTATTATGCTGTCAAGTAGTACTACAAAATTTTAATAACAATGTTATTGAATTTATGAAAAGAAATTTATATGAGTAAAATTGAAGAATACTGGGTTTATACGTCAATGATTGTCGTACAAGAATAAAAATATATTTCAGTATATGCTTGTCTTGAAGGTTCTTAAATGATTGGCAAATTATGAATGAATTTTTAAAATAAATTAACATAGAATGGATCTGTATACATTCATGACTTTATGTAGAAGTGGAGATCACGATGAAATAGTAAAGACATTTAAAAGAGAAGATATTGCTAAAAATGCAAATTTGGGATTGATAATATCATGTATTGAAGGTCATGTGGAAGTAGCAAAGATAATGATAAAAAATGGTGCAAATGTGAATGCATATGATGACATATTTGAATATGGTAAGAAAATTATAATATTATCATGTGAAAAAGGACATGTTGATATTGTAAAATTATTAATAGACAATGGAGCTAACGTTAAAGCGATATCACCATGCGGATATGGTCTGTTCAAAATTTCATGTATAAATGGTAATGCTGATATGGTTAAAATGTTATTATCATATGATATTGCTGATAATGAATCAGGATTTATGAAAGCATGCCGGTATGGACACACTGAAGTTGTTAAATTATTGGTCAATATTGTTGATATTAACAATGTAGATATGTATGGTGATACAGCACTTATACAAGCATGTAAATTTGGACATACTGATATAGTTAAATTATTGTTAGAAGCTGGAGCAAATATAAATCATAAGAACAATGAAGGATATACAGGTTTTATAGCATCTTGTGCATGGAATGAGCGTACTAGCGACACAATACAATTATTAATAGATAGAGGAGCAAATTTATATCATAGAAACAATAAGGGACATACAGGATTTGTAGCAGCTTGTACTAATTATATGGATACAGTAGTAAATATATTGATATATAATAATGTAGACATAATCCGCAATGAATGCAATGGTAACTCAATATTGAAGTTAATGTTTAATAAAAAATATAGACGTGAGCACTCTCATGATTTATTAATGATTAGGTGGATAAATATTATTAAATTAATAGTGTCATCTTATGATGATCATAGAGAACATATTACTGACTTATCTACAGAAGATGTTGAATCTATAGAAGCATATGTTAAAACAGATGAACATAAAAAGTTGAAAAAATCAATATGTGATAAGAGAGCCTCTAAACTATTTTCATGGTTTGTTTTATTGTCAGATGATTATTATAAATTAAAGTAATTTTTATAGCAATATATCACTTATAATTAATGTTTGTAACATTATTGATAATGGCTTATAAACAATGTTTATAAACATATTATTTAAATCAATGTCTTGTATTGATAATATCATCTATATGTCTTCTCTTTAAAGCGTTTTCCACCAAAAAGTCTAATCGTCTTGTAAGCTCTCTGAGTGATTTAAGATGAATATCATCATCTGTAGAGTTTGTATTTATTTCCGATTTAATAGTATTTCTTTTGAAAGCATGTAAATATTTATTGATATTATGAAAATTAATATCATCATGACGTAATGATCTTATATGGTTTCTAATATCTACTGGTTCATATCTTGGAAAATTTTTTTCGTTGGACCCTCTGAAATCATCAATGAAATTAGAAACAGAACATTTATTGCTTCTACCATTAAAATTTGCATAAGTAGTTCTGTTTACACATCTTCTACTTACGGAAAAAGGTCTTAAAGAATTTACATTTCTTAATGACGATGTTAACATAACGACTATTTTATTATATAAATATTTTTCTTTTAGAATAATTTTGACAATATTAATTAATGATAAATTTACTTATAATGAAAATAAAAAAAATACATCATAAGAATAATAAAGAAAACACAAAATTTTATACTTTTTTATTTTGAAAATTATCTAATTCTATAATTATTTTTCATATGGGCCGAGTCAATATCTCTTAATATTATATAACAAATGAAAATAAATAATGTTTTTGTATCACAGAAAAATATTATATATAAAACTGTGAGAATTCAAATTGTTTCATTTTTAGAATTTTTTTATAAATAAATTTTATAATAAATATGTTTTTGGGTAATAAAAATGGTAGTGCAAACAGGAAAGATAGGGATAGATTAAAACATGACATCATATCAACATATGAAAGTGGTAAAATTGAAACATGTAAGTTATATATCAATAATATTTTTCATCCTGATGTACAAAATATCGATTTTTTAATTACATGTATGAATGATGGTGTTGAAAAATGCGAAAAGTTAATAGAAGAGAAAAATATCACTAATTATTATGTTGGGTTTATAACGTCCATTATTTTTGAAAATATTAATCTAGTAAAATTTTTTATCGATAAAGAAATATATCTAAAAAAATTTACATATGGGGATTACAATATATTAACATTAGCATGTAGATTTGAAAATTTTGAATTGATAAAATTACTCATTGATAATGGTTTAAATATTAATGAATTAGACAATGGTAAGAGAACACCGTTTTTAATTGCATGTAAAAGTGGATCTTCAGACTTCGTAGAATTTTTAATAAAGGAAGGGATTGATATAAATGATAACAGATTGACCAATACATCCGGATTTATTATAGCGTGTGAAAGTAATTACTTAGACATTGTTAAATTACTTATATCTCATAAAATAAATGTTAATAAAAAAGACCAGAAAGGTGAATCAGGATTTGTAAGAGCATGTTCTTGTGGATATTATGATATAGTGAAATATTTATTAGATACAATAGGTGCAAATAGTATATATGATTTAAATGATGGTTTTATTACATCATGTAATAATGGACATGCAAATATAGTTGAATATATGGTAAATTTTTTAGAGGACTATTCTATTATTTTTAAAAGTTTCATTAAAGCATGTACACGTGGTAATTACGACATTGTTAAAATATTGGCATTACATACAAATATTGATAAAAAAGATGAATATGAAAAGACTGGGTTAATGTATGCATGTATTTATGATAGAATAAAAATTGCTAAATTATTATTGAGAATGAATGCAGATAAAGAATGTATGGATAGTTATGGTGATACAAGTTTTACATTAGCATGTAAATGTGGTAAATTAGAAGTTGCAATTTTATTGGTGAGAAATTATGTGAATATACATCATAAAAATTATAAAGGAGATACTGGATTTCATATTTCCTATATTAATTTTACAATGCAAAATTTTGGATTCATTAATAATTTAAATAAGCTTTTAGGTAATGATCCACATATGTATATATTATTGTTAATACTTGCCTTATGTCCGTCATATATTGATACATGCGATGAATCCAGTGAACGTGACAGAATAAAAAGACATTTTACAACTAATGAGTTTAAGGAAGTTAAGAATGATATTTATCAATATATCTCAGCTGATTTATTTTCATTAATTGTTCTCACATCTGATGAATACTATACTTTATGAACCCATTATGCATATTTGAAAATTTTTCAAGTACATTTATTGTTTATCAGTGTTTGAAAACTGATATTATTTATTTTATTTTTTTCAATTTAAATATGAGAAAAATAACATTATCCAATAACAGATTTTATCAATAACGAATTGAGGTACATTTAATTTTATAATATTTTTTCCGTCAGATGTTAACGTTAATATTAATACTTCTCTGTAATAAAAATTAAGATTATTTAATTCCATTACTCGTTTAGGAGATATTAATATATCATATATATCATTATTAATTATGAGATAATATAAACAACATATGTATATTTTTAACATTTCTTCTTTTAGTCTAAAATAAAATCTTTTATAAGTTAAAATTAATGTATTCTTAGATTGTTTATCACAGAAGTAAATTTTACAATCATTAAAATAATTTAAATTATTGATAATCTTCATTTCATAATATATATCATTGAAATTGAAATAATCATCGTTAGATATTCGCAAATTATTATTGAATTCTATCAATACTATTGTGTGTGAACGTAATATCTCAGTGTTTTCTTCTTCGTGAGAAATTATTAAAATATTTATTTTATTATTAGTAATTTTAATCTTGTATAATAACCATATGGTATAATTGGTTATATTTATATGTCCTTCATAAGTTAAAAGAACTTTTTTTATTTCCATAATGTTGTCTGAAATTCTTTTTCTCTTTTAATATATAAAAAATTTTTTTTTAATTTTTCTGATAAAATTTTTGTCAGATTATTTTTGAAATAAATATGAAATTGTAGATATTTTGCAACTTCACCAAGATATCATATGACTATTATAAATATATATATATATGTTGTACATCCAGATGATATGAATTATATAGAATAATACATATGTGCGACACATTTTCTTTGAAAAATCCTTCAATGATATTCTCATATTCCATCTTACTATCAAATGACTATTATGTTCTAAATAATTAATGAAATTTATCAGATAATTCTATATACATACCGTTTATAAATGAAGCAAAAATTTTACATTTTTTAAATTTTTAAATTATAAATAATAAATAATAAATAATAAATAATAAATAATATATGATAGCCTATATGGATTTACCTCCATTTGAAAATTCTATTATGGAAATGGTTTATACATACGGAAATTATTCCATATATGAAACAAAGAAAAAAAATTTTTTACAGAAAAATGCATCGAATGTGTTTTCACTATTTGTTTTAGTTTCGGATAATTATTATATTGTGAAGTAAATACGATAGTGATAATAATTATTTACAAATTGTAAATAATTTCTTATTTTTTTGAATAAAAATATTTTTCAAACATGTTTTTTGATGAATTTGGCACACATACTATAAGCAAAGGTCAATATATGAAAAATGTTAGGGATAGTATCATTAGTCTACGTAAAAATAAAAGTATAAATAATTGTATATTCTTAATAAAAAGGGTAGTGAACAATGATATAGAGAATATTAATTTTATAATATCATGTATGAATAACGATCTACAAACGTGTGAAAAATTGTTTAGCCAAATCAAAGTTTATAAAGATGGATTTAATGGACTTATATCCGCATGTATTTTTGGAAATATCGAAGTTGTAAAATTTTTAATTAATAACAATGTAAATGTAAATTGGACTACAAATGTGGGAAATACATCCCTTATGTATGCATGTAATTCTGGAAGTATTGAAATAGTAACATATCTTTTGAGTAGAGGATCTGATATTTATAAGAAAAGTATACATGGTTATGATTCATTTTTAAGAGCATGTGAAGGTGGATCCAAAGATATAGTAGAACTTCTCATTTCACATGATGAATCAAGAAAAATGTTTAATTATATATGTGGATTTATACATGCATGTCGTAATGATAATGGTGATGTAATTGAATTATTGATAAAAAAAGTGGGTATAAATAATTTAGGCGACATTGAAAAAGAATTTGTTTCAGCTTGTAATAGTAATAAAACGTCAACTGTAAAATGTCTTCTCAATTATATCAGTGATTCATCCATAATATTTGAATGTTTTATATATGCTTGTAACCATGTGTTTGATTGTATTGTCTATTTTTTATCTAAACGTGTTGACATTAATAAAAAAGATATATATGGTTTAACTGGTTTCATGTATGCATGTGAAAATGATTCAGTTGATATTGTTAAAATTCTTATAGAAGCAGGTGTGAACATGGAAGAGGTAGATAACAAAGGAGAGACTGGATTCATAAAAACTTGCTGGAAAAGCTGTCTAAAGACAATTTTATTGCTAATTGATGAGGGGGTAAATGTTAAACATGTAACAACTGATCGTTTAATGGGATTTTCCATTTCATATGGGAAAGCTTATGAATACTTGAGTCTCAAAAATCTCAAAAAAGATGGATTCACAACTTGCTATCAGACAGATTTGGAAATATTGAAGTATATTTTAGCAGCCGAACCAGAACATTATAATTATTGTGATGAAAATTTTGATAGACTTGAATATATTATCAAATATATGAATGGGAATGATTTTAAATTAAGAAGAGATTTTATAATGGAAAGGAGAGCATCAAAATTGTTTTCATCTATTGTTCTTATTTCTGATGGTTATTATGATATAAAGACAATATAATTAAATAAATGATGATACATACAGTGTATGTATATTCATATAAAATGACATAATAATTATGAATATGGGATAATAAATCTTATCCGAAGACAATCATAATATAAATGAGTAAATTTTTGAAAGCTTGTGTGTTGAATGATTTAAACTCATGTAAAACTTTATTCAGCGAAACATGTAAAGACGATAAACTTTCATGTCTTATGATAGCATGTAATAATGGATATATCGATATAGTAAATTTTTTATTAGATTTCTGTGTCGATATTAATAGTAAAGATGAATCTGGAAATACACCAATAATGAACGCATGTAATAGATGTCAAGTTGATACTGTTAAATTATTAATTGACAGAGGGGCGGATATAAATACATCAAATAATTATGGTGAAAATCTTATTATTTTATCATGTACTTATCCCAACGATGAAATGTTAGAATTATTGCTATCTTACAATATGGATGTGAATAAAGAAGATAATAGAGGTATAACAGGGTTAATTTTATCATGTAACCTCGGATATTTAAATAAAGTAAATTTATTAATAAACAAGGGGGCAGATGTTAATAAAATTAGTTTAAGCGGAAATACATGTCTAATTGGTGGATGTGTACAATTCAGACAAGACATTGTAAGAATATTATTGAATAATAATGTCGACATAAATCATAGAGGAAATAATGGAATAACATCATTAATGCTAATGTGTATTTATGGAAATGATAACATGATTGAATTTTTATTAAATAACGGTGCTGATATTAATATTGTGGACAATAACGGAAATAACTGCTTTATTCATCTGTGTGATAGTAGTGTATGTATTGATAAATATAGTACATTAAAGTTTTTAATAGATAGAGGTGCAGATATTAGTCATAGAAATAATAACGGATGTACTGGATTTGAATTGCTATACAAAAAGAAACCTGAATATTTGAATATTTTGAAATATATTATTGATAACGGACATGATTACAGAAACTATGTTTATGAAACAAATGAAATTTTGGAGACTTACCAAAATAATGTGAAAAATAAAATAGCTTCTAATCTATTCTATTCAATTGTGATGCTTTCAGATAAATACTTTACAATAGAAGATTAAAGTTATGTATAATTATATTAGAGAATAATATTCTCTAAATAAAAATTGAAAAATTGACTTACTCACAAGAAGGAGAAAAAAAACATAGAAATTATACGTTTATCAAACGTGTATAGATATGATGAAGTAACAGATACTGTTTACGAATTTGACGGATGCTACTGGCATGGTTGTGAAAAATGTTATTCAAGTTACAAAGTGAATAAAGTGAATAAAGTTAGCAATAAAACAATGATCGATCTAAGAAAATCAACTGAAGCTCGGCAAAATGAAATCAGAGAATGTGTTACTAACTTAATTGTTATTAAAGAATGCGAGTGGGACAAAAAGGTAAATAAATATGTATGCGAATGTTTAAAAGTACACAGTGAACTTTGTGTGGAAAATAAAAAAGAGATGCTCGAATATAAAAAATGGGAAAGAACATTTGACAAGAAACGCATCATAGGAAAATTATTACCACGAAAAGCATTCTTTGGTGGTCGAACTGAGGGATTTAATTTATACCATGAATGTAGCGCTGATGAAGAAGTATTATATCTAGACTATACAAGTTTATATCCTGCTGTAAATAAATACGGATGGTATCCTATAGGTCATCCTAAATTATATAAAGTAATTACCCCAGAGGAAGCTATCACAAAGAAAGGATTAATATATTGTGATATACTACCACCAAGAGGTTTATATTATCCTGTATTACCATTAAAAGTTGGAGGTAAATTAAATTTTGTATTGTGTAGAACTTGTGGTGAAACAAATTGTGAAGATAGTTGTAAACATAATGATAATGAACGTATGTTAAGAGGTACGTGGACACATTTAGAAATTTTAAAAGCCATTGAAAAGGGATATAGAATAAATAAAGTTCATTCCATGGAGGTATTTGAACAAGGTGAAACAGGTTTGTTCGAAGATTATGTCAATAGGTTCTTGAAAATTAAACAAGAATCAAGTGGATGGCCTAAAGATTGTAAATCAGATGAACAAAAAGAAGAATACATCAAGACATATTATGAACGTGAAGGTGTATTATTAGAAAAGGCTAAAATAGAACACAATGCTGGTATGCGTGAAGTATCCAAATTATTTTTAAATAGCCTATGGGGTAAATTTGGTCAAAGAGATAATCTAATCAAAAACAAATTTATTAGAGAACCTAGTGAGTATTATTTAATGAAATGATAATAAATGATGTGTCAAAAGATTAAAATGAAATACAACCTCAATATATCACGATTCTGTAAAAAATAAATTTAAATGTTCAATATTCATCCAAATCAAGTTTATTTAAACATTCTAACTCCATTTTTTCTATCAATAAAAATAAATTTAGATGTTCGATATCTATCAAAACCAAGGTTATTTACACATTCTAACTCCATTTTTCTGTCAATAAAAATAAATTTAGATGTTTGATATCTATCAAAATCAAGATTATTTATACATTCTAATTCCATTTTTCTGTCAATAAAAATAAATTTAGATGTTCGATATCCATCCAAATTAAGATTATTTACACATTCTAACTCCATTTTTTTATAAAAAAAATTTAATATTTTCATCAATTTTGAAATTTTGAACTATTTAATGGATATATCCAGATATATGATAAAATATTGGATATATTCTTCAGTTTATGATGCATTAATTCATTATAGTTTGTAAATATATTGTTCAGATAGCATATGTGACACCTCAAAAAAAATAATAATATTCTTATTACTTCACATTAAAGATGACATAATAAAAAGTAATATAAATTTTTATATTTTTTTATTAAATCTTTTTCCTTTTACAATGGATGACATATACAGGAACTATTTTCACAACATAATTAACTATACTTCACAAGAAGTATCATTTAACAATGTAAGCAAATATGGTAGATTATATTTCCAAGATGAACAATCAAGTGAAGATATTGACCATGAAAAGAGTGTAGAATTGTACCTTCAAGATAGATCACCACAAAAAAATAATAATTATGAATTTTTACAATCATATCATGATAAATTCTTATTTGAAGAATTATCATATGTTAAAAGCAGAAATGATAAATTTCTTGAACTAATAACAGCTTGTGGATATGGTTTTTATGATGTTGTTAAAAATTTAATACAGGAAAGTGTAGATATTAATAGAAAAGATGTCAATGGTAATTCACCATTAATGATAGCATGTGATAAAAACAAATTTGAAATTGTTAAATTATTGATAGAGAGTGGTGCAGATATGCATACAACAAACAAACAAGGACATACTGTTATTAAGGAATCGGTTTATACTGGTAATTTAGATTTAGTAAGATATTTACTATCTTGCGGAACCGACGTTGATAGTAGGTGCAAATATGGTACAACAAGTTTAATGACAGCATGTGATAGAGGATATGTTGATATGGTAAAATTATTATTAGAATATAACGCGGATGTTAATATAATTGATTGTAAAGGAAAAACATGTTTATTTTACGCCTGCCGCTTTTCACATTATGATGTAATCGAAATTTTATTGAAAGCTGGCATCCACGTCAATCATAAAGATAAAAAAGGTAAAACTGTATTGGAATTTGCATGTAAATATGGTATATTGGAACTAATAAAATTGTTAATAAATCATGGTGGTAATATTAATATTGTAAACGAAAGAGGAGAAAATTGTTTTATTGTTGCCTGTTCTAGTAGACATGCATATAGTGAAAGACCTAAAATTATAAAATTTTTGATAGACAACTACGCAAATATGTATCAAAAAAATAAGGATAAATATACAGGTTTTGATCTTTTAGTGATAAGAAGCAGTGTTATTATTAAGTACATTATTGATAAGGGTTATGATCATAGAAAATTTATTGGTGATAATAGTAATAAAGATATGGATACATATTATCAAGAAATAAGAAATAAAACATCTGCTCAACTATTTTATTCTATTGTCATGATGTCAGATGGTTACCTAAGAACAAAAAGATATGCAGTAAGAGAAAGCTAATCTAAGTTAAAATATAAATCAACAATTTATTTATCAGCAATACTAATAAAAAATATATTTTGATACTATTATTTAATTTTTTTTCGAAAAAAATTAATCATTAAGTATGGGATCAATAAAGGACCGTCACTACCAGAAAATTATTGATAAGTTTAAATTAATAAAAAACATTCCACTATTAAACGACTTAGTCCAATTACCCAATACATCTAAAAATGTTGATGGTATATATGATTTTTTATGTCAACACATAAATAGTTTAGAATGTTATTTATATTTTGAACATAACGTCCCATTAAACATTGCTTTAACTTTCAAAACAATTATAGATTATTTAAAATTCAGAGACTTCACATGCTTACCTGATTTAGACAACGAAACATCAAAAGTCATTTACAATGAATTATCAATCATTAAATCTTCCAATATATTTACTTGTATAGTATTACTTTCTGATAATTATTTATTCATTTAAACATATTAAATATATATTTATTTGTAGTACAAATAAATGCTCACATGAATAACATTGGGATATTTTGAAATTTATCGAGTATATCACCTGTTTTCCAGTCATCTTTTAAATCTTCAGGTATTGATAATAGAACTTCATTTATAATTTTATTATTTGTCATAAATTTAGAAAAATATTTTATAATAACCTTTACTACCTTCATATCATTTATTACAACGTCTTTTGAAATATTATTATTATTATTATGTTCTTCTAACATATCGACAAATGAAATACATTTCTCAATGAAGAATATGTGAAACCTACCAATATTTTGCGATAAAATTTTATCTTCATCAAATATTTTCCATATATCTTTGGCCATTGATTTATCTTTGAAAAACATGGTTAAAAACTTAACTGTATACATTTCAATGTATTCTATATCATATTTATCTTCCACTGTAATCTCGCCGGGCTTAATTTTTATTTTGTCTATTTTACTCAAAAATAATTCAGAAACATCAGGATTCCATAGTTTTAAAATTGAAAATATAATATTATCCAACCTTTCACTATATTCAATTGATTCTATTCTATTCAAAAACTTCATAATCTCATCTACATCATTTTTGTTTAATGAATCAACTAGAACTTTTATTTCATCCGAGTATTCTACATTTTCTGTATTTAAAGATTCAATTATGTCGTCCATTTTATTCAGGGATCTCATAATTTTTCTGACATCCTCCGTATTTAAAGAACCAATTATGTCTCCCATTTAACATCTTAATTCAAATTTAAGATAATTTTTTTTATCAGTTAAAATAGTTTTTTCATGTTATTTAATGTCTAAGAAAAAATCATTTATACAATCATGTAAAATAAATAACGTGAGACTAGTCAGAAAACTGTTAAATTCTAAAAACGTTAATATTAATCAAAGAGATTATAGGGGATATACTGGTTTAATATATGCCTGTTTGAACAATAATTTCGAAATAGTTAAATTATTATTGGAAAATAATGTAGAAGTCAATTATGAAAATTTTGATGGTTATACAGCATTTATATATGCATGTATTAATGGTAATTTGAAAATAATTGAAATATTAATGAAAAAGGGTGCGAATATTTATAAAGCAAATAATAGTGGTGTTACTGGATTTCTGTATGCATGTATTTTTGGAAAAATTGATGTTATAAAAATTTTGTATAAATATGTTAATATTAATCATTATGACAATTCTGGAAGTACTGGTTTTTATTATTCATGTTGTTATGGACATTATGAAGTTGTTAAATTTTTAATTGATGTTGGCGTAAAAATGAATATTAGGAATAATCATAATGATACTGGATTTATATGTACATGTTCTAATGGAAATTATCAAATATTGGAATTATTATTGATAAACAACATTGATATTAACATTAAAGATATAGATGGATATTCTGGATTTGTTATAGCATGTTATCGTAACAATTATGAAATTATAAATAGATTATTATCAGTTGGATATGACTATAGTTCTGAAATGAATAAAATTCATTATTATCATGAATATATCAATGATTACCTAAATAGTAAGAAATATATTGATATGAAAAACTACTTTTTGATGTCTAAAGCACAGAATATATATTCATTAATTGTATTGTTATGCGATAATTATTTCACCTTGTAAAAATTATAAATATTGTGATGAAAATAGCCATAATGATTACCACTGATACTAAAAAGAATGCTGTTTTAATTTTCGATTTATTTATGTGAACTTTACATAAAATTTTATCGTTTTCTATTGTGTTATCACTTATGTCAATATTGTCATACGATCCACTATCTCTCACAATATTTTGTTCGTTTATAATATTTGTGGTATTTATAACACTTGTAATATTTGTAATATCTATAAGAGGGATATCATTGTTCATTAGTTCCTCTTCTTTGGTCTCTTTTGCAATATTTTTATCATTCACACTATTTTCAATAATATTATTATCTTCCAAATTAACGGATTTGTCAGGTATGATAGCTTTACTTTTAGGTGTTGTAGTGTACTTCCCTATCAAAAAATTCTTCAGTTTTATCATATCATTTTCCAGCTTAGAATTATTATTTGTCGCATTCATTTACAGTCAATTAAAATGTTTAAAATAATAATATCCAATATAAATATGAAATTTAAGCTACATAACGCCATTCAAATGAATGACCCAGTGTCAGTGAAAAAGATTTTAAGTAAAATAAATCGTAAATATAAAAATAATAAAGATGAGGATAGTATAACCCCAATGATGCTTTCATTTTACAATCTTTTATATTACAACAATGATGAAAGTAAAGAAATATTCAAAATAATTGTTTCTGATTACGATGTTAACATAAATTCTGAAATATTTGTAATGGACAAATATAAAAAAGTCAAACATGAGGGATCAAAGACTCATATACTTATTTACATGTTGCTTCTAGCATATAAAGAATTTAGATATGATATATTACCATATATTGAAATTATCATAAATAGGAAAGATTTAGATCATGATATTTTTTATGCCATATATTTATCACCTGTTAATATATTAATAGCAATGTTAAAGGATAATATTGAAATAGAGATGTCTAATAAGTTATTGAAACAAATTTTTGAATTAAACAATTATGTTTTAGAAATAAAAATTTACAAATGGATTAAAAATAAATATTCTGAAGATTATTTGAACCAATTGATGTACGCTAAAATAATTAATAATAAATTATCAGAAGATGTGATAAATATAGAAAAGGAATATGTTATACATGTTAGATCATCAATTATATATACATATATTGTTTTGTTATCAGATGATTACTACGTTTTGAAACATACATGAAATATATTATCATTAATAATATATTTTGATTTTGAACTAGAAATAAAATCTATGATCAATTTCGACAACCGTGATACTATTCATTGGGTCAATTTCTGATTTCAATTCTTTCATAAAATCAACTTCTGATTTAAATTGTGTATAATAATAATGTTTCCTCTCAAAATCACTATCAAAATATTTGTCGTTTATAATATTTTTCATTTTCTGACTTACTAATAAAGCGCATTCATAATTCCTGCTATTTAAACATGATCTAAACACGGTTTTTAATGGATTAATATTTGTACCTACAAATTCAAGAAAATATTTTAACATTTCAATGTTATTACTACTTCCAGCTTCATCTAAACTGTAACAATTTTCAAAATTAGGATCTATCTTTTTTTTATTAATTATGTTCTTCACTCTTTCAATATCACCCTCTCTGATTGCGGTGGTATATTCTTTTATAAATGTTTTTCTAAATTCAGGTGTGAGAGTGACTGTTTCCATATTTGATTATTTTTTTTGTTGAAAAAAATATTTTTTACATCACTTTGAATATTTATGTGCTTTGTACATAACACTCTAATTTTAATATCGTTGTACATCAGACATATCAAAGTGATATGTGCGACTTTTTTTTATTATATCCACGTATAAATTCTTATCACGTTTTTCAGCAAATAATGTAAAATAATCAATTCGTAAAAAATCATGAAGTATATTACAGGAGAAATACTTCACGATGATATGGTGATGATTAACAAAAGAAGTGAGTATGTACTAATACTTCCTAACAACAATTTATGTAAACTTTACAAGTTGGTAGGGAATGAATACAAATTGGAAAGATTGCCGAGTCACTTTGAATTTGTCAGCACAAAATCGAATATTAAAGTCATTTACAATTCAGGTAATATTGAGATTAAAAACAGACATAATTGTAGCTGCGATTGTGACTGTATTTGTATAACACCATATCCAGTTGGAATAACGGGTCCAGCAGGAGCTGCGGGAACGACAGGATTAAGAGGAGATACTGGTGCAGACGGTTTAAAGGGGGACACTGGTCCACAAGGTGTAATTGGACCAATCGGATCAACAGGGGTAACAGGATTACAAGGTGAGAGGGGATTTACAGGTTCTACTGGTATACAAGGTTTTACTGGATTACAGGGTAAAAAAGGTGATACTGGTGCTCAAGGATTTACTGGACCCAATGGCTCTACTGGATTACAGGGTGAAAGAGGTGATACTGGCGTTCAAGGTGGCACTGGTCCTGCTGGATATCAGGGTGTTACTGGATCACAAGGAAACACTGGACAAAAAGGTGCCACTGGGTCAAATGGTTCAACTGGTTTACAAGGTAACACTGGACCGGTGGGCGATACTGGTTTGCAAGGTAACACAGGACCAATAGGTGATACTGGTTTACAAGGTAGCACTGGATTGAGTGGCGACACTGGATCAAAAGGAGATACTGGTTTACAAGGTAACACTGGATCACGAGGTGTTACTGGAACAAAGGGAGATACTGGTCTGAAAGGAGACACTGGTGAAAAAGGAGATACTGGTATAGATGGCTCCACCGGTTTAAAGGGAGACACAGGACCACATGGATTTACTGGATTTGATGGAACAACAGGATTTACAGGAGAGAGGGGAGAAAAAGGTGATACTGGTATACAAGGTCCTACTGGTTTTAATGGCTCCACTGGATTACAGGGTGAAAAGGGTGATACGGGTGTTAAAGGTGCCACTGGCGTTAATGGTCCGACAGGGTCGCGCGGTATGAAAGGTGATACGGGTGAAAAAGGAGATACAGGGTTTCAGGGTAGTACTGGTGTTAATGGTCCAACAGGTAATAATGGTTCCACTGGATTACAAGGAAGCACCGGACCGCAAGGTGTTACTGGTTTACAAGGAAATACTGGATCTCAAGGTAATATTGGACCTCAAGGTGTTACCGGTTTACAAGGAAATACTGGACCTCAAGGTGTTACTGGTTTACAAGGAAATACTGGACCTCAAGGTGTTACTGGTTTACAAGGTAACACTGGGTTGAAGGGAGATACTGGTACACAAGGTATTACTGGGTCAGATGGTTCTACCGGATTACAAGGAAACACTGGTTTAAAAGGTGAAACCGGTTTGCAAGGTGAAACTGGTCCACGAGGGTTCACCGGATTGAAGGGAGACACTGGTTTACAAGGTAACACTGGTTTAAATGGTCCTACCGGTTTAAGAGGGTTTACTGGTTTGAAAGGAGACACTGGCGAAAAGGGAAATACTGGTACACATGGGGTTACCGGTTTAAATGGTCCCACCGGATTACAAGGTGATACTGGCACTAATGGTACAACTGGTTTAAAAGGAGATACTGGACTGCAAGGTAGCACTGGTGTAAATGGTCCAACTGGTTTAAAAGGAGATACTGGACTGCAAGGTAACACCGGTGTAAACGGACCAACTGGATTACAAGGGGGTACTGGCAAAAGAGGAGACACAGGTGAGAGAGGGGGTACAGGTGTAAATGGTACAACTGGCGTTCAAGGTCATACGGGTGAAAAAGGTGACACTGGTGCTCAAGGTTATACGGGTGCGAATGGGCCAATCGGTCTAACCGGGTTGCAAGGTAGTACTGGTGCTGATGGACCAACTGGTTTAAAGGGAGACACTGGCTTACAAGGTAATACGGGTGTAAAAGGCGAAACAGGTATACAAGGAAGTACTGGTCTAAAAGGAGATACTGGATTACAAGGAAGCACTGGTTTAAAGGGAGATACTGGTTTAAACGGAAACACTGGATTACAAGGTGATACTGGTACAAAAGGCGATACCGGAGCAAAGGGTGATACAGGTTTGCAAGGTAGTACTGGTCCAACTGGTCCAACTGGTTCAAAAGGTGATACTGGAGCAAAAGGTGAAACAGGTTTGCAAGGTAGTACTGGTCCAACTGGTTCAAAAGGTGATACTGGAGCAAAGGGCGACACAGGTTTGCAAGGTAATACTGGTTTACAAGGTAGCACTGGTCCAACCGGTTCAAAAGGTAATACTGGAGTAAAGGGTGAAACAGGTTTGCAAGGTAACACTGGTCCAACCGGTTCAGAAGGAAATACTGGAATAAAAGGCGAAACTGGTATGCAAGGTGTTACTGGTTCTACTGGCTCAAAAGGTGATACTGGATTACAAGGAAACACTGGAATAAGGGGTGAAACGGGTATGCAAGGTAATACTGGGTTAAATGGACCGACGGGTATACAAGGAAATACTGGTCCAATGGGTAATATAGGATTAACAGGTATGACTGGGAGCGCGGGTAATTTAAGATACAATAATTCAGTGTTTGTAGATCCAATATATGGTGACGATTTAACAGCTCAAATTGAAAGTTATGCATATCCGTTTAAAACATTGCTGGCCGCAGCTGATGCTGCTCAAGTAGGTGCTATTTCAGAGTTAGAATATTTTACAGTATATGTGCGACCAGGTATTTACAATTTTGGATTAGTTGATTCTAATTTATATAGAAGTTACGTGAATTGGTATTTTGAAGAAAAATCAGTTATAAACAATGATGGACTCACTCCTCTATTTTACGATGGGCCTGACGGAATACCATTTAATATCTTAGGATATGGGGAATTCAATTCAGTAAATGGAATGACATTATTTGATATTGGAAATAATAATATTAGTGGACAAACGGGTCCAACCGGTTACATAGGTCCCGCAACGCCGGTAGTTAACATAATGGGATTAAATGCCTCAATGAACACTATTATTGAATCAGGTAGTAATTCATATTCAATAATAAATATAGGAGATGGTGTGGGAACGTATAATATTAAGTTTAATACATTAGAGATATATAACGAGGATGTAATAATATTAGAAAATAATTTATACATAATAAACTCCTCATCACTGGATGTAAATATAGATTGTAATGTTATAAATGCATATTTGCCATATCTAACCATTAGTGTAACTAACGAATTAATTTTGATAAATATAGTGGCGGATGACTATAATGTAGCAACTCTTAATTCAGTGGTGAAATACTTTAATATAAGAACGAATATAATAAACTCATATATTAATACTAATTATAATACACATTCATTAATATCGTGTTACGGGAAAAATGGAAAATCTAGTTCACATTTGAATGTATTATCCGGCGTACTGAATGCGACAGTTATTAGATGTATCAACAGTTCAAATCTTTACTTGTTAAATATAGTGACAACAAGTGCAATAATAATATGTGATACTTTCAATATTGTGTCTAAAAATATGACTGGTGGTAGAGTAACATTAATAGCCCTCATATGCAATCTATATTTTGTTGTAAATTACTTAAATGTAAATGTATCATCGTCAAGTGTTTACACAATATTTGGTAATTATTCGTTATCAGATAGTTATGCGTCTGTGACAGCAATAAATACTTACATTATTAATTCATTCTTATTAAATTCCACGGGTTATTTTACACGGTTTTTTTCTCTAGATGGTTATAATAATGTAATCATAAATTATTTAAATGGAAATGTAACTTTTTCAGGAAATCATAGTTCCTCCATTTTTTCTTTGAGGAGAAGCGTAACTTATCTTATTGCAAACTTAGGTTACATCTACGTTACAAATATTTGCAATTTTTTAGCATATGGTCAAAATTTATCCGTAAATTATTCATGCTACTGTTTGGTAAACATATATATGTTGTCGGGTTCCGTAAAAGTTTTAACTGACTCAATTTTTTTACCCACTTATCATCCCACTATAAATTTAACATTTAATATAAACATTTTAGATGTCGATATAAATACAATTTCAACTTCTAATCCAAATGTAAATTTTATATCTTTTAATTTTAGCCCGGACGCAGACGTATCATATATAAATATAAATATAAATACATTTTATCTACACAGTTTAACAAGTGCCTTTACTCGCGTAGAAGGAAATGTTATTTTTAGCATGAAAATCAATAATATTATAAATAGATTGTCGTCAGTTATTTCTATGAATAATTTTATTGTAAATGACGGTTCAACATTGTACTTGAACATAAAAAACTTCGATAATTTAAATCTGAACGTTACCAATAATTTATTCAGTATATTAGGATCATCAGTAACTTACATCACATGTGTTAATTTTATTTGTTTTTCACCCTTGGTTTTCAACATAAATGGAACTGGGTATACAAATATAACCATAGATAGGTTGATCACAAATCTTAGAGTTATTAACTTATTACCAACAACTGCTACAACACCTGTTAATGATAATAGTACTGTATATTGTAATATAACATATTGTCAATCAGATGTAGGTGAGAATCAATCGATGATAAATATAAAATCCCCTGGACCAAGCGCAAAATATGTGTTTTCAGGTGCATACAAATGTATTGGTACTGGTTCTAATATAGGCCTTGTTGATTGTCCAGCAGGTCCCATATTTTTGAGTAATGCGATATTAATTACAAGTGGAGCAACAGGACCATCGGATCCTTATAACATCGTTTCTAATGTTAATGCAGTTTTAACATGCTATAATACATGTATGGGAAATAAATCTGTACCTGCTAATGTTTCTTTCAATGTGGCAACTAGTGCTATTAGTGGACCTACTGATAATTACTATGTGTCATCATTTATTTCATAAAAAACTTATATTCATGAATAAATTTCATATACTATATGAGATAATTTTGTGCAAATTATATATTAATTATTTGCTATTATAAACGAAGGACTAATGAACGATGATGAAATTGAAATAGATAACGATGAGGAAGAAGACGATATTGTAAGAAACGATTCTGTATCTTTTCTCATGTTACCCGATGAAATTATAGCACATATTATTACATATTTGGATGATAAACATAAATTATCATTGTTAAACACATGTAAATATTTAAATAGCTTTAAACATATTATTGAATTTACAAGTTATGTACATCTGGCTAAAATTGTAGAATTGTCCTACTTTAATTCATTCATGAAAGTAATTGTTGGAAATACATATTATGATCTACCTAAATATGTCAAATTTTTAAAAATTGACAATAACCTGAAAGATAAGATAAAAATACCATCATCCGTTACTCATTTGACATTTGGTTACAATTTTAATCAGGATATAAATGATTATATTCCCAACACTGTTATTAATTTAACATTTGGATACTGTTTTAATAAATCTATTACAAATTGTATTCCATGTTCTGTTAAATGTTTAACATTTGGCGACAATTTTAATCAACCTATTAATTCACTACCACCATCAATAAGACACTTAACATTCGGAAGAAATTTTAATCAAGTAATCGTGAATGATATTCCACCATATGTCATAAATTTAACATTTGGTGATAATTTTAACCAATCGATTGAAAATTCAATTCCTAATACAACAAAGTATTTACGATTTGGATTTAATTTTGATTATCCAATAGATGGACATATTCCATCATCTGTTACTCATTTAACACTAGGATCCGATTTTAATAAACCTATTAGAAAAAAGCTACCAAATTCAATTACACACTTAACGTTTGGTTTTGATTACGATTATCCAATAGATGGTATTATACCCGATTCCGTTATAAATCTGATATTAGGAAATGAATTTAATCAGCCCATAAGAGAAAGACTCCCAGATTCTATTACACATTTATCATTTGGTAACTGTTTCAATCAAATAATTTTTGATATTTTACCAAGATCATTGATTCACATACATTTTGGAAATGATTTTAATAAAAGTATATATGGTTGTCTTCCAGATACACTTATGTTTCTCAAATTAGGATATCATTTCAATCAACCGATAGATAAATGTCTTCCCAATTCATTAATATATTTGAAATTTGGTTTATCATTTGATCAGCCAATATATAATTGCATACCAGATTCTGTTGTATATTTGATATTCGGAGATAGGTTTAATAAACCCATTAAGGGATGTATACCTGAATCAGTTGTCTATTTAAGGTTCGGTAATTGTTTTAATCAATCAATAGTGTCGTCTATTCCAAATAAAGTGAGAAGCATATATTTTGGAAATGATTTTGACCATGATATAAATGATAATATACCACCATCAGTTAAACATATAAATCTTGGAAGAGGGTTTAAACAGCATATTAGTGATTCGTTATTAAAATCAGTCGAAAGTATTACCCACTATTAGAGTGTCAATTTGTTGATATTTTTTGTGAATATTGGTAATTATGTGTACTTATGTTGAAATTTTTAAAAATTATATACGAATAAAAAATTTTTTTTAATAAAAAAAATGCTCATGGATTGAAGATAGATTTGTTTTGGGAATTGAAATCCGTATCTACATATCCAGTATTTCTTCATCTTCGTAATTAAGAGCAAATTTTTTTAGATCGTCAAAGGATATGGGATCAATATTTAGGATTTCTTCATCTTCGTGATTTCGAGAGAATATTTTATATCGTCAAAGAAAATTGGATCAATATTTAGGATTTCTTCATCTTCATAATTAAGAGAATTTTTTTTTGAGACTGTCAATAGTATTTTGTGAAGTTGGAGACATGATAAACTCGTTCAGCTGTTAAGTTTTTTTACAGGTGAGTTTTGGAAATATTTTCACAAATTGTCTCACAACAATCTTAAGTTACATTATACGTCGTTGATGGAAAAATTGGTTTAAAATACACATTATTGATTTAAGTATTGGGCTATAGTTGAGAGTTTCATCAGTATTTTGATCAAAGGTATAATTGAAGTTTTCTAAATTTCTGGGTAGGTCTCTCTATTTTTTTTGATCCATAGATTTTTTTGTTCTTTCTATCTCTTGTTCTTTCGAGTAAACAACATCAATAGTTCAATTCTCCGGTGGACTTCGCAGGTTTCTTCCCAGCAAAGGTGGATATTATGCATGACAAAGTGAGATTCTCTTAATTGTAGGTTTGTTGGTTTGTAGGTTTTATGTTGAGTAAGAATTCATCAAATTGGTCAGATGAATTTCATATGTTTGGTTTTAATCCTGCAATGCAGGGTTAAATATTATTTATTTATTGATATTTAGATGTATAAAAAGTTGGAATTTTATCATCTATAAATTTCAATTCTTCTTTATTAAAATTATTAGATCTCATTGTGTACACTAATTCATACAACATCTTTTTCTCGCTATCAGTAAAGGTTGAAGCTGCCTCAAATATATTGTACATATCATCAATATCGTGTTTACCATTAAACTTGTTGAATAACTTGGTCATGATCCTGATTTTATCAACCTTTATTTGAAAATAACATATTAAACTGTAAAAATTAATAGATTCATAAATATCAAAATTTTTAGAATTAAATGTAGCGGTGTGCATGTTAGTAGGAATATTTTCAAATAATTTTGGATCCGAACAGTGTCGTCATCTTTCTCTAAAACTCGTAAACATAATTTGAAAATATTTACTATATGTCATAATTAACAATTTATGAGTTTTTATCTCTACACCGTTGTCAAATATCAATGTTACATCACAATTATAATATCGTTCACTTAAATCGAAAATGTTAATATATGGATTATCAAAAATTCTTTTTTTCATGTTTATTACAACTTGTCTATTCGTGACCAACTAATATATTTCAATGAACAATTCATTAGTTTATCACTCGATTAGTCAATATATAATTATATACTAGATTCTGTTATGTATTTGATATTTGGAAATATATTTTATTTTGAGTATAAAATTACCAAATTAGTCGGGTGAATTTCGTATATTTGTTTTTAATCCTGCAGTGCAAGATTATCTTTAATAATAATATCTGAATATAAAATATGTTGGAACTTTATTATTATTCTTTTTATTTTATTCTACAAAAATAAAATAATCTTTTAATCAAATAATATCTTGCTTATATGTTGTTCTTTAAAGTTGAAAAAATGTGAGAATTTTTTTTCCACGTTATAAGATTTTTAATCAAATATAAAATAAACAAATAATATGTTGGTTCTAGACGAAATTCATCGATGATAAATTGAGGAATATGTATGTCAATCTTTTTGATCGACATTTCATTTAATAATTTTACCCTACAGTATAATAACCACTCTAAAGTAAATTTCTCCTCTGAGCATATTTTATCCCGGAACATTTCCTCTATAATTGATATTTCATTAACAAATTCTATATATCTTTTAAGCATCGTTTTTGTATTTTTAAATAAGTGGATATTACTTACAATATTTTTGTTTAAAATATTAGTATAATCATCAATAGCACTTAGATATTTTTTATGCTCATTAAAATATTCAACATCTTTTATTATAATTATTTTAGGATTATCACTATTATAGTCAAAATAATATTTATTTGAAGTTTTAAAACTCTTATCAAATTTAATTAATATCAGAGTGTTTATATATGGTATTTCTTCATTACCTGGCCTATGCTTTACGTTTATATAATTTACTATATGTGTATGTTTAACTTTCCTGTTTAACCAATAACAATACATTGGCTTATCAATGTGATCTTTATAGATAAATATGGCTCTGCTGGCATCAAAATTAAAAAATTCATTATTATTTTCTTCCATTTTCTCTTTCTTTTAAATAAAAAAATTTCTTAAATAAAAAATTTTTTATCATATATATAATTTTTATAATTGTCTACAATAATAATTGATAGTTATTAAGTTCAATGTTTCATCAACAACGTATCTCATAATAACAAATAAATATGTATATATGATTGGATTTATTTTAATTTTACAATGTAAAATTATTAAGTTTCCATTTCAACATAATGGACATTCTTTTTCATTATCACCTAAACAATATTTGTGAAAAACATGTTCACATCCAAAATGTCTATTTTCTTTATTTACTTCCGAGTTGCACATACTACATATATTCTTAATATCCATTTTGTATTCATTTATAAATTTCAATTCTTCCTTATCATATAAATGCGATTTTTTAATATATATTGTTTCAAACAATATCTTTTTCTTTTCACTATCAAATGATTTAGCCACTTCAAATATATCATTCAGCTCTCCAATACTGTATTTCTTTTTAAATTTGTTGAACAATTTCCCCATGATGTTGTGTTTGTTGACCCTTATTTCGAAATACAATATTAATCTATAAAATTCAATGGACTCATATATATCAAAATCTTTTTTGTTAAAATTTGCTGAATAAATATCGTCAAGTATCGCATTAAATATTTTTGAATCAACATCATGTAATTCAATCCTGTCTTCATTTTCTTCTTTAAAATTTTTAAACATAGATTGGAAATATTCGCTATACATCACAAGAAGAATTCTGTGCGTTTTAATTTCAACATCATCGTCAAAAACAAATGTTATATCACATCTTCTATAACGAAAATCGGAATCAAATATGTTAGTATAAGGATTATCAAATATAGTTCTCATGTCTGTTTTTAAAGAATATGTATCATAAAGTAAATCTTTTTTGTGTAAAAAAAAATTGTTTCTCTATGTCATTTTTTAATATTTATATTTAAGTATTTATGAATTGCTCATTAGTTACTTATGAATTACACAATAATTATTTAGAACTAATTATGTTTAGCACACTTAACAAAACATTAGATTCACCATAACACTTGACGAAGTCAAGTGTTATGGTGTTAGAACAGCTAATCCCCTTTATGTTAATCAGTATAGAACGACCGCCAGGGAGTTCTATACTGATTAACATAAAGATTATTGCATTTTCTGTATGTGTTTTGCTGCGTCTAATTAAATTTAAATGGTTCTGTGTAACATATCACAGTTACTTTGAAGATTATTATTTATCATTAATAATATCAAACATATAATATTTTAAAATAAATGATCAACAACTTGCGATGTTAATTAAAAAATTTAGAGAAAAAATTTTTTAATCAACACTGTGACAGTAATTAGTAGTAATAAACAATGATAAACAAAATTGCTTCATTTTTCAATTCAACATATTCATATATATCAAATTTGTTTATTGACAAAAGAGAAAGAAGTATAAGCTATATCAGAATTAACAATAAAAATAAAAATAAAAATTCTACTATTATCCTCAATATCGTAATAAATTTGTGTGAATATTTTCTCACTAATGAATATATTCCAATTAATAAATATGTACTTGAAAATTCTGATAATTTTCATAAAGTAATAAGAAGAATAGATGTAGTAAATGATATTTACAATCTTTTTGGAAATTTTGACAATTGTAATTATTTCGATAATAATATGTTAAAAATTTTTTATTTATTTGAATGTGGAAAATCTGAAGAAATTCACTTATGTGAAAAAGATATACATGATTATATTATGTTTATTGATTTTGCAATAATAGATCCAATTGTTAGTTTTATTCATTACTTGCGTATTTCAAAATTTATAAATGAAAATAATTATTATTGTATTTATCATTTAATGGGTGAAAATAACATCATATGTAAAGAGCTAATAATTCACTTACCTCTTAAAATTGCACATTTGTATCCACAATTTAAAGATTGTATAGGTCTGTGGTTTAAGCATAATTTTGATTATGTTTTCGAAAATATAAATGTGAATACAACTTGGTACTTACATGAAAAATTATTTGACAATAATAAATATGTCTATGATAGTGTTAGATTAAAATATTATGATATTATTAGAAATAATTCTTAAAGTATCATATGTTGACTATATATACAAAATTTACAATGTAAATTTTACGATATTAATATTATATGATTGTGAACATGTTAATAAATATATTGTAACTTTATCATAAGGCGGAGTTTTTTCCATCGTAAATGAAACCTTATCCTTTTTAAAATTGAAAAAAAAAAAGGGATTTTGCAAAAGTTTACAATGGTTATACAGCTTCTCCTGATATCCGTAACAGTACACATGTGTGGGCTATTTTACAATAGGTTTTTAAATAGGAATGATAAAGTAGCAAAAATTTCAAAATCTGAAGAAGCTAAATATGTTGAAGTGGAGAAAAATAATGGTGTGGTTACCAATAGTATTAAGCAATCATCTACAACATACAATGATAATTATTTATACGAAGATTGTGAAGATCCGAATATGGTTGATGAAGTTTATAACAATTCATTAAATAACACACATGGAACATCATCAATTTTTATTGATAATTATTTTCCTGAGGACAATGATGATTATGTAAAAACAATAAGAAAAATTGAATTAATTGATGATATGTACAAAACATTTGACGATGTAGATATTGACGATCATTTTGATGTTGATATGTTGAAATTATTCTACTATTTTGAAACAGAAAAAAAAGTAGAATTATCATTTTATATTGGTCATATTCATGATTATATTAAATTTATTGATTTTACAGTGTTAAATCCACAGATAAGCCGCAAACATTACAGATATATTTCTAAATCGATCAATAAAGGTAACTTTCGTTATTTTGAACATTTATTTTCTGATAATGTTAATATATGTAGTAGTTTAATAATTTACTTACCTATTGATGTTGCTAAGTTATTTAAAGATTTTAAAGATTATGAAGACTTGTGGCTTGATCATAAATATGAACGGTTTGATCATAGCAGTGTGAAATTATTACGGTTTACATCTGAAAATCTTTATAAATATGTAAATACTATACCCACTCATACAAATAATAATAGATCAATATCGTATCTTAGGTATGGGAACGCTGCTACGAATATATGTATTAATTATGAAGGTATCACTTTAAATATTTATAATAAATATCATAAATATATATTTACAATGTAAATGTGTATATTCAGAAAAATTTTCTTTAATAACATTCCAAAACAGTCTGAAAGAGATAATCTCAAAAATGTTAGTGTTAAAAGAGACTGCAGGTGTAATAGAAATGATTGTAAAAAAGGTGGGTACAGTTATGTGTCAAACTCTAATAAGTATTTTTCTTAAAGTGACATATGATTAATTTTTTTTCTTAAAAAAAAGATTAACAATGGGGTGGATCTATCTGTACAACGGAATTGAATTAAATTATGACGACTTTGATTCATTAAAGGATAAAAACAAGACAGGATATAGTGTATATGATTTCATTACCGAAACGAATGCTTTCCTAGATAAAAATAATTCAAGGTTGAATCTTATCGATGGTGGTGACGAACCAACTAACGAAAGAATCATTGTAGGATATAATATTGATGGAGAGGAAGTCAGTAAATATTCAACATCTTCATTTGCCACCGATTTACCAAAATTTAAACCATTTGATGAATTTAAATCAGATATGGAAATTTTGAAAAATCATTTGGATATATCAAAAGTTATTGAAGAGAACTACATGCTTCATGTTATCCACAGTAATTAATCTGGTATAATAATTCAAAAAGAAATTAATGTAATTCGTAAATAAACAATGTTTATTTATGATGATATTTCATTTGCAGAAATATGATGAAAATATAACACAGATAAAGTATATTATAAAAGATATCAATATACTTTTTAACACTTTTAATATAATTAATATCGTTTGAGTTGATGACGCTTGTTGTTTTGTTAAATCAGCTATTATTTGAGTTGATGATGCTTGTTGTTTTGTTAAATCAGCCAATATGGATGTTATATCAGCAAACATATTTATCACTTCGGTAGATATTCCTAATCTATTATTGGGGTCAGTAGTTAATTGGATGTTATTATTCATTAGTTCAGTAGATATTCCCAACATATTATTACCATTCATTATTTCGGCATATGTCCTCAATTTATTATTAGAATCGGTAATCAATCTAATATTTTCGTTTATATTTTCATTAATATGTTTAACTTTAGTTATTATATCTCCAATATTTCCAACTGTGCTCTTCATCACTTGTACATCTGCTTCAAAATTTAACATCATTTTCATAATATCTATTCTTTCCATGGTATCAATGATGATATTTACAGTATTTCCAAGTTTATTAAAAAGTCTATTCATTTCAGCTTTTATTATCTTCTGTTCACCATTTATTTTTGCCAATTCATCAACAACTTTTTGTAATGTATCACTATCTAAATTTGAATCTGATGGTGAAGCGTCATCGGATTCAGATTTTTTTGTTAAATCTTTAATTATATCACCAATCTTATCATTAACATCGTTAATTTCGTATTGTTTAATATATTTGGAAACACACTCACTTAAAAATTTCATACATTCAATGATAATTTTTGTCTCATTCCATCTGCAGTTGAAAGTCCTTCTTACAATCTCCATATAATACGTATTAAATTTGCTAATATCAATTTCTGAATATGATACATTGTCAACTGAATACATAAATATTTTTACATCCATTTCACATTTTTTATTCTCATTTAATTTGTTTCTATTTATTATATCAACTAAAATTTTATTATTTTCTTTATGTTTAACAGAAAAACTTTGTATTTCTCTCATATCCTTGAAATTTTCAAGATTCATTTCAGGTTCTCTTATACATTTTTCCACTCTTTCCAATATAATTCCAACGTTAACATAAATATGTGTAAATTTCTTCAATAAATCAGATATAATTTCTTCTTTTGATGCGTCACAAGATAATATTTTCTTTACATCCTCATTATTATTGAAATCAATATCAATCTTTAACAATGATGATTTTATTTTGTCCATTTTCGCATCAAATAGTGATGTATCGAAATTATTTAAATCATATTCTAAATAATCTTTGTACATTTTGATTATGATACAAAAAAGACCATATATGTCATAATCCATTTGATGAATTATTTTTCCATTATCGTCTAACACAGAATTAATGTTATCAATGGATTTCTTACATCCTTCATCCCCTTCATTTCCCTTTGATTCTTTATGCACATCGATAAGCACTGTTCTAATTTCTTTCTTTGTCTTTATGAATTCGTAAAGAAGCTCTTTCACTTCTAAAGTGTCACAAATGCTATCATATATGTTAAATTCCATCGGAATTTTTTTGTATAATTTTTTATATAATTTACTATTAAATTTTATTTCCAACTTAATTTAATTATAAAGTTTATTGATTAATTGATTTTAAAATATTTGCTCCTTCTTCTGGAGTTATGTATCTTCCCGCCGAATCTTTACTTTTCTTTTTATCTACATATGTTACAACCATCACTAATGCTAACACAACAATTATAAGTCCTATAATTGATATCAATATCCACACCCAAACTGGGACCGGTTCAGACGTCCCAACCTCCGTGTCACACTGAAAATATCCAAGTTCATCCGGAATACATCTTCCGGAAGGGCATCTACCGTTACAATTTCCACCACATTCAGATCCATAACATTCATCTTCTGAATCCATGGGAATACATCTATAACCAGATGGTTCTTGAACACATTTTTCATTGGGTGAACAGTAACCATAACATTCACCTACACACGGTTTTCCATAACATTCACCTCTTTCACAATTGTATACACCATTTGTAACATTGCAATAAGTACCTGCAGCACATGATCCATAACAACTTCCACCACACGCTCCGTCACATGTGCCCGAAGACGGAACACATGTGTATTTCCCGCTTACTGTGGAACATGTAAATCCATTTGGACATTCACCTGAACATCTACCATTGTCCCACCCACATGTTGGCCCACATCCATTTATGTTAACAGTACATTCGTATATATCACCGTTTCTTAAACAATTTAAAGAATTACATGAGCCCAGACAAACGCCAAAAGGACCACTACATCTATTGTCCGAACATTTATTATAGCACGAGTAAACACCTCCTTCATTCTGTGAGCATATTTGACCAGATTCGGGACAATAACCAGGACATTCACCTCCACATACACCTGTACACAATTCATTGTTCACACATTTATTGTATATACATCGATAATCACAATGCCAATCTGGCTGTCCAATATATGAGGATGATACATTAAAATTTCTGAATGAGATATTTACCTCAATCTTTGAACTGGTGAATGTTCTATTGTAAACAGTGAAAATGGCAGAGTGGTTATCAATGATGCTTTTCACTTCAAATATTGTATGAACGCCAGATGGATTCTCTACATCTATTCCCTGTAATGTGAATATTGGTAATTTTCTAAATGGATCAATGTATAAGTAATTAAGGATTGTTTGATCATCAGGGTCAAATGTTGGGTCATCCACATCCTCTCTATTAATTGTTCTTATATGATATTTTCCATTTATCTCCAGACATGTAGCGGGTTGTAATGTTTCAGAAAAAATTAATTGTCCAAATGGGATAAGTTGTGGACTGGCTGTTTCATTTATAAATATTAACTCATATTGACTGGAATAGCCCGTGAGAGCAGGTTGCAACAATCTATTGTTAGAATATAATGCTGAGAATATATTCATATTTTATATTAACGATATTAAAATATAATTATTCAACATACTGGTAAGTCATGTCAATATGTTGTGTATGAGATAAGCTCAAGATTATTTTATATTCATGTGTGGAAAATTACATATTATTGTCAATTTTTTTTGATAAAATTAAATCATGATTTTGGAAATCAGCAAATGTGTTTATGGTAAAGATGGCAAATATTGTACCGAATGTAAAGTTCAAAAATATTGTGTTGAAGATTGTCAGGAAAAAGATTTGCAAAAGTACTTTCGAGAACATATTAAGAAAAATTGGTCACAGATGATTAAGTTTGTTATTAATGTTTTTAAATATGAAATTGAGAAGAGTGGCCACGATTACATTATAAGACATTTCGTAACATGTGTAAAGGATAGTCAAACTGTCCCCAATGTTAAATATTGGACTTTTGCATTAATAACCACTAAAAAGTATCCAAAAACAATAAATATGTTTTTCAGTGATCATGAGGATGGAGTAGTAAAGAAATTTGATCATTACGATTGTATTCACGAAAATATTTTATATAGTGAAGATGATAATCCTTTCTCTGATGACATTGGTATTAGATGTTTTAAGGTAAAGGCAAGTGAGCATTATACATACTTTTATATAGATTGGAATACCGGCGAAATATACCGTGACGACAAATTGGATGAAAATAATCTAAGATAAACAATGTAAAATTATAAATTGTACATTGTATAATTTTATCTTCCATTCAAATTTGATAAAATTTGATATAATTTTAAACACTTTTTTCAGCTTAAAATAACATAAACATGGAGGAAATTATCAATTACGCAAAAGAATTAAAAACGACGAATAACAAAGAAGAGGTTAAAGGAAAAATAATCAATAAAATTAAACAATTAGCTCCTTTAAGCTTCATGAATTTTTCCACTCTGTATGGATTACATACTCTTTGCCATTTGGATGATGATATTTTGGATTATTGCAAATTGTGTTATAACGAACTTGACTCATATCAATGTAGCACCATCACTCTCAAAATAGACACATTATTCGACGAAATTATCGAATTGAGAAAGATGAATGTTATTACACAGCATTCAATTGATCATTGTTTAAGTAGAGTCAACACAAAAGAAAAATTGGAAACTTTAATTTCGGTTGGAGCAGACCCAAAATCAAATGATAATTAATGTCTTATAAATGCAGCAGATGAATCAGAAAATATTGATGTTATAAAATTACTTTTGGAAAATGGAGCTGATCATAGGGCTAAAGGATATAAGGCGTTATGTAACTCTATACTGTTCAGTGGAGGAGTTGTTGTTGATTATTTATTTGAGTTGATGGTCAACGATGTCGGTGTAGATAATGGTCTTACAAATGGAATATTTGATAAAGTATACAATTATGCACTCATGGGTGCAAATAAGGTCATTATCAAAAAATTACATTTGTTGGGTTATAAATGTGGTATTCCACCTGATATAGTAAAACAAGATAATTGGTCATGGAAAATTATGCCAAGTGTGATAGCATATGTACAAAATCTTAATTCACCCGATGAGATCCTCGCTAATTAATCATATCAACTAATATAAATTATACATTGTATAATTTATTCGCTGTACAGTTCATTCACCGCACAATTTATTTTCCATACATTTTATTCATCAGCATGCCCAACTAGCATATTTTGAAATATTTACGAATATATCAGATGCTGACAACATTGTTTTCTCTCTTAAACATTCATTGAATATTATACACATGTCTGACATTCCATGTTCAGTATTATTCTTTAAAGCTTCATTATATGTTGGTAAATATATTTCCGTATACTCTTGGATTTCAATTCCTATCGGAATTTCATCATCGCGCTCAGAAATATACACCAGTTTTCTATTTAGAAATTTTAAACATAATGTGGTTTTAGAAGGGTCTCGAGCATCTGATCCTAAAAATAAAGCACAAAATATATATCTTAACATCAGCTCCATATGAATATATTCTTGTGGTGAATTATATATTACAACTATGATATTATCTCCAAACAAAATCTCATATATCAATTTTTTATAAAATATTACAAATTCTTCTGTTAAATGCTTTATGTTATTTATATCACTCTCATAATCTAAATCTATTCTTAAAAGAATTGAAACTATATCATCTTTCTGTTTTTTCCATGAGTATCCTGTATCTAGATTTATTACATATCCATTTTGTGTAAGTACATGGTTGTTTCCTAATATGTTAACTTTTCTATTTTTTATCTTTTCTTTTGAATCGTTGATTATTTCTGTTATCATTTCTTTGAAAGATGTGGATCCTAATATAACATCAATAAATCTGATCATGTTATATTCATAAGTCAATGTGATTACATATATTCTGTAAAATTCAGATCGTTGTCTTTCATCCAAAATACTGAAATATATTATGTTATATATTCTTACCTTCAAATTATGATCAATATCTTTTACAACATTATATGTATTGATTAATCTTAAAGCATCTAAATTTTCATAATGTATAACATCTTTATCTTTGTCGTATATATACTGTTCTAAAGTCAAATATTTTAATATCAACTGTTTCAATACAAGCTCATCTGGAAATTTTAAGTCCATTTTACATTTTAATTTGTATTTTGGTTTCTCATTTTATGTCGGTTAATATCAGGTCTTCTGCTTCTTCTTTTAACATCTATTTCCTCTGACTCAACCTCTTCAATTTCTTCAAAATTTATATTAACGCATATATTTTTTTCTTTAAGATACTTATTTATTCCCATTTTGATTGCTTTACTCATGTCACTTTTTGGCAACATAGTGTAGTACATTTGTGATATATTTGATGCAATATTTTCCATAGCTCCCGATTGATGTTCAAACACCAGATCCTTACCTTTATGTTTTAGATGATAATTGTTCAATTTTGATATTATTGAAAAAAGTAAATTTGCATCTTTTTGTGAAATGCTAACGACGGGATTGAGTTTTCTCAAAAAACTCAAACATATCTTTGTAAGATCTTCTGATTTAAATGGTCTTAAAGTCATAACGTGAGGAAATCTTCTAGGTAATCCCTGATTTGACTTCATGAATCTTTCTTTCATATCATCTTCATAACCAGCTGCAATAACAATGTTAAGTCCTTTCATTTCAGTCATAAAATTAACAAGTGCTGTTATAGCTTCATTTGTGTGATCATGACCATTTAGAGGTGGTGATAAATCATATGCTTCATCTAACAATAATACACCCTCCAAATTAGATAAAAGTAAATCTCTTGTCTTTTGTCCAGCAGAATTAACGAAGGGTGTAGTGAAATCTACCTTCGTGACCAACATAAATCTATTTCTCACTAAAATACCACTCTTACTGTATACATATGCAATTACTTCACCTGTTTTACTTTTACCAAATCCTGATCTACCGTATAACAAAATATGTTGGAAATTATTGCTGAAAATCCTGGGGTTCATTGCAAATGTATATAATCTTTCAGCTATATGATCTTTAACTTCCTCTCTACCTATCAATGTGTCCAATCCATCATTTGGATTATGTAAAGCATCCAATATATTCTCCTTCACTTTCTCAATTGTTAGGTCCTTTTGTTTCTCCTTTATACATTTTAAGATTTCCTCTATTTCCTTTAAAGTGCTTTTCAATGAATTTATAGTCTCAGCTTTCTCACCAACATGATTCACTTTAAATCCCTCCCTTCCAAGAATATCTAACTTACTCTTAGTTTCATGATATAATTTAACATATGTCTTCTTCTTTAACTTGTAATTCAAAATCATGCTATTTCTAAATTTATTCAAAAATTCCTTGTCATGTATAACCTTTGTAAAATATTCATAATTGACAATTTTAACTTCTTCAACAGCACCATTTTCAGTAACACTTCCAATCATCACTTTTTCGTTTGAGATATTAAAATTATCAGGTACTGATCTTAACTCTTCGTCATCATCTACTGTTAATTCTTCCTCCTCCTCAATCTCGTTCTTAATTTCTTCTGCATAACTCTTCTTCTTTGATAAGGTATAAATATAATAACTTAACAATATTATAACTACAATAATTAATGCAAAAATTATTGGATGATTTGTCAAAAGGTTTAATGACTCCTTTATCAAAATTATCCCCAATATTGTGATTAACATGATGCTGATTATAAATTGCAGCTCCATCTTTTATTTATTTTTATTTACATAAAATATATTTTCGATTTTTATTAACTAAATCATAAAAAATAGAAAATGCTGAAACATTTTTAATTATGTAAAAATGGAACTTTATAAAGCTCCAAAATTTGATTCATGGATTGACGGTAACATGACCATTGCTCAGAGGATTGTTGATATTTTCAGAAAATCCGATAATTTTAAATTGAGAGATTACGATGGTAGAGATGAGTTTTATAATGAATATATGAGCAAATTTGAAGAATATGTTGATGTGTTGAAGAATGAGAGTGAAATCAGAGATATATCATCATATCTGAATGTTATAGATAATGTAAGAGATGTCTTATGTATTCTAGCGAATAATGGATCTTTAAATTTTACACATTTTTTGATTGCCTACATTCATGTGCTTAAATATATAGATGTAGTTAAAGATATTATTAAGATTGATGATAATCATGTGATTATCGAAAATGCTATTTATAGTTTATTTAGTGCTGAGAGCATCTCCCCATCTTCAAATGTTGATAATATTTTTGACATTTTTATTAGATATTCTGAAAAACATCCTAGAGTAGTTCCATTCACATCACAAACAGGTGCGTTTGGCATGAATACATTTTTGTATTTATATTTTAATAATATTTATCCAGTGGCATGTAGTTCAAATCCATATCCTGTTCACAATAATACTTTTGAAGGATCTATAAACACTATGGGTCATGATTATTCACATTTGAGATCTTATCGTATTATGAACGGTACTGTTAATGAAGATATCGGTATGAGACGCTTCACAAATAAGGTGGTTCCAAACATGAATTTATTCAAAGAATATATGGAGAGAATTAAAATAATATATAGGATGATCTTCAACAGTAATTTAACAGACGGTCAAATTAAGGGGTTTATTATATACCTGTTTAATTATATTCATGAAAGAGGAATTATCATAAATTGTAATAAAGAAAATGAAATAAATCCTGGAGACGAAATTCCATTATTGTTTAGAAACGACTATTATACACCTGAAAGATATGGTTTTAATTATGATGATGTGCGTGAATATGTCATAAATAAAAATAAAAAATATCTTTTATATACTTTTGAATATGTGTATAAAGTAAGTGATGAAATTCATAACGATTTTTGTAAACGCTTTGGAAGTATCATTAATATTGATGATTTTAGGGAAATATTAAATAAGTTGTAATTATATTGTAAATTAATCTCATTTATAATGCACTGCATTATAAATATGTTTTGTCTTATACCACATATTTATTTTTTTGGATTTTATTTATAAAATAATCATGTTTATTTTTTACATTTTATTTTTTTTGGATTTTTTATAAAAAAATCGCATATATACTTTTTCATGTTTTATTTTGAATTTTTTATGAAAGATTCACATATATATTTTTCATATTTTATTTTGGATGTTGTATAGAAAATTTCGAATATACACGTCTTTTCCATTCATTATATGTTTTAATCATTTCACGTTCTGCTTCAGCATCTCTTCTATAATGTCCCAAAGCTATGAAAACTGGCCATGTAGCTGCCATTGTCATTGTTTTGTAACTATCACCATATCTTTTTCTTGTATTATCATATAATCCGAAAGCAATTCCAGAATAACTTCCTACTAAAACGCACAATAAGCAAGTGTTGACATTCATGTTGGTTGGATAAAGATTTTGATTTAAAAAATTTTATTTAGCATATAATTTTTGTCATATTTGTACATGCTGTACTGTATCTGAAGTTGTTTAAAAATATAGTATCGTCAAGAACACGCATTGTATCTTATTTGTAATTGATAAAAATATAGTGTTATCAAGAATACTACCTCTTCCTTTTTGTTACTGTATCTTCTATAATATTTATCATCTTGGCGGACTGGAGCATAAATTTATAACTAGCATAAGTACATAATAAATATGGCCATATTGCTGATACAAATAATATTTCACCCTTCTTATCTTTTAACAACATCCTCACCCTTATATCTCTGTATATACTGGTTGCTACAGTTAAATATCCAATAGGTAACAAATACTTTACTGTTCTTCTTATGTTCATTTTATATATAAAATTACACTTATGGATGATTTTAAACTTAAAAATATAAAAGAGGAAAATGTTAGAGATATACAACGAAATATATGAAAATGTTGATTTTATTAAATCTTATTCAGTTGACAATGGTGTTCTTAATCTTTTAATATTTAATTATTATACAGGATCTTACATTATGGGTTTTGACATTAAAAAGAGAATCAAAATTTATGAAAAGAGAGTGAATTGTAGGAATACATGTTTATTGGATAATTTCATATATGTATATACAACTACAGATATTACAATTCATAATATTGGCGATTTTAAAAATGTTAAAGATGTGGATACATTTGAAAATATTTATAGTGAAGTACTTAAATGTTTACGTTTATCATTGAGTTATATTATGAAAATAAATGATGTTAACTGCTATATTATGAAAGTAGATTATGAGGATGTTGAAAATAAAAAAAATTCATATGTGATAAGCAGAATTGATGGTAATGATATTTTATATAGGATTTATTTATCTAAGAAAAATATTGATGTGTCAGATGTTTCAATTGTTGGTAACAACATATATTTACCTTTTACAAATTGCAAGATTATGAGTTGTAAAAACATTTTAATATTTTATATGTCTGTTAACTCTAAAAAATATCCCTCAAGAATTCCGTTATACACATATATAAAATTTGATATGATAACAAACAAATTTACCACTGTTGATTTAACATCTATTTGTAATTTTGAAAACATTTGTAACAAAAAATATAGTAACGGATTGAGGAAAAATATTTACAGTGTTGATTTGTATAATTCACACAAGATATTATTCATTTGTATGGATAAAATATATATTTTGTATGATTTTATGAAAGATTCATATGAGTTATTAGATAATACAGAACATATTGTCAATATATTGTCTTTCGATTATAATGGATGTGAGTATAGAGCATATTTAACAAAAAGTAAAAGTGATGTTGGAATCGATAAAAGACTATGTATACACAAAATAAGCGGCGATTTCGAACGTGCTAAATATAAGAATGTTGATTGTAAAAACATGATTAAAATTGGTACTAAGGATGAGCTAGTTAAAATGTCACTAAATTTATTAAAATACAGAAGCTGTTTTATTAGGTCATTATGTGATGATATGGAAGTGGTTGACAATTCGTTAATATCAGATTGTTATAAAGATATAACAATTTATAAAGAATATGTTGAATCAAATAATTTTATGGATAAAGTAGATGATTATGATAAAATTTATCGTTTATATAGCATATGTAATTTTTTACAGGATGTAGATGTGAATTATTTGGCAGAATTTATTGTAATGTATGTTAAAAGTAATAATTTAAACATTGACGAGGCTTTTAAGTGGATAGATTTGTTATATGGAAGTACATGTGATGAACAGTTAGATGTTTTAATATTTGTTGTGAAGATTAAATTTGGCGATATATTGTTTAACGAGAAAATATCTGATGATTTATTAATGTTGAATAATTACATTAAAAATATGATTGGTGACTTTGTATTCACCAGTGATATTATAACGATAATTTAATATTTAATTATAATTTTCAACTTAATTTAAAAAAAAATGAAAACAATATTTATAACGGGTGCAGGTATATCTGCAGAGTTGGGATTAGAAACATATTCTGATAAAAATTCTGAAAATAAACCAGAAAAGCATTTAAGTACATTAAATACATTAGAAGATATATGGAACTATTTATCACCATTATATGAACAAATTGATTCTATTAAATTACCAGAATATCATGGTTCACATTATGAAATTGTTGATTTTTGTAAATTTGGAAATGTGACAGTTCTAACACAGAATATAGATGGTTTTCATTTGAAAAAGAAACATGATTATATCTTTGAGAAAAATCCTGAATATATTTATAATGTAATTGAATTACACGGTACTCATTCGTTTATTAAATGTAACTATTGTGTTAAATATTATGAATGGAAGGGGTCGATAAAATGTATAAAATGTGGAATAACATGCAGACCAGATATTGTTTTATATGGTGAAGCAGTGAGACTTTTAGATGAAGCTAAATCCAGGTGTAAAAATGTTGATTTGTGTGTAATTATTGGTACATCTTTTAAATTTGGGTATTTGAGAGATTTTGCAGTAAGAGTGAAACAAAGAGGAGGTTATGTAATAAACATTAATTTGTCTAAAAGTTTAGATATAGCTGATACAAATTTAAAATTATCATCACTTGAAGGTTTATTATTAATTAAAGATATTATTGATAAATATATGCCCATGAGCAGAAAAGATTGGAAAAACTGCTTTATGGATATGCAAATTTATTCATAATTTGAGTTGTTAATAATTATTTATTTTACTATGTAAAGTAATTTGTCAATAAATAACCTTTTCGTTAATAAATGGCCGATAAACAAAATATCACGGTTGATCCGGCTGAAAAATCAATATATGAAATTGAAGCGTCGATAGCATCACGTTTACCACCTCTATCAAAAGATGAAATTAACAAATTGAATGAGAAAACTGATAAAGACAGTGAAAGAAGAAGGAGATGGAGAGAAAAATATTCTAATAATCAGTATGATAAAATAAATGTTTCATTATAGATATAAATTTGATTTATAATTGTGTAATTGATAGCTTAGTTTATCTTGATAATTATAATATACCTTCATATACTGTTGAAAAATCTGTGTATGAAATTGTATTTGAGACATTTTCAAGATTAAAAATAATGTTGAATTCAAAAGTATATCGGGATTTTGTAAAGGGTAAACATGGTGAATTTTAATTATTTGTTTTACATTGTAGAATAATTTATCAATAAATATTTCTTTTGTATTAATAAAATGGCAGATGAACAGAATAGTAAAGTTAATTTAGCTGATAAATCAATATATGAAATTGAAGCTTCCATAGCATCTGATCTTAGATCTAAACCTTTGACAAAAAGTCAAGAGGATCACTTGGATAAGTTAAAGAAAAGTGCTGCTAAATATATTGAAACGCGGAATAAGTGGAGAAGTAAACATCTTAATAATGTGGTGAAAAATAATGTAACAGATGAATAATTTTACGAATGTTGATATGTGTAAATTTCATATTTATTATAAATGTTAAATATTATTTTTTACTTATTAAAATGAGCGATATAAAAAACATAGATGATAATCATAAATTGAATAATAATTTGGGGAATGTTGAAAAACATGATGTATTTCATAATACGGCTAAGAAATCTATGTATGAAATTGAAGGTGAAATAGCATTACAACTTGAAACGAATGATAAAATGAATGATGAAACAAAGAAATATTTTGATGAATTAGCAAAAAGTGCTTATGATTACTTTTGGAAAACAGGTGATTAGTATATTTATTGTTTATGTATCTGATAGATATGTAAGTATACAATGTTACATTTATTATGTATAACGCTTTAAATATTTTCTTATTAATAAAAATGGATGTGGAAATAAAACGCAGGATTTTGGAATTTTTCGCTTCGTTTCTTACCAATAAATTGGATGTAGAAACAAAACGCAAATTTTTGTTAAAAGTTTTGGAATTTTTCGCTGCTATGTTAATACTCTACGTGTTGATAATATTGACAATATGGAAAAATACAATATTATTTATATTGTTTTTGGGAGATTTTTGCGTTAAATATAATGTAAAACTTATTGATAATGTTACATAGGGAAATATCCTTTGTCGTTATAGTGATGAAATTTAGATTAATTTATGATATGATATAGTGTGGTTAATTTTTCACATATGTGTTATTTACAATCGGTTGTGTTTAGTCAATATTATTATAATGGTGATAAATGTGTGTCAGTAATTATATATTAGTGAAAATATTTATGGGTATAATATTTATGGGTATAATATGGGATTTATCACTGATAAATTGCAGATGTGTTGACGTGTCGAAATGGTCGTACAAAATTAATGCTAGAAGGATTGTATTTTAAAATTTTATTTTAAAAAATTTCGGTTCAATTTTTTGTAAAAAAAATTTTTCTTTATCTAAAAAATATACACTGTAATACATCTCTGTTTATGTAATGTTATTAATCATAGATATAATCAGTAATTTAATTATAAATAAGATTTCTATTTGAGAGGTTTGCAAACATATATAATATATATGTTGTGAAAGTAATATAGATAACTATTTACAACATTTAATTATAATTCCCATTTCTGCATGAAAATTAATTACATCTGATACAAATACCCACTCACTTAACAGTGAGTCCCCACTCACTTAACAGTGAGTCCCCACCCGCCCAATCCTGATTCTTATCAATTATAATTATATTTATGCACGTATGGGAATTTAATTTACACATTGTAAATATCATAAATATTATTAATATTAAAACAATGTCATTTAAACAATATTATTTGAACATTATTTAAACAAATAATGATTGAATAATGTTGTTAAAATAATAACATTCAAAACAATGTCATTTAAACAATAGTGGTTGAATAATATTTAAAACAATGTTATTTAAACAATAGTGGTTGGATAATATTATTCAACAAACAGCATTTAATATTCATGATCTTTACAACATTTAATTATAATTCCCATTTCTGCATGAAAATTAATTACATCTGATACAAATACCCACTCACTTAACAGTGAGTCCCCACCCGCCCAATCCTGGTTCTTATCAATTATAATTATATTTATGCATATATGGGAATTTAATTAAATATCGTAAAATTATAATTCACATATTTGTATGAAACTAATTACATCTGATATAGATACTTATATCTTAAACACTAAATTTTATATCTAGTGTCTGATAGCGAGTTTCATTATAATTCCGGTTCTTATCAATTATAACTATGATTATAGACATATGGAGTTTAATTTACATATTATAAATTATGAGAATATACAAAATAACACTGTTTGATTCAGTAATGATATATTTGTTAATATATATAATATATAATATATAAAATTAACACAATTATTGAATCAAACAGTTTTAAATTCTAAATTATATATTTTAATTTCACATCCTAACCAAGATAACTGTCTAATATTATTTCCTATTTTATTGAAATTATTATTCAAAATATATACATCGGTAATTTTGGACATTTATTCATCTATATATTCTTTATATAATTTTATTTTTTATATATTCTTTATATAATTTTATTTTTTATATATAATAAAATATTTAAAAATTAATATATCTAAAAATATAATTGTTTATATTATAACATTTAAATATATGTAAATTTGGTATAAGTTGATATACTCTACATAAACATTATATAATATAATGTTTATATATTTATCAATTTAAGACTGTTTATTTTAAAGATAATATGTTTGTTAATAAAAAATAATATTAAATATACTATATATTACTGATATTCAAGGTGTGTTAAAATATTTTATACTAGCATTATTTCATTAAACAGTATTTAATTAAAAACAACATATTTTTAATTATTATAATTGAGTATAAATATCTATATTAATAATACTTTTGTTTTTAAATGATAATATCATTTAAAATATATACATTGTTAATTTTGATCAATTAATTTATTCTTTATATTCTTTATATAATTTTATTTTTTATATATAATAAAATATTTAAAAATTAATATATCTAAAAATACAATGATTTAATTTATTGTGTTATAAAGTGAACAAATTTAATATAAAAATAAATATCCTATATGACTAATATATTAAGTGAATTTTGTATATTTAACAAATTAATACTGTTTGTTTTGAATATAATACATTTATCATTATAAAATAATATTAGATATATTACATATTGTTGATATCTAATATGTATCAAAATATTAAATACTAAAATTATTACAATAAACTGTGTTGAAATTAAACTATATATTGTTTAATTATTATGATCGAGCGAATGTATATGTTTAACAATATTTTATTTTCAGAATGATATTATCATTCTGATTTAATACATTGTTATTTTTACATATTTAATTAATTCATATATTCTTTATATTAATTAATTTTTTTTATATAATAAAATATTTAAAAATTAATATATCTAAAAATACAATGATTTAAAATATTATATTGTAAAATGAGAAAAATTCAATATAAATAAGACATCTTATATGATTAATATATGATGATAAAATTATATATTTAACAAATTAATACTGTTTGTTTCAATGATAACGTATTTATTAGTATAATATATTATTTAATACATAAGTAATTATTGATATGATAAATAAACTAAAAACAATAGATATTATAACCATTGAAACAAACAATCTTAAAAATTAAATTATATGTTTTAATATAATATTTCAATTGGGATGATCTATATAATTATATTCAAAATGTTATGTAATTGTCATGTATGATTTTTATTATTATAATATTGTAATTATATTTTAAAATACTGTTATAGTTGAGTCAAATAGTCATAATATAATTTCATGTTTAATTTAAATAATTTTTAAATATTTTATTATATATAATTAATTTTTTTATATAATGAATAAATAAAATAGTTAAATACATAATAATACAATTATATAGTTTAAATACATTGAATATTTTTATCCTTATAATTGAAAAGATATTATGATTGAGTTAAATAAGCATGAAATATTCTTTTATTTTGAATGTATATTATGATTGAGTCAAATAAGCATGAAATATTCTTTTAAAGTAAAAGAATATTATGATTGAGTCAAATAAGCATGAAATATTCTTTTAAAGTAAAAGAATATTATGATTGAGTCAAATAAACATGAAATATTCATTTATTTTGAATGTATATTAAGATTGAGTCAAATAAACATGGTTTATTTATTTTGAATGTATATTAAGATTGAGTCAAATAAACATGGTTTATTTATTTATTTTGAATGTATATTAAGATTGAGTCAAATAAACATGGTTTATTTATTTATTTTGAATGAATATTAAGATTGAGTCAAATAAATATGGTTTATTCTTTTACTTTAAAAGAATATTAAGATTGAATCAAATAAACATGGTTTATTCTTTTACTTTAAAAGAATATTAAGATTGAGTCAAATAAACATGGTTTATTTATTTATTTTGAATGAATATTAAGATTGAGTCAAATAAATATGGTTTATTCTTTTACTTTAAAAGAATATTAAGATTGAATCAAATAAACATGGTTTATTCTTTTACTTTAAAAGAATATTAAGATTGAGTCAAATAAACATGGTTTATTTATTTATTTTGAATGAATATTAAGATTGAGTCAAATAAATATGGTTTATTCTTTTACTTTAAAAGAATATTAAGATTGAATCAAATAAACATGGTTTATTCTTTTACTTTAAAAGAATATTAAGATTGAGTCAAATAAACATGGTTTATTCTTTTACTTTAAAAGAATATTAAGATTGAGTCAAATAGACATGAAATATTTATTTATTTTGAATAAATATTAAGATTGAGTCAAATAAACATGGTTTATTCTTTTACTTTAAAAGAATATTAAGATTGAGTCAAATAGACATGAAATATTTATTTATTTTGAATAAATATTATGATTGAGTCAAATAAACATGGTTTATTCTTTTACTTTAAAAGAATATTAAAATTGAGTCAAATAGACATGAAATATTTATTTATTTTGAATAAATATTATGATTGAGTCAAATAAACATGGTTTATTCTTTTACTTTAAAAGAATATTAAGATTGAGTCAAATAGACATGAAATATTTATTTATTTTGAATAAATATTATGATTGAGTCAAATAAACATAATATTCTTTTACTTTAAAAGAATATTATGATTGAGTCAAATAAATATATTATACTTCCAATTGAAAATAATATATTATTCAATGTATCTTAAATGTAATAATATATTTATTATATATTTAATTGTTTTATTTATTCATTATATAAAAAAAATAATTATATATAATAAAATATTTAAAAATTATTTAAATTAAACATGGATTACTATTAAGACTATTTGACTCAATAATAACAGTAGTTAAAAACATTATATAAACATTATATACATAACATGTAATTATATTAGCTGTTAAAAATTTTTAATATATATTATATCTATTTGACTCTATCATGATATTTTTAGAGTAAAAAAATAAATCATGTTTATTTGACTCAATCATAATATACATTAAAAATAAAAAAATGAAACATATTTATTTGACTCAATTGTAATATTCTTTTAATTTGGAGAATAAAGCATTCAATATATTTGTAATATATTATCATATTTATCATATTTATCATACGTTTAATTTTTAATGTTAGCTTTATTGTAATAAACAGTCTTGAATTTAAATAACATATTTTGATTAATATAAATGGGTGAATGAGTTTATCTAATAATTCAGTTTTCATATTTAATTTATTTACTATAAATAAATAATATTGGTACTATATAACTGGGAAAATCAAGTGTTGTAAACATGTTTAATTTTATTGAAACATTAAACATCCACAGATATTTAATATTTTTACTGCTTAGCAGTGAAAATTAATTAAATATCTTATTGTTTTAATATTATCAATATGTTGATCATGAATACAGTAATTACACTTTGTAAAATAATTTTTTTCAAAAATTGACAAAAAATTAAAGAAAATTATAAGAAAATCTTTATTCTTTGTCATGTTGTTGTGAGATATATATATTTGTTCTGGTATAAAGTCATTAAAGATTATATTTTATGTACATCATGACCTTCAAAACATTTAAGATTTTACCAAACATCCAGAATTTATATGGTTCGTCGCGATAAACATTAGCTTCTTCAGTAACTAATTTCTGTAGCTCCCAGTACCAATATACTTTAAGTACCCAAGATCTTTTCATCACCTTGTATTTAAGACCAGCTCCAACAAATCTTAAACTTTGGAAACTTGTACATACGTCGTATATTTCACCCATTCCAGCACCATTTGCTACCAATTCTTTTACTAATTTTATATCTGTTCTCTTACCTCTACCGACAAGTTCTACAGCTTCACCAAATTCTACAAATTGCTTATCTTTCATACAGTAATCTATTGCTTCCTGTTGTGTACCTGCTCTTCTTTCCCAGTGGAAACTAGGATCAAATTTACAGAGAGTATTGAATTTCTTATTGCTACTGAATTCACAATAACCCTGGTGATGTAATCTGCCAGTTTTAGGACACACTTCAGTTCCTATAATGATGTAACTTGTACCCAAAAGGATGTAGTCAAAATTTAAGTTGAAATTAGTAAAGATCCAAAAATTTCTTGAGAATAGATGTATTTACATCTACTTTTTAAAATCTATTATTTTAAGTACATTGTACTTAAAAACATTAACATGATATATTCCAAGAAAATATTAGTTTTATGAGTATCTGGGAAATACAATTTTTCTTTTATTTTAAAGTATGTAAAAATTCAATTTTTCTGACGTTTTATATGGGTTTTTAACAATGTACTCGATTTTATACATTTTCGCAACATGTCATAGTATATATTTTTATCAATGAACAAATATTATATATTTATATTCCACCACTCCATGTTCACCTTATGGTTTCCTATAATTTTTTATAATTTTTCCTGGAATTTTTCTGGAAATTCCCAGAAAAAATTTAAAACTTTCTGTATAGATATACAGAAAGTCAAAAATAAGGTACTTTCAAGACACGTTTACACCATCTTCACTGCACCATTTTTCGGTATTTTTGGTAGTTCTCAAAAAATTCCCAGAAATCCTGGGGGGGAGAAAGAGTAAAGTGATGGGCGATTGAGAACCCTTTCAAGTGGTATAAATTTTGAAGGTATCTATCATATAAGGAAAATGTGGTAGTTGTCTACATCAAATGAAAATGTATGTCTTACATGACGATAATATGTAATATTGAAAAACAAGAATAAATATTTTTGATTTCTCAAGAATAATATGAGAGTTTCATATATGTAAATTTTATGGATGTCTGATATTGTAAAAAAAATTCATAATGTACCGATAAGAAACAAAAAATATTTGTGATATTTTTACGACACTTTACATACGATAAAATTATATTTTATACTGTAATACTATACAATCATTATGTAACACATCCGTTCATAAATTATTTATAATAATAAATGAAATATTTCATGATAATGATACTTGTTTTTCTGATATCTATGTACATAATTGATTATAATAAAAATAACAAATAAATAAGATATGAAATATACAATAATATTTTGTTCGAAACAAACAATAATATTTTGAAGATTTGGTATATGATAAATTAATATTAATATAATTAGGAAAAACCATGTGTCTTGACTGTTAACGCTTGTTTGAGTGACACATTATTATTTTTAAATATTTAATATGTTTATATATTCTTTATATTAATTATTTTTTATATATATTAAATAATTTAAAAATTAATATACTTAAAAATACAATGACTAAAATTATGATATCATAAATAGACAAATTTTTAATAAATTAAAATACACTTCATGGTTAGTATATATTATTAAAAATCACATATTTATCAAATTATCACTGTTTGTTTTGAAGATAATATATTTATTGTAATATTATAGTATTAAATACACTATATATTATTGATATAATCAATATTTCAATTTAAAAGTTGATGTATTTAATGAAATAAACAGTCTTAAAAATAAAATCATATATTTGATTTAACACATTTAATCCAAATACTTAACAAACTATGAATCTATTTTTGAATAACAATGTTATTTAAAATTAATATATTGTTAATTTATAATATTTTATTTACTTGTATATTCTTTATATAATTTAATTTTTTTTATATATTAAATAATTTAAAAATTAATATACTTAAAAATATAATGATTCATGTTATAATATTATAAAGTGTATAAATTCAAAAATAAATAAAATATCTTATATGATCATAATATGATATTAAAATTGTGTGTTTAATAAATCATTATTATTTGTTTCAAAGATAACATAATTATTAGTTCTTTATAATATATGATATACGAGATATTATCATTATTTAAAAGTATATTAATTATGAATTTAATATAATCAATGAATTAAACAGTCTTAAAAATAAAAATATATTTTTTTAGTTTATATCCTGAGTAGAACAATCTATTATATAATTCTTATTTTTAAGTGACACTACCATTTGAAAAATAAGAGTTATAAAACTCAAACTATTATTTGAAATATTATCAATATTGAGTCATATAGTCTTAATAATATTCCATATTTAACTTAAATAATTTTTAAATATTTTATTGTATATAATTAATTTTTTTATATAAAGATAAATAAAATAATTATATATGTAACAAATACAATGTTATAGTTAAAATATATTGAATAGTTTATTCTTTCAACTAAAATAATATTATACTTATTTGACTCAATCTTAATATTCTTTCAAAATAAAAGAATATACCATGTTTATTTGACTCAATCTTAATATTCTTTCAAAGTGAAAGAATATATCATGCTTATTTGACTCAATCTTAATATACTTTCAAAGTGAATGAATATATCATGCTTATTTGACTCAATCTTAATATACTTTCAAAGTGAATGAATATATCATGCTTATTTGACTCAATCTTAATATACTTTCAAAGTGAATGAATATATCATGCTTATTTGACTCAACCTTAATATTATTTCAAAGTGAAATAATATATCATGTTTGTTTGACCCAACCTTAATATACTTTCAAAATAAAAGAATATACCATGTTTATTTGACTCAACCTTAATATTCTTTCAAAGTGAAATAATATATAATGCTTATTTGACTCAATCTTAATATTCTTTCAGTTGAAAGAATAAACTACTCAATATATTCAATTACAATATTATATTTATTATGTATTTAATTTTTTATATATAAATAAATAAAAAAAATTAATTATATATAATAAAATATTTAAAAATTATTATGTTTAAAAATACAATGATTTGATATGTTATATTGTAAAAGAAACAAATTGTATATAAGATATTTTATCTTATATGGTTAGTATATAATACAAAAATTGTATATTTGACAAATTAATATTGTTTGTTTAATTGAATCATATAAGCTTATTTAAAAATAATATATTCCATACTATATACTATTAACATGAAACATGTTCTAAAATATTTTATATTAAATCTATTGTAATAAACCGTCTTATAATTAGAACAATATATTTTTTATTTAATATAAGTAAATGAAAGTACTTGATTAATAATAAATTTATTTTTAAATATTATTGTTATCCATGAATAATATATTATTAATTTTGAACAATTAATTAACTTATATATTCTTTATATTATTTAATTTTTTATATATAATAAAATATTTAAAAATTATTATGTTTAAAAATACAATAGTTTAAATTGTAATATCATAAAATGAATAAATTTAATATAAATTAAAATACACTACATGGTTAATATATGATATTAAAATTATATATTTGATAAATTATCACTGTTTGTTTCAAAAATGATGTATTTATAAACATATTATGATATCTAATACATTATAAATTACTGATATAATAAATATATTAAAATTGTCAAGTATTAAAATCAATGTGTTAAACAGTCTTAAAAATTAACTTATATAATATATTTGATATATCTTAGCCAAATAGTCTATTTTATATCATCTTTATTTTAATCAACAATGAATATTCCTATTATCAGTTTTGTCTAATATTTCAACGTACCTACTTGTCATGATAATTGGTTAATATTCAATCCTTCATCATAACTAATTAATTAATCTGTGGAGAAAGTTATTACATTATGGATATCAATAGATCAACATGTGTTGAGAATGGATATATTTACATTTGTTTTTAAAACTTATTTTTTTAAGTGCAAAGTGCTTAAAAATCATCATTGATTTTACACATGTTTGGAAAGTATTTTATTTCTGCTCTTTTAAATCATGCAAAAGGACAGTATTGATAATATCTTGGAAGTGTCAAAATTTATGATATTTTGTATCTGATTTTGAATATCTATCCGGTATGCACATTTTTCATAAATCACTATAGCGTATATTTTGCGTTAGTCAACAAATGTTATACATATTCACTAAGCCACACCATATCCACCTCATATTTTTCTGTAATTCTCTGGAATTTTTTTCTGGAATTTTCTGGAATTTTCTGGAATTTTCTGGAATTTTCTGGAATTTTCTGGAATTTTCTGGAATTTTCTGGAATTTTTCTGGAAAATTCCCAGAAAAAATTAAAACTTTCTGTATATCTACCCAGAAAGTTAAAAATAAGGTACTTTCATCACACGTTTATACCGTCTTCATGATGCCGTTTTTTGGCATTTTTGATAGTTCTCAAAAAAATTCCCAGAAATCCTGGGAAGAAAGAGTGTAATGATATACGTCTGGGAACCCTTTAGAACGATGTAAATTTTGGAGATATCCACCATAAAGGGAATACGTGGGGTTAATCACATGTCATGAAAATGTGTGTCTTACATAACGATAATATGTAATGTTGAAAATTAAAAATAAATATTCTCATATCTTGGAAACAATATGAGGATATCACATATGTGAAAATTATGACATCCTGAAGAATAGCATAAGGAGATCGATTGTTAAGATATTTAACATTGTTAAAAATTCTCACAATATGGTGATGAAAAACAAAATTCTATAATATTTTCATGACATTCATTGTGTAATAAATTAACATAGTTGTATCACAGTATTATACAACTATTATATGAAGAATTTATTTACAACATGTTTCATGTTAGAGTAGTTTTTCATATATACAATAGAATGGATAAAATATTTCATGAGAACACTATATTATATTAACTATAAAAACTTGACAAATGTGTTAATTTTACCATTTATTGGCTGATGTATAACTGTTTATATCTATGTAGATAATCGGTCAAAAATAAAGATATCAACAATTGAATAAAGTATGTAATATACAAAATATATTATCAATGGTAATGTATTGTTCAAAACAAACAGTATTAATTTGATAATTTAGCATGTGATAGATTGACACTAGTTTAACACTGTTATAATTAAAATATTTTGTGTATTCTATCTGTTAACACTTGTTTAAGTGACACATTGTTAATTTACATATTTAATTTACCTGTATATTCTTTATATAATTAATTTTTTTATATATAATAAATAATTTAAAAATTAATATAGTTAAAAATACAATGATTAGAATTATAATATTATAAAATGTATAAAATTGAAACAAATTAAAATATCCTATATGATTAGCATATAATGTGAAAAATATTCATTTAACAAATTAATACTATTTGTTTTGAAGATGATATATTTACTAATATATTATAACATTAATTATATAGTAAATTATTGGAATATCATGTATATTAAAATTAATGTTCATTACATTCAATGGAACAAACGGTCTTAAAAATAATAAATATATATTTTAAATTGTTGTATAGCTTAAAATTATCTATGTATTAACAAGTATATTTTTGATAAATGATGTTATACAGAATTTATACATTGACAATTTTGAATATTTAATTTACTTGTATATTCTTTATATAATTAATTTTTTTATATATAATAAATAATTTAAAAATTAATATACTTAAAAATACAATAATTAGAATTGCAATATTATAAAATGAACAATTTTAAAACAATCTAAAATATATTATATGATTAGCATATGGTATTAAAATTAAACATTTAACAAATTAATATTATTTGTTTTGAAGATGATATATTTACTAATATATTATAATATTTAATATATGATAAGTTATTGAGATATCATATATATTAAAATTAATGTATATTACATTCAATGAAATAAACAGTCTTAAAATAACATTTACATATTTTACATCAATGTTTATTTGAAATCATTTATTTACTTATAACTATGTTTTTGAATAATACTATTATTCAAAATTTATACACTGATATTTTTGAACAATTAATTTATTCATATATTCTTTATATAATTAATTTTTTATATATAATAAAATAAATAGAATTTAATATAGTTAAAAATACAATGGTTTGAAATATAATATTGTATAATGGATAAATTCAATATAAAACAAAACATATTATATAGTTAATATATGATACTAAAATTGTATATTTAACAAGTTATTATTGTTTGTTTTGAAGATAATATATCTATTACAATATTGTAATGTTAGACATATTACATATTATCTATATGATAAATATTTTAATTTAATGATTATCATATTTAATGAAATAAACAGTCTTAAAATTAGATTGTTTGTTTTGTTTATCATATTTGAGCCAAATAGATTAACATACTGTACATTTATTTTTGAATGACAATGTCATTCAAAATCAATATATTACTGTTTTTTACACATTTAATTAATTTATATATTCTTTATGTAATTTAATTTTTTATATATAATAAAATAAATAAAATTTAATATACTTAAAAATACAATGTTTTGAAATATAATATTATATGATGGACAAATTCATTATAAAACAAAATATATTATATAGTTAATATATGATACTAAAATTGTATATTTAACAAATTATTATTGTTTGTTTTGAAGATAATATATCTATTATAATATTGTAATATTAGATGTATTATTTATTACCGATATAACAAATGTTTTAATTTAGAGTCTAACATATTTAAAGAAATACGATGTTGCAAGAATTTCGCTCTGCGAAATTCGCAACATCTCATTTTTCTTTGCGCTCACGCAAAGAAAAATAAACAGTCTTAAAATTAGATTGTTTGTTTTGTTTATCATATTTGAGCCAAATAGATTAACATACTGTACATTTATTTTTGAATGACAATGTCATTCAAAATCAATATATTACTGTTTTTTACACATTTAATTAATTTATATATTCTTTATGTAATTTAATTTTTTATATATAATAGAATAAATAGAATTTAATATACATAAAATATAATGGTCTAAAATATAGTATTACAAAGTGAAAAAAAACAACATAAATTAAGATATCCAAAAAACAATCATATATGATTGCTAATTTGATCAAAGATCAAATTAACACTACTTATTTCAAATATACTATGTTTACTATAATATTAAAACATTTGTTATACCATATATTACTAATATGTTTAATATCAGTAATTTAAAGGTTATTATACTGAATGTAATAAACAGTCTTAATTTTTAAATCATATATTGTAATTAATATATTTAAGCCAAAACATCTAACTAATAGTACTTTTATTTTTAAATAACAATACCATCTAAAATTTATGTATTGATAATTTTAAGTATTTAGGTGAATATTATACCTCCTAGGTAATCTAGTATTCTTATATATATCAAACCTTCTATTATATATAGTATTTTTAACGTTAGTCCATCAACATCAGCTAAACATTAATTTGAAAAAGTATATGAATATACGTATAAATATAATTTATACAAACTCAAAATTCACCCAATTATTGAGAATATTTTACTGTCCACAATATATAAAATGTCTAATAAAGTGAATATAACGCGTTAAATGTATACGAAATATTTGAGTTTGATACATTGTATTTTTTCCTAAAGATTTTGCGCAAGTGCGAAACTTAACATTTATACAATAAAATCTCATAGTATAAAATTGTGGCCTATCACATTATGAAATATCTTACATATGGTCTTTTATTCGTTAATTGATTTTTTTAACTGTTATCTACCGCACTAAAGACACGTCGCCATATCAATATTTTTATTCCAGAATTCCAGGATTTTTTAAATTTTTTTATGGAATTTTCCAGAAATACTTTAGAAATTTAAAAATTTTCTGTATACATATACAGAAAGTGTAAAATAAGACACTTTCAAGACACGTCTACACCGTCTTCATGACGCTGTTTTTAGTCATTTTTGGTAGTTCTCAAAAAATTCTGGAAAATCCTGGAGATTCGGATGTGTGATGGATAGCACTTAAAGACTCTTCAAAACGATACAAATTCTCACGATGTTTATCGTAAAGGCTAAACGTGGGATATTCTATATATCATGAAAATGTATCATTATCATGACGGTGAAAACGTGATATGAAAATTAAAAATAAATAGTTTATTTTCATAAACTTCTACATAGCATCAATAAATAACATGATATTTTTCTGAGATTTTATGTGGAGGATTCACAATCTGTTGGGAAACTAACCATTGAGATAATTTGTTGGTAATACAGATAATCATGAACATATTCAATTTTTAAAGGATTTGAAAACCTTATCCCTCCCTTAAAAATTCAATATGTTTACATTATGACCAATTATTACACTATCTGTTAATGGTAAAATTTATCGCAAGTATATTCTTTCTTGAAGGGTTTAAAGACTCTATTTTTCTTTAAGAAAAATCAGCATTTTCACAAAGTACTATCCCACAATATTTGGAGTAAAATAAAATATCTGTATTTTACAGTGAATGAGAAAAGAGGTATCGTAATCCCATATATAAAAAATGTGACACTTAGGTTATTAGTAGATAATATAATCACATAATACTTTAAAATAACACTCTATAACATGATGTGTATGAACCATATTAAAATAATAATAGTTAAACGTCCACGATAGGGTTACCATGTATGTCAATTTTATCATTTAATAAATGATAATTGTGTAGGGGAGTCTTTACAGGGAAATATTATATGATGATTGTTATAGTGTTGGAGTAAAACATAAATATTGAAATATATATTTTTACAGTAATGTTATCCTCCAAATAAACAATGTTAATTTACAAATATTTATATGTGAATAATTGACATTAATCTGATGATTATATAATAGACATAAAATCTGTTGTTCTTCAAATAGCATTGTTAGAGTGATACATTGTTAATTTTAGACATTTATTTATTTGTATATTCTATATTATAATTATTTTTTTTATATAATAAATAATTTAAAATTTAATAGACTTAAAAATACAATGGTTTAAATTACAGTAGTGTAAAATAGATAAATTTATTATGAATCAAAATATTCTGAATCAGTCATATATGATAGATAATTTAGCTATTTACTAAATCATCACTGTTTGTTTCAAAGATGATATGTTTATTATAATAAAATAATATTAGTTATACAGTATATTATTGATTTATTAAATATAATAATCTAAAGATTATTATATTGTATGTAATAAACAGTCTTAAAATTTAATACTGTTTATCATGATCAGTATATATGAACTAGAACATCTAGTTAATAACACTTTATTTCTAGAAATATCAATATATTAACACCAATATATTGCTATTTTATACATTTATTTATTTGTATATTTATTATATAATTTTATTTTTTATATATAATAAAATATTTAAAAATTAATATAATTAAAAATACAATGATTAGAGTTACAATATTATAAAATGTGTAAAATTGGAACAAATTAAAATACCTTGTATGATTAACATATAATGTTAAAATTATACATTTAATAAATTAATACTGTTTGTTTTGAAGATAATATATTTATTAATATATTATAACATATATTATACAGCAAATTATTGGAATAACATATATATTAAAATTAATGTATATTACATTCAATGAAATAAACAGTCTTAAAATGACAAATATATGTTTTTAAATTGATTTATAGCTTAAAATCATCTATTTATTAGCAATTGTAATTTTAGCGAATGATAATATACAGAATCTATATGTTTATATTTTTGAACAATTAATTTATTCATATATTCTTTATATAATTTAATTTTTTATATATAATAAAATAAATAGAATTTAATATAATTAAAAATACAATGATTTGAAACATAATATTGTAAGATATATAAATTCAATATAAAACAAAATATACTATATAGTTAATATATGATACTAAAATTGTATATTTAACAAATTATTATTGTTTGTATTGAAGATAATATATCTATTACAATATTACAATATTAGATATATTACATATTACCGATTTAATAAGTATTTTAATTTAGAGTTTATCATATTTAATGAAATAAACAGTCTTAAAAATTAGACTGTTTATTTTTTCTCTACATACTTGATTCAAATAATATAACAAACTGTACATTTATTTTTGAATGACAATGTCATTCAAAATCAATATATTGCTATTTTTATACATTTAATTTATTCATATATTTTTTATATAATTTAATTTTTTATATATAATAAAATAAATAGAATTTAATATAGTTAAAAATACAATGATTTGAAATATAATATTATAAGATGGATAAAATTCAATACAATACAAAATATATTATACAGATAATATATGATATTAAAATTGTATGTTTGACAAATTATCATTGTTTGTTTTGAAGATAATATATCTATTACAATATTACAATATTAGATATATTACATATTACCGATTTAATAAGTGTTTTAATTTAGAGTTTATCATATTTAATGAAATAAACAGTCTTAAAAATTAGACTGTTTATTTTTCTCTGCATACTTGAGCTAAATCATCTAACAAACAACACATTTATTTTTTGAATGACAATGTCATTCAAAATCAATATATTGCTATTTTTTTACATATTTAATTAATTATATATTCTTTATGTAATTTAATTTTTTTTATATAATAAATAATTAAAAAATTAATATAATTAAAAATACAATGGTTTAAAATATAATATTACATAATGAATAAATCCAATATAAAACAAAATATATTATACAGATAATATATGATACTAAAATTATATATTTGAAAAATTATCATTGTTTGTTTTGAAGATAATATATTTATTATAATATTGAAATATTAAATGTATTACTTATTACCGATATATCATACGTTTCAATCTAGAGTTTAACATATTAAATGAAATAAACAGTGTTAAAATTTAGATTGTTTTATTTGGTTAACATATTTGATCCAAATAATCTAACAAACAACACATTTATTTTTGAATGACATTGTCATTCAAAATCAATGTATTGCTATTTTATACATTTAATTTATTCATATATTCTTTATATAATTTAATTTTTTATATATAATAAAATAAATAGAAATTAATATAGTTAGAAATACAATTAGCTGATATATAATGTTATATTGTAAATAAATTCAATATAAATTGAAATATTCAAAATCAATCATATACAATTGTTAATTTGATCAAAAATCAAATTAACGCTATTTATTTCAAAGATATTATGTTTATTACAATATTAAAATATTTGATATACCAAATATTACTGATATGTCAAATATTCTAATCTAATGATTGCTGAGCCGAATGTAATAAACGGTCTTAATTTTAAATCATGTATTGTAATTAATATATTTAAGCCGAAACACACAATTAATAGCTTCTTTTAATTTTTAGATAACAATATTATCTAAAATCTATATGATGATAAATTTAAATGTTTAGAAAAATATTAGACCTCATAGGAGATCTAATATCCTTATGTATATCAAACTTTTTATAGTATCTAGTATTTCAAATGCTAGATTATCAACATTAGCTAAATATTAAATGGAATAAATATATGAATATACATACTGATAAAATTTATACAAACTCAAAAGTTAACCAATTATTAGGTTTAATTTTCCATCCACAATATGTAAAATATCTAATAAAGAAAATATAGTACATTAAATGTATAAGATATATTTAAGTTTAACACTTTATATTTTTCCTTAAAGGTTTCACGCGAGCGCGAAACTTAACATTTTATGTTATAATATAAAATTGTAGCTCAACACATTATAAATTATCTCATATATACCCTTTTATTCATTAATTGAATTTTTTTAACTGTTATCTATAACATTAGAAACACATCATTATATCAATATTTTAACTCCAGAATTCCAGAATTTTTCCAGAAATACTTTAGAAATTTAAAATTTTCTCTGTATACATATACAGAAAGTGTAAAATAAGGCACTTTCAAGACACATCTACACCGTCTTCATGATACCATTTTTGGCCATTTTTGACAATTCTCAAAAAATTCTGGAAAATCCTGGAGATTTGGAGGTGTGATAAATGGCACTTAAGGACTCCTCAAAACGATACAAATTCTCAAGATGTTTATCATTAAAGCAAAACGTGAGATACTCTGTATATCATGAAAATGTATCACTGTCATGATGGTAAAAACGTGATATGAAAGTCAAAAATATATAATTTATTTTCATAAACTTCCACAGAGTATTAATAATATAACATGACGTTTTTCTAAGATCTTATGTAAGGAATCCATAATCTGTGATGAAATCAATTATTTGAAATAGTTTGTTAGTAATGATGATTATCATGAACATATTCAATTTTTTAAGAATCTGACAACCTTAATATTTCCTTATGAATATAACATGTTTACATTATGGTCAATCATTATATCATCTGTTAATAGTAAAATTTACTGTGAGTATATTCTGTTATTGAAGGATATAAAATTCTATTTTTCCCCAAGAAAAAAACAGTATATTCACAAAGGACTATCTCACAATATTTTAAATGAAATAAAATATTTGTATATATAATACCTCTGTTTTCATTTACCATATACACAGATATGAAAATATATTGTTTAAGTTATATTAGACAATATAATCACATAATTTAAATAATAATAGTTAAAACATCCATGGTGTGGGTTACTACGAATGTCAATTTTATCATTTAATAAATGATAATTGTGTAGAGGGCTTAAAAACAAATAATTTGTGATGATTATTATAATGTTGGAGTAGAACATTAAATATTGAAATACATATTTTACAGTAATGTTATCCCACAAATAAACAATGTTAATCTATAAATGTTTTTATGTGAATAAACGATATTAATCTGATGATTATATAATTGATATAAATTCTGTTGTTTTTCAAATAACATTATCAGAGTGATACATTGTTAATTTTAGACATTTATTTTAACTGTATATTCTATATTATAATTAATTTTTTTTATATAATAAATAATTTAAAAATTAATATACTTAAAAATACAATGATTTAACTCGTGGTAGTATAAAATGAATAAATTTAACATATAGTGAAATATTCTAAACCAGCTATATATGATAGATAATTTAGCCATTTATCAAATTACCATTATTTGTTTCATAGATGATATATTTATTATAATATTAAAATACTTAATAGATTATATATTTCCAATATAACAGATATTCAAATTTAAGATCTATCATATTCAATGAAACAAACGGTCTTAAAAATTTAAGCTATGTGTTGTAATTAACATATTTTAGTCAAATCGTATTATAAATAACCCTATTGTTTTTAAATATCCATATTATTCTGAATCAATACATTGTTAATTTTAAGCTAATTATTTTTTATATATTCTTTATATAATTTAATTTTTTATATATAATAAATAATTTAAAAATTAATACACTTAAAAATACAATTGTCTGATCTGCAATATCACATTGAGATAAATTTAATATAAATTAAAACATGCTGGACCAATTATATATGTTAAATATTTTAACTATTTATCAATTTAACATTGTTTGTTTCAAAGATGATATATTTATCATAATAAAATAACATTGGTTATACAGTATGTTACTGATTTAATAAACATTCCAATTTAAAGATTACTACATCTCATTTTTCTTTGCGCTCACGCAAAGAAAAATAAACAGTCTTAAATTTTAAGACTGTTTATCATAATTAGTATATATGATTAAAAACATCTATATGGTAACACTTTATTTTTAAACTATTAATATAATTCATACTGTTACATTGTTATTTTTATACATTTTAATTTATTTACATATTCTATTATATAATTAATTTTTTATATATAATAAAAAATTTAAAAATTAATATACTTAAAAATACAATTGTTTTAATTATGATATTGTAAAGTAGTTAAAATAAATATGATATAAGATACTTTAAGTCAATTAAATATGACAGATAATTTAATCATTTATCAAAATAATACTGTTTATTTTAAAGATGTTATGCTTATATTAAAATTTCAATATTTTTACATTATATATTAATGATATAGTAAACATTCAAAATCCAAAAATATTACAATCAATAGAATAAACAGTCTTAATTTTTGAATCATTGAATATGAATATCATATTTATGTCAAAACGTCTAACTAACAGTATATTTATTTTTGAATGACAATGTTATTCAAAAACAATCCATTGTTAATTTTGTACATTTAATTTATTTGTATATTCTTTATATAATTTAATTTTTTATATATAATAAAAAATTTAAAAATTAATTAATATAAAAATACAATTGTTTATACAATAGTATTATAAAATGTATAAATTTAATATAATCTAAAATATTCATAACCAACTATATATGATATATTATCTGATTATTTATCAAATTAATACTGTTTGTTTCAAAGATGATATATTTATCATAATAAAATAATATTATTTATACGATATATTACTGATTTAATAAACATTCCAATTTAAAGATTATTACATTTAATGCAATAAACAGTCTTAAAAATTTAAATAATATATGTTGATTAACATATACGATTCAAGATATCTAATTAATAACACTTTATTTTGAATACAGTAATATTATATCTAATTGATATATTGTTAATTTTTAGTTATTTATTTAACTTGTATATTCTTTATATAATTTAATTTTTTATATATAATAAATAATTTAAAAATTAATTAATATAAAAATACAATTGTTTATACAATAATATTATAAAGTACATAAAAATAAAAATAAATTAAAATATTTTAAACCATTTATATACAATGAATAATTTGTTTAATAAATAAATTATAACTGTTTGTTTCAATAATGCTATATCTATAAGAATATTATAATATTTAACAAACCATATATTATTAATATGTTAAGTACTATAATTTTAAAGTTAAATTATTCAATGAAATAAACAGTCTTAAAATTTTAAATTATATATTGTAATTAACATATTTTAGCCAAATCGTCTTACAAATAGTTTCAATATTTTTAAATAACAATACCATCCTGAACTAATTCATTGTTAATTTTAAACCAATTATTTTTATATATTCATTATATAATTTAATTTTTTATATATAATAAAATATTTAAAAATTAATTAACTTAAAAACATAATGGTATAAACTGTCAGTTAATAATATTGTCAATAGTAATATTATAAAAACAATACAACAAAAACAACTTATAAATAGAAAAATATAACATTCAAAAATTTAGTCTGTTTGTTTAGAATACAATATGTTATGATCAATATTTTTACATTATAATATAATGTAAATATTTTCCATCTTATTCAATATAAATAGTAAATATGAAAATTATTCCAGGGATTCGTCTAACCTATTTATTTTCACATTTTTATCTTTTTATTATTAGCACTACTTGAATAATAAAAACAAAAATTAATGTAAATATTCACACTGTTACAATCCATACAATTATAAATTTTAATCAATCATTAACAGTGACTTATTACTCTCAATATGTAAAATTTTCATTGAATATTAACATAATACATCAGATATCTACAAGATATCTAATTTAACATTAATCACATATGTTTTACCACGATGTCGTTCTGTCTCACAAGTTTATATTTTCAAATGTTGTAATCTATTCAATATATTACCGTTTGTCAACCAATCAATAAATTCATCAACTATTGACACCGTTTGAATAGGTCGTTATCCCAACATCTCTTTTCAAAAAAAAAATTTTTTAAAAATTGACAAAAAATTTTTAAATTCTGGGAATTTAAAAAAAGTACGTGTGAAAAATTTTTTATCGCTATAAGCAAAAAAAAATATATAAAAGAGCTAGTGACCATCAACATGGAGAAACTCATGAAGTCAAAAACCCTTATCAAGTGCATCTACGGATTCAGTATGGAAGACCTTAGTAGGCTAAACACCTTTAAGTGGGACCTTACTGTTGATGAGATGTACGAGAAGGAGAAGAAGATCTTGAGGAGGGCATTGGAGTTACTCTTAGAAATGTATCGCCATCGGGAAGAATGTACTATCCAGAATGTACTTAAATACCGTGATCGTCTTTTTAGACAGTTCAAGATCAGAGAGGAATATGGCGTTAAGATTCCTAAGAAACTCAGAAGAACAATGTTGAGTGAACTTGATAAGGAACTCTTCCATTTGGATGATATGGTTATCCCAGGATATGAACCCAGACCAGCACCTGCTTTCACAATAGGAGGTGTTGAAGTACCTGAATCAGTTGGTCAAAAAAGGGAAAGACGGGGAAGGAAAAAGAATGGTGATCATCATACATCCGCTTTGGAAGATTTTCATTTTCTCATTAATTATGTCGAGACCGCCCAAATGGCTGCAGAGGCAGAGTCAGACAGATTAATGGAGTTGGAGAGAGAGAAGATGAAGAAAGGGAGAGGACGACCTGAAGGGGCAGAAAATAAAAAAGGTCGAAAACATAAGAAGAAGACCCCTGTTGTTAAATCCACTGAAGAGACTGCTACCAGTGGTGCAATCATCCTTGGGCAAGGTGATGAAGTTCAAACAGCCCCTAAAAGTTCGGGAGATTCAGAGGTTATCCACATCAACCCAATGAACACCGTCGTTGGAGAAGGACATGAAGTGAGTGGAAATGGAGAGAAAAAGAGAGGTGGTAGGAAACTCGGTAGCACAAACATTGCAGCTACACATGCCACAAATAGAGATGTCATCATTGTTGACGAGGAGATAGTTGTTCGAAAATTCCCAACATACTTTGAACAATATCTCTTCCAATATACAAGAAAGAACAGATCTATTGGTAGTGCTCAATGGTGTGATCATGCCTATAGCGAACTCGAGAAGATAATGAGATCCATGAAATCGTCTGTTGATAAATATATTAGTAAGTGGGAAGAAATCAATACAGACGAAGTATACTGGTTAAAGAAATTTCTCTTGTTCCAAACAAAGTTTAATTTGACACCAACTTTGGAAGGCTACGATAGGGACTGGGTAGATGATGTGGTGGAAGGTGGGGATGTGTTAAATCGTAATGGCTTGAATAAACAAACAATTGATACATACAAGACATTTTTGGAACATATAGGAAATGAATCAATTAGTGTTTATATCAACGCCCTTATTAGTGATGAATATGCTGAAGAAACTCTTTATGCTACTGCAAACAAAAGGGACAAAGTTGCACCAAGAAAGAAGTTTAAGAGATCTGAACATATTCCAACTGCCCCAAATGTTGTGTATCTTCCACCAGTTGAAGGAATGAAGGAAACCTCAAGGAATCAAATAATTTCAGTTGTTAATGGTATTCCAATTCCAAGTGAGTATAATATAAAACCAACTACTAAAATAACTGAAGAGGTGATCAAATCTATCGAGAATATTCCCAATGATATACCAGCATTTCCACCAAAGAGATTGACCAAGAAACCAGTGATGTTTAAGGGAGCTAAGAGGGTCAAAAATAATGTTGTAACGGAAGAATCAGAAGACGAAAATAACTGTAATTATATTCTTATAAACGAAAGTGCTATATCCTCAAGATTTATTTCATCATTTTCGACATCGAAAGCACCAGCAGTGATTTCTTCCAAACCAGTTGAGAGGTATATTCCATTTGCAGATGATCCAATATACAGTTACAAACCAATTATTTCTAGTTCATCCAAATATTCCAGATCAGCACAAGCTCCTGTCAATGAGAAAAAAATTAATCCTCTAGCAACATTTATTCATAATGGCCGATCTATAACATTCAAGGATGGAGTTTTGGAATCAAACATGTTCAAACGCCCCAATAATGTAGTGAAAAAGGAAATTCCATACATCCCAATAAAGTCAGATATTATTATGAACAAATTTTTGGTCAACAAACCAAAACCATTTAATGTTCCAATTTTTAATAAATCTGCTGGACCATTTGTTCCAAAATCCATTATTGATGTAGAACCAATTAGATTGGTTAATCCAATTAAGTCAGTAAATTCAGCAAATGTATCTGTTAATCCAATGGTTAATATACCAAAAATCACTGTTGTCAAACCAATTATCAACACCGTAATTAAACCATCTTATGTACCCAAACTATTTGTTTCTGAACCAAAAATTAATAAATCGATAGATGTATCTAATGTCGCCAAATTATCAAATGATCTTAAATCTTCATCCATCGTTAAACCAACACCAACTGTTAAACCATCGAATGTATCTAATGTTACCAGATTATTGAATGAACTTAAATCAGCACCCACTGATAGATTAACTCCAATAATTAAATCAGTTGATAATTGTGAAACCAGAAATTATATGAATGATGTAGTTGAAATTCCAGTACCAATTCGTATTTCATCTGCACTTAATAATACATGTGAAGTTAAACATGATGAATATAATGAATCTGATAATACAGTGTACTATGGAGTTCCTGCTGACTTTCATGGATTTGATTATGACTGTGATTATAATATCGATAATATTTCTAAAACTGATGGTTCTGATTTTGAAGATTTGATTAATTTCGATGAAGAGTTATGTACTGAAAGTTCCGATTCTGATAATCATATTGAATTAACAAACACCGTTGAAATTCCACATATGAAAGATGATAAATCAATCAATTGTGACATAAGCAGTTCCGATTCAGATTCAGAAAATGGTAAAAACATATTTAATTTAATTGGTAATATTTCAAACAGTGATTCTGATACAGATTCAAACACAAATATAAATCTTATGGACACACCTATTGTATTTGACGAAATAAGTGATAATACATCAATTTTAGAGCCAACATCAGATGTAGAATCAAATAATAATGTGGTTAATTTTGAACAAGATTTATATTCTGAATCGGAATCAGAATCAGAATCAGATGATGAATCAGAAATAATTGGAAATACTCATTCTTTTGCCGGTTTACTTAATTTTGACGGTATAATGATGTCTAGAATAAATCCAGAGATAAATAAAAATACATCTGAAGATTTAATTACTTTTGATGAAATAACCACTATTGAAACAAATTCAGTGGAAAATGAAAATGTAGATATGTTTGGAGATTTAATCAGTTTTGATGAAGCAATTATTCCTACCGTAACAGTTAATAATATTAGCGATTTATATGAAGAAAATATTACAAATAATGATTTACAATATAGCACAAACGAATTAAATTTGATGAACATAGGGAATGAAATTAGGAACAATCTTATGACTAACGAAACAGAAATATTTGATGTTGTTAATTCACCAATTGATGATTTGATAAAATATTACACTAGAAATTTTAATTCATTACATACATTCACTTTGTAAATAGTATGTTAAGTAAAATATTAAATATAGGACATAATATCTTAATATTTAATGTAAGGTCGAATAGTTATGATTTGAATAAATGAAGATGCATATGGGTAGAATATTTTATTATATCGTGTTAGATAGACAATCTTAATCTTGAATAACAAAAATAAATAAGAGACAGGGTATCTTGATATATTATGATAAATCAAACATTTTAATCAGCGAAGATAATAAGAGATATTATATTTTGTTATTATATGTTAAATCGACTAATTTTAATAACGAAGGTAAACAATAAACAGAGTATCTTATTTTAACTTTGATATAACAATAAATAAGAGATAGGGTATCTTATTATCTCATGATAATTTTGAACATACAATAATAAATAAGAGACAGGGTATCTTATCACTTCATGATAATTTTGAATATATAATAATAAACAAGAGATAGAGTATCTTAACATCTCACGTCAATTTTTAACATGTAATAAGAAAGTGGTAGAATATCTTGTTATTTCATGTTTATTTTGAACATACAACAATAAATAAGAGATTGGGTATCCCATCACTTCATGATAATTTTGAACATACAATAATAAATAAGAGATAGGGTATCTTATCACTTCATGATAATTTTGAATATATAATAATAAACAAGAGATAGAGTATCTTAACATCTCATGTCAATTTTTAATATGTTATAAATAAGTGGTAGAGTATCTTTTTATTTCATGTCGATTTTTAACATGTAATAAGAAAGTGGTAGAATATCTTGTTACCTCATGTTAAATTAATGAAGTTATACACAACAAATAAACATAGACATAAATTATAATATTCAAAAACTTGAACACTCTATAATTTAGATCATTGTTTATGATCATAATATCGGATAAATAAATGATATATAAATATTAAAAAAATTATTATAAAATAATGTTCATAGACAAAACATACATAATATTTACATATATTATTATTGTTATATTAATCAATGTATCAAATGGTAATACAGCATTAGTAGAAAAAATCAATGAAAAATACCGTCTTAGTAAGTCAATTAATAATGAATACAATGATATAATGTTGATGGATTTTCCATTCATAAATGATCATGTGAATTTAACAAAATTTACAATAAGTGATAAATCCAATAGCACGAATATTTTTATGAGATACGTTGACAAAAAAAATATGATATATATGTCCATAATTGATGGAACAGTATCATGCTTTTTACAACTTCATGATGAAGTAATAGATGGTTATTATCAAATATACTGTATTCCTGAAAATAATTACATATTCACTATTCTGAGCCATAATATGCCAATCAATACCAGTCAAAAATTTACTCTTAAAAATAATATGAAATTTACGACAAAACCTTTATATTTGGAAGTAGTGACAGATTATCAACTTTATTTAACTTTAGATTCAAGTGTTACAAATGTTGCAACATACACGGCTAATATGTTTGGAATATTGTCAGTTATTTACACAAGAGATTTTGGTTTAACCCCAAACATATATGATGTTCATTACTGGACAACACCTGACCCATATCCAATAGAAGTAGATCAGAATCTTTATTATATAAGAGACAATGTGAATTCAAAAGCAGATGTGTATATTTTATTATGTCTTAAATGTGAAGGAGGCGGAATGGCATATATTAACGGTGCATGTGATTCTCCTTACAACAAAGCAGTTGCTGGTTCTTTAAATGGTTATTTCCCATCTCCATATCCAATAGATTATCACGGTGAAAATTGGGATCCAAAAGTATTTGCACATGAAATTGCGCATAGTTTGTCAGCAATACATACTCATGAATTTAATCCACCTATAGATACATGTGGACATAATGTTTATAATTGTCCAGCAACAAAATCAACAATTATGAGTTATTGTCATACATGTGCTGGTGGAATGACAAATATACAAATGGCATTTGATTCACAGAATTCCCAAAAAGTGAGAAATTATAATAAATGTAGATGAACATTGTTTTTATGGTTGTAACCAACACAAGATTAATAATCTTGCATTTTGTGATACTTACGACATTAGATGTAGAAGGTAGCAAACATCAGTTCTTTTACTGAAATCAAGAATATAATGACCAACAATATTAAATTTCAATTTGTTTAAAATATCCTCATCCAATCCAACTGATGTTAATTTCGCATTTGGTTTATCACATATGAGTACATACTTACAATTGTTCACTTGGGTCAGATTACTACTGAAGTTATTATCGCTTAACACGTTTAACATATTCCAAGTATTGAAAAGACAATTTCTTTTATTGCGTCTCCATGGGTAAATAGTATCATGAATATTCATATTTATCAAATCGTCCATGTAGTTTTCAGAATAAAACAAAAACATTATATCAGCCTCATCAAAATATGTTGTTGATACAGTTTTTAAATCATAACCACTGAAAATATCTCTTATTTGATACTTAATATTTGGACCATTTGTAGATTTTAGATTTAAGCGACATGTATCAATACCACTACTTGCTCTATAATCATAAACATTATTTGTTTTAATATTCATGATAGTTTCCAACATTTTTGATTTACCCGATTTAGCAGGTCCTACAAATACAATTTTGTATAAATGATCATAAGACAAATCATAATTTTCAACAGATTCAAAAGATATTGGTATATTTATTTCATTGATAAAATCAGATGATAGACTTATTGCTTCCTCACCATTGACATAATTGTAACTATTTTTTCCTTTGTTTAGAAAAAATCTCATTATTGTGAACAATTAATTTAATTTATTTTTAAAATATATATAAAGATTAACAATTTCACACATGTGAATCTTAACATTTTAATCATAAACGCTAAAAATGATTAAAAAATAAATTATTTTTTTCATAAATGTTAAAAACTATTAAAAAAAATAATTTATTTTTTTCATTAATAATATGATATATTTTTATATGTGATGTTAAATGAATTTATATTTGCATGATGAAAATTTTTAAACATTATTCACACGACATTAACATTAACAAATATTAATAATGTTAATAATAACATTATTGATATTAACAATAATAGTATTGGCAATAATAGTAATATTATTATAATATCATTATTATTGTTTATATTATTATTATTTGTATCAACATTATTATTTATATCATCATTATAATCTGTATCATAATTATTATCTGTACTTTTGTTATTATTTACATTATTAATATTAATATTGTCAGTATGTAAATTTATGTATGAAAAATATACAATATACGTTGTATGCGATTGTATATTATTTATCAGTATTATAGTTGTAAATAAATGACCCACATATGAAAATTTTTACCGAGTCTCCAAGGATAATATGTAATTTTATAATATGTCAGCATCGTCATCATCAGTAGTGCTAATATTATTGTATTGAAATTTTAATTAAATACAATTCTGTGAGAGACATGCTCATAATAAAATTGGAAAATATTATGTTTGTATTATTTGATATCATATCATGTTGAGAATATACAGTAGTGTAAATCGTGTAAGGAACGCTATCAATTATTACTTTTATCTCTAACAAATTAATAATTATAGCAGTGATATCACAAGTGTTTTGATTTTTTGACAGATGAATTTTTTTGCGTTAATCAGAAAAAAATTTTTTTTTAATAATTTTTTAAATTAAAAACATCCAGAAGAACAATGGAAGTATGACATATTTTGGTGAATCAGTATATAATTATAATATTTTTTTATTTTCATATATTTCACAGATTTCATATATACAATAACAAACAAATGTTTATAGCTTATTCACCATTGATATATATGTAATTATTTTTATTCTTGTTTGGCAAAATCTCATTATTGTGAACAGCTAGATTAATTTGGTTTAAAAATACGAATGAAAATTAACAGTTTCACACATACAAATCTTAACATTTTAATCATAAACGTTAATAATGATTAAAAATATAATTAGTATTAACAACATTAATATTAATAAAATTATCATCATTAGTATTATCACATTCGCTTTCATTACAGTCATTAGTATTATTATTGACAACAATATTATTGTCGATTAAATTTATCGTCATAAGTAAACAGATATCTTTTAGAGATATTACAAAAATTCTCATGCTTGTATAAAAAATACAATACATGCCGTATATGATTGTGATTATCGATATTTATATGTGGTATTATGAAATCGGGAAATTCTAAAAATAGATCATTTGTATGATGATGTGGTATAATATCATATTATAAACATGTTATAGTAGATTCTATTTTACTTCAAGAACTAACAAATATTTTCTATTATCAATATTATCAGTAACATTAATACTATTAGTATCATCAATAATATCAACATCATCGGTGTTATCGGTGTTATTGATATTATTAACATTGTCAATAATACTAAAATCATTAATACTATCAATATATTGGTGTCGTCGATGTTATTAGTATCATTAACATCGTCATCAGCATTATTACTATCACTATCACTGATAATATTAATATTGTTTGAAAAATATGTAATCGTGTATGATGTATATGATATGTATTGTGTATTATCGATTAAAATTTCCATCGTGAATAAATTAACATTTTCTAAAAATAATATATCTATTATAACTATATTATAAATAATTCCAGAATTTAATTGGTTAAAAATTTTATTATTAACATTAAATAAAAAAAATCTCATGTTTTATATAAAAAATTTTTTTTTAAACAAATTTTTTAATTTTTTAAATTAAAAAAATTACTTTAAGAAAGTAGTGGAGATATGACGTATCTTGGTGAATCAGTAAGTAAATAAATAAATAATCAATAAGTGAAGAATATATACATCATAGATAAAGTCTCAAATAAAATATATTTTAATTATTAATTTCATTGATATTCATCATATTTTTTACCAAATATTTCATTTAAAGTTTTTATCTCATAATAAATATTTCAGACTTAAATGGAAAAATGATCAAAATAATCAAAAATAATATTTTATACATTGTGGTAATTTATGTTCGATTGTATATAATTTATTAATATTTTCACCGTAAGTAAATAGATGATTTCTGAATATATTATATTGATTATATTGATATTGTGGATAATTCTATTGTTAAATAATTTAATATTAAGTAAAAAAAAACAATTAAAAATATTATACATTCATAATGGAATTCAATGGATTTTTCATAATTGGATAAAATAGATATATTTTTGATGATTCTATTAGTTTATTCATATCAACAAATAATCTACCAAATCAACAAATCCTTTAACATTGAAATTAATATCAAAATTATTAAGATTACCAATAATATTAATGTCATTAATATTATCGATGTCATTAATATTATCGATGTTATCAATATCATTGGTATTATTAACGTATTTGTAATATCAACTTCATTATTATTAATGTTGTTGTTATCATTGTTATTATTATTGTTACTATCATCATAATCATCACTATCGTCTATATTATTATCACCAGCGTTAGCATATAGTGTATTTTGTGTACTGATAATATGTATTATTATTAATAATAAGTAAACATCTATTATAGAGATGTTACAAACAAATTCACTATTTGGTATATAAAAATTCTTTTCATTGATTGGAAAAAATTCTCATGTTTTATATAAAAAAATTTTTTTAACAAATTTTTTAATTTAAAGAATTAAAAAAATATCCGTGAAACTGGTGGAAATATAATAATTTTCCTATTACACGTATTTTATAGATATATGTTCATAATTTCTTTCAGATGTGAAATTTTCATGATATAATTTTGAAAATATATTCTATTTATTATTTCACCAATATTTTTCATATTTTCGATTAAATATTTTGATTTAATAATATATACATATTATACTGAAGATATATTATTAAAAATAATTCAATATGGTTTATATACATTATTATTATAATCAATAGTGTTGTTAATAATACCAGTAATAATATTAACAATATCCATAACATTATCACCATTATTATTATTACTAATATCTGATATTCCAAGTTGATGTAATTCTTTTAATAATGTACATATAATATAAGAATTTGAAAATGTAACAACTGTAAATTGTGATATAGTAAACATATTTGGCGTACAAGATGTATTATTAATTAGTGCGTCTATTATAAATAATATATCGTTTATGTCGATATTATTAACATCGTCAATAATATCATTAATATTACCAACATTGATGATATTATTGATAACATTGATATTTTTTGATAATATTATCATCGGTAAAAGTGTTGTTATCGTTACTATTGTTAATATTTGTATTATTATTATCGTATGGAAAATGTATAATCGTACGTGATGTGTAATGTACACTATCTGTAAGAATTCTTATCATAAATAAATAAACATCTCCTAAAAATATTATATCTATTATGATTATATTATATATAATTCCAGGATTTAATTGTTAAAAATTTTTAACATCAAATATAAAAAATCTCATGATCATATGAGAAAAATTTTTAATTTAAAAAATTAAAAATATGATACTACCTGATAAATGGTTAGCAAATAAACTATCATAGCCTCTAACAAATCAAGAAATAAAGTATATCTATTTATTAGTAATATTCAGTGACATTTTTTAATCTGCTATAGTTATTATTTTATCAATACTTCCCATATTTTACTAAATATTACAACTTAATAGTGTATACAGAAAACTGAGATATTCATATCAAACCAAAATAATTTATTTAAAAATTTATTTCATAGTAAATATTTTAATCTTAAACGAGCAAAATGATTAAAAATAATATTTTATATGTTTTACTAGCTAACAGGTTTTCCACATCTGAATGAAATAAACAAAAAATTTACTTATTATATACTTAATGTAGATAATCGAGTATGTAAACAATTTCTATTATTTCTAAAGTATCAAAAATCATTCTGAAATATTTAAATATATTAATTTATACTTTATCACGTTTGTAAATATAATTGTATGTAAAAGGATTAAATTGGTGATAACTAAAAGTTAATCACTAAAAGTTAATCACACAGATATTATCAATCTTGTAATTAGAAATAAATATGATGAAAATTTCCTTATCCTTTAGATAAAGAGATATACTCTTTTTACTGATCTAACTAGATTGGTAGTGATATTATTAGTCCTTATTTCAGGAATTACATTCAGGACTAACAAATGTTTTTATTATTAATATTATCATAATCATTAATAGTGTCAACTGTATCAACAACAATGTTGTCGTCGATGTTATCAACATTATTAATAGTGTCACGATCATTAATAATATTAACACATTAACATTATTAATATCATCATTGTCATTATCAATATTATTATTATCAGTAATGTTATTATTAACATTATCAATATCATTAGTAATGTTATTATTAACATTATCAATATCATTATTATCATTATTATCATCGGTAGTATTATCACTATCGATATCATCATTATTGATAGTATTATCACTATCAACATCAACATCAATATTATAATTTAATTGGTAAAGATTAAAATTATTAAATATGAAAATCCCCATTTTTTAATATAAAAAAAATTTTTTATTAACATTTTTTTTAATTTTTCAAATTAAAAAGACATTCTGAGAAAATAGTAGTGATATGATATATCTTAGTGAATCATATGTAAATAAATAATCTATAAATAAAGATTGTATATATATGTATACAATTATAATATTTTATAGATAAATATCGACTGAATATTGATAACTTTCAACAGATCAAAAAAAATGAAAATATACATGTATTATTGATAAAATATTACGATAAAATCTTCAAAATATATTCTATCTGTTATCCCATCAATACCTCTCATATTTCTGACTAAATATTTTAACTCGATAATATGTATAAATAACTGAAATACTCATAATATGCTCGAAACATTTCACTAAAATTTTGTCACACGATAAATACTTTAACCTTAAATGTGAAAAATAATTATAAATAATATTTTATACATTGCAGCTATTAATGGATTTCTAGTAGATAGATGAAATAAATATAATAAAATTCTATATTCTTTAAGTAGAGAGATATACTCTTTTACTTCCAATTATCTTGATAATTAGATCATATTAGATCAAATATCCCTATTATTAACATCGACAATAATATTATTAATATTGCCAATACTAATGATATTATCAACATTATAAACATTTTAATATCATTGTCATTACCAATATTATTAATAATAGCAGCATTAATATCGTCAAAATATTGAAATTATCGGTGTTACCGTTACCGTTACTGTTATTGATATTGTTATCAATATAATCATTTATGTTCCTAATATTATCAACACCATTATTATTGATATTGATATTGATAATATTGTCATCTTTATCAATGTTATTATCATTACTGATATCATTGTTGTTGTCACTATCAGAAATTTCAAATTCGTCCAATGATACATCTACTATAGTGATATAATAAGTGATCATATAATTTAAAAGATGAAAATTTTCTGTAATAAATAAAATAGGCTTCATTTTATATGGAAATTTTTTTCAAGAATTTTTTTAATTTTTTAAATTAAAAATTATCTGGATGAATAATGGAAGTAAACAAATAATCAACAATGGAGATCGTATATACATATTTATAATAACATTATCTTTCTGTTCCACGGATTTTACAGATACAATCTTAGATAGATATTCATAACTTTCGAAAGATAAAAACATACTTGTATTATTAATAAATTTCCACGATATAATTCTGAAATTATATCTTATATTTTTTTTTACTAAAACATCTCAACATAATAAGATATACATATCATACTCGAAATATATCATTAAAATAATATTTTATACATTGTAGTAATTAACGGATTTTTCACATCTGTATGAAATAAGTTAACCCATGTTTTACATATTATTTATTATAATGATGAAACAAACAATTACACAATTTAATAAGCGAAAAAATTTTATATCAATTGAAACAATTCCCATGTTTTATATAAAAAATTTTTTAAAACAAATTCTTTTAATTTTTTAAATTAAAAAAATTATCTGGAAGTATGATATCCATCGAAGAATCGGTGAGTAAACAAAAAACAACGAATGAAGACTGTAAATATGTTTTCGCAAAGGATTGGTAATTTATTTACTATATTATTCATTGTAATATTCAATGAATCTTTCACATCAAGGTGAAATAAATTAAAATTAGTCATATTTATCATATAACTGGTATTACATGGCTATATACTTTTGAATATACCAAACTAAGAGTGTTCTCGAATAATGGAAAGAATTCTATTGTAATCAGGATATTCTTTATTTAGTTCATTTACGGTTTTATCGCATATTAGCAATATGGATATGATCATCAACATATTCTCGTAAAAGATCAGTAACCTGTTTACTACATCATATTCGAAACATTTTATTTAGATGTGACAGTTAACAGATCTCTCACATCTAAATAAAATAAATTAACTCATGTTTCACGTATTATATATATTTAATGTAGATAATCAAAGCGAACACAATCTTTGATTATTCTTAGAATAGCAAAACATTCTTCTAAACACTTAAATATACTAAGTTAAGAATGATTTCGTATAACTGATATAATTTTACATAGGTGTCACTCATTGATGTTATGATATAGTGATGATCAATATATGTTATAACCTTAAGAGGAAAAAAATAATTAAAAATATTATACTTTTTATAAAAAAATTTTATATATTCAATAAATCTTTCACAATTGGATGAAATATATTAAATCAAGAATATATTCTCATATCAAATTTTATTATGGTGAAAGTCTTTATTATTGACCACATATAATAATCCTTATCATTAATACTATTGAAATATTTATTAATAATTATAATAATCTTCACTTTATCAAAATTTTAAATATAATTGTATATAAATAAGATTCAAATGATGATAATTCAAAATAAATCACACATATTTTTTGGCGTTCTTAGCCAATTTTATTCCTATCCTTTAGATAAAAAAATGTACTCTTTTTATTTTTGATTATTTTGATAATTTAATTAGATTAACAATTAAATCGTATTATATCAGACATCTCCTATTATAAACATTGATATTATTGTAAATAATATCAATAATATCGCTAATATTATTGATATATACAATATTATTAACATTGTGTGTATCGTTGATGATGTTAATATTTTCAATAATAATAACATCAATATAATTAATATAATATCTCTATTATTAATGTTTTTAAAATTCCCGATATTATTATCATCATCTCCAATAATATCATCAGTAATATTACTATCATTATTATTATAATATGAAAAATATTCAATCATGTATGACGTATAATGTATATCATTGGTAAGTATTTTTACCATAAATAGATATACATCTCCTAAAAATATTATATCCACTATTACCAATTTATATATAATTCCTAAATTAAATTGTTGAAAATTTTGAATATTAAATATAAAAAATCTCATGTTTTTATATAAAAAAAATTTTTTTTTTAAACAAATTCTTTTAATTTTCTAAATTAAAAAAAATAACATATGAGGATTATATATATTAAAAACCCATTTAAAATCAGTGATTTATATATTATGTTAAACTTATGGGCGATAAGTATTTTTGTAAACAAATATTTGTCAGTGTTATCGGATAACAATGAAAATCATGATAGAAATATTATTGTTTCTATTCAAGACATTGTAAAATTTCACATGTATGAGATTTTAACATTATAACAAATTTCCACTAGATTATTTCGATCATAAACGATAAAAATGATTTAAAAGAATCATTTTACTTTTTTCTATCGTAATTTAGATATTTTTTATTTAATTCATCTACGACTTCAACAATGTCTTTAATGTATATTAAAAATGTGGAGATATATTATTGATAAATTCGTTAAATAATATTTTAAGATGAGTGTTTAAGGCTGACAAACGTTTCTATTATCAATGAGATAATTATTATCAATAATATTATCAGTATCATTAATAATGTCAATTCTACCATCAATATCGTTGTTATAATAATATCATTATTACTTTTACTGTCACCGTTGATATTATTAGTATAATCATTATTATCATTATTACTATAATTATTATTATCGTTATTATCATTATTACTATTGTTATCAACGTTAGCATTATTACTATTGTTATCAACGTTAGCATTAACGAGAATAATACCATTATCACCATTGTTACTGTCGTTATCGTTATCAATGTTAATATCGATATTGTCATTTATAGCAATCATAATAGTATCGTTACCATTGTCTATATTGTGAATAATTTTACTATTTAATTGAAATTTATTTGTAATAAATAAAAAAATTAACATCTTTTACATAAAAAAAATTTTCTAAAACAAATTTTTTAATTTTTTAATTTTTTAAATTAAAGAAAATTATTCCCGGAAAATGGCGAAGATATGAGATATTTTGATAAATCACATACATATATATACGATTACAAAATAACTTTCAACAAATCACGTAAATGTAAAATATACTTGTATTACTGATAATATATATATATATATTAACTTTTATCTCTTTTGTTATTTTCATTAATATCATCACTACCACAATCTTTATCTTTTTTAACATCAACAATATTATCGTCATTAATATCACTAACACTAGTAATATCAATATCAATATCAATAACATTATCATTATTAATGTTCCAATTTTGGTATCGAATGATATGATTGAATAGTCTTGAAATTTTTCATTTCGACACTGGATTCAGAACCTCAATCAGTATTATTTTACTATTGAACATAAAACCCATTTATATAAAAAAGTTAATTTAAACTTTTTTTAATTAAAAAAAAATTAAAAATGTTACGATGTGGAACAATCACACGGAAGATAATGTAATAGATATTCAACATATAACCAATCAACAATTTGACATCTGTCAAAAATATTATGAAATATAGAAAATTGTCACAAAATTTTTTTTAATTCATAAATTTAAAATAGAAGGAATTTCGTCCGTCTCATCTGCCCCTTCGAGTATTAGCAAATATTTCTTAACATGTGATTGATCTATTGCATCTCTTTCACTATTCTCATTATTTATTGGTAATTTTATGTATAAAAAAATACATTAAGGTTAATCAATATGTAATCTTTATTTGTTTATTATTTATTTATCTTTGTGCTGGCTAATTATGATATGTTATATTTTCCACTGTTTCCAGGAAAATTTTTACTTTTTAATTTAGAAAATTAAAAAAATATTAAAAAATTCTCATCATATAATGGAGCTGCTTATAATATCGATGTAATTAATATTACATATTTGTTTATGATGAGAATTACATCCACATATATACGACTACAATATTTTCAACATGTTCAAGATACTTTATTCGAATTTTATCATGCGGTAAATGTTCCAACCTTAAATGGAAAAAAATAATTAAAAATAATATTTTATAATTGTGGTAATTATCGTAATTTGCGTGATATTGAAATTATTTAAAGATTTATTTCTATATGGTGAAAATCTTTATTATTGATAACTTTCATTAACTCTGATACATATTAATTAACTCTCATGACAATTTTTACTTTAATACAATTGTAAACATAATTTTATATAAAAAAATTTGATTGATAATAACTCGGGAAGAATTATATAATTTTTTGTTATTCATGAAGTGTGTTTTGTACCGTCACCAAAGTATGGTAAAAATTCTTTATACTTTAAATAAAGGGATACTCTTTTTTATTGATCCAGTTTTTATACAAGACTAGCAAGTGTTTTTATAATTAATATTATCACTGATACCAATAATATTACTAGTATCATTAATAATGTTAACTGTATCAACAAAAACGATGTTGTTGATGTTATTAACATTATTAATAGTGACAAAATCATTAGTAATATTAACATATTAACATCGATAGTATTATTTTCACCATTGTCATCACTTTTATCATTGTCATCACTTTTATCATTTATATTTATGTCATTTACATTTATATCTTCATTAGTATCGCTAACACTAGCAATATTAATATCAATGTTAATATTAATATCAATATCAATATCAATAATAACATTATCATCTTTATTTTTGTTATTGAACATAAAACCCATTTTTTATATAAAAAAGTTAATTTAAATGTTTTTTAATTTAAAAAATTAAAAATGTCACGATGTGGAACAATCGCACAAACATACTGATTCACACACAGAAGATAAAGTGATAAATATTCAACATGCATCCAATCGACAAATTTGCCATCTTTAAAATCATCATTGTAAAGTAAAAAATTGTCACAAAAAATTTTAAAATTTTTGAATTAAAAATGGAAAACGGAACTTACACGAATAAATACTGCAGAGAATTTAATCTGAAAGACATCAATGATTTGTCATTATGTGGACCTGCAATGACATTCGATAGGAAAATCATTACACCCAAAAATGCAAAAGGTGATGTTAAGTTTGAAGGAAGATTTCAATTTGAATATGATGTAAATGTAAATGAAAAGTTTGACACTCTTCTGACATTAAACAATCACAAATCCAATGGGGACCTCCTAGTCAATAAATTGGACAAATCTTTGTTATTGACACTTTAAGTATAAATATAATCATAAATATAAATATAAACATAATTATTATAGTAAGTGATCCAATGGATCATTGACTTATTCACATAAAGCTAAACATACACTGAAGGCTCACTAACATTTGTGACATTTCCAACCATTCTATATTCTGTGTAAAATATTTCTTTTGTTGATCTGACATATTGCAAAATAATTATCAAAACAGACAAAATTATTATTACAGCGACAATTATACCTATGATTATAATCAATGTGTTTCTCCTTCTTATTGTTTCTTGTTTTTGTCTGAGAATTTGCTCAGATTCTTCAGGAGTAGGTATATATTCGTCTTCTTCGCTGCATGGTATTTTTCTATTATTTCCAGATTCATCTAGTTCATAACAACTTACACCCCCTCTACAATACTGTCTTAAATTAATATCACCCATTGTTGATTCAACAACAGTGATATCAACACCTGAAATAGAGCATGAACATCTAGTAGTGCCATTACATCCACCACATGCTTGTGTAAAATTTATATTTCCATTTGTAGAATTAGTTAATCTTATTGTTACATCGTCTATTATGCACAAATTTCCATTACATACAATTTCATTTCCATTACTTAAAGCAGTTTCTTGTATAGTACCATATCTTGAACATAATGGATCACAATTTTTGGGTATTCCGTACAAATTTTCATATATCGCATATTCTGAATTAGGTAAGTGACAACCGCAAAAATTAACAATTTCTCTATTACCAGACGCAGATTCTCTATTGTATTTTGAGCATTCTTCAATTAATGCTTCACTGCATGCAGCAGGATATTGTGAACATACATTATACAAAATACTTTGGAAACTTCCCGCCAACCCAGCACCTTGTATACCATTTTTAAAATAATTCCTAAATATTGCTCTCATTCTATCCCTAATCCATGGTAAATCTTCAGGATTTTGAGTGTTAACAGCCACCATTCCTCTACAAAATTGTGATTCATTCCATGCTCTATAATATTCTTCATCTCCATTTTTTTGAACACAATCATTTTCAAATATATTTCTACAACTGCTTGAATTACCAGATCTATATTTTGGATCACAAGTGCTTTTAAATGGAGTATCAGTAAAACAATTATTAAATATTTCATTCTCATTATAATTATTAATGCAGCACTGTTTTGGATCACCATTAAAACTTTCTCTGTAACACTCAACATATCTTCTACCATCTCCGTCACAACATGATCCAGTAGAATATAATGCCCATTCTGGTCCCAAATTTTCTCTACATACATCGTATCCTTCTTCCCATGTACCACAATATCCAGGAATTATGTATTTATAACCTATACGGTCGTCGGGTACACATATACTTGTATAGTCTGGCGAGCTTGTACAACTCGGCGGATTTGATTGCATATTTTATCTTAGAAAATTATACTATCTAATTTTTTGACATACCAAAAAAATATTAATCAGAGTTACCACATTTTTCACAACCATTAATGTTATTACATTTTGGACAGTATTTGGGATCAATTAATATGGTTTTATAATAAAAGAGAAGAATCAAAGTTATGAGGAATGCTACCAAGAATATCATGGACAGAAGTAAATATAAGTAATGTTTGGCATCTGTCATGGTGATCAAATATATCTATATTTAAATGAATACAAAAATAAATAATTATTTATTTTCATTTAAAATGTCTAACAATAATTTTCATTTAAATGTTAACAGACCACATAATGTGTTGTTGTCGGGACAGGGTAATCCGCCTTTGAATACTAATGTTAATAGACCTTCACCTATGCCTGTATATAATCCAACAAATGTGCAGAACAGACCAATTTCCAATTTACCGCCACGATTACAAACGGGACCGCCTACATTCCAACCTCAACCTCAAATGCAAACGAGACCACCTGTATATACTCCTCCAAATGTGACATCTCAACCACAGACGCAAATTAGACCACCTGTATATACTCCACCGAATGTAACATCTCAACCACAGACGCAAACTAGACCACCTGTATATACTCCACCGAATGTAACATCTCAACCACAGACTCAAACTAGACCACCTGTATATACTCCACCGAATGTTACATCTCAACCACAGATACAAACTAGACCACCTGTATATACTCCTCCAAATGTGACATCTCAACCACAGGCGCAAACGAGACCAGCTGTGTATACACCGATAAATATAAATTCACCGTCACAGTTGCAAACAGGACCTACAAGTATTCTAGCAAATGCTTCTCAACAAAATGTTACATCTTTCCCTCCGACACAAATGAGACCACTCACAAGTGTTCTAGCAAATGCTTCCCAACAAAACGTAACTGCACCCGCTTCTCGTATGAGACTTACCACAAGTGCACCAAAAGGAACTATAAAAAGATCACCAACTACAAGTACATCAAAAAAAGTTACTTTTTCACCAACAAATCCACCTATTCAAGATATTCCAAATTATGATAACATTCCAAGAGTACAAGGAACACATAAATTTGGAGCAGTCCAAAATATTCCAACTGGACTTAGTTCAAATAAACCAGCTTCCACATTTGCGACATCAAGTGTTCAAGTGCCAAAAGGTGGTGGAGGTGAGTATATTAGAAACATTATACAATCCGGTGGACAACAAACAGTTGCCAGACCCATTGTGAGCAGAGAAAATGTAAAATTGGATATACCAAAAATTCCAATACCACCTCCAATAAATGAACAAACTGCAGAAAGTTATAAAATAAAATCTGAATACGACAATTCTTTGTCATACTTGTATAAAAGAGCAAGAATATTAAATGTACCTGTCTCTTATTTACTTGTCATTCCAAACACTGGATCTGAAAATTATGTGATAGACGAATTTGATATTGATGAAAATGTCGATGTCAAATTCACCACTATATTTGATTTAATTAAAAATGCAAATGATAGCACTTTGTACGGTATCTGGGACATGGTCAAAAATATACAGGGAAATAAAATAGTTCCAGAAGAAGTATTATACATGTGGATGTTTGCATTCACGGATGATCTTATTTTGATGTCTAACGATTTTCTATATATGGTCAACACATATTTAACCAACACACACACAAGTAATGCGTTACCAGCAAGACAATTTTCTAGTGCAACAGAAATCTTGGATTCATATTATAATGATTGGGGTGTCAGTTATTTAAATGATTTAAGCAGAGATATACGTTTAACTGAAGACTTCATTGATTCACAAATAAAAATCTCCCAAGTTCAACCTCTTTTATATGGTCCTCCGGTTCTATCTGATGTAACATATATATATGAATATGGTGTTGATTATGATCCATTGGTAGACTACTTTGCTAATTCCATTACAAGCAATGTGATGCCTTACATTCAATACGATTCAAGTTATAAGAAGGATGAAGATACTGTTATTGTTCCAGATAAGTTCACAAAGATATATAAAGGGACCAACAGTGGAAACAAACCCAATTACAACAATATTAAAGAACCCATTTTAGCGACTAACAAATTACCAAATATAACAATAAACATATGGAGCGGAGATGCATCAAATTGTAATAGAACGATAGGTAACCATGATGTGCAAGAGACTGCACGGACTGATAATAAGGAGAGATTTTATGTTGCTGAAATTACATATATTATTGATGCCAAGAAAATAAGGGTGGAGGTAAAATCTCCCACTACAAAAGTCACTAACATTCAAGTTATCCTTAACAGAATATATGAACATATACCTGATTTAAAACATGCAGAAGCTAATGAGCTGAAAGAGAAAAAACTATCCGGTTCATTTAATGTATACGATGTTGAATTATTCGATATGCCTTTTCAAAATTTAACATTGTTGGAGCCAATATTTTCGTCATACATATATATAGAAGAAGTTGATAAAGCACTTCCCCTCAAGAAAAGATTGGATATACATTACAGAGGTATGTTGATAGAATCACAATCAAGCACATCCACATCTTCTCTTCAAGGTGAATATAAAAAGGCATATAAATCTCCAATCAAAGCTGGATTAACAACTGAAACAGCACTGGCAGGAAGTAAAGTAGCTCTAGATGGTTCAGAGGTCCTAGCAGATGTAACAAGAAATATGAAATATATACATGTGAACATGAACAGAGCTACATCAATGAGAGCAATTCGTCAATTTATGAATATATTTTCGAGGTTGATGAGGATATATTTAGACAATCTGGGCAAGATTAGAGGGGAAATATCTTATTATGTACCTGGATTTGAAGATGGAGATTCAATCACTGATGTAAGCAAAAAGAAAGGAAATAAAAAGAAGGGAACAAAATCACGTATTGAAAGACTAAAAGAAGCTTTTCCAGAATTATTTGTCGGGGAATATGTAAGGAAATGTCAAGGAAAGTCACAACCCATAATCATTCAAAAAGACGAAATAGAGCAATGGAGAGCAAGAAAGATTGATATTGGTGGAGGTATGGTAGAAGACAGGATGGTGTTAAAATTTCCACCTGAATTAAATAAAGAAGATAGTAAGGGAGAACCCATGTTTTATTACACATGTCCAGATGATAGCGTGCCATATCCAGCTATTCAACCGAATGATATGATCAACAAAGATATATTCCCATATATTCCATGTTGTTATAAAGAAAATCATTTAGAGAAGAAATCAGAATTGAGAACTCTTCTATATGGAGAGATGGATGATCCTAAGAAGAAAGATTACACTATATCCATGGATAAGATATTAGATGAGGGAAAATCGGGAGCTATTAACAGTGAGTTTAATTCACTTCTCCTTAGATTACTTGATGGTATCAGTACAAATGATGAAAATTTTGATAAAATCAGTTATAACAGGTTCGGAACAATAATTGATCAAAATAGTTTCATACACAGCATACTTATCGCTGTAGGTCATCAAGATTATTTAAGAATGGACAGGAACGAAAAGATAAACTTTGCTGAAAGTATCAGAATGGGTATGTGGAATAATGTATATCCTGAGGTGTGTAGACAAGAAATGTACGATCATGATATATATGGTATCAAAATGGCCGTGAGTAAATTGGACAGTTTTTTTGATCCATTGTTATATTACAGGACGTTGGAAGAGATGTATGGAATTAATATATATGTTTTCAATCTTCTTGATAAGGACAAAAGTACTGGAATGTCAAATAATCTTTTATTACTTCCAAGACATAAACATTTCCATGTTAGACCGCCCAGAATAACTAATGATAGGGGTCAATACAGGGAGACTGTTATTATCTTAAGACATGAAGGAAGTTCGTCTGATAATCTACCATATCCCCATTGTGAAGTTATTGGAAAAGTTGAGAAGGGTAGAAGTACAATATTTAAATTTAATTATCCATCAGATATGGAAAGACAATTATATCCAATAATTGCATTTAGTGCAAGAACTCTAACATGGGAAAATATTGAAAATGAGAATGTCTTGAGACAAAATATATATTCATCATTTGATTTTGAAAGTACATTTAAACATGTTTTAAGCCAAGTTATTGACAGTTCAGGTAAAACTAGAATATTGGAAGTGAGAAAAAATGCCAGATCACCCAGTGTATTTGTAAATATTCCACCAACAGCACCAATGAATAGAATGGGTATAGACTCAGATGAAATATATAATAAACTTCCATCATATGAGGCAGTTATATCTTTGTTAGGAGTACCTGTGGGATATAGCAAAGATATTGAAAATGAAAATGTAGTTAATGGGTTATGGTATAATTTGGGAGATATAGAATTTGGAATACATGCACCTGTTAGAAACATTGATTTAAATGTGATTTTGGAAAAATATCCGGAAATTGTTTCTCATTCAGATGCAAAATATCAAAACATAAAACTGGCAAAGAACAACGCCATTTCACCAATTGATAGAGTTAGAGATTTGAGGAGAGCAGCTGATTATTTAATTCAAATTGTGAAGTATTTATACATCATGGATAATGTAGGAAATGAAGAAAATAGAGGGGATGTGTTTGAATTTTTGAATAAAATATCAGTAATGTATAATGCAGAAAATAAGGAAGATTCATACAACATATACAAACCTACTGATTTTAGAAGAGTTTTACCCGCAAGTAATGCTAAAAAAGCCCCACCATCACGTAAAGTTGAAGATGTGTTGACAATGTTGTCTGTTATTAATAATAAAGTTTTTCCTAATGGTAAAATATTATTATACGATGACGGTATGAGGAGGGGAATGCTTTATCAATTAAAAGTATTTAAGGACAAGGTACACGGAATTAATTTCGAACCAGAATATTTTAGAGTTTTGAATAATTACTATGTATCAAAGGATGACTTTTACAATAATAAAAATAAGGGATCTGCTAAAGCAAATAAGGATAATGAATATTTACTGATCAACAAAAAAGAATATTCTGATTGGAACAGTAAATTTATGCAATCATCTAATTTACAATTGAGACGTATACAAAATCTTAAAGACACTGTTCAAACCATTTTAAATCCAAACTCATATATTTATCCTGAACCATATATATACCAAGAGTATGACAATAATATATTGGGATCGAATATAGATCCAGCATCTGATAGATTTTATTTGATTCAAAATGTTGCATCTGGTAATATTAAAAGAGCTTTAAATGTTTGTTATATATGGTCTAGAGATAAAATAAATTTAGGATATAACGCATCACAATATACTTCACCTGATGGTAGTGATCAATTATCACATATGGTGTATACAATTTCACCTAATGGTACATTAGCGTTAAGCAAAGATAACAGAGTTGGAATGGGTACATATATGTCAATATTGGATTATGGAGATGATAAATATGCAGCTATATTGGAGCTCATTTAACATGTTTATGAGACGAGTAAATTTCACATCGGTGATGTGAAATAAATCATTAAAATAAATATTTTTCCAATTAAAATAATTAGAAAAGATATTTTTTATTTCAACAATGTCAAATAAACTTATAGCAAAACAAAATATCAATGGATAATTTTACTTTATTCTTCGACAACCTGAACTTTAAATGACAATTAGCGAAATGGATAAAAAATTAAATTTAGAAACATGTTTTTACAGCTTGCTAAGGTTTTAAAAAAATCAGACTATCTAAAAACTTTTATTTGGATTAGTAATGGAGACAAAAATAGTATAATAGAACTCTACAATTTCCAGAATATCAAAAAATAATGGAAACAAAAAACACTGGATACTCAACACAGAAATCAAGAAAAAAATCAAATTGTTTATTTATCACAAAAGAAAAAAAAAGCAGAAGAAATGGAGACAAAAACAGAAGATAAAAATAATGAAAGACATGAAGTGAAATGAATCACATATGTATGTTATTTCTTATTACAATTTTCAGAATATAATTCTTTTTTAAATCAGAAAAAAAAAATAATTTTATTTTACAATTTTATGTTTAAAAATAATTAAAACACGAATATAACTTACGAAAGTGATAACTTTATTGGGAATCTAACATGGTATACGGAATGAAAAATAATGATTTTCTGGATAAATACATTGATAAAACTAATTTCAATTTCTCCAAGACATCATTTTGTGTTAATTATTCAAAACATCCACATAATCATTTATATCATGTAAATTTCCAAAAAAATAATCCAACCATATAAAGAACGTGCAAATTATATGACTATAAAAATATTACCACAATATACTGATGATTATACCACCAAATTTGAAAAATACAAATGTGGTCCCACCATCTCTGATCTAGACATTGATATTGAAAATGTTAGATATCAACATCTACCAGTATTCATGAAGTTTCTATCAGATGATGAAATTTTACTATGTATAAAGTACTACAGATACCATGATTTTGAAAATTATGGGTTGATCGATGTATATTGGAACATCCATAAGCAATATTTTGCATACATGGGAAAGAAAGATAAATTAACCTTAAGAGAGAACATGTCACTGTTTAAAGCACTTTTAACACATTTTATGGATAATCAAGACATATGTTATGATAAATGGTTTACATTAGTACAAAATGAATTATTGGCCGAGCTGTCCCTCAGAATCAAATGGGAAGAAAGTAAGTTGCTAAATGCTATCATTACACACAGGAAAAATAATAAATATTTAAAAACTGATGAAAGAATGGTGTGGCAGAATAATTATATTAAATATGAAGAAAATGCAAGGAAGAAATGGTATGCTAATCAGATTGATGTCATCAAAAATTTAGAAAACATTATTTTGAACATAAGAGATTTTGAAAGAATAAAATCAGAAAATCTGAATATACCTCTTTTAAACAATGATATATATAACAATGATAGATATGAATATCTGTTTAATCTAAACTTAAATAAAATCCGGATGATAAACGGTCTGTATACAATTGTTGAAAATGATTGTATAGTAACAACCTCAAAAATAAATAAAATTTGTCCACTATACAGTTGTGTTAACCACAGTAAAAATATAATCAGCTATAAATCGATCCAAAATTAAAACAATGTTTTAATTTCTTGTCGAAGAATTTACAATACAGGTCTTTCACTTTCACCAGCTGGAAGGTTACCAACATAAGCTAAATTGTTAGCCATTTCATCAGTAAAACTGGGAATAATTGAATTTGGATTTACATGACCAGATAAGAATTTTGCCAACTCCCAAGCTAAAAGTATCAAATATCTTGATGATACTCTAATACATATTTCAGAGGTCATTAATCTTTTGTAATAATCATTAAATGAATCACCTTGTATAAATAAAGTGCCAAGATCTGGTTGTGTTTCAATATTTGTCCTCAATTTTTCCAAATATCCTCTTATGTAATTTTCAAAAGAGAATTGTAAATAGGCACTGCTGTCTATGTCAAAATTAAAATTATTATTTTTAATTGATCTAACTATTTTATCTTCGAAACTTTCAGGTGATGACAATATAGATCTTTTGAGATATTCTGGATCCACATTTTTAAGGAATGAGCAGATCGATATATGTGTTGAATCGTGATTGATTGGATATTCATGACCCACACCTTTCCATCTTCTAATATACATACCAGAATAAAATAAATTTTTTATAAAATCTACGACATTTTCTGGATTTTCAGAGTAAAGGGCTTTAATAAGATCTTCATCTGATCTGTTTTTAATATCCTGTATAGCCCTCTTTAACTCAACATTATTTGTGTTTTTTTCTAAATAATCTATATCAAAATCAGTCAGTCTATTGTTATTATATGGTACATAAAAAATTTTTCTACTATCAAGATATTCTGCGTAACTGTCTTCGTTTATGCATCTCATATATGCATTTCCAACATCAGTTGATTGTATACCATATGTAAGTTCTTGATGATGCTCCCTGATAGGATCACCAGCGGACGGAAATTCACTTCCGTATATTTCGTCTCTATCACATACTACTAAATCCCTACCAATATATCTAAATCTCTCCTTTTTCATGTTCTCATAAGTGAAATTTATTAGTTCATACCTATTCATTGGAGAATCATGATCAAACAATTTAGTGTTATCAGTGACTTCCATAATCTCATAATCAGTTAGAAGAGATAACACTTCTTTTGGGTTCTTCACTAAGATCCAATTGATCTTATGATGGTCTGGAATGTTTCTGTCTATCAACGGCATGTAATATTTAATTGAGAAAAACCTATTATATCTTGTAGTATCATACGTGTATCCTAGCATACGAAATTTATGTAAATATTCATTTCGTGGTAACGACGAATAACCACCTACTGTGTATATAAACTTCAATTGGTATTCTGATAAGTTATATTTGTACCTTCCGTATCTGAATGCTATGTAATTTATAACTTTATCTAAATTACTTTCCGAATCAATATTCTTGACATACGATAATATTTCCTCATCATTGGATAGGAAAGAAAATGCGCACATCAAGTAATATTTGAGAGTGTTAAATTTTGATGCACTATCTTCAAATGGTATACACATGTTAACATTTCTACTATTTACATCGGGTGGACAACCACCATAAAAATTTTTTAATTTATTCAAATATTTATGAGGTTCGTCAATGGTTAAAGTACCTTCCCAATTTGTACCGTAACTATCGATGTCGCTTAAAATGGTTACAATGACTTCATCATTTTCATATAAATCCTTAGGTATCTTAATAATATAATTGTCATTATAATATGTTTCATCATCCAAGTGTGTCAAAATCATCTTTTTATTAAAAAATATAGTTGCGACAAGTTTTGCATAATTTTGATCATAAGAGATTTTAAAAGAATTAAGTGCGAAGATTAGAATATACTCCCCTTAAATGATGAAATATACGAATTACACATAAATTACAACATTGTTATAATTTATTAATAAAAATTTACATTGTGGGATTTTCACTCTCACCAGTTGGAACTACACGGGCATGTGTATTCGATATCAATTCAATCTCAAGTCGATATAATATGGGTGTGCATATCTTCGTTACTGTCGGATTTGCTATGTTTAAATGCATCGGGTCTACCACATCCTAAAATTTCGTTTTTAGTAATTTAAGGATGTTCGAAGAAGTATTCATGTCTCTATTCTTCGTTGCTGGGGCTTAGTTCCAGCGCAAAGTATACCATGGCCCGCAGTGTTCAACACCGCCTATCTAAAATATTCTGAAGATAGAAAATTTCACATCAGCGATGTGAAATTATTTATTTTAATCAAAAATTTTTTGAAACGAGATGAGCAGCATTGAGTACATACAAAAGGTTTTAGACCACAACCTACTAAGATATGTTAAAAAAGACGATAGTATTACAAATTTCATAAATATTCATGGATTCCCACTTCATGATGAAATTCATTATTATAAATTAGATGCTGAGCTAGGTTTAAAAACATGTTTTCATAATTTGTTAGGATTCAGAAGTTCCTATGATGAAAAAAACTTATATGAGATACCCATCATTAGTAATGGAGACACAAAAAGTATAATAAAACTCTACAATTAGCAGAGTATAAAGAGAACCAACTTATTTACTTATCACAGGAGAAAAAAAAAGCAGAAGAAATGGAGACAAAAACACCGTAACAAAACTTTACAAATTGTTCACTTATCACAATAGATTTAAATAATGGAAAATATGAAGTGAAAATGAAATATATTCTCCCAAAGGATTTATATCACAAACATATATATATATTTATTTTCGTTTCAACATTTGGAATAAATTTTTTTAATCAGAAAAAAATTTTATAATTTTTCAAATTTTTTATTTAAAGCGTTTATAGAACTATTTCTAACATGGAATTTTTTGAAAAATAATTCAACCTTATAAATAACGTGTAAATATATGACAGCAGGAATATCACTATTATGTATCAATGATTATATCGCCAAGTTTGAAAAATACAAATTTGGTCCCTCCACCTCTGATCTGGATATTGACATTGAAAACGTTAGATATCAACATCCACCGATATTCATGAAATTCCTGACAGATGATAAAATTTTATTAAGTGTAAAATATTACGATGTCACGACTTTGAAAGTTATAACATGGTAGATGTATACTGGAATATTAATAAGTAATACTTGGCATATATGAACAAAAAAGATAAATTAAAGTTGGGGGAGAACATGTCTTTGTTTAAAATACTTTTGTTACATTTTATGGCTAATCAAGACATGTTATATGATGAATGGTTTACATTAGTGAAGAGCGAACTGTTTGTTAAGCTATCTCTTAGAGTCAAATGGGAAGAGAGTAATCTGTTAAATGCTATCAGTACGTACGGGAAGTATAATAAACATTTAAAGATTAGTGAAAAAGCTACATGGATAGCTACACAGAAATTACAACATTGTTATAATTTATTAAAAAAAATTTACATTGTGGGATTTTCACTCTCACCGCGTGGAACCACACTGATATATTCTAAATTATTAGCCATATCGTCAGTGAAATTGGGAATTATATAACTTGTATTCATACGATCTGATAAGGATTTCGCCAATTCCCAAGCTAAAAGTATCAAATATCTCGATGATACTCTAATACATAATTCAGAGTTCATTAGTTTTGTATAATAATCACTGAATATATCTCCTTCTAAAAGTAAAAATCCGAGATCTGATTGTATCTCAATATTTTTTCTTAATTTTTCCAAATGACCCCTTATGTAGTTCTCAAAAGAATATTGTAAATATGCATTACTATCTATATTAATATTAAAATTATTATTTTTAATTGATTCAACTATATTATCATCAAAACTTTCGGGAGATGACAATATAGTACTTTTAAGATATTCTGGATCCAGACTTTTGAAGAAAGCACATATTGATATACCCGCTGAATTATAATTTAATGGATATTCGTGTCCAATTCCTTTCCACCTTCTGATATACATACCAGAATAAAATAAATTTCTTATAAAATCTATCACGTTTTCACTATTATTAGCGTAAAGATTATTTATAAGATTCTTATTTGATCTATTTCTAATATTGTTTATCACATCTTTTAATTTATTCGATCTTGTGTTTTCAAGAAGATAATTTACATCAAATGACGATAATTTGTTATTATTATATGGTGCATAAAAACCTTTTCTACTGTTAAAATATTCTGCAAGGCTGTTTTCATTTATACATTTCATATTTGCATTTCCCACATCAGTTGATTGTATACCATATGTAAGCTCACGATATACTTTTCTATCTCGATGACGATAAGGAAGGAATTCACTTCCATATATTTCATCTCTATCACACACTACTATATCTCTTCCAATATATCTAAATCTCATATTCTTCATATTCTCATAAACGAAATTTATTAATTCGTATCTGTTCCTTAAATTTCTGTAACCATCTAAATAATAATTGTCAGTAACATCTAAGATTTCATTATCAGTTAAAAGTGATAATACATCTTTCGGATTTTTCACTAAGACCCAATTGATTTTTAAATGTTCTGGTATATTTCTGTTAAACAGTGGTATATAATATTTAATTGAGAACCATCTACCATATTTCGTAGCAACAAATCCATACCCAATTTTGCGAAATTTAAGTTTTAACTCACCTTCTGATAATAATGCATATGTGCTTATCGTGTATATTATTTTCAATTGATATAGTGACAAATTGTATTTATACCTCCCATATTTGAATGATATATAATTTATATTTTTATCCAATTCCTCTTCTGAATAATTCATATTAATATATTTATATATTTGCTGGTCATCTGATAGAAGAGAAAAAGCGCCCATCATAAAATATTTAAGAATATTCTTATTTGATGCGCTATCTTCAAATGGTATGCATATATCAACATTGTTGCCATCTACATCGGATGGAAAACCACCATAAAATTCTTTCAATTTATTCAAATATTTGTATGGTTTATCAATGATTAAAGTTCCTCTTCTGTTTGAACCATAATTTTCAATGTCGTTTAACACAATTGTGATGATCTCACCATTTTCATATAAATCTTTGGGTATCTTAATAATATAATCATCATCATATATGTTATTATCTTCTAAGTGTGTCAAAATCATCTTTTTATTGAAAAATATAATTTCGAATAATTTACATTGTTGGATTCTCGCTTTCACCACGTGGAACATTACCGATATGTTCCAAACTACTGGCCATATCGTCAGTGAAATTAGGAATTATTGAACTTGGATCAATATGGTCCGATAAGAATTTTGCTAGTTCCCATGCAAAAAGAATTAAATATTGTGACAGAATCCGGATACATATTTCAGAATTCATCAAATCTGTATAATAATCTTTAAATGATCTACCGTCTAGCAACAAATGACCAAGTTCAGGTTGTGTTTCGATGTTTATTCCCAATTTCTCCAAATGTCCTCTTATGTAATTTTCGAAAGAAAATTGTAAATAAGGATTGCTGTTTACTTCAATATTATAATTGTCATTTTTAATCGATTCAACGATACCATCTTCGAAATTTTCAGGGGAAGCTAATATAGCATTTTTAAGATATTCCGGATCTGCATGTCTCAAAAAAGAGCAGATTGATATACTTGCCTCATTATGTCCAATCGGATACTCATAACCCTCCCCTTTCCATCTTCTAATGTACATGCCTGAATAAAATAAATTTCTAATGAAGTCAATTACATTTTCATTATTTTCAATATAAAGATCATTTATAAGATTTTTATTTGATAATTTTCTGACACTGCTTATAGCATTTTGTAATTCAATTGTTTTTGAATACCTAGCCAAATAATTTATATCAAATGACGATAATTTATTATTATTATATGGTGCATAAAAGCCTTTTCTACTATTGAAATATTCTGCAAGACTTTCTTCATTTATACATTTTATATAAGCATTTTCAACATCAGATGATTGTATACCATATGTAAGTTCACGATAGTATTCCCTATCAAGATCATCATGTGGTAAAAACTCATTTCCATATATTTCATCTCTATCACACACTACTAAATCCCTCCTTATATATCTAAATCTTTCGTTTTTCATATTTTCATAAGTAAAATTTACCAACTCATATCTACTCACTATGGAATCATAATCAAGTATCAGAAAAATATCAGAAGTATCCAATATCTCATCATCAGTAAGAAGTGACAATACTTCCTTTGGGTTTTTCACCGAAACCCAATCTATATTGTAATGATTTGGTACATTTCTATTTATCAATGGTATATAGTATTTAATTGAGAACCATCTACTATATTTTGATGCTAAATTATCTATCTCATATCCAATCTTATGAAAATTATATTTTAAATCATTTTCCGATAATGAATATGTAGATATAGTGTATATTACCTTTAGTAGAGTATGTGATATGTAATATTTATACCTTCCGTATTTGAATGATATGTTCAGTATATTTTCATTCAGTTCATGCTCAGAATTAATTTCAACAAACGATGATATTTCCTCGTCACTAGATAGAATAGAAAAAGCGCACATCAAAAAATATTTAAGAATATTTTTATTTGATGCACTATCTTCAAATGGTGTACATGAATTAGCATTGACAACATCTACATCACGTGGATAATAACCATAAAAATCATATAATTTATTCAAATATTTATGTGGCTCGTCAATGATTAAGGTCCCTCTTCTATTTGTACCATAACTATTAATATCGTCTTTTATAATTCTGATGATATCATCATTTTCAAATAATTTCCTGGGTATCTTAACAATATAATAGTCATCATGCGGTCTGTTATCTTCTAAATATGTCAAAATCATCTTTTTATTAAAAAAAAATCATTACATGTTTCTCATAACTGCATGAACTGATGAACATATTTCAACATTTGACCTGCAAATATAAAAATTTTTTATGAAATTTATTAATTCATTTGTTGCAAAATAATGGTAAAATTAATTATTACAACATGTCTCACATTTGTTGAGGGTAGCAGGGTTATGGAATATGAATCCTATACAGTTTCTGATGATTATTTGAACTCTCCTTTATTATCATCAAAATATAAGGATGGCTTAATATATTTGGAAAGCGATAGAGATGAGAAGATATCCCCATATGTTTTAACTTTAGAAAATGAATCTACATTTGAGCTGATGATATTTGCTGCTGACCACTATCAAATGTACAATGTTAAATCGTTTATTGATAAAATGATATCAAAAATTTCGGAAGGATCGGGATTTCAAACTTCAATCGAAGATATTTTTGATAATATACCAAAAGATATCATTTCACGCATACTTGATATAGAAACAAGTAGATTTTGGGAGAATCAAGTTTTTCATAGAGGCAAAATGGGTGAATTCAAATTTATTAAAATGAAAATAGATGATTATCAAGTTAAAAAGTTTCCTACACATCCCTCATGTTTTTACAAAAATCCACTGCTAGCTTGGAAATGTGTGAGTGATAGGACAGATATCAAGAAATTGTTATATTTGACAGCGGAAATGGATTTAAATGTTGATGAAAATATATTGGAAGTAGCAACTCAGCACTCAAACAGAGATTGCTATCCATATGATGACGATATGGTAAAAGAGTGTTCTCACAATGATGAAATATACAAAATATCCATGTCCACATTTGAGGGTCTTATAGAACCGCTTCACGAAAAGATGCTTAACAATGGTGGCACTATACACGATAGCTTCTATTTAGTCGACACACTTTTACACAGAAACATTGAATATAAATATGAGAATCCTGAGGTAAGCAATATAAAAAATATGTTGGACAAAATGTGTAATAAAGTGCTAATAACATATACGAATGATGAAAATGCTTATGATATCCACTGTATTGTTAATAAAGAATATGGTACATTATCAGTACACAAATATGAGAAGTCAGACAATTATTTTAACATTGAAATATTCAAACAAGATGGAAAAATAAAGATTAATACGAATGGAAAGTTTCTAATATATGCGTGTACAAATCTACTCCCCATGACTGCTGAAGAATATATGAAAAAAGAAAAACACGACAATAATATAAATATTGGTGTACCTTTCCACAAAAATACAAATAATGAAAAATTTACACTCTTTAAGGTGAAACCAGAAAATATGGATGCTAAAATAGAAAATAATATATGTCCTCATGGAAGTAAATTTAAGTGGGATGATTTTAATTTTGTGTACATGTCTATAATATATCATATATCATATATGTATATGATATATGAGTGTAAGAACTGCGGCGATGAAGGGGAGATTGGAAAAATTAATTTTAAAGGTATGTTAGAAAGTGATCTTGAAATATTCATATCCATATCTATGAAACCATATATTGTTGCAGCTGAAAAAACAACGAGAGAATTAGTATTGGCTAGTGGACGGTCTTACAAGTTTGATCTTATATATACACCTTAAATTTATTGACAAGTCTATGTATTTTGAATTCGCTGATTAATTTGGTCTAATATGTAACTATCAGTTATATATTTTAATGCAATGATCAGTTGAGATTAATACGCAACCAGTAGTTACATATTTTAAATGTAACTATCAGTTAGGGTTAATATGTAATTGGTAATTACATATTATTTTAAATGTTAACTATTAGCTCTCTTATCAAATAATTGTTTAAATCAGAAATGCTACCCATAATAATATTCACAAATTCACTTCTACCATATTTTTTAAACACCAAATATGTCAATCTGTTCATTTGTGTAGGGCACAGACATTTATGTAAAAGATTCAAATATTCATATGCCTCATTTAAACTTATCTTAGAATCAATATCACCTTCAACATATCTGATGACTAGCTCAGCAACATAATTAATATCTACATCGTGTAAAAAATTACATATTGACAATAATTTATACAAATTTCTATGCTTCACTTCATCATCATAAATAAATGACCTGTATATGCCAATATCATTTAAACTATCAGATATAATTTCTTTATTACAGCCCATATCTTTGATAAAATCAGCAACAAAACCACTTCTCTTAACCAACACATCATGACACATTTCAATTTTATTTCTTCTTGAACCAATAATTATTTTATTTTCATTAACTACATTACTCACAGTGATAGATATATCTGAATATATACACAATGATTCTTCATTTAAAGTAAAATAGTGATCCACATCATTGTATTTAAAATGACCAATGTATGAATTTATGTCAACAAAATTATTCAGCTCACACTTATGTAAAAATTCATCTGGGATATTGATAATTGTATCATCTTTAAAGTTACGACAGTATACTTTGTTACCTGAATGATAAAAATATGAGACCCTGTTTGAATAATTGCGTAAATAATATTTATTATTTATTTTAAATGGTGTGTTCGATATCTTATTAATAACATATTCTTTTGTGTCAACATTAAATTTAATGTAAAAGTTCTCATCGATTGAATAAAATACTACATATTCGTCAAAAGCTGTCACTGTGTCATGGTATTTGGTAATTGTACATATTGTATCGTACACAAAAGATGCTTCATCACATTTAAACTTGATTTTTAAGAAAATATCACCTTTAACAGGGTCAATAATGTTAATAATCCCTCCATTTAATCCACACATATGATATACTTTATTTTTAATTTTGAGAAGAGTAATAATACTATCTGCATAAAATACCCTGGACCACACTGGATCACATATATCTTTGACATTATATACAGATAAAACATTATCACGTTTCCGTACGTAAACCCTCTCATCCATTATTGATAATGTAACATGAGCACAGTATTGTAATAGATCTATATATACAACATTTTCCCTTTTTCTCATATTTATTTTAACGATCTTCAATATATCATTGTTACAGATCCTTTCATCGAATGTTCTTAACAATATGTATAATACATCCCCTAAAATTTGATAGCTCAGTACATTCATACAGTTGAGATATTCCCTTTCAAATATCTTAAACATGTTTTGTTTACAACCACAAGTAATAAAAAACAAATAAATTTTTTATTTTATTTAAAAGATGAGTGTAAGTAATTTTAAGTTAAACAATTTTATTAGCTACCTCGATATCGGCGGAATGATAGATATATATAAGTCGGGGGAAGCAAATGATAGACAAATGACATTGATAAGATACTATCTTTTGACTGAACCTTCTTACATTATAAAGGCTGTGGAGAAATATGATTCCGATTTAAAAGGTTTTAAATTTGAAGATCAAATCCGCACCCTCTACGAATTAATAAAAGACGTAAACAAATACGATAAAGATAGTTATCTTGGAAGTATGATAGATTACTACTATGATTTAGCACCCTTTAATAAAAACGATGAAGCCTTTTTATTATATTTATTATACCACAATCTCAAAGAAAGTGAATCTATAGTCAAAAGAACATTTGATGAAAAAGAAATATGTAATAACTTCATTAAAAAAGATTTGCCAGGTCTTGATTACATTAAAAAGGTAATCGGTATTTTGAGGATAAAAGATATTTTTGATGTGGAAAATATTAATTATAACAGTAGCCATGACATATACTTTAAATTTTGGCCATTTCCAGGCAGTGGTTATGAAACAACACGATCATATCATAGTAATGAAGACAAAGATGTAATTTTTAAATATAAAGTCACTTATGAGGATCATATATCTAAAGTAGAGTTATGGAATGACGATTCATTTAGAATATCCATGTTAATCAACATTGATAATAAAGATGTTCAGTTGGAAACTGTTGCAGATGTTGTAACGTTTAAGCATAAAGATATATATTATATTGAAAATTATGTAAATAGAGCCAAAATGATATATAATTCCGAAAATGCAATTAATGCTATGCCACATATATCAGAAGTAAAATCAGATAAATTAGCATCTTTCATTCTTGGAGAATCTGAAATAGTTGTATATTCTTATGAAGGAGCTATTAAAGATCGTAGATACATAAAATCGAATGTGATTGGTGATCCTGATGATATAACTTTCATCAGTGTGAGAGGAAAGTATTTCGAATTCAAAGGTCGATATTATTAATTCATGTCTAACAAAAAAGATATAAATATTATTTTTATCTTTATTTTTATCTTTATTTTTATCTTTATTTTTACCTTTCCATTATAAATATGAAACTTTCGGATATGGTATTGAATGATATGATAGATAAGAGAGATATAAAAGGATTGCTCCATTTATATGATTTAAATGGTATTCCCGATAAGCAAAAAATAATTATAAGGAATAAATTCCTCACTGATCCCCAGATTATCATAGATGCTGTTGAAAATAATAAAGAGGAGTTGGAGAAATTTAAGTATGGGATGGAAGTTAGCATATTATATAAACATATTGTAGATATTGATAGTCACATGGATTACAATATAAACAAAGAATTTGATAAAATGCCAAATTTCGGAGAGAGTGATTTTGCATTCTTATTATTTTTGTTATATTACAATCTTGAAATTAGTAATAGGATTTTTAATAGACGTTCAGCCACCATAAGAGACTATAGAAGGTTCATAATAAATTGTTACAATTTAACAGATAATTTTGACAAGGTGGTAGGTGTTCTCAGAATAAAAGAATTTTTTAATGTCGATAAATTAGGACATGGGGAAGATTATGAAATATATTTTGATTTATGGGAAATCCCGTTTTTAACCGATATAAACTATTCATATGATGATGAAAATGATAAAAAGTTAGTATTTAAATATAGTGCTGAATCACCAGGTTATAAAAAATATTTTAAATTGTGGGATGATAACAAATTTAATATTTATATTTTGGTTCATATACACAACAATGTACAATTGAGTCTTGATATAGACTGCAGTATTTTAGAGCATGAGAATAAATATTATTTAGGTGAGTATAAAAAGATTTATCGTATTATTCACGATTACCCCAGAGACATTCATATTAGTGATAAGTTAAAGATGGAAAATCCATATATTAGCATGGCTTCAAGAAATTTAAACGACATTACACCATTTATGTTCGATGGAGCTGAAGAGGAAGGTGATCATTATAAAGGTGTGATTGAAAATGGTGAATATAAAAGAGAATATATACATGAAGAAGAACATTCTGGTGATTTTGAAAGTAAAAATGTTACCAGGATTTATGAGGAAATTAAAGAGTTAGTTGATGATTTTGATAAGGAATAATTGTGAAAGGAGAATGATTTTTTTTAATTTTCCAATATAAACAATGAATTTGAGCGAGATAGTGTTAAACGATTTGATTAATAAGTTTGAAGTTGGCAAATTGATGTTTTTGTATGGGTTAAATAAAACTAATAATAAACAGAAGGACATAATTAAGCACAAAATTTTTACTAGTCCACCATTTATAATAGACGCTGTTGAGAAATATCCTGATGATTTAAATCATTTTAAATATAAAGATGAGATTTTAACACTTTATGAACTAATAGTAAATGTCAATAATTATGATTTAAATCACTATCTCGACAATATGATTTATCATGGGTATAAACATGAACATAATGGCGTTTTTTCAATTTTTAATGAAAATGACGAAGGTTTTCTGTTATATTTATTGTATCGTAACCTTAAATATAGTGATCTTCTTCTTGAGAGAAATTATAGGGACAAAGAGGTATATAGGATATTTATAGAAAAAGAATTACCAATGGTTGATTATGCTGGGAAAATAGTCGGATTATTTAGAATAAAAGATTTTTATAATATTGATAGACTGGATAAAAGTAGAGATATTGACACATATGTTGATTTATGGGTAAATAAGTATAAAAATTCTAAAGAGTTATTTTATTTCCCATTTCGTGATCATATAGGTGGAAATGTAATATTCAGTCATACATTTGGACATAATAATGGTTCTGTGTCGGTGAATATATGGAATAATAATACATTTAACGTAAATATTTTGGATAAAGTTGATAGAGAGATTGTTATGTTAGAAACAGATATAAACGGTAAAATTTTTAAACATGATGGTAAATATTATCTCAGCGAATATAATGAAACTTGTAAAATGATTTATAGGGTAGATACTTTAGCTAACATAAGACCATATAATTTTAATACTATGTTTATCAAGTCAGCATCTACGAAACTGAATAACATAGCACCATTTATCACTGGAGATAGTAAAAGGATAAAAAAATCTTTTGAAGGGTATATTGAAAATGGTAACTACATTAAGAAAAATGTGTATAAGAGCGACATTGATTTATCTGCCGATAAAGTAAGGGCTATATATTATGAATTTGAAAATTTAAATTTAAATCAACACTAATGTATCTATCATGATATGTGTATATTTTATGTAAATTATAACATATATATATTTTAGATATTTTTCAATCACTGATTGAAGAAAATATATTTCAAGATTGGTGTATTTCGTATATCTTTAAAGAAATGATGTTTTTAACATATGGAGACCATGCTAATGTTCATTTATTTGTTATAAATGATATTTATAATAAATTTTTTTTTAATCAAAATTTTTATTTTAGACATGACAGGGTTATTTCTTACTATCACAGTTTATTGTGACTTGTAAATGATGTAATTTTAATTTTTATAGTGTTCCTTTGAATATATGAAAATATTTACGCCATTTATCATGGTTAGATATACTTTTTTCAGAGAGAAGATCTCTTCTTGGTGTTGATATATTCTTTAAGTCTCATTTATATGTAATAGATCAACATTAATTTTAGGAAAAAATATGTGTATGTTGTTACATTATTTATATATCTGACGTAATTTTGTATAATTTTATTGATGTCAAAGCCTCTCACGTATTTGGTTGGTTTTAATACATTTTTTTAAGATGTTTTAACGGTTGTTGTATGGATACAATGTTATTTAGAAGTATTTTACTTTTCTTCTCATTTATCCTTTCATTCTCTCTTTCCTTCTTTCTTTCTTCAATATCTTTTTTCCGTCGAAAATTTTTGTCAATTTTACATAATTTTATAAATATATTTATATGGGTTGGATAAATGAGTATTATTGGAAATAATAGTATAACATCATATATTACTGGAGTAAAGAGAAGATTAAAAAGAAAATCTTTTAGTGAATTTATTCGTTAGTAGAATAAAAACAATATATTTATTTACATAGATCATGATATATACACTTTAAATATTTTTCAGTTAATAACTGAAAATATACATTTTTATCATTGATTGGAATGTATATGTTACAACAAAAATATTTTTTGTCATATGAAGCCCACACCAGCGTTCGTTCATCTGTCATAAATGAGGTTCTTAATTATAATTTTTTGTTCAAAATTTTTACTCTAAACACGTATAACATCAACATGTCCAAAAGAAAATCAAGATCCTCTACTTACGGTGAAGTGTTGGACTCATGTGACAGTTTACGAACATTGACAACTTTAAACATCGATAACATGGTTAACCTCAAAGTGAATGATATGGTCAGCAAAATGATTCCTACTATCGTCGTTGTGGGAGACCAAAGTTGTGGAAAAAGTTCATTAATTTCAGCAATTGCAGGTATCCCCATTCCCACTGGATCAAGCAGAACAACAAGTTGCAGATGCGAGATTAGATTAAGGAAAGGTGAACAATCACAAAAAATATGGATTGAAGATGTCAACGGTAATCTCGTCCATATGGGAGTTTACACAGAAGAATCATTCACACTTGCTCATAATCAAATAATTGAAGATTCTAATGGAAGCGGAACTATCTTTAACAGGAATTACAAAATTGTTCTTGAAATTAAATCTGAGACAACTACAGACATGACCTTGATTGATCTTCCCGGGTTATTTTGTGGTAATAATCAATTCATGGCTGTGGAACAAGCTATTGTTGAATCTATGGTTTTAGAATACACAAATAAACCAAATTCAGTTGTAGTTCATGTTATATCTGTTGCAGATGATATTTCAGGTAAGATGTCCAGGAATGCATGTAACACGATTGATCCACAAAAAACGAGAACAATTACTGTCTTCACTAAAGCAGATAAAGCAAAAATTACACAAGAAGCAAGAGCATTTGCTTTAGAGGAAGTAAGCGATAAACATATGGGTATTTTTGTTCAAATGCGAGAGGCTGTAAATGATACATGGATCGAATTAAGTGAAAATAGTGAGGATTTTATATGGGGTGCTGAAGAATGGACAAATTTTCAATTAAAATACCCAAACATATACTATGGAAGAAAAAATTTTAAAAGATTGTTGGAAGAGAAGTTGGAGTCAATGATTAAAAAAGAATCAAATAATATCATCAACTGTTTGGAAGAGATTACGAAGGTATTAGACAATAAATTGACAAATGGTATTGGTAGATATTCAGAGAAGCCTTATCAAATCTACACTAAATGGTGTACTTTGGTACATGTTAAATCAGATGTGTTTTTCAACAATGGTGATTTTAGGAAAAACCTCAGAAATATGTACACCAGTCTTAACTCAATCATTCCTGAAATTTATCCATTATCTCTCAGGCTGGATGTTATTGCAAAAGAAGAAGAAGAAATAAGAGGTGATTCATTACCATTTGTAACTGGTTGTGAAAAAGTATTGATGAAATACACAAAAGAGGCAATTGAGCATGTTAAAATTAATCTTGATAATTGGATGGATGACTTTTTTAGGCAATTACAATTCTTGATCGCATCTGTTTATAACAATAATGAAATCACACCTAATTCATGTCGTGATGCATCTACATCATTGGTATTAGAAAATAATGAAAAGTTGAACGAGTTGAAAAATGTGACAATTAGTAAAATAAATATGACTTTGAGCGAAGTCCATAAACGGCCATTTGTTTCTGATAATAATAAATTTGCAAAGGCTATTAAACTTTCACGAAGCGAACGTTTTGTAAAATTTATGGAAAGTAACCTCGGTGATATTGACAGAATGAAAAAAATGTTGGAAGATTACAATGAAATTGGTGAAACAGAGGAAACAATTATCAAAATTAGAGAATATTGGAAAATGTCTAGTCTGAATTTGAAGGAAGTGATCATGAGAGAATTTAGAACATTAGAAACGATGATCATGGAAAATATTAAAGAATCAATTGAGGGATGTGATATCACATTGATAAAAGAACCATCTGATCTTCAAGAGGAGAGAAATAAATTGTTAAAAGCTGAGTCAATTGCACATGATAGTTTGTATGTGTTTAAAAATTTTGTATAAATATGTAAATGAAAAATAAAAAGTATTTATATGTGACCAATGGTCATATATCATGATTTTGATTAACAAACAATCCTTAAATAATTGTCGCTTAACATAACAATATTGTAAAATATATCACTTGCATGCAGCTCCGCAAAATATTTCAATCTCATGTCAATGTATTCAGGCGAACCTTTAAACATATTTAACACATTCACTGTCTCACTATTCCCAGGTGGAATCGTACATTCAGTTTTGAATATATAATTATCTATTAGTACCATTAACAATTTTATTACTTGAATATGATTTTGTGAACACGCTACATAATACATTTTATATAATGATTTATGGTCTTCTTTATTGAATCTTTTGTCTAACACAATTTTTTCCACAATTTCACAATTTCCAAATAGACAACTGTAGTATGATATACCATTTTCCATGTCATCTGTTATGTATATATCTGTCCTAAAGTCATTTAGCAGTAATTTCACAATTTCAACGTTTTCTGATATGCACGCGTACATTAACGGTGTATATCCCCCAGGATAATGTTTTTTATTAGGATTAAATCTACCATCTTCAAGTAATATTTTTATTATTTCAATCCTCTTATATATGGTGGAGATATGCAATGGGCTTTTTTCGTGTTCCCATATCATCTCTATGTTCTGATCAATAAAGAAACTGTTTAACATAATTTTAATTGCCTCAACATTGCCAGCAATACATGCATCTAAAAATTCCATGTGTTTGTAAAAATTTTATATAAAAGTATTTCTTTATGTCATCAAAAAGTTATACTGTCATTGACAATATAGTATAATCTATCAATTGATAAGCTACATTTACATGTTTAACAATCACATATTTTTAAATAATTGTCGCTTAACATAACAATATTGTAAAATATGTTGCTTGCACACAAGTCTCTATTGTATTTTAATCTCATGTTAAAGTATTCAGGGGAATCTTTAAATGTATTTAATACATTTATAGTCTCACTATTTCCGACCAGAGTCCTATTTCCAATTTCAAAATTATAATTGTCTATCATCACCATTAATAATTTGATTACTTCGACACGATTATTTGTACATGTCACGTGATATATTTCATATAATGATTTATGATCTTCTCTATTAAACCTTACATCTGACAATATAATTTCAACTAATTCGTGTTTTCCAAACAAGCAGCTATAAAATAAGCAACTATTCCCCATGACATCAATCATATTTACATCAGTCCGTGAATCCTTTAATAATAATTTTACAATTTCAATTTTTCCTAACGTACATGCATAAATTAATGGTGTAAATCCTCCAGAAATACATTTTTGATTGGGATTAAATCTAACATCTGTGAGTAATAATTTTATTATTTCTATCTTCCCATATAAGGTGGAAATATGCAATGGTCCCTTATCATACATTTTCATATTCTCTATGGTCTGATTAATAGTTGGACTTTCCAACATTGTTTTAATTGTCTCAACATCACCGTCCATACATGCTCTTAAAAATTCCATGTGGTTTGTAAAATTTTGGAAAAAAATTTTTTGTTTATGTTATCAAAAAGATATAATATAGTCAACGACTATATTATGTAAGTTTTTATCAATGAACTATATATATTCAATCACGTATTTCTAGATAGTTATCACTCAACATAACAATATGGTAAAATATATCACTTGCAAATTGATCTTTAAAATATTTATGTTTCATTCTATTATATTCATCCGAACCTTTGAAAGTATTCATCACATTTACGACAACATCTCCATATTTCTCTATGTAAGTACAGTCTTTTACAAATTTGTAATTATCTATAAAGACAATCAACAATTTAATGATATCAATGCTCTTATTGGAACATGCTTCACTATATGATTTATATAAAGATAAATAATTACATTTTGCTTTATCGAATTTTGGATTCGTTAATATCATTTCAGCTAATTCATAATTATTATACACACAGCAGTAGCATAAACAATCATATGAAAAATCATCTGGTGCATTTATATCAACTCTTGGATCACTTATTAAAACTTTGATAACTTCTTCATTATTGTAAAAAAATGCCCATGTAATAGGTGATTGTCGAGGATACCCTTCTATTTTATTTGGATCGGACCTCCCGTCTTTCAGTAATAATTTAACTATTTCCACATGTCCTAATCTTGACGAAATATTCAATGAGCATAAATTACCTAATGTTGTCAAACAACCAGTTACTGATGGATCGATTCTACCATCTTCTAATAATAATTCCATAATTTTCACATGATTTAAGAATGAAGATATGTGTAATGCATTTACTATTCCTATATCTTCTACCGTGTCGTATATTGATGGGTTTATTGATGTGTCACTTAGAATCAATCTAACCTTTTCTATGTCTCCTTCTTTGCAAGCATATAATATTTCCTTACTGTTTACCATAATGTGTGTTGAAATTTTTTTCAAAAAAAATTTTTAAAAGTTATTATTTTCGTACTATATTCATTTAAATTTTCATAAGGTTGATAAAATTTAAGCATAAAGATATAACAAGGTCATTGACTTTATTATGTAAATTATTCACTAATATGTTTAATGTTTAGCATCCTTGAATTTTTAAATAATCATCTGATAATAATACAATATTGTGAAATATGATCCCAGCGGTATAATCTTTAGTATATTTGCATTTCATTCTAATATATTCTTCTGAACCCTTGAAAGTTTTTAACACGTTTAAAACAGTGTCATCATATCTGTCTATTTCACTATCTTCTATTTCGAATTTATAACTATCCACATGTACAATAAATAATTTAATAATTTCAATATATTTGTTTGAGCAAACAGTTTCGTATGAATTACGTAAAGATATTTTATTAATTTTTATATTATCGAATCTTGGATTTGATAATATAATTTCAATTAACTCATAATTATTATGTGAGCAGGCGTAACATAAACAATTATAAGAAAACGCATCTGTTGCATTTATATCGACTCTTGGGTCATTAAGTAAAACTTTCACAACTTCCACATGGCCATCTAAGCAAGCCCATGTAAGAGGTGTAAAACAAAAAAGATCTTCTTCCTCATTTGGGTCAAATCGTCCATCTTTTAATATTAATTTGACTATTTCCACATGTCCTAATCTTGACGAAATACCCATTGGTGATAAATTACCCAATGTTATTAGCAAGCCACTTATTGATGGACAAATCCTACCATCTTCTAATAATAATTTCATGATTTCCACGTGATTTAAAAATGAAGCTATGTGTAATGCATTCACATCACCAATTTCGTCCACCTTGTCATATACTAATGGGTTGTATGATGTGTTATTTAAAATTGACCTAACCTTCTCAATGTTTCCCTCTTTACAAGCATATAATATTTCCATGCTGTCTTCCATAATATATGTTGTAAATTTTTTTTGAAAAAAAAATATATTTATGAACATTATTTTTGTGTGATTTATATTTATTTTCCATAACATGAATAGGTTTTACAATGTTACGTATGCAGTCACTGACTACATATAAATGTTTTCATATCTAATATTTTTACTTATTGAAATTATTTATATTTAATTATCACAGACCTTTAAGTATTCATCTGACAGCATGACCATATTATAAAATATGAAACCAGCACTGTAATCTTTAAGATATTTAAATTTCATTTTATAATATTCTTCTGAACCTCTGAATGTTTCTAGCACGTTTACAACCGAACCCTCATATTTATTCCCATCTATTTTAAATTTGTAACCATCTATAAAGAGAATTAATAGTTTAACAATATCAATGTATCCATGTGAGCATGCAGAATAATATGCTCTTTGTAAAGACACCTTGTTGGTTTTATCAAATTTTGGATTCATTAAAATTAATATTGCTAACTCGCAATTGTTTCTTACACAGCAATAATTTAAACAATTGTATGAAAGAATGTCAGTTTCGTTAATATTAACTCTTGGATCGTTAAGTAAAATTTTCACAACCTCAACATGACCGTTTACACATGCCCAAATAAGAGGTACAAACTGATAATATTCTAATTTTTGGTTTGGATCAGATCTTTTATCTTCTAATAATAATTTAACTATTTCAACATATCCCATTTTTGATGATATATGTAAAGGAGATAAATCACCCAATTTATCTAGGGAACCGATTACTGTAGGGTCAACTCTACCATCATCTAATAATAATTTCACTATTTTTACTTCATTAAAAAAAGAAGCGACATGTAATGCGTTCACTCTACCTATACCCTGTATCTCATCAAATATTGTTGGATCAATGTTAGTATCACATAGGAATGTTTTAACTCTTTTAACCCTTCCAAGTCTGCATTCATGCAAAAACATTCTGCTGCTAGCCATAGTAACAATAAAAAAATTTCTCCAAAAAAAAAGTTTTTTACTTTATTATTTTAATGATTAATTTAAAAACAATTTGCCTTTATGAAATGTAAGTTTTGTATGATTGTATATAACCATTGGTTATATAAATGTTGTTAATTTCTCTCCAAGCTCATTTATATTCATATATGTTTACTTGTCACAAAGTTTGAAATATCCATCTGATAGCGCAACAATACTGTAAAAATAAATTCCCAGCATAAAAATCTTTGGAATATTTGCTCCGTCTTCTATGATATTCTGGCGAACCTTTAAATAAAATTAAAATATCATCGACATCCCTACCATAAATAATATTGGATGTTCCATTCAGAGCATCAAATGTGTAATTGTCTATTAGTAAAATTAATAATTTTATAATTTCATACAATTTAAGTTTACATACTGTATCATAAGATTCATATAATATCAGGTCATCAGATTTATCAAATCGTGGATCTGTCAAAATTATTTCCACCAGTTCATAATGGTTAGATACACAACATATGTATAGACAATTAAGAGATCTACTATCCACTTCATTAATATCAACCCGTGGATTATTCAATAATAATTTTACTATTTCAATTCTATTTTCTCCACATGCAAACATAAGGGGTGTATAATATTCATGATTATCATTTGCATTTGGGTCAGCCCTTCCGTCTTCTAATAATAATTTGACAATTTCTATATGTCCTAACTTTGAAGATATATGTAACGGTGGTAGAAAGTCCATTTCTTCCACGAAGCCTCCCAATTCAGGATCTATTCGTCCATCTTCTAATAACAATTTCATTATCTCGACATTCCCATTTTTTGATATTATATGCATAGCGTTTACTTCCTGTATACCGTCTGCGCCATCTATTACTTCAAATGTTGTTGGGTCAATTGTCGGGTCATTTAACAAAGTCCTGACTGTGTCAACATCTTGATCGATACATGCTTGTAATAATTTCATTGTGTGTAACTTTATCGTTGAGATTAAAAGAAAAAATTTCTCTTGGGAAAATTTTTTTAGAACTATTATTTTTTATATGGTTTGTACTATAAATGACTATATACACAACATATTTTTGTAATATAGAGATAGTCACATGGTCATTGACCATATGTATAAATATTCATTATTATTTTATAAAAAAACATGTTTATTTATTTATTTCTCACAAATTTTAAAATATCCATCTGACAACATAACTACACTGTAAAATAAATTTCCAGCATAGTAACCTTTATAATATTTACTTCTTATTCTGTGGTATTCGGGAGAACCTTTAAATGTTTTTAATATATCTTCAACTTGCTCATCATATCCACATCTGGGTCTATTATTTGTTGCACCAAACTTATAATCATCTATCAACGCAATCATTAATTTTATGATTTCATATTGATTATATAAACATGATATATGGTAAGATTCATATAATAAAAAACAATCAGTTTTGTCATATCCGGGATTTGTTAAAATCATTTCCACTAACTCATGATGATCATTTATACAACATATATATAGACAATCAAGATGTCCATTATTCACTTCATTAATATTGATCCGTGGATTGCTAAGCAATATTTTTACCACTTGAATTTTATTTTCAATGCATGCGAACATGAGAGGAGTGAATCCCTCAACTTCATCTTTTTGATTTGGATTAACTCTATCGTCTTCTAATAATATTTTTACCACTTGAATTTTATTTTCTATGCATGCAAACATGAGGGGAGTGAATCCCTCAACTTCATCTTTTTGGTTTGGATTAACTCTATCGTCTTCTAATAATAATTTAACAATTTCCACATGTCCCATCTTCGAAGATATATGCAATGGTGAATAAAATCCTATGTTTGTTACATAACCTCCCTGTGTTGGATCTATTCTTCCATCTTCCAATAAAAGTTTCATTATTTCTACGTTGCCGTTTTTTGATGTTATGTGCATAGCATTTACATCCTGTATATTATCTGCATCACCCATAACTTCAAATACTGCTGGATTAATTGTTGGGTCATTTAACAAAGTCTTAACTCTTTCAATATCTTGATTATCACATGCTTCTATTAAATTCATCATGTATATCGTATATTCGCGATAAGAAGGAAATATTTTCTTAAAAAAAATTTTTTTAGAGTCATTATTTTTTAAGCGATATACATCGATAGTAACCAGTGTGTACAATATCTTTTCCAAATGTAGTGATAAATACACGGTCATTGACCATATACATAAATATTTATTATTCATGGAATTACATGCTTTCTTACATATATTTATTTTTAACATATTTTTAAATAATTGTCAGACAGCATTACAACACTGTGAAAAATGAGTCCGGCACTGTAATCTTTTAAATATTTGCACCTCATTAAGTGATACTCATATGAACCTTTAAATGTTTTAATTGTATTTATGACCGTTTCATCATCTGCATCATAATCATCTGGAATTTTAAACACATAGTCATCTATCAATAAAATTAACAACTTCAATATTTCATTATTACCATGTATATATGCAGATAGATATGAATCATATATTAACGATTTGTCAGTTTTGTCAAATCGCGGATCAGTTAGAACTAATTCAGCCAATTCGTAATATCCATCAAAGCAACATCTTGTCAAATAATCGAATGAATTCTTATCTATTTTAACAATTTTAACTCTTGGATCTCTAAGCAAAAGTTTTACAACTTCAACTCTATTATTTATAAATGCACAAATGAGAGGTGTAAAACCATCCATTGATTCATAACCAACACCTCCTTGTCCTTGATTTGGATTAATTCTTTTATCTTTCAATAACAATTCAACTATTCCAACATGTCCTGACAAAGAAGAGATATGTAATGCAGTAAATCTACCATAACCCAATATTATTCCTTCAACTGTTGGATCAAATCGTTTGTCATTTAACAATAATTTCATTATTTCCACATTTCCAATTTTTGAAGTTATATGAATTGCATTTACATTGCCAATATTTTCTACAATCGCAAATTTTGTTGGGTCTACTGTGTCATCGTTTAGAATAGATTTGACCTTTTCCAAATCTCCTCTCGCACACGCTATCAGCATATCCATTACAGCTATCGTTCACAAATAAAAATTTATTTCAAAAAAAAATTATTTTTATCATTACTTTTGAGAGATATGTAATTTCTTTATTTATTATTTTATTCATTTATTTTTGCATATAAAATGTCCATATATTATTTAGATACGCCAGACGGCAAAACATATAATAAGCTACTTTTGTTGTGTATGAATAACAAAAACAAATCCACAGATAAAAATGATGATATTATAAGCATCTTGGGTAATCATTTTGATATATATAAAGATTTAGGAAAGCAATGCGCTATTAGATTAGAATCACTTTTTAAAGACATTATTTCTACGTTTAAATATGATTTATTAAAACAATGTTTAACCTATTACTATGTTTCAAATAAAATGAATTATGATGATGTCAAAATTAATAAAATAATTAATTATGTTAAAGAAAACAAGATTTGTAATAATTACGTTGTTAATTTTTTGTATAATTCAACATCATTACTTCCAGATGGGTATATATATTTCAAAAGAGTAAATGATGAATTAAACATATCTGATTATGTTATAGGATTGTATGATGCATTTGTTTCTGATACTGAGAGAATGGATAAACAAATTGATAATTTATTTTTGATATTAAACATCATATAAAATAAATGGAAAATGAATGACATCATAAAATATACAAATATAATAAGATCAAAGGTTGAAAAGAAAGTGATATCAATTGTAAATAAAATAAATCTGACCATTAATACAAAAAAGATAAAAAATGTTGAAACTAAAAGTAGTAGTGTGTCTGTGGTAAGCAGTAGTGATACTACTCTAAATGATTTGAGAAACTATTACACATATAAATACAATTTAAATGATGTGGATGAAAATGATGTAGATTCTAGAGAAGACTTTAAGATGAACATGATTCAGTACTATAGCAATAAATACAACATAAATATAAGTTCACGCTCAAAATCAAAAAATTAAAAACTTATTTTTAATAAATTTTTAACGAAAAAAAATGAATTTCATCAATTGTATCATCACGTTGTGTAACCTATACGGAATTTACCCAATATATTACTCTCGCGGATTATGCAAAATATGGATGATAATATTGGTAATTATGTCATGTATAACACACGTGACTAATATCAAATATAAATTATATGGAATGCATCCTATAAATATATATTTGCATGAAATATTATTGCTGGACAGAATTATTTCATGTAGTCCAATTATTTATATTTTATTCGACAGGAACATTGCACTCAGTGTGTTTAGTAACAGTATATTCACATTAGGATTAATCTGCTTAACAATTTCAGAAACTTTTCATTCATATGAAATATACACACTGTCTAGATCACTGTGGAACATTTGTATATATCATGTTTTATATCTTCAATTCACTGGCAATTTACAATAATCATTAATTTAACCGATTAATTTTATATTATAAAATTAATCACATGTGCAATATTACAATCTTTATTCATTATGCGCTGCAGCTTTCACAATTATCTTTATCATAACATACTGGAGCACTTTCAATCTCTAATTTTTTACTTATAGCAATATTATTTTTCATTGCACTAACTGCTGGTCTTGATCTAATGTAATATGATCCTGTTTTCATACCATATTTCCATCCGGCCATTATAACACCTCTAAGAATAGATGTGGAATTATTTTGTAAATGTATATTCATTGATTGTGCTTGATCAATAAATGCATTTCTTAAAGCTGATCTTTTCATTAATTCTGATTGTTTCATTTCCCAAACAGTTTTGTAGAGTTCTTGAACATCTTTTGGAACTTCATTTAATCCATTTAAAGATCCATTATTATTGATAATTTTATTCTTTAAGGTTTCGCTCCAAACTCCCAATTCAATTAAGTGGTTGACCATTGTATTGTTTGAAACTAATGATGTACATGATAGGGTCTTTTTTGTATAAATATTATTTGAAATAGGTTCAAATGATTCATTATTTCCCAAAATTTGTGATGTACTTACAGTGGGCATGAAAGCTAAAAGTAATGAATTTCTTAAACCATGTTCTGCTATTTTGTCTTTAAGCTTATCCCAATCATATGATCCAGAAAAGATATTTTTATTAGCTAATTCACTCTTTATTAACTTTTGATTTTTCAACCACATGTCAAATTGTAATTCTCTTCCACTAGCCGGGCTTCCATCAAATGCTGAATATTTACCGTGGAGCTGGGCTAATTCACATGATTCTGTCAATGCTGCATGGTAAATAGTTTCAGTGATTTTTAAATCAATTTTTTCTGCTTCTTCACTGATAAATGGTAATTTCATTGCAATAAATACATCTGCTAAAGCTTGTACTCCCAAACCAATTGGTCTATAATCAGATGAATTAATTTTACTTTCAACATTTGGATATACATTTACATCAATTATTCTGTCGAGATTTCCAATAATTATTCTTGTAACTCTGTGTAGATCCTCATAGTCGAAAACACCATTTTTAACAAATTTAAATAAATTAATACTTGCTAAAGTACAACATGCATATGAATATTCACTTGACCATTCCGCTATCTCAGTACATAAATTAGAACATTTAATAGTTCCAATATTTTTTTGATTACTCTGCCTATTCACATGATCTTTAAACATTATGTATGGTGTTCCACTTTCCCTAATACTCTCACATATGTGGTCTAACAATTCTCTTGCTGAAATCTTTCCAACCACACCTCGTCCTTCTTTTTCATAACGTTCATATAATTCTGTAAAAACATTCTTGTCTACAAATTCATGGTTACATTTGGGATCACCTTTTGTAATAACATTTTGATAATCTATATTGTTGCAAAAATTACATTTTTTGCAAACTTTCATACCATCATACACATCCGGTAAGCCTTTAGCTAAATCACTGTTAAACAAAGTCCACTGCCTATTCTCTTCTACTCTTTTCATGAATAAATCAGGAATCCATAAACCATAAAATAAATCTCTTGCTCTTTCATCAATTGCACCTTGGTTGAGCTTCATTTGTAAAAATCTAATTATGTCACCATGCCAAGGTTCTAAATAAATTGCACATGCTCCCAATCTCTTACCACCTTGATCAAAAGTATTAACTGTAGCATTGTACATCATCAATTGTTTTGGTATGCCCGAACTTACTCCATTAGTACTTCTAATTTTTGATCCTCTACATCTAATATTATGCATATGAACACCAACACCTCCTGACATTTTTGAAATTATAGAAACATCAGTAACATTCTTCATAATACCCTCAACAGAATCTTCTGTTCCCAATATAAAACATGAATTCATTTGCTGATTGATAAGGCAAGAGTTGAATAAGGCTGGAGTACCATGAATATAATAATTGTCTGATAATAATCTGTATGTTTCTTTAATTTTATGCATATTACCCTCATCAATATGAACAGCAATTGCTACTCTCATGAAAATATATTGTGGTCTATCTATAATAACTCTCTCGTCTGTATTTTCCACACAATATTTTTGTAAATATGATTTTTCCAATATCTTATATCCCAAAAAATTAACATTATAATCATTGTCGTGAATAATTGCATTATTGAGCTCTTCTGCATTTTTCATAATAAATTCATAATGTTTGGGAGAGAAATACTTTTCGTTGGTTTCATTAATTATTTTGACTGAATCAGAGAATCTATCAGGTGTTGTTTTATGCAAATTGGAAATTAACAATCTCTTTGCTAAAATGGAATAGTTTGGATGTACTAATTTGTGTTCTTCAGAAATGTTTGCACTAATAACATCTAATTCTTCGGTTTTAATACCTGTATATATACCCTTAATCGTGAGCTGAGAGATTAGGATAGGGTCTACAGATTTTAGTCCGTATGTTAGTTTCTTGATTCTATCACTTATTTTATCAAATTTAACATCTTCTCTTCCTCTATTTCCTCGTTTAATGACATACATTTAACATTTTAATTTTTTTTAAATGTTTATCAATTTTTAAAATTTTTAAAATTTTTAAAATTGAAAATAAGAAATTAGGAATTTTTGATACGCATTTATGTACAATGTAAATATGCTTGTTTCAGTTACATATCCTTATGAGGATGAAGTTATAGTTAAAGTGATCCAAAAAATTATAATTGATGATATATTGTATATTGTTTATAAAACAGACCATATAATTATTGCTATCATTAATCCATACACACTTGTAATTCATGATAAATATCATATGAATAAATCTATTGTCGATGCTCATATTACTTCTAGAAAACTTGACCCACATAGTCAAGTGTTCACCCAAATTATATTATTATTAGAGGAATCTAATTTCTCAAAAGTATACATATATAATTCATTTGATAATTTAAAAGTGAGTGTATTGCCAAACGAGATAGAAAATTTGGCAGAACATTTATACAAAAAAATTATTTTCAATAATTATACAATTGATGTGAAAATTCCTAAAGATAGAGTATTTTCAATTAATGGAAACATCTACGTTTGTGGATATAATAAATTCTATTACATACAGGATGTTATGAATAAAATAATATATGTTTATAATTTAGACATTGCCGATAATGTTATGCAATGTACTCCTAATGATATAAGAGAAGATAATTCAAAATTTATAAATTTACACTATCATTTTACACATGTTGGAATTAATGATCTTGGTGTATATACTCTTAATGGTTCAAGGAAAATCATAATTCACTATCATATTCGTGATGAAATAGAATATTATGTTACTGATAGATTCTTCTTTGAATATGGTAAAAATGATACTATTATTACACCTATTGATATATACATAAAAAATAACAATATAGTGTTAGTGACAAATGAACATAAGTTTATTTTTGAAAGTGATACAAAAAAATTAATAAAAGAGACTATTTCACAGAATAAAATACATGTCGAGGAAAATAATCTTAAGGTGATGGGTGATGATAAACTGATTGTGCTAAATAACAACATAATTTTTACAGATATAAATCATATAAATATTAATAACTATGGATACAAAATTTTTGTTAAAGTCGTCAGAATCTGGCATTCATGAAAGTGTACCTATTAAATTATTACTTGAAAGATCAGAGGTATTTAAAGATATGATTTACATGTTTGACAACGACGAAGATTTATATTCAGCATTGCAGACTAAAGTTTCAAATACAAATTTTCAATATGTTACATATTATTATAATTATATTTACAATGGTAATATAAATAAAGATAACGCAATTGGATTACTTACAATATGTGATTATTTAAAGGATATTGATTGTAATTATATCGCTTTATGTATTGTTAATTTATGCATATATGGAAATATATATGGGAATGGTATGGTGGTTAAAGATTTACCATTTTGTGTTGAATGTTTGAAATTTCTCAATAGCAGACAATATTCTCAATTTTTCTGTTATTACACAAAGTATATCAAAATTATGATAAAAGGAAAATTAAGAAGGTCGTAAACGATAAAATTATGATGAAGCAAATTAAAGAATATTTTAGTATTAAGGAGCATCATTATAATATAATATTTAGTGGGCTTATGTGAATGTAAAAAGAAAATTTTTTCTTTTTAAAATTAAACATGTCCGTTTCAGTCACATATTCATATGAGGATGAAGCAGTAGTTAAGGTATTCCAAAAAATCATAATTAATAATATATTGTACATTGTATATAAAACAGACCATGTGATTATTGTAGCTATCGATCCAAACACTCTTGTAATTCATGATAATTATCATATAAAAAATTCCGTTACAGACGCTCATATTACTCCAGATGACATGATTATACTGTTATCTTATTACCAACACATTTATATATACGACTCATTTGATAAATTAAAAGAAAATTATCCGGAGGATTTAGATCTATTAATATGAATACGACAATGATTGTTATTTTTAACAATTATAAAATCGATGTAAAAATGCCTGAGAACAGAAAAATATTTATGATTGGTAAGGATGTATATGTCTGTGCTTATGATAAATTTTATTATATACACAATATTTGTAAAAACAAATTATATATTTACAATTTGGATATTGCTGATGATGTTATGGAGTATAACTTCAATCACGTAAAATATGGTCAGAATATCGAAAGTGTATTCTATATTAAAAATAGACGTCATAATAATTTTGATTTATCATCTCTTCATGATTTTAAATCATCATCTCCTCATGATACGAGAAAAATCGTCGTAAATTACCGTCATAGAGATGATGAAAATGTTAATTATTACATTACTGATAGATTTTTCACCGATGAGGAGAAGTATAAAGTTGATACTAACACAAAACCTCTTGATATGTATATAGAAAACGATAACATAATATTGATAACAGACGAGTATAAGTTTGTTTTTGAAGTCAGTACTAATAAATTGATGAAAGAAAATATTTCTCCCGATGATGTGGAGATCAAAAAAGATGCTCACAAAGTAGACGGTGATGATAAACTAATGGTTGTGGACAATAACATAATATTTACCGATATACTTCATGTTAATATCAGTGATATTATCCATGGTATAGAAATTTTGTTAAAATCGCCAGCATCCAAAATTAATGAACATGTGAATGTCGGTTTATTATTAGAGAGATCAAAACTATTCAGTGATATGGCAGATATTTTTGATAATGAAAAAGACTTATACTTAACCTTACAAACAGAAATTTCAAACATAAACTTCCAGTACATTGCTTACTACTACGATTATATTAATGGTGGTAGCATAAATAGAGACAAAATAATTGAATTGTTTAAAATATGTGATTATTTATTAGATGTGGATCGTAATTATTTGGCTCTGTGTATTGTTAATATATACATATATGGAAATATTTATGGTAGCGGTGGAGTGATAAAAGATTTACTATTTTGTGTAAAATGTTTGAAGCTTCTTAATAGCAGACAGTATCCAGAATTCCTTTTATTGCTGCACAAAGTTTATCAAAATTATGATGTTGTAGATATTGAGAAAGTTGTGGATGGCAATACAATGATGGAACAAATTTCTGAATATTTTGACATAAAAGAAAATTATTATACTATAGAACCAAAACCCGGGGATTATTACCATAAACGGAAATAATCATATTCTAAATTTATTTAGAGAATAAATTTTACATAATATATTTTTTGTTAATATAAACATGTTAGTCTCGGTTGATTATCCATATGAATGTGAACAGGTGATTAAAGTACATCAAAAATTTACACTTAAGAATAAATTATATATTGTGTACGAAACAGATCATATAAACATTATAATTGTAAACACTCATAATATGGTAATACATGAGAAATATGATATGGATAAATCAATTGTTTATTCTCATATCGCTTCTGACGGGAAAATTTATTTGATGTCAATATATATGTTATATACATATTCTTCTTTTGACAAATTGAAAAATAACAATGTATCCAATAAAATCCCTCTTAAGGAAGATCATGTTCGTAAAATTATTCTTAACAACTATCATGTAGATCCTAAAATGCCTAATAATAATAAAATATTTACAATTAATGATAATATTTATATTTGCGGTTATGATGAATTCTATTATTTACAAAATGTTAAAAGTGGGGATCTATATATTTTTAATTTAGACATTATAAACGATTATGAATTCCTCAATTTTCCTGACATAGAATTGGAAGATATTGATAAATTTACAATTGTTAATATTAATGACAAATATGATTTTTATGATTTTAGAATAAAATATCCAGATGATTATAAATTTATAGCACGATATATTTATTTTGACACTTATTATATCACAGATAGATTTTTCTACAATGAGGAAAGACATGACACTGATACTAAGTTTGTGAATGTATATGCGGAAGATAATAATATAATATTATTAACGGATAAAAATATATTTGTTTTCGACACTATTAAAAAAAATTTAAAAAGAAAACCTATACCTGTTATTGTCCCTTCCAATAATGTAGAGAATTATAAAGTTGACAATGACGGCAGTATTTCTGTTGTCAATAACAATATAGTGTTTAAAAAAGAAAATCATACTAATGTCAATATACATGGAAGAATACTAGACCCCTTTAAGGATCTAGTATCCGCACAAATATTATTAAAATCATCTGTGTCAGACACTCAAGAATATATATACATTAAATTACTACTGGAAAGATCAAAATTATTCAGAGATATGATGAACTTATTTAATAATGAAGAAGACTTAAATCTTGCATTACAAACTGAAGTCTCTAATATAAATTTCGAATATATTGTTCATTATCATGATTATGTTTATAAAAGTATTATAAATAAAAATAATGTGATAGAATTATTTAAAATATGTAATTATCTGATAGATGTGGATTGTAATTTTATATCTTTGTGCATGATAAATTTATGTATTTATGGAAATATACATGGTAAAGGAGAAATAGTCAATGACCTACAGTTTTGCATAGAATGTTTAAAACTTCTCAATAATTATGAATATTATGAATTTTTCATTTTGTTACACAATGTTTATAAAATTTATGATACTAACGACATCAGAATATCTTTAAATGATGTTAGTATGATGAAACAAATAGATGATTATTTCAATGTTAAAGAAAATTATTATTTTATACCTTCTGACGCTGATCCCGATAAATGGTGAAAAATAAATTATTATTAATTATCTATATAAACATGTCAGTCTCAGTTACTTATCCATTTGAAGAAGATGAAGTGGTTGAAATATATGGTTACTAAATGATAGGTAATAAGCTTCATATTGCATACATGACAGATAAATTAAATATAATCATCATGGATATTGAAAGTTTACTTATTTACAATATGTACACTATAGATGATCCAAAGGCTATGGAAAAATTGGAAATTTCTAATAATAGTTTCTTTGATGTCCATATATCACTTTCACCTGATATGAAAATTTATCTCTTATTGGATAAGTTATACATGTTTGGCTATTTTAATGATGTAATTGATAATAATCAGACCCGGGCGATAAATCTGGATGTTAATTTATATAATAAGGTTATATTCAGCGAGCACCTTGTGGAACCAAAATTACCACAAAATTGTAAATTGTTTGTGCTTCCTACAGGAGTTTATATTTGTGGTTATGACGATCTATTTTATATAGTAGACGTCATGAAAGAAATTATTTATATATATGATTTGAATGTTCCATATGATAACATGCATTATGAGTTTGGAAGAGAAAGTATCAATTATATTGATAGATTTTTGATATATCCTAATTATTTTCAAGAGATATTATTTGAAGGAGATAATATTGTTGCAGGTAAAAAATATGCATTACATTTAGGAAAACCTTTATTCTATTTAAGAAACCCTGGACGCGATACCATAAGTGCATATATAACCAAGAAATATTTATATAATAGTAATGTTAATAATGTTAATAATATTAACAACGTTAAGGTGCTGGTTAATGACATTTTTAATTACAGTGATTACATTGTACTGCTTACGGATGAATATAAATTCATATTTAAAGGTACATCAAAGAAAATGATCAAAAGGGGATACTATTTCGACAGTGATGATAATACTAATAATGTAATTGACCATTATTTAAAACATCATTATACAGATATGAAAAAATATCACAAGGTAGGTAATCCTGATAATATTGATGTTAAAGGTAATAATATAATTTTTAATAATGTGAAACATGAAAATGTAAATGATGATTCAATATCCGGTAAAGTGTTGTTAAGATCAACTGTTTCTAATATATGTAAATATATAAACATTAATACATTGTTGGAAAGGACAAAATTGTTTGGCGATATGAGACATTTATTTGATAATAATGATGACTTAATAGCATCTCTTCAAACTGAAATCAAAAACGAAAATTTTGAGTATGTTAATGATTACTACGATTATGTTTATAATGGAACTATAAATAAGGATAATGTAATTGGTTTGCTTAAAATTTGCAATTATTTAATGGATGTAGATTGTAATTATATTGTTTTATGTATGATTAATATATGTGTTTATGGTAATATTACTGGTGTTGGTGAGGTTGTTGATGATTTGCAATTTTGTGTAGAATGTTTGAAATTGTTGAACAGTTACAATTATTCTGAATTTTTTATATTGCTGTACAGAATCTACCAAAACTATGCAGATGAAGACATTGAATACTTGATAAATGATTCGGATATGATAAAGAAAATTAATAATTATTTCAGTGCTGAAGAGAATTATCATACAATTTAATTCATAAATTTGTATTAAATATTAATTTTGTTTAAAAACAAAATGGATCGAAATATATACATTGAAAAACTTAACATAATAAGGAGTTATTATCCAGATACTCCTTATATAACTGAAAATGATACAGAGGAAATTATTCTCTTTAAATATGAATCGTGTTTATCACGAATGAGGGAAAAAGAATATAATGATCTTATTACAGTTGTTACAGTGATTATTAATACCATTGTTGATAAATATTTGTGAATTATACAATAATTTAAATTTGATCTTCACTGAAGATTAAAATCCAGTCTTTAAACATAATAATATATTATAAATGGACAAAGAACATATTATCACAGCTAAAGAAGCATGTGAGATCACTAATGATAATAACATGTATTTCAAACGAGTTATGGGACTAATTGCGAAAGCATCCAGTAATGGTAATTGTAAAGCGAAATATTACATTGATGAGGATGACGACTGTGACAATTACTGTTTAACACGATATTTGGGAAAATCTCTTATATCTCTCTGTTACACTGTTCGCTATAAAATGAAGGACGACCACACAAATTTGTATATATCCTGGTGCTGATTAACTAGAAAAAAAAAAATTTTTGTAAAATTGATTAAATATTTAAACTTTTTTAATTTAAAACCCCAATCTCAAATCTTAGTTAGAATTATAGACAAACATGACTGAAATTGAAAGTAAGTGCCCCATCAGACTCATCCCAGAGGATTCTAGAAAAACAACATTACCATTGGCCAGACCAAATATCTATAAATGGTATAAAGATGCAGTTACATGCTTTTGGACTGTGGAAGAAATTAATATGAGTGTCGATAATATTCATTATGAAACAAAGCTTACACCACAAATGAAACATTTCGTTGACTATGTCCTTGCTTTTTTTGCATCATCAGATGCTATTGTTAATATCAATCTCGCAGAAAGATTTAAAAATGATGTACCTATTTTGGAGGTGGCTTATTTTTACGATTTTCAAATGATGATAGAAAATGTACATGCTGAAACTTATTCATTACTCCTTGATTCAATTATTACAGACAAGACAAAAAGAGATAAATTGCTGAGAGCAGCTGAAACAATTCCAATTGTTACTAAAATGACCCAATATATTTATAAATGTATTGAAGAGGATACTCCATTTGCTGAAAGACTCTTGAAAATGGCATGTGTTGAAGGAATATTTTTTACTGGATGTTTCTGCATGATTTATTGGTTACAACAGAAGGGATTGATGCCTGGATTGGCACACTCTAATGAACTGATTGCTAGAGATGAAGCATTACATACAATTTTTGCTTTATATTTATATACTCTCATGGAAAATGAATATAAATTGACTGTTGATAGAGTACATGAAATTATGAAAGAAGCTGTTGAAATTTCAAAAGAATTTATGAAGGAAGCAATATTGGAAGGACTTCCAAATTTCTCATTAGAATCTATGTTCTGTTACATTGAATGTCAAGCTGATAATATTGTAACTTTGATCGATATACCCAATATTTATAATTCAACCCATGATTTCAAATTCATGGAACAATTAAATGTTACCAACAAAACAAATTTCTTTGAGAGAAGAGTTTCTGAATATTCAAAAAGAAAACAAGCTGAAACTGGCGATTTTGTTATAGAAAGTGATTTCTAATTTTTTTAACATTTATCAATTCAACATTTACTCACAAAAATATTTTATTCATAGAATAAAATATCTATACACTATATATGTCTATGTTTTTCAAATTTTGAATATTTACACTTATTCCCAATTATCTGTTATACGCAAAATATTTACATATTATTTTATTCATAGAATAAAATAATCCTTCACTTTAAATATATGTTTAGGGTCATTTATGTTTTATTTCAATTTACAAAAAAATCATTCCTTCATTAATTCTTTCAAGATTTTGTATGCTTTCCTTATAGACATGGATGTTACATCAACTGATTTTGACAATAAGGTAAGATTCATTTTAAATTTTTTGTGAGCTACTGAATATTTATCACCTAGTACCTGAACATAAGCAGCTGCTATAGTTTTTGCATTTCTTGACGCCAGAGATACATCCTCAGTATAATGTAAATATAATGGAATATTGTTTATAATTTCTTCTGGATATCCCATCTGGTCACAAATATCTTTCGACACTTCCACAATTGTATTTTGTTTCTTATTAATACATGTTTTATATGACATTCCAGATTTTTTTTCGTTATGTATTATTTCCATCGAGTTAATTATTTTCTTGATTCGTAATGTATTGACTTTTTCACTTGTATCGGTTAAGTAAAATTTTTTACATGGAGATGCTCTTGTCGCAGATCGCATTATTTGTTCAATAGGAATATCTAATTCTTTGTCTTTCACCATCATATATACAATAATCGATAATATTTCATTTACAGTGTAATTCTTTATTTTTTGTGGAGTCATAAGTTCTAAAACATAATTTGATTTGCGTATATCCTCATCTGGGTCGTTTTTATTCCATATTTTTAAATATTTTGTTACCCTTCTCACTCTTGTCATTATTTTTTGAATTTTTGTATTTTTACATGTTTCTTCTTTTTCATAGTTGTTTATAAAAAAGCTTTCATCTTGTATATCTGATGCAATTGTTGTTAACGGAAGTATTTCATCATCCTCTTCGTCTTCAATTATAGTTGTTCTTTTATCATTTTCAGATGTATTTGTGTCAGGGTTTAACAAAAATTTCAAATCCATTGTGTATTGCGAGTATGTACTCCCACCGAAAAGAAAATATTTTTTTTCGATAAAAATTTTTTCAGTTATCAACTTTATTTGAATTACATGAGTTTGTTGTAGTAAATTTTTTACATATTTTTGTTTTTAATGTGTTGTAATAAAAATATCATCTTATACAAACATCATTTATATTAAATAAATTATTACAATTATAATTTATAAAAAATATGAAAAAAATTAACATAATTGATAAAATGCAGGATACTGAGAATAATAATTTACATTATATCAACAAAAATGTGAGACGTAAATCACAGGTTGAAAAAATCAAAAATTTGGAAAATTATGTTAATACTATGTTGTTAGATACAACTTATTATAATGATTATATTTCGGCTAATAAAAATGCGTTCGGCTCCAATGGTAAAGTTACAAATAGACGATCTTTCAGCGAGTCAAGTAAAACATACTATCATTAATATACATTTATTGTTTATGTAAGGTATATTAACAGCAAAAATTAATCAATATTATTTATCAATAAAAACATGAATGTTTATCTTAATGGTACCAATATCGAATCTAGAAAAAATAAAACTTTTAGTTATCAAGAATTTCTTGGAGATTTAGAATTTGAAATATATGATGAGGGTATACATACTGTGATCATGTATGATATGTCCACAAATCCAATATATATAAATTATCTGGTGGAAGATATTTTAAAAGGTAATCTTGAAGCAGGTACAAACACAATAAGTTATGAAGAACCTTATCCTAAAAGTAGTGGAATAAATGAATATTTTATAGATTTGTATGAACAACCATTTATTTTAAATTCACATAATAGTAATAGCGATGTAGATAGACACTATGACTTCAAACCATTGATTAGAATAAATGATTTAAAGTTGGTTAAAAGAATAATTTTAAATGTAGCATATTAGAGTGAAATTCATTGTTTGGAATCATTGATTTCGAATGAATTGTTTATTTACAGTCATCCTTTATGTGTCTAGCCCACTCATTCATATTTTCAAATTGTCTATCTCTATATTTGTATAAATTGTAAAATTCGTGAAATGTTTCAATAACCTTCAAATTATCAGGATATTTATCTCTCAATTTATTATGAACTATTTGTAATTCATTCCGCGTACATTTAGGATAGCAATGATGTGATGAATGCAAATTAAATCCTCCCATTATTAATAATGTCAAATATGAATTTGGAAATATATCTACAGATCTATTTAATTGTTTTACACATGAATTATTACATTCACATATAACTGGAGCAGAATGTGTTATAAACGTGAAATGTGTGACACATAAAATTATTATTGTATATGTTATAAATATACAGTACCAGGTTATTTGACTAAAAAATAATATTCTGAACAATATGAGTAGATAGTTTGTAACTGAAAATTGTAGTAAATCATATGTTTTTACCAATGTCGTGATAGTATGTACATAATTTTTAATTAACGATCCGTTTATCATATGCTCATCTTCACCTTCTTCGTATACATTATAATGATGCCATTTATTGTGTCTTAACACCCATGTGGTCTTGTTAACAGACCACAGATCCAGATATAGAAATGCTATTAATTTTTGAATAATGTTAAGCTTGTCCAAATGATAAAGTTCATGACCTATGCTGGTAAATCCGAATACGGACCATCCCAATACAATTGAATAAAGAATTTTCCACAAGTGAGTTTCCGCATTATATGCAGATATGTACGAAAATATAAATGTTGTTGTATATATTAATGAATGACTTATGAGAATCATCTATTTTACATGTTTTCGGCTTACCTTATGCGAATTTTACATTATTTATATTTTTGTTTTAAAAAAAATGAATCCCAACGACAGAAATATACCGATTTATAGACCACTTGGACAACAATATGATCCATACGTACTCAGTACTTTACATCAGCAGAATATTCCATATACTTCTAATGTACAAATAAATACACCCAGTACTTCACATCAACAACATAATCCATACATACCACATATTTCTAATGTTCAATCATCAAGTGTAAGACCACAATATACACCACCTATTTATCAAAATAATCCAAATATTGCATCTTCTTCACGTTATACACCACCTGTTCAACAGAGTAAAATTCCTCATATACGTCCATTGCAAAATCAGGAAAATGTTACGTCTGTACCACATTATACTCCTTCCCGACAACCAACCAACATTAATAGAATTTCTAATTTACATGTTGTTCCACATAATAAGAGAGATAATTTGCATAATTTACCAGTATATACATCTAGTGGTGAAGCAAATAATGATCGTTTGTTTAAGAACAAAGAAATATCAGTGTATTATCCCGGTAAAAATGGTGGCGGCAGTAATGCAAAAACACCAATGTTTAAACCCATTGTATCCGAACCAGAACCAGATATTGCTGGTCGTGAAGAATTCAGTATAAGACCTTTGGGTGTACAGCCTATTAAATATGTAGCTCCAAAATTTTCACCTATACTCCCGGGAAAGGTGGAACAAACAGTCAGATCTGATCCTATTTATGACAATATTTATGGTAGTCAACAATCATCTTCGATTTATACACCACCAGTGTTAAAACATCAACCATCTTCAGTTTATACACCACCAATTTTAAATAATCAAAATAAACTTCCAACTTATACACCACCTACATTAAGTCATCAATCAGGATCTGTTTATTCACCACCACATTTGTCAAATGTACAAAAAAATCAATATATGTCTCCTCAGGTACCACAATTATCTAATATAAATAATCTTTATGATCAACCTACATCATCGCAAGGAATGCAGAGTATCAAACCTGTTTATACACCATCACATCTAATTGTTAATAATCCACTTAAAAACGTCCCTCATGTTCCTTATAGTCCAATAAAACCATTGAAGAATATATTTCCTTCTACATTACATGATATTCCTCATAAAAGTACTGTCACACCATTACCATATGGAAGTAATATGCATGTTGATTTTGAAGGTGTACATGCATATGAAGGAGAGGATGAGGTAGATAGAGAACTTGAAAACATTGTGGATAAATTTTTAGATGAAGAACATTTTGAAACTTTTGATGATTATGCAGAATCATTACATAAGGCTCATAAAACAGATGATTTAGAATTTTACGATGTTGATGATGATGATGTGATCGTTGCCGAAAAAGTAATTGAATTTCCCGATAGTTATGAAGAAGAGATTGTGGATAACAATGATGTTGAGGATGAAAATGTTGTTAATAAACATATTGTGATGCAAGGGAAGCTTGTAATGCCTAGTAAAATGTATGTATTGTCTGAAAATTCATATGTTCCTTCTTTACGCGTTGATGAAAATACTGAAGTGGTTAGACAAATTCCAGTACAAAAACCCAATGAATTTACTGTTAAAAGCATGATAAATGACTTGGGTAACTTAGACATTAAGGGAAAAGGTAAAATCATTGAATAATTTCACACCTTATTAATTTATGTATATTATATATGAATTGTTTTTGCTGTATGAATTATTACTGCCTGCAGTAATAAATTGATATGTGTATAATGAATAAAATCGATGTCTAAATTATTTGTTTTGTTTTCGTTACGGATGTTATCGTCCAGCAATAACATTCATTATAAACCCTGCTGATCCTGCAGAAGATTTATGATATACATTATTCACCAGTGAATAATAGTGTAGTGGAATAATAAAGTGATATATTGTTTAAGAAGGTGTTTACACCAACAGACATTTTTATGTTTGCAAAATGATTATCAGAACCTTCAATTTTTAGAAATTTTTTTAATTTTTTTTCAAATCAATTTTTTCCCACATAAATGTCAACAGTTTGCAAATCTGGCCCACATATGTATATAATTTAATTATATTCGATATAAACAGCCCTTTATCATTGTTAATTGGATTATGCATATTTGGGACGTATTTACAAATAATGATTTTAACATGATATTAGTAAAATATATATGAAAGATTAGCAGGTAAATATTAATAACATGGTTTGAAATATGTATGTTATTGACATATATTTCACATGGATTATTTAATAATAATTATGTCTTACACTCCCAATTAACAGCTAATCCTCTTTATGTTAATAAACACAGAGTTCACTATCGTTCACTCTGTGTCAGTTAACATAAAGATTATTGCATATATTGCTATGTTGTAAAGTTTAATTATATTTAAATATTTTTGTGATTTAAGATATATGTAACAAATCTGTATGAATATTAGATAGGATGTCTAATATTGTTCAATAATTATATTTTTTCTTTATTTAGACGAATACCAGACCCTTTAGGAACTGGTATTCTCCAAAAATATGTAGTATAAATGAAAATCTGATAATATATTGTAACAGTTTAAAGGGCAACGATGTTGTCCTTTAAGATTACTGGTATTTATCAAAAATATATGATTTCTATTTTAGTCTCACATTGGATTAATTGGATAGTAAAGAAACAGAAATTAAAGTTATTTTTACTGGTTTACTTCTTCTTGACAGTGAAATTTCTAAAAAATATTAATATTTTTTTAAAATTTTTCAACTATTCTCTTATATATATTAATTTTTTTTCTTTATTTAATAATTAAAAATTATGTAGTATAAATATAAATCATATGAAATCTGATAATGATTGTAACAGATTTAAAGGACAACATCGTTGTCCTTTAAAATTACAGGTATTTATCAAAAATATATGATTTCTATTTTAGTCTCACATTGGATTAATTGGATAGTAAAGAGTCTAAAATTAAAATGATTTTCACTGGTTTACTTCTTCTTGATAGTGAAATTTCTTAAAAATATTAATATTTTTTTTAAAATTTTTTCAGCTATTCTCTTATATATATTAATTTTTTTTCTTTATTTAATAATTAAAAATTATGTAGTATAAATAAAAATCATATGAAATCTGATAGAATATTGTAACAGATTTGAAAGACAACATTGTTGTCTTTCAAATTTACAGGTATTTATCAAAAATATATGATTTCTATTTTAGTCTCACATTGGATTAATTGGATAGTAAAGAAACAGAAAATAAAGTTATTTTTACTGGTTTACTTCTTCTTGACAGTGAAATTTCTTAAAAATATTAATATTTTTTAAAAAAATTTTCAGCTATTCTCTTATATATATTAATTTTTTTTCTTTATTTAATAATTAAAAATTATGTAGTATAAATAAAAATCATATGAAATCTGATAATGATTGTAACAGATTTGAAGGACAACATTGTTGTCCTTCAAATTTACAGGTATTTATCAAAAATATATGATTTCTATTTTAGTCTCACATTGGATTAATTGGATAGTAAAGGAACAGGAAATAAAGTTATTTTTACTGGTTTACTTCTTTTTGACAGTGGAATTTCTTAAAAATATTAATATTTTTTAAAAAATTTTTCAGCTATTCTCTTACATACATTATTTTTTTTTCTTTATTTAATAATTAAAAATTATGTAGTATAAATAAAAATCATATGAAATCTGATAGAATATTGTAACAGATTTGAAGGACAACAATGTTGTCCTTCAAATTTACAGGTATTTATCAAAAATATATGATTTCTATTTTAGTCTCACATTGGATTAATTGGATAGTAAAGAGTCTAAAATTAAAATGATTTTCACTGGTTTACTTCTTCTTGACAGTGAAATTCCTTAAAAATATTAATATTTTTTCTTTATTTAGACGAATACAAGACCCTTTAGGGGGTCTTGTATTCTCCTAAAAATCATATAAAATCTGATAAAATATTGTAACAGATTTGAAGGACAACATTGTTGTCCTTCAAATTTACAGGTATTTATCAAAAATCATATGAATTTCATTTAGTCTCACATTGGATTAATTGGATAGTAAAGAAACAGAAATTAAAATGATTTTCACTAGTTTACTTCTTTTTGACAGTGAAATTCCTTAAAATATTAATATTTTTTTCAAAAAATTTTCAGCTATTCTCTTATATATATTAATTTTTTTTCTTTATTTAATAATTAAAAATTATGTAGTATAAATAAAAAATCATATAAAATCTGATAGAACATTGTAACAGATTTAAAGGACAACATCGTTGTCCTTTAAAATTACAGGTATTTATCAAAATTATATGATTTCTATTTTAGTCTCACATTGGATTAATTGGATAGTAAAGAGTTTAAAATTAAAATGATTTTCACTGGTTTACTTCTTCTTGACAGTGAAATTTCTTAAAAATATTAATATTTTTTAAAAATTTTTTCAGCTATTCTCTTATATATATTAATTTTTTTTCTTTATTTAATAATTAAAAATTATGTAGTATAAATAAAAAATCATATAAAATCTGATAGAACATTGTAACAGATTTAAAGGACAACATCGTTGTCCTTTAAAATTACAGGTATTTATCAAAATTATATGATTTCTATTTTAGTCTCACATTGGATTAATTGGATAGTAAAGAAACAGAAATTAAAGTTATTTTTACTGGTTTACTTCTTCTTGACAGTGAAATTTCTAAAAATATTAATATTTTTTTAAAAAATTTTTCAGCTATTCTCTTATATATTAATTTTTTTTCTTTATTTAATAATTAAAAATTATGTAGTATAAATAAAAATCATATAAAATCTGATAGAATATTGTAACAGATTTAAAGGACAACGATGTTGTCCTTTAAAATTACAGATGTTTATTAAAAATATATGATTTTCATTCATACGAACTCTAAATGAAATTTTACAGTTCTAACACATTGGATATAAAGAATTTGAAGTTGAAATAATTTTTACATTGTTGACACACGGAAGATACTCGTTGTCGCGAGTTGTTATCTGTGATTTTTAAAACATTATTTTATTACCATACTGTGCTTACGCACAGAAGACACTCGCTATCGCGAGTTGTTATCTGTAATTTTTAAAACATTATTTTACTATCATACTGTGCTCACGCACAGAAGACACTCGCTATCGCGAGTTGTTATCTGTGATTTTTAAGTGTTGTTTTATTACCATACTGTGCTTACGCACAGAAGACACTCGCTATCGCGAGTTGTTATCTGTAATTTTTAAAACATTATTTTACTATCATACTGTGCTTACGCACAGAAGACACTCGCTATCGCGAGTTGTTGTCTGTGATTTTTAAAAAATTATTTTATTATCATACTGTGCTTACGCACAGAAGACACTCGCTATCGCGAGTTGTTGTCTGTGATTTTTAAAATATTATTTTACTATCATACTATGCTTACGCACAGAAGACACTCACAATATTTGTTATACATCGTATAACAGATATAACGGATATAACGACTGTTATCTGTAATTTTAAAACATTATTTTATTATCATACTGTACCTATACAGAAGGCGCTCACAATTAAGGTTTTAAATCTAGTATCGAATAATATCGAATGGTATCGAATAATATCGAATGGTATCGTTAGATACCAAATTCAGAATCTTATGAAGAGCTGCCATTTAAAATATTTAAAGTATTATTTTACTATCTTACTATGCAAATTGGTTTATTAACATCTGTTATAGATAGCATAACAGATATAACGTACTACTATATGAAACTTTTTAAAATATTACCTAAAATAGCGCTGTATTAAAGAGTCTGGAATTTTTGCTTTTTCCAGAGTCCCAGAAATTTCCTGGGTTTTTTGGTTATTTTTGATTTCTGGAATTTTTCTGGAGTTCTGGAAAATTATTAAAAAATTCCTGTATAGAGATACAGAAAGTGTAAAAATGATCACTTTTATCACACGTCCACACCGTGTTGAAAGTGCTAAAAAATGGCATTTTTGGAGTGTTCTCAAAAAATTCCAGAAATCCCGGGAGTAAAAAGAGTTGTAACAAGCCCTTTGGGAACCATATTAAACATTCAAAAAATTCAGTATATCTATCATGTAAGAAAAATATGGGGTTGTTTGGTATATCACATAAATAGATACATATCATAATGGTAATACACAGTAATAAAAACAAATTGTTAAAATTTTATTAAATTATGGGAGTGATATCATAATAATTATTCTTATATTTTATTATCATGTAGACATGTTTATTCATGATTATGTTTATAAATTAATAATGAACATATTTTTACAGACTTATTTTACTCATGGATAGTGTATACTAATAATTGTTCTATGAAAAACATGTAAGAGTAAAGAGCGTTGTAATAAGTAATTTTTATAAAAACATGTTGTCTCGCGTTTTTGTGATAACCATGAAAGAAATATATTATAGACATCATATACATATGTGACATGAAAAATTAACACATATGTGTAAAGTATTTCTGGCAAACTGGTTGGTGAAAATATTAAGCATTAAAATAATAATCAGTAGTAAATAAATTATAACATCTGTATATAAAAATCATAATATAAAAGATTAAATTTTACAGTATCGACATGATGAAAGACAATAATTTATTTTAATATATTATGTTGTAAAATTCGTTATATATTTAAACATTATGGAATTATATAATATTCTTCTATTACTAGAGAGTAATTTTTGAAAGATATACATATTATACCACCTATATATTTTAATATACAGATTATCATGTTTATTTTATTAATAACATTAAACAGTATGTAAAAATCATTTGAATATTTATTAAATATTCATTGATTGTACTAGATAATCTTGAAGATTAGTGTTTCATTGAATGTTATAGCCGGAAAAAACCAATACATTGTAAAAATTCAACTATTTTTTTCTAATATTTGTATTATATATTAATTTATTTTTTTTATTAAATATTTTAAAAATTAATTAGTATAAAAATACAATGGTTTACAATAATATATGTTAAAATAGAGAAAATCAGGTGTGATTAAAAAGAGGATAAATAGCATAAACATTATTTGAAAAATATATGTTTTTCAAATTATAACTGTTTATTTCATACTTTATAGTTTAAATATTTTTATATACAATAAATAATAAATATGGATGTTATATTAATATGTTTAATATTTCTGTTAAACATATTAAGACAGTATTAAGTTTACATTATCATTTAAATATATTAAACATACATATATATATAAGCTTAATCCCGAAATACATTTATTTATGATAATTATAAATATGTTTAAATTATATACAATCGTATTACTTTAATTATTGTGAAACATATTGTATTAATATATAACATAAATAGTATTAAAAATCAAATAATGTTATTACTTACTGATACAGAATTTTATTATTTTATCTGATCAATTCATTAATTTGGTTCCATTTATATTGGATAAAATAAATACATTGTATTTTTAGCATTAATTTTTTTTTCATTATTTCTATTATATATTAATTTTTTTTATTTATTAAATAATTTAAAAATTAATTAATATAAAATACAATGATTCAATTAAATATGTAACAATATAGTTAAAATCAAATAGTGTACAAGATTATTTATTGTATAAATGATTATTGATAAAATCATATATCTAAAAATTAAGACTGTTTATTACATTTTGTAATAAAATTAATTTTTTACTATTATTTAAATCTTGAATCTATGTTATATTGCCAATAATATTATATTTATTGAATATAACATCACAGTATTAAGTTTATATGACATATAAAAACATGAAATTTTCATTTATGATGATTTAATGTAATAGTTATTATATATAGTAATTTTATCATTTATATTATTATAGTGTATATTACAAATGTTTACGTCATAAAAATAATACAGTTTATAATGTATATAATAAACAGTTATTAAAATGTTTGTCATTTTATGTACAATATTATATCTAATAATTCAACAGATTATGTTATGTTTATAAATGGAACAAATATTATATATTCAGTTGGGTCTATTATAATTTTTGTACTAAAAATTTTTATTTATTTCTATTATATATTAATTTTTTTTATTTATTAAATATTTTAAAAATTAATTAGTATAAAAATACAATGATTCAGTTAAATATATGACAACATTGTTAAAATTCAATAGTATACAAATTTATTTAATGTATAAATAATTATTGATAAAATCATAAAATCAAAAATTAAGACTATTTATTACATCCTGTAATAGAAACAAAATATTATTATTTGTTAATTCATTAATTTATATTTTGTTTCTGAATATATCATATTTAATAAATATGATATCACAGTATTAAGTTTATATAGAATGTAAAAATACAAAATTTCAATTTATAAAGATTTAATTCAATGATTATCATAAATAATATTTTTGTTATTTATATTATAACCATGTGAATTATTAATGTTTGTATTATAAAAATATTTTATTATACAATATATATATTAAACAGTTATAAAAATATATACTATTCTCATTACTAATTTATGTTTATTTATTCAACATACAACACTATATTTATAAATGAGATAATTCATATACATTTAAATAGATTATTGTATTTTTTTAAACATTTAAAAATTGTATATTTCTATTATATATTAATTTTTTTTATTTAATAAATAATTTAAAAATTTAATAGTATAAAAATACAATGATTCGGTTAAATATATATCATTATGCTTGAAATACAATAATATATAAATTTATTATTTGGGTCAACAATTGTTGTTAAAATCATATATTTAAAAATTATGACTGTTTATTTCACCCTGTGATAAAGACAAATTTTTATAATCTATTAATTTTCCTAGTCTGTATTATATCAATGAAAGTATTATATTTAGTAAATATAATATCACAGTATTAAATCAACTCGAAATATAAAAGTATATATTTTACATTTATAACGATTTAATTCAATGATTATCACGTAAATAATTTTCTATTTATATTATAATAACATATGTTGTTAATAATTACAGATTAAAATATTTTTGAATTATTTTGTATGTAATAAACAGTTATTAAATTCTATATTACTTTTACAATCAACTTATATCTGGTATTTAAATGTATAATATTATACTTGTAAATATAATATATTTATTCATTCAAATAAGACCATTGTATTTTTGACATTTAAAATTTGTATATTTCTATTATATATTAATTTTTTTAATTTATTAAATAATTTAAAAATTAATTAGTATAAAAATACAATGGTTCGGTTAAATATGTATCAATATAGTTGAAATATAATAATATGTAAATTTATTATTTGGGACAATAATTATTGATAAAATCATATATTCAAAAATTAAGACTGTTTATTACATTTTGTAATAAAACTAAATTATTATCATTTGTTAATTCTTTAGTCTATATTATATTGATGAAAGTATTATATTTATTAAATATAACATCACTGTATTAAGTTTATTTGAAACATTAAAATATGAATTTTACATCCATAATGATTTAATTCAATGATTATCATAGACAATATATTTGATATATATATACTATAACATTATATATCTTCAATGGTTATACTGTAAAACTATTTATTTTATAATATATGTATTAAACAGCCACTAAAAATCACTTTCACTTATAAACTATATTATATCTAATAGATTCACTAAACATATCGCTTTTATAAATGAGTTAAATCTCAATTATTCAAATGGATCCATTGTAAAAATTACTGAAATTTTTTCTATTATTTTTATTATATATTAATTTTTTTTATTTATTAAATAATTTAAAAATTAATTAATCTAAAAATACAATAATTTTATGTAAATAGTAAGAATTATAACATTTTTGATATGTTACAATATTAATAATATCATTGATACAATATATCAAAAATATATATTTCAATAATTTAGACTGTTTATTGCATACAAAATAGTATAATATTACCTTTAACACATTATAATGTAAATATAGTGATTATTATATATACATATAATTTTTATTATACATGATAATGATTGTTCTAAACGCTGTTGATGGTTAAGACATATTAAAAACATATTTTTGTCCATCCATAATGATAGTTTTTATAATGATCAAAATATATTAAATATGATCCACTCGTCGATACTATTCGCATTATTTATAACATCCATTATATTTATTATATCCATTCACCAATAGTGATAACATATTTAGTGTTTCATCATCATAAACATGTTACATTACATCATTTTATAAATACATATATTTCATAATATCAACAGTAGAAACATTGTTATATACATTACATTTAAATATTCAATTATAACCAATGGTTGTAATTATCAGTTATTCACAAATTCATTCACACTATGACTTTTACAATAGTATTATTCAAATATACATCACATTCAAATATTCCATTGATTTTATTATTAGTGATAATCAGTCATTTACAAATCTATTAACATGTTGATTTTCACAACAGCATCATCGTGGTATATATTACATCTGAATATTTTGTCGGTTTCAATGGTGGTAATTAATAGTCCTTCCAAAAAAAAACGCGTTAAAAAAAAATTTTAAAAATTGATAAAAATTTTTTAATTCCAGATATTAAATTAATATTTGTGATAAATTTTTATTTTTCACCTTAACTATAAATTTTTATTATAAATAGTTATATTTGCGAAAGATGAGCCAAAGTGCTAGAATCACAGCAATTAAAGCCACTAGAGCCATCAAAGATCAATTGAGATCCGACAATTTGATCAAGTGTGTGTACGGATATGGTATGAAGGACCTCTCTAAGCTTAACAGCTTTGAGTGGGATATCACCATTGAAGATATGCATGCAAGAGAGAAGAATCGGATCGTTAGCGATATCGAGTACCTTATGAACATGCTCGAACACCATGAGCTTTGCTCCGTAAGTAATGTTTTCAAATATTACGAACTCCTTTGCAAACAGGCCAAGATCAAAAAGGAGTATGGTGTCAACATTCCAAGGAAAATAAGGGAAAGAATGCAAGATGAACTCGATGCAGCGCTTTCATCTTTAGATAGTATCATCATCCCTGGATACGAACCCGAACCAACACCTAAGTTCACTATTGGTGGTGTTGAAGTACCTGAATCACTTGGATTCAAAAGGGAAAATCGGGGGAGACGTAAGGGTGATGTACTTAATTCATCTGCATTGGTCGATTTCTATTATTTGATCAATTATGTTGAGCCTCCCGTAAATGCTGCAGAGGTTGAGGCTGACAGGTTGATCGAATTAGAAAGAGAGATGAGCAAGAGAGGAAGAGGAAGACCGGAGGGGGCAAAAAATAAGGTGAAGAAGATCGGTAAGAGGAGGAGAGTTGTGAAAGAGAAGAGAGAGGGAGAAACGAGGGGAAGAAAGCGTGGTAGTAAGAATGTTAAGGCTACAGCTGAATCTGATAGGAATGTGGTTATAGTTGATAAAGAGATCGTTGTTCGTAAACATCAAACATATTTCGAACAACATCTCTTTAAGTACACTAGAGAGAACCGAGAGATCAGCTCAGCCGAATGGATGAACCACGCTGAAAAAGAGTTAAAGAAGATTATGGACTCGTTTAAACAATCAATCAAAAATTTCTTGTTAGACTGGGACGAAGTTAATACAGAGGAAGTATTCTGGCTCAAGAAATTTTTAGTATTTAAGACAAGATTTAATCAAGTACCATATCTTGAAGATCATATTAGGGGATGGAGTGATGAGAGCATTGTAATGGATGACGGCAAGTTGAACCGTAATGGATTGGGTAAGGTGACAATCGATATTTATCGTAAATTCTTGAACTATTGCACCAACGAATCCATTAAAGTGTACATTAATACCTTGATCAGTGAAGAATCTCCAAGTGAAACACTTTTTGCCACTATCAATGAACCTGAAAAAATTGTATCAACCAGACAATTTAAAAGAACAGAACATGATCCAAATGCTCTTAATGTTGTATATTTACCCGCGCGCGAGGGAGAAGTTGAATCGGCAAAAAATAAAATTATTTCATCAGTTAATGGTATTCCCATCATGAGCGAATATGTAGTAAAACGCCCCTCAGAGGTAACAAGTGAGATGGTTGAATCGATTAAAAACATTCCTGATGATAAACGTGTATTTTTGCCAAAAAGATTGATCGTGAAGAAGAGTAAGGGAAAGGGAAAAAGGCAATGGAAAGTGAAAAAGGAGTCATGTGAAGATTTGTCAGAGGATGAGAATTATGAATATAATTATGTGCGATTGAATGAACCTGTTAAATCATTTGTATCTAGTATGAATGATTTACCCCCTCGCGTTGAATCAAAACTTGTTGTTAAAAATACTGTTCGTCACATACCAAAAGTAGATGACCCAATCTTTGGACATATGGACAAATATGTTACTCGTGAAAAATATGTTCCTGTTAAACTTGCCAGTGAGAAATTAGATTCTTTAAAACCATCTACATTAAGTCCTCTTAAACCATTTGTATACGGTTCACGTGTGATTACAATTAAAGAGGATATGTTAAAAAGCAAAACATTTAAAAAGTCTTATGGTGATAAATTTGCTAGCTCCCCAAAAGTAAATGTTTATACCCCACCTAGCTTAAAACTTGTTATTCCTGTTAATTCTAAATCAAATGTTTATACTCCACCAAGTTTGGGTCCTGTTAGTATTTCAAGACCTGTTTCAATTCCATCTTTAAGCACCAATTCTAATCCATTACCAATTCCAACATTAAATATGGTTACAGTTAAATCATCAATTGTAACATCCAAACCAGTTATTAATATTCCAATTCAAAATACTGTTACAGTTAGACCATCAATTGTAACATCCAAACCAGTTATTAATATTCCAATTCAAAATACTGTTACAGTTAAACCAGCTAAATCAATAATTGTACAACCCGAACCACATGTTAATGAATCAATTGTAATTGATTCACATAAAGATGATTCTAAATTTGTCGATATCATTAATTCCGATAAAGAATCAGTTACAATTGATACGCATAAGGATGATTCTGAATTTGATGATCTTATTAATTTTAATGAGGAGTTATGTACATCCTCAAATAGCAATGATTCAGATATTGATAGTTTAAATAATGATCATATTTTGAATGTTAATAATACATCTGATGATGATTCATCTGTTGTTTTTAATGAAGTCAATAATGATTATGTTTCAGATGAATGTATAGATGATGATATTTCGGAAATAAATAATTATGACGGTGAGTTTTTAGACAGTGATTTATATGATGATTTGTCTGAAAATGATTTGTCTGAAAATGGTTTTCCCGATTTAATTAATTTTGATGATGATAATTTAGTTCATGATTTAAGTGTAATTTCCGATGAAATTAACAATAATGTGTATAATGAAGTTTCTGATTTGATTAATTTTGATGATGATAATTTAGTTCATGTTGATCACGATAATCTAAGTGTTATTCCGGATGAAGTTCCTGACTTGATTAATTTCAACGATGATACCTTAATCCATGACGATATTTATGATTTATATGATGATATAGATAATATGTCTGATAATAATTCAAGTTTATTAGATGACAATACTAATATAGATGATGTTTTTAATTTTTCAACTACTGTAAATAATCGTATTGAAATTAACATTATGGAGAACAGGGATGTCGACATACTTATTGATTTTTCTGAAAAAGATGTGTTACACAATATGAATAAATATAACGATTTTAATAAATGTTTGATAATTATATACATGGAAATGTTGGACAACAAATTATGGTGATTTATTTATAATTAAGTGATTATTAGACCCTTTATTAATCTAATGTTATTCCAAATATTCATATAAATTATATAATTGTAGATAATTATTTTCATTTGCGTGAGTACAATCTGTACAGTTAAGGACTAGAGTATCTGGTTAAATGGTTATTTAATCCATATTGTCAAGGATAAGAGTATCAGAGTATCTGAATAAACGATTATTTTAACCCATATAATTAAGAGCAAGAGTATCTGAATAAATAATTATTTATAAATCTATTTAATTAAGAGTAAGAGTATCTGAATAAATGACTATTTTAACCCATGTAATTAAGAGTCAGAGTATCTGAATAAATAACTATTTTAAATTCATGCAATTAAGAGTCAGAGTATCTGAATAAATAATTATTTTAACCCATGTAATTAAGAGTCAGAGTATCTGAATAAATGACTATTTTAACCCATGTAATTAAGAGTCAGAGTATCTGAATAAATAATTATTTTAACCCATGTAATTAAGAGTCAGAGTATCTGAATAAATGACTATTTTAACCCATGTAATTAAGAGTCAGAGTATCTGAATAAATGATTATTTTAATCCATATTGTAAAGGATCAGAGTATCCGAATAAATAACTATTTTTTTAATCCATGTAATTAAGGGTCAGAGTATCTGAATAAATAACTATTTTAATCCATATTGTCAAGAGTCAGAGTATCTGGGTAAACGATTATTTTAACCTATGTAATTAAGAGCCAGAGTATCTGAATAAATATCTATTAAAAACTTATGTGATTAAGAACAAGAGTATCTGAATAAAATATTTATTAAAAACTCATGTGACTAAGGACAAAAGTATTTGTATATATAACCATATTGTTATTCTTAATTATATGAACAAGAGCTGGGGTACCCACCCATATTGTTATTTAAATTACGTGAACAAGAACAGGAGGCCTACCCACATTGTTATTTTTAATTCAAACAATAAACAGATGACAGTCTAATTTATTTTATCTACTCAAGTATTTTTACATTTTCTGTTTGAATGAAACTAAACACTTACATTTGGAATTACTCCAAAATTTGTATTTACAACATAAAATAGACGGGAAAATGTTAAGGTTTCGTGTTGTAAAACACTAGATTCCCGGGATCTAACGTTTTATGAATTTTTAGAGAAAAATAGAAATACTTTTCAGGTCTCTAGAAGGACCTCCAAATTTCTGGAATTTCCAGAATTTTTTTTATTTTATCTTCAAAAATCTGGATTTTTAACAATGTGAAGACCTTGTACATGTGTCATCTAAGTGGTCAATTTTTAACTTCATGTATAGATATACAGAAAAATTATTTAATTTCTGGAAAATTTTTGAAAAAAAATAAAATAGATTAGAGTGGATTTTCACGGTAAAGTACTGTGAAAATAATCGGTTAAAATATAAGAGTAGATAACATAGATTAAGAAAATAGATGTTATTAATATAATCATGAATATTTACAGGTATATTTGTTTACAAACAATTTTATGTACATAATATTAAACAATAAGGCCATAGATAATTAAATTAATTATTTATATGTGATATATTTAACTATAAAGATTCTAGTGACGTGTGGATAAAACATATTTTGTAAAAGAATCATTATGTGATTAGGGAGATTTTATATTCAAATAAATTGACGTTTGTTGTATTACCATTATTTAATACTGTTATGATAGACATATATTATTTTATATCTATTACACTGTTCACAAATCAACATATTAAAATGTTTCAGAATAATCACCTGTTTATTTCATTGAAATAAACAGTCTATTTTGTCTGAATATATACTTGGAAATAATTTTACTACTGTTAGTTTATCAGTTTATTATTGTTATTTTGTCAGATATTTGCATCTATGAATAATGACCCATTGTAAAAATTCAGTGTTAAAATTTTGTATTATATATATTAATTTTTTTTATATATTAATAATTAAAAAAAATTAATAGTATAAAATACAATGGTTTATGACAATATATTCAAACAATAGGAAATATGAGTATAAACAAATATATAACTATTGGAATAATCATAATTTGAAAAACATATGTTTTTCAAATTATGACTGTTTATTCAATAGAATAGAGTTTAAATACTTTTAAGTATCATATATAATAAAGATGACTTATATAATATTATATTTAATTTATTTGATAAACATATTAACACAGTATTAATCCCACTCCATTAGTAAAAGTGTACATTTTCATCTTATATGAACTTAATACTGACTATAATTCATTATATTATTTTTATAATGTGTTATCATTATATAGATTATTAATATTAATAACCAATATGTTGTTTAAATATTAATGTTTGTAATAAACAGTTATAAAAATTCAAATGTACCTTTAACCGTTAATATTTATTTTATCATTTACTGTTGATATACTCAAGTATTTCAACTGGTTGTATATCATCCTTTTGATATATTGTATTTTTATCTGTGACAATTTTTATATTATTTATTATATATATTAATTTTTTTTATATATTAATAATTAAAAAAAATTATATAGTATAAATATACAATGGTTTAAAATAATATATGCAAACAATTGAAAATGTGAATACAATTGAAAGAAAACAATTGGAATAGCCATTGTTTGAAAATCATATGATTTTCAAATTAAGACTGTTTATTTAATATAATAAAGTTTAAACATTTATATATGACATATATAATAAAGGTGGACTATATATTATTATCTACAAAATATTTAGTAAACATATTAATACAGCATTAAATCAGCTACATAAGAAAAATGTATATTTTAATTTTAACATTGATTTAATACATAAATAATCTATTATATTATATCTATAATTTGCTTATATGGGTGAAATTATGTAGATGTCCAATGACTATTTTAAATCATGTAAATTATTATTTACAGTGTAATTCTGAATTTTTCGTGATGAAAAAGATGTATAATTAGTTACCTGACATATCAGTGTTTTCAGAGTAGATATTTTATCTAATCATGTATTTTAACTTTATGATTATCATGTGTTTTTACATTTTCTGTTTGAAAGAAATTAGACGCTTAAATGTTTAACGTTTACTTCACTTACACTTGTAGTTACTTCAAATACAACATTTTACCGTATATGTCAACATTTTTTATTTTGTTTGACTTTCTAGGTCGCTAAAAGGAATTCCAGAATTCCGGGATTTTCCAGGAAATTTTTTTTCCCTCAAAAAATCCAGATTTTTGTTGATGTGAAGACAGCTCCCACGTATCATGAAAGTAGTCAATTTTTAACTTTCTGTATGTATATACAGAAAATTTTTTTAAATTTCCAGAAAAATTCTAGAAAATTCTGGAAAAAAATCTGGAAAAATAGAATAAAAGAACGCGAATTTGGACATTTAAATGTTGTGAAAATGATCCTTCAAAATGTGGGATATAAACAACACTATAATATGTAGCAGTTAAATGACATATAAATATAATAGCGTATAGATATTCGACAATTTATCGTGAAACTTTTAACAATATCATGTTTATATAAAAAGATGTCATTTATATAAACATGATAAATTGTTGAAAATTAACAACAAGAATATTCTCTGACTCAGTTGCCTATAAACAAATTTATAAACATGTTGTTAAATGGCATAGATATAGACAATTAATTTAATTGTCTATACATCAATAATATAAACATAAACATTCAAATAATATGTGGATAGAACACTTTATGAACATAAATTAACATTATTACATGAGAAATTTATGTTCAAATAAATTAACATCTATTATATGGCTACCATTTAATACTGTTGTAATAGATATATTCAGTTTTTGATATATTATGATATTTATATTTTGACCCATTGGTATACTTTCAGAATAATTCACTGCTTAAATCAATGAAATAAACAGTGAATTTTATTACATCATATGTTTTAGAACAATCAATTTGTTGTTCATTTATCAGTGTATTATTTCTGTTCTTTCAGATAATCATATCTATGAAAAGCGACCCATTGTAAAAATCAAATATTAATTTTTACATTATTTATTATATATATTAATTTTTTTTATTTATTAAATATTTAAAAAATTAATTAGTATAAAAATACAATGATTTATATCAATATGTACAAATAATTGAAAATATGATTATAAACAAATAAATAACATTTGGAATATCCATTATTTGAAAAACACATGTTTTTCAAATTAAGACTGTTTATTCAATAATATAAAGTTTTAATAATTTTAAGTATCATATATAGTAAAGATGATTTATATATTATTATAATCAATTTGTTTGATAAATATATTATCACAGTATTAATTCCACTTCATTGGTAAAGTATATATTTTTCACTTATATAAATTTATTACTGATTGTAGGTTATCATATTATTTTTCTAATATATCATTACTGTATAATATTTTAATGTTAACATATATTGTGTTGTTATAAAGTTTTTAATTGAAATAAACAGGTATAAAATTTTAAATGTAACTTTACTCATTTGTATGAATATTATTTATGTCATATAAATGAGTTTAATTATTGCAAGTGATGTTAATTGGATAAAATAAACCATTGTATTTTTTACCAATAATTTTTGTATATATTCTATTATATATTAATTTTTTTTATTTATTAAATAATTTAAAAAATTAATAGTATAAAAATACAATGGATCTATTTAATATATATTGAAATAGATAAAAATACAATATTGATTTGATATATTTAATGGAACAAACATTGTTATGTAAACTACACATTTAAAAATTAAGACTGTTTATTTCAGTTTGTAATAGAATATAATTTTTTGTTATGAAATAATCCTATCACATTTGGTATATTATTATATGTATTATGTTTAATAAACATAATATAACAGTATTAAATGGTGATGATTAGAAAACATGTATTTTTTATTTAATATAAACTTAATCAGATGATTATTATAAACAATGATTTATTAATTATATTATTACTCTGTAAATCTTCAATGTTTATATTATAGAATAATTCAACTATGTAATGTATATGTTAAACAGTTATAAAATTCATATCATTTAATAGAGATCAATATGTTTAACAACCTGATTGATTATGCTTTCCTTCCAAATGAATCAAATTTCGTATATTTAAATGGATCCATTGTAATTTTTAAACCAATAATTTTTGTATATTTCTATTATATATTAATTTTTTTTATTTATTAAATATTTTAAAAATTAATTAGTGTAAAAATACAATATATCTATTTAATGTATATCAACATGGTTAAAAATACTGTAACAAATAATTATATCCATTGGAATAGATATTATTACAAAAAGTAAATATTCAAAAAATATAACTGTTTATTTCAATCTGTAATAGAATACAATTTTTTATTATGAATTAATCCTATTATATTTAGTATAATATTATGTGTATTATGTTTGTTAAACATAATATAACAGTATTAATTGGTGATGATTGGAAAAATGTATATTTTTCATTTTATGTAAACTTAATCAGATTATCATCATAATAAATATTTTTATTTATTGTATCACAACAATTAAAAACTTTAATAATTGTATATTAAAAATATATGAATATATAATATAACTATTAAACAATTATAAAAATTTATACTATTTTCATGTTGTAAAATATATTTATCAAAATGACTAACTACACTTCCCTTCCAAATGAATCAATTATCATATATTCAAATGGATCTATTGTAATTTTTAAATCATTAATTTTTTGTATATTTCTATTATATATTAATTTTTTTTATTTATTAAATAATTAAAAAATTAATAGTATAAAAACATAATGATTATATTTTGATAACAAGATTGTAGACAATTTAGATAATTTATAATGTTATCAATAAAATGATTACAATAAATCAAAAATAATACTTTCGATAATTTAGACTGTTTATTTAGAACAATATAATATAATATTAATACTAACATATATTACAGTATACATGGTTATTATAAAATATATTGTCAAATTTCAATTTATACATTAAAGACCTCATTAATCCGACTAAAATATTAAATGTATCATTAATACATTTATGTGTTCGTAATTTATTGATGATTATTACAATAGTAAAATTAAACAATTTTACCAATCCCAAATAGCTTCTCAAAGATTTTAAAAAATTTATCATGTGAATACTAATCCATATCATATTATTTTTAACTCTTATTTACAATAATTTTTTGACGACATTATTCCATCAATAATATATTAAAAAAATTCTGTCACTGCTAATGTATTATTTTCTGTTTATCCACGAAAAACAGATGTCAAAAAAAAATTGAAAAAAAATTTTATACTCCAGATTTTAAATTAAAATCTGTGATAAATTTTTAATTTTGCCTTAACCGTAAAAATTTATTATAAATAGTTATATTAGCGACAATGAATAAAGGTATTCAAGCCATGCAAGCTGCTAACGCTCTCAAAGCCCAATTGAGATCCGGTACTTTGATTAAGTGCGTATATGGATTCGGAATGGATGATCTCTCAAAGCTTAACAACTTTGAGTGGGACATCTTCGTTGAAGATATACTCGCAAGAGAAAAGGGTAGGATCATCAAAGATATAGAGTACCTTATAAATATGTATGAACACCATGAGCTATGCTCCATAAACAATGTTTTCAAGTATTATGTACTCCTTTGCAAACAGAACAAAATTAAAAAGGAGTATGGTGTTAACATTCCAAGAAAGATAAGGGAAAATATGCAAGATGAGCTTGATACAACACTTTCATTTTTAGACGGTATTATCATTCCTGGTTTTGAGCCCGAACCAACACCTAAGTTCACTATTGGTGGTGTTGAAGTACCTGAATCGCTCGGATTAAAAAGGGAAAATCGTGGTAGAAAAAAGGGTGATATACTTAATTCATCAGCACTTCTTGATTTTTATTATTTAATCAATTATGTCGAGACTCCCGTAGACGTTGCAGAGGTTGAGGCTGACAGATTGATTGAATTAGAGAGAAAGAATGCTAAAAGAGGTAGAGGAAGACCGGAGGGGGCAAAAAATAAAGTAAAGAGAGTAGGTAAGAGGACGAAGGTTGTGAAGGAGAAGAAGGAGGGAGAGACTAGGGGAAGAAAGCGTGGAAGCAAAAACATCAAGGCCACAGCTGAATCTGATAAAAATGTTGTTATAATCGATAAAGAGATAGTTGTTCGAAAAAATCAAACATATTTTGAACAATATCTCTTTAAATATTCAAGAGAAAACAGAGATATCAGTACAGCCCAATGGATGGATCACGCGGAAAAAGAATTGAAGAAGATCATGGATTCATTAAGGACGTCAGTTAAAAATTTCTTAAATGACTGGAGTGATATTAATTCAGAGGAAGTATTCTGGCTTAAGAAATTTCTCATGTTCAAGACAAGATTTAATGAAACACCATATCTTGAAGATCACATAAGAGGGTGGAGAGATGAAGACATTGTGAGAGATGATGGCAGTTTGAATCGCAACGGATTGAATAAGGTGACAATTGATACCTATCGTAAATTTTTAAAATATTGTACTAATGAATCAGCTGCCGTATATATCAATATTTTAATCAGTGATGAGTCTCCAAGTGAAACTCTTTATGCCACAATTAATGAACCTGCTAAAATTGAGTCAAACAAAAAGCCCAGGAGATTCACTTTTGATCCAAATGCTCTTAATATTGTATATTTACCTGCGTGTGAAGGGGAAATTGAATCAGCTAAAAGTAAAATTATATCGTCTGTTAATGGCATACCTATCATGAGTGAATATGTACTAAAACGTTCTCCAGTTATAACAAGTGAAATGGTCGAATCAATCAAAAATATTCCCAATGATAAACGCGTGTTCTTGCCAAAAAGATTGATTGTGAAGAGAAGTAAGGGGAAGGGAAAAAGACAATGGAGAGTAAAGAAAGATTTGAATGAGGATTTGTCGGAAGATGAAGATTATGATTATAATTACGTGCGGTTAAATGAACCTGTTAAATCGTTTATATCCAGCATGAATGATTTTCCCCATAGCAATGAATCAAAACCTATTATTAAAAATACTGTTCGTCATATACCAAAAGTAGATGATCCAATCTTTGGACATATGGACAAATATGTTGCTCGCGAAAAATATGTCCCTGTTAAACTTATTGGTGAAAAATCAAGCGCAGCAAATCCTCTTAAACCATTTGTATATGGTTCTCGCGTGATTACAATTAAAGAGGATATGTTGAAAAGCAAAACATTTAAGAAATCTTATAATAATTCCGTTAGTTCCCCCAAAGTAAATGTTTATGCTCCACCCACTCTGAACACTGGTTCTCTGAAATTTGTTCCTGTTAATCACCCTGGTGAAAAAATATATTCTAAGTCAAGTGTTTACACTCCACCAAGTTTAAATCCTGTTATTATTTCAAAACCTGTTTCAATCCCAACTTTAAACACTTGTTCTAAACCATTATCAATTCCAAAAATTAATAATATTGTTCCACCTCCACTTCCAAATATTATTACAACTAGACCATTAATTAATTCTGCTAATCTTTCTGGTGAAGGATTAAATTCTAGACCAACAATTGTAACACCCAAACCAATTATTAATACTGTCAATTTTTCTCCAGAAAGGCTAAATCCTAAACCAATAATTGTAACATCCAAAATACATGTTGAAGAATCAATCGTTGCTAATTCATATAATAACAATTCCGACGAAGAATCAGTTACAGATAATTCATATGTAAATGATTCTGAATTTGATGATCTCATTGATTTTAATGAGGAATTATGTACATCATCAAATAGCAATGATTCAGATATTGATAACTTTAATCATGTTCATATTTTGGATAGTAATAATGGTAATGTATCTAATGACGATTCATCTGTTATTTTAAATGAATGTATAGAAGATGATATATCAGAAATAAATAATTATGATGGTGAATTTTTAGACTGTGATTTATATGATGACTTGTCTGATATTTCTGACAATGATATAGAAGATAATGTTCACGATAATGAAGTTCCTGATTTGATTAATTTCAATGATGATGCTTTAAATCATGATAATTCAAATGTTGTTTCAAATGAAATTATCAATAATGGTGATTTGATCAGTTTTAACGATGATTTCTTAATTCATGATAATTTGAATATAATTTCTGATGAGACTATTAGTAATGATATAGACAGTGATATTTCCGATTTAATTAATTTTGATGACGATGTTTTAGATTATGAAAATATTTATAATTTATATGATGATGTATCTGATAATAATTCAAGTTTATTAGATGATAATATTAGTAATGAAGATACTTTTAACGCTTTAAACATTGTAGATAATCATATTGAAATTAACATCATGGAGAACAGAGAAGTTGATATACTCATTGATTTTTCCGAAAAAGACATGCTATACAATATGAATGGATATAACGATTTTAATAAATGTTTGTTAATAGTATATATGGAAATGTTGGAAGAGAAACTAGACCATTGAGAACGTTTAATGATAACACAAAAATGGTAATTTATTTAATGTTAAGTGAATATTAGATCTTCTAAGAAATTTAGTGTTATTTCAAGTGGTTAGTTAAATAATTTATTAATTTCCATAATGATGAATAAGAGTATCTATATAATTATTTTTAACCCATACTATTAAGGACTAGAGTATCTGGATAAATACTATATTAATCTATGTAATTGTGATAAGGGTATCTGCATAAATAATCATTTTTTAAATCATATAGTTGCTGATCAGAGTATCCAAATAAATGAAAATGAGATGTTGCGAATTTTAAACCTATATAATTACGGATCAGAGTATCTGGATAAATGACTATTTTTTTAACCCATGCGATCAAGAACCAGAGTATCTACCCAAATAATAATTTTAAATCCATGTAATTACAATTTAGAATATCTGTCAATAATTATGTAAATAAGAGCCGGGACATCTTTCCATATGATTGTTTTTAATTATATGATCAACAGTTGGGATACCTATCTATATTGTTATTGTTATTTACATAAACAAAAGCTGAGGTATCTACCCATATTGTTATTTTAATTACATGAACAAGAGTTGGGGTACCACCCATATTGTTAATTTTAATTGTGTGAATACGAACTGGGGTACTACCCATATTGTTATTTTTAATTACATGATCAAGAGCCGGATACCCACCCATATTGTTAATTTTAATTGTGTGAATACGAACTGGGGTACCACCCATATTGTTATTTTTAATTACATGAACAAGAGCCGGGTACCCACCCATATTGTTATTTTTAATTGTGTGAACAAGAGTTGGGGTATCTATCCATATTGTTAATTTTAATTGTGTGAACAAAACCTGGGATACCTACCCATATTGTTATTTTAATTATATAAACAAGAGTTGGGGTACCTATCCATATTGTTAATTTTAATTGTGTGAACAAAACCTGGGATACCTACCCATATTGTTATTTTAATTATATAAACAAGAGTTGGGGTATCTATCCATATTGTTAATTTTAATTGTGTGAACAAGAGTTGGGGTATCCACCCATATTGTTATTTTTAATTGTGTGAACAAGAGCTGGGGTATGTACCCATATTGTTATTTTTAATTATATAAACAAGAGTTGGAGTATCCACACATATTGTTATTTTTAATTACATGATCAAGAGCCGGATACCCACCCATATTGTTAATTTTAATTGTGTGAATACGAACTGGGGTACCACCCATATTGTTATTTTTAATTACATGAACAAGAGCCGGG